TTAAATTTTTTCATTTTCTGGAGTATGAGTATTATCATAAGAATGAATAATTTTTCTTCCATTTTGTACTTTATTATGCTGAACTACTTTATCCATTTCTTTATCAAATTCTTCTTGAGTAGTGTATTTTATTCTACATTCTTCATTAATTTCTAATTTATCATACAATTCATTTAGTAGTCCCCAACTACCTGAAACGTCATATTCTACACAGCTTAAAAATGCACCTAAAGAATCATTTTGAATACTATCTATTTCAACACCATATCTTTTTAAATGTCGTACTGTAGATTGACTATCAGAACAACTACCTTCTAAATAAGCAATAGCATATAAGTTACCTATAGATTGCCATTTATGAAATAAGCATTTGCAAGTATTATCGTCTAGATTTATATAGTTATCTCCTTGTTGTTCTATAGTGTCCACTACAAGAGCATTTTTAAATAGTATTTTTATAGAGTATTTATTGATTATTGTTTGTAAATCTTCAGGAGTATTAATCTTTATATTTATAGTATATATCTTATTTTTATCTTTATAATACCAAGATATTTTTGTATCTGTTAATTCAGCAACAGTAGTTTTATAAGTTATATCTTTTTCTTTGTCGTGTACTTGTATAATATCTCCTACACATATTTCTACTTTATTATCCGTTTTAATTTCCATAGTTTTACTCCTGTATATAGATAAAAAAAGAATCGGTATATTTCAACCGATTCAATTTACAACATCTTAATATTTTATGTATATATTTATCTTATACATTGTTCAAAAGAGTAACCATTTCTTTCACATCTTTTAATACCTGAATCTAGTGCCAAAAACATTGCGGTAAAAAACGCAGCGGTTAATAATACGGTTGCTACTATTTTTGAAAAAGTACATTTGTTCTTTTTTCTTTTATAAATATATGGTGCTAAATCAAAGTGAGGATATGCTAAACTTTTATTTTCTGTTTCTGGCTCCCATACTGCCATTTCATTATTTGCTCTTATTTGGTTATCAACTTCGTTCCAATTAATTGCGTACTCAATATCTTTTGTATTATTCATAATATTTTTTCCTATAAAATAAAGTTAAGTTCTTTATAACAAATATTCATTTATTATACCTTTATTATAAAGATAAATAGTTAAAAAATAGTTAAGATTTTAAAAATTTTTAAGGTGTTAATTAAATTATTGAAAATACTAAAAATTTTATTATTTTAGGTATATCCATATATTTTTGCGAATCGATTCGAATCGGTTAAAAAGAGCTAAGGATTTAAGAAAATACCTGTTATTTTATTCTTTTTAACTGTTTGCGAATCGTTAAAAATCAACGATTCGCGGTCGATTATTATACCTAAGGAAATTGCTGAAAATTGACGAATCGACTCGATTCGTTTTATTCACGACTTTTAGTCGATTCGACTTTTAGTCGTTATTTCTGATAGTCGTGAAACCGTTGTCCCATAACGATTTCAACACATTAAATTTTTTTTGTTGACATTCTTAAAATTATTCTGTATAATGTATATATAATAAATGATTAAAAAGTTTATTATTAAAAGCAGTGAAAAAACTTAAAGATTTAAATTTTAATAGGAGATAAAACAATGACAAAATTTACCAAAGCTTTCAATGAATTGATTGAAAAGACCAACGCAGATAATGGACACGAAATTAATTATATTATTGATGGATATACAAGAGCTTTGAAAGTAACAAAAGATTCGTTGGACGTTGCATTGGATAAACAATTAGATAAAAAACAGAAAGCTGCATTGTTGAAAGATCTTGATGACGTCATTAATGCAAAAGAAGTTTTTTATACAAAAGAAAAGAAAAATGTTTCAATGCAGACTATGACTAAGCAAGTTAAACGTGTTGCAGAAAAAGTTGCATTTATCGCCGAAAGAGAATTTAATAAAGCATATCCAACAGCGGCAGCAAGACGTACAAATTCATTTAGAATTAACGATATGGAAAATGCAAAAGATATTCGTAAGTATATTTTTACTGACCCGGATATGTTGAATCAACTTATGAATCTTAATATTAAAAGCTCGAAAAAATTTGAAAACAGTGCTAAAAAATGGTGTGAAGATGCAGAATTGAAATGTTTGGGTGTTGATTATAATAACCAAAACTTTTATTTCAAAGATGCTATTTTTGGAGAAGTTTACGACAGAAATTTATATATGATTCATTTGGGTGAATACGTAGAACTTTATGTTGTAGGTCAGACAACTCAATTAGATGCAATTAAAAATTTAGGCGATGTTATGAAAAGGGTTAAGTTTAAATCTGAAGTAATATCAACTTGGAGAGTTTATCACTTGGATTTGATTAAAAAAGTTTTGGAAGAAGATTATTATTTGAAATGGGAAAAAGTAATTGGCAATGCTCAATCAGATTCAGAGAAATTAACGATGGCTGTTAAAACTGCAAAAGATTGTGATGTTATCGCAGATGAATTGAATAATTTGAAGGATAAAGATTTGTTCAAAATTGCATTGGCAAATGGATTGAAAACAAAAAGTTCAGAAAAAGCTTGGGACTTTTTATATGAAATGCAAACTGCAAAATTAAGATAATTATAATAATAGATTAGGTACAACTTGAGTTTTTGAGTTGTACCTAAATTTTATTTAAGAGGGGAAAGTTTATGATTAAATCGTATAAAGAGGAGGACTATTATAAAGAATTAACATTTTTGGAATTTAATCTTGAAAGAGATGATTTACCAAAAGAAATTTATAGTGAATATTTGGATAGATATACTTCTTTAGTGTTAATAACATTAGATATTGATGTTATAAATAAAACTATTAATTAACACCTAATTTGAAAGGCGTAAAAGATGACAAATTTGAATATTAAACCGACAACTTTGGGAAAAGCAAAACCTGTTATTATTGCTTGTATTAAATTACATCAAGCAGTAATTTTACACGGTAAACCTGGTATCGGTAAAACTCAGATGATAGAAGAAATTGCTGATGAGTTTAATGAGGAATTGGGAGGTGTTAGTTTTCGTGATAAAGAACCAGAATTTAATCTTATAAGTTTAAGACTTTCACAGTTTCCTCCTGAAGATTTAGCCGGTTTGCCTGTACCTGTTGAGAAGAAATTAAAAAATGGTGATATTAAGTATATTACTTATAGGTCACTTCCTGATTTTTTACCACGAGATAAAAAATCAAAAGGTATTTTATTTTTAGACGAAATTAATCAAGCTAATAGCAGTGTTTTACACGCAGTTTTTGAATTGATTTTAGACAGACGAATTACAGCTTGTAATTATAGTTTACCTAAAGGTTGGTCTATTGTTGCAGCTTGTAACGACTATGAAGATAATCCTGAAATTACTGAATTTTCAAGACCTCTTAATAATAGATTTTTACATCTTAATATTGTGCAAGATGTAAAAGAATGGTTGATTTGGGCTAAGAAAAATTCTATTCACCCTAATATCATAAAGTTTGTAGATGATAATAGAGGGGTATTTAATGATATAAATCCTAAAAATGTTTGTTTTTGTTCACCTCGAACACTGGCACAGGTTTCAAATTTTGAGTTTATGTTTGATAAAGGGGACATTAATTGTGCTGATATAAGTTTGGTTGTTCACGGACTTTTAGGTAAAGAAATTGGTGAAAATTATTTAAGTTCAACTGCAATGGCTCGTTCTGGTGTACTTAAAGATTTGGATATTAAAAAGTATTTAAGAGGTAATTTAGAGTATGACCTTACTACTATTGATGTAGAATCAGTAGGGCTTAAAGTTCTTGAAAAGGCATTCTTTATTGCATTGTTATCACTTCCTGACAATAGTAAAAAGGGTAATTTTGAATCAGCATTGCCTAAATATTTTGAATCTTTACATACTTTTGGTTCAACAGATGAAACAATAACAGCTCAGATAAATGAAATGTTTAATGACGGTATGACACTATCAGAATTTAAGGATTCTTTCACAGAAGCTTATGGAAAGCTTATTGAGTTGTATCCTACTTTAGCTGTTTAAATAAGGAGAATAACTATGACTACTATCAATGTAGAAAAGGTTAAAAAGAAGACAATTAATTTTACTCCTATGACACCTAGTGAGTTTGAACAATATTTATACAACAAACAATGGAATAGTACTGTATTTTCTCATAAATTGTTGTTATCTCTTTTGAATGCTATTCCTATTGAATATAATAATGAGTATCCTTCAATAGGTGTAGACGGTTCAAATCTTATTGTAAATTTAGACTGGTTTTCTTCAATAGAAGATAGTAGTAAATTGTTTATTCTGTTACACGAAGGTTATCATTTATTTTTTGCACATCCACAACGTGGTAAAAATAAAATTCATAGAATATATAATATAGCAACAGACCTCTATATTAATACATTGCTTGAATATGAATTAGGTTTAAGTAAAGTGCCAGAAGGTGGTATTGATTTAAATTATGTATTAAGTATGGATATAAAACCTTTTACTAAATCCTATGAAGAGGCTTTATCAAATTTTAATTCTAAAAATTTATTGGGTTTAGAGTTTAACGCATATACAGATTGGATGAAAAATTTAACAACTGATAAAATTTATGATTTAATCAGAAGTTGTGATTCTTCAGAATTGAATAAGTTATTTGATAAGGGTTTTGATTTTCATATTCAGGGTGATATGTCAAAGGATATAGAAAAAAAGTTTAATGATTTACCTAATTATTATAAACCTTCATTAGAAAATAATGAAGAGTTATTATCTATAAAAATGGATAATATTGTTGTAGAAGATGAGTTAGAAAACTATTTTTCTAATACTTTAGACAAGGAACAAAAAAATTGGTATGAAAAATTATATCCCAAAGCTGTATATGAAAGAGTAGACTGGAAAGATTTATTAAAATCGAATTTAAGAGATACTTTGGTTAAATTAGAAACATATATGTATCCTTCGAGAAGAAATATTGCAATTCAAAAAGTATCTGGTACAAGATGTGTACTTCCTTCAAATAGGATACAACAAAATAAAAATTCTTCTAAGATACATATTTGGTGTGATAAATCGGGTTCAGTTTCAATAGATAAACTTAGAAAAGTTATGTCTGAAATAAAAGATTTATGTGAAGATTTACCCAACAATGAACTTTATTTTTACTTTTTTGATAGAAGAGCCGAAGTAGATACTAGATTTTATAAAACAAAAAATCACCCATTACCTGATGTTGAAAGTTTAAGATTAACAAGTGGTGGAGGAACAGATTTTAGTGCATTTTATAGATGTTATTTTTGTACAGCTAATACTACTAAAGACTTAGTAGATAATAAATATAAAAAGTTGATATTAGATCAGCCTGATATTTGTGTAGTAATAACGGATGGTCAATCTAGTACTATTTTTAAAAATAGTGATAAATTAATCGGTAAAGAAATGTATTGGATTATTGATTCAGATTGGTGGAATTACTCTTCTAGTCATTTTAAGCCTAATAATTCAGACGCAAAAGTAATTTATCGTAAATTATAGTTAATAGAAGTAAAAAATATTGTTGACAATCTAATTAAATTCTGATATACTTATAATGTAAATAACGAATCGACTAATTGTCGATTTAATTAATGGAGGATTAACTTATGGTAAAAGAAATTAATAAAAAGGTTTTAAAGTCAATTCGTAAGTTGGATGAGGATTTGGATGCAAAATCTCAAACAGTAATTGAAATTGTGCAGTTTAACGATTATCCACCACAGTTGATTAAACAGGAATATTACAAGGATAAAGATTCAGATGAATGGTGTCCTGGTAAGTTTAAGGGTTTTACTTATGACGATTTGAAGTTTTTAAAGAAACAGGAAAACAGAGAGTTGTTATTTAAAAAGTTGAAACCCAATAAAAAAGACTAAGTATTATTTTGAAAAATTAAATTTATTAAAAGTGTATTTGCAAATCTACTTTAGAAAAGGAAATTAAAATGAAAGAATCAGCAATTAACGTAACAGTTGGAATGTTTAAAGAGTTGGATGATGAGTCGCAAGTTGCGATTACCAATCTTATTAAAAAGTTGTATGTTTCCAGTGATACTGAAGAAAAAGAAACAGTATTTACTGACCCCGATAAAAAGGGAAGAGTTGACTTTAAAAAAGAAAAAGTCAAAGATGTAGATGAATCCGATGAAGAAGATAATGATGAGGATGATGATGAAATTGAAGATTCAGATTCCGAAGAGTTTGTTATTGACGATGATTCGGATGATGACGAGGTTGAATCAGAATATGAATCCGATGATGAAGATGAGTATGAAGAAGATGATGATGACGATGAAGAGGAAGAAAAACCTTCTAAGTCAAAGAAGTCATCAAAAAATTCTGAGGAATATGATGAGGATGAGTATTTGTTGTTTGATTCAAATGACGATGAAGATTTGGAAGAAGATGAGTATGAAGAAGATGATGATGACGATGAAGAGGAAGAAAAACCTTCTAAGTCAAAGAAGTCATCAAAAAATTCTGAGGAATATGATGAGGATGAGTATTTGTTGTTTGATTCAAATGACGATGAAGATTTGGAAGAAGATGAGTATGAAGAAGATGATGATGACGATGAAGAGGAAGAAAAACCTTCTAAGTCAAAGAAGTCATCAAAATCAGTAAGTAAGAAATATAAAAAAGTTGAGAAAAAAGAAAAGAAAAATTCAAAATCTTCCAAGAAGAAAGAAGTTAAATTTGATGAAGAAGATTATTCAACTTGGACAGTTTCAAACATTAAAAAAGTAGAAAGTTGGTTGAAAGAAAATCGTATCAATGCAACTAAAGCTTTGGGTAATTCAAAAGATGAAGCTCGTGTTAAGAAAGCTGTTGAAGTAATTAAAAAGGCAGATAAAATTTATGATAAGTACGATGGGTTGAATATTAAGAAACTTTCTGCTTTGGTTACTAAAAACAAAGTTAAAGCTTCTAAATCAAAGAAAAGTATGGTAGATGCATTGTATGATGCTGAAATCAAAAAGTTGGGTTGGAAATAAGTATAATTAATCCTCCAAGTGTTAGGGCTCACTATAAAAAGCCCAATTTTATTTAAGGAGAGAAGTATGAAAATTAAATTAGAAGAATTTAAAAATAAAGTACCTCAGCATAATATCGAAATTGGTAATGAAGTATCTAACGATTATCCTGTTCATTATGGATATAACTATTTAATAGATAACTATGTTGTAAATTCCGATATTGAAGGTACCATTAGTCAACTAAAAATGGCTGAGGGTTTTAGTTTGGATTCAGTTGCTAAAACAGTTTATATATTTTAACTTTTAATGAAGGGGGAGTATTGACTATGGAATTGAGAGATTGTACTTTACACGAACCTGTAAATATAATTATTTGGGAAGATTTTGAAGCTGATACTCGTTTTCGTATTGTTTCTGCAAAAAATAAAAAGAGGTTTTTGGATGTTCCTGAATGTTTTATGGATACTGAATCTGCAAAAAATTTTGCTTTAAAGTTGTGTGAATATGCAAGATTTGATGTTATTAATATTATAGATGAGGGTATAAAATGATTACAGTAGATTTAACAACTATTTCAGGAAATATATTTTGTATAGCTCAAGCAATTCAAGATGAATTGGAATCTAAAATGAGTTGTAAAATTGATTCTTCATTTTATTCATATATGGATTGTCCCGATTATACTCACGCTATACTTTATTTTTTGAAGTTTGTAAATATTAAGTATAAAGGTAAAGTATATACTTATATGCAAGGTAAAGAATTAGCTGATAAAATAGCATTAAATTAAGGAGAGATTCAATGGTTATGCGAGCGGAAATATTACAATTACAGGATTGGTCAGATGCATATTATTTAGGAATGCCTAAAGTATCTGATGAAGTATTTGATGCTCGTGTTATTGAGCTTAAAGAAAAATATCCTGATGACCCATTTTGGTTGACTGTAGGAACTTCTAGTAGGGCAAATGCAGTTAAATTACCACACAAGAAAGGTAGTTTGGATAAAGAATATCCTGATACTATCAAAAATTGGGTTAAAAATATTTTGAAAAAATACCCAAATTGTAATTTCTTTGTTAGCCCTAAAATTGACGGTTTGTCGATAACTCTTGTATATGAGGGTGGACATTTTATTAGAGCATATACTCGTGGTGATGGATTATATGGTCAAGATGTTACTGAAAGATTTAAATATATTGTTCCACAACAAATTAAATATAAAAAGAAAGTTGAGTTAGACGGAGAATGTACTTGTACTTTATTTAAATTTAAAAATTATGAAGATGATTTTGCATTTCCTAGAAATTTTACAGTTGGTGTTCTTAGACCAGCAGTTAAAAATACTGATTATAAAAAATTGTTACAACAAGATTCTTCATTGAGAATGAAGTTGCGTGACCTAACTTTTATCTGTTTTAATGCAAATTTTGAGAATTGTAAGTCAAAGGTATCTCAATTAGAGAAAGCCACTAAGATGGGATTTAAAACAGTTTTACAACCTACTAAAAAAAGTCAAGAGTGGGGAATAAAAAATAAATTGGGTGAAAATTGGTGTAAAAAAGCTTGTAGATATGCGTATGATAAAATAGGTGTATATTGTGATGGAATTGTTGTTGAAGTAGATGATTTATCAGTAGCAAAAAAACTTGGTGTTGAAGTTAATGGATTAAATCCAAAAGGTAGTCGTGCGGTTAAATTAAGACCTGAAGATCAGCCCTATGAAATAGCAACAATTAAAAATATAGAATGGAATTTATCAAAACGGGGTATATTTATTCCTCGTGTAAATTTAAAACCTGTTGTATTAAAAGGTGCAGAGTTTAATTGGGTTAATGGTATTTCATATAAATATGTAGAAGAAGGACAATGGGGAGAAGGAGGTAAAATTAAACTTATAAGAAGTGGTGATGTTATTCCCAGAATTATGGGAACAGTTAAACCGTCAAAAAAGAATAATTGTCCTTTCGTTTGTCCATATTGTGGTACTAAATTAAAGATTAAAATATCATACGACGATGACGGAGAAATTACTAATAAGCATTTAATTTGTCCTAATAAAAATTGCGAAGGTATTAAATCTAATAAAGTGGTTAAATATTTTGAAGTATTAGGTATAGATGATGTAGCTGGAGCAACTATTTCAAAATTATATGAAGAAGGTTATACAACAGTTAAAAAGATATATAACGTTAAAGAAGAAGCGTTATTGAAATTAGATAGATTTCAACAAGCTAAGACCGACAAAGTTATTAATGGTTTGAAAAAAGCTCGTAAACTTAAATTGTGTACTTTTATGTATGCTTCTGGATTTTTTGATTCTCATTCAACTGGATTAGGTGAAACAAAGTTACAATGGTTTATTGATTATTTTGGAATAGATAATATTTTAAGTGGTAAGATAAATCTTGAAGTTATGCCTGAAATTGAAAATGTTAAAGAGAAAGTCTGGGATTTATTTGTTTCAGGTTTTGAAAATTGGCATAATTTTTATCTTAAACTGAAAAATATTGTTAGCTTTAGTGATTTTGATAAAAAGAAATTAAATAGTAAAAAACTTAAAGGTGAAGTTTTTTGTTTTACTGGATTTAGAGATAAACATTTAGTTGAGATTATTGAAAATAACGGTGGCATTTATAAAGATAATTTAACTAAAAAAACAACAATTTTATTTGCGGCAAAAAATTCAAATAAGACTCAAAGAGCTGAAAAAGAGGGTATTAAAGTTATACCTTATATGGAAGCTGAAAAGTTTTTAAATAAGATTTTAAAATAAGTGAGGAGAAATGGATAATAAATATTGGACTATTTTACCATTTATTGTTAATGAATATTTAGTTTATAAGGTAAAAGAAATTAATATATTAAGACGTAGTCAATGGTCTATTGAAATTGACCCTGTAGGAAGACATACTAATTTGCCTTTAAGTCATAAAATTTATACAGATTTTGAAGAAGCTTTATCTGATTGTAAAATATATAATGCTGCTATATTGAAAGAATTTAGATATGGTGAAGCACTTATTAAAGTAGTATCTGCAGATCCAGAAGTAAAATACTTTATTAGAATTGCAGATGAACCTGATTCAATAATTTATAATTATTTACCTAAAACATATATTCCAAAACAAGAGTCAGTAGAAAGGTTATTAAAAAATTATTTAGAAAAAAGGAAAATTTATACTGTCAAAGACGAAAATCAATTTAAAACTTTTGTATTAGACTTTGTAAATTCTAATTTAAAAGATTATTCTATAAATATAGATTACGTCAAATCTAAATTAAATAAGATGATTATAAGTGATTTTTATCCTTTTAAGTTGGTAATTTGGTATTATAACGGTAAGATTGTTTTAGGCTGGAATAAAAAATATTGGACTATATTTGCTAGTACAAAACAAGAATGTTCTATAAAAGAAACATTCATTCATAAATTGAGGTATAAAATTAAAAAATTATTATCTTTATTTAAATAAACTCTATTTGACAAAATAGAATTGATTTGATATAATGTTAAATGTAAAAACGATAAAAAGTCGGATGTTGTAAATAAAATAAAATTTATTGAAGGAAATAAAAAATGGATTTAAATAAATTAGATACTTCTTGTTTTAGAGAAAATGAAAATTTAGAAATGAGTGAAGAAGCTAGAAGTTTACTTAACGATATGAAGACTAAAATTCCTGCATTGAATATGGCTAACACTTTTATCAATGCTGTAGATGAGTCAATTTCCTCCATTGAAGAGGGAAAAATTTTACAGCAGATTACTGATGAAGCTAAAAAAGAAGGAATTTCATTAGAACAACGTTTAAGGAAAGATAAACAAGTATCTGATTTAATTGACCAGATTGGATTAATGAATCCTGCTGTTGCAAAAAGAGCAATTCAACTTGAACTTCAAAGAAGACGTATTGCACAAAGTAAGATTGACGGTATTAAAAAGCCAAAATCAAAAGAAGTTTTAAAAAGACGTGCAAAAAATAAAATGGCATCAAAACAAAGAAAAAGGTAAATACTATGAAGAGAAGTAATTTTTTATATGATATGATAAAAGCTATTTACTTCTCTGACAAAGAAAAACTATATAAGGCGTTTAATATTGTATTAAATAAAAAAGATAAACCCTTGAAACAGTATAGTCAGATAGTCAGAGAGGTAATTAAACCTCTTAGCTATAAAGACAGAAAAGCTAAAGACATTTCTTATATTGGTTCTAGAGTATTGGCTCGTGCAGTTTATGAAAAATTAACGAAGAGAAATTATGATAAAAAGATTGAGGAATGTGGTGGTTTATATAAATACGGTTTAGGGTTTAATATTAATAAAGTAAAGAAATTGAAAAATCAAAGGAATTTAACAGAATTGCAAATTTCAAAAAAATTGGCATCGTGTAAGTGAGGTTAAAAAATGGATTATCTACTTTTTATTTTGATATGTATGTCTTCAATTAACTTTGTATCTTTTATATCTCTAATTTATTTGTGTAAGGAAGTTAAAAATATTTCAAATATTTTTAGAGATAATGTGGGTTTTATTACTTATTCTAATAATGATGAGGATGATGATAACTTTAATAGTGTTGAAGAAGTTGAAAGTATTGACTTGTTCGAAGAAAAAACAAGAAAAGATTTAATTAAACAAAATGAAGAAGATATTAAAAATTCTTTAATTGAATAATTAAGGAAAATGTTATGGAAGAAATATATGATGATTACTACGGCATATCTTATAAGAAAAAAGAAAAGCCGTTAAGTTCTTCTCAAAAGAAAAGATATGAGAGAATATTAAAAAGTTTAGATAAAAATAAATTTTTATCCATAGTAAATTCTCTTTCTTCTATGACTAATGTTAATTTTAATATAGAAGATATAGAATATGAAATTAGTAACTCAAAAAAGTTAGATGTTTCTTCCATTTGTTTTGATATTGAAGAAAATAATAAAAATATTAGAAATATTAATATTATAAATTTACCTAAGTTTAAAGAAAAAGAGTCATCAAGTAATAACAAAGAATGGGAAAAATATAATACTTGTTTTAAGAAAACAAATTCAACAAAAAATAAAGAAGAAAAACAAGATAAAAATGATGAAAAATTAATGGACGTAAAAATACGCAGTCTTGAAAAAGTATTAATGGCTAATACATTAGGAAAAATCCTTTCGAGTTCTTTTAGTGATTGTTTAAATAATTTACTTACTGCTACACCGCCTATTTATTATTCTTGTTCATCAGAAATTAAAATGGAATATACAGATAAATCTTGTAAATGTAAAAAATCAATATCATCAATAGACTTTGATAAGATATAGTAATTAAGTTGATAGGTTATATAAATGACAGAAGAAAAAAAAGTATATATCTCTGAATGTTTTTATTCTTTGCAGGGTGAAGGCGTTTATGCAGGTGTACCAACAGTATTTTTAAGATTGTTTGGTTGTAATTTAAATTGTGCAGGTTTTGGTCAGAGGAATCCTACAGAACCGTCATTATATGTTTATGAGCAAGCTCAGGATAATATAAAATCACTTAAAGATTTTAAACCTGTAGTTTATGGGTGTGATACTCCTTATTCAAAGGATAAATGTTACTTAAAATTTTGTAAGTACCTTACAGTATCAGAAACAATTAATGAGATTTCAAAAGTAATAAGAGAAAATGTTGATGTATCAGATGGTTTGTTTAAAACATTTAATGGAAATGATATACATCTTGTTATTACAGGTGGTGAGCCATTTTTACATCAAGAGTTTTTAACTAATTTACTTATTGAACTTAATAGGTTAGAATTAAAGTATATAACATTTGAAACTAATGGAACTTTACCTATTGAAGATTCTTTGTCAGCACAATTAACTCAATTTGAAACACTGCTTTCAATTAGTCCAAAGTTGTATAACTGTTCCGGTATACCTAATGAAAAAGCTATTAAGTATGATATTTTAACAGAATATTATTTTACAGCTAATTCTTGTTTGAAGTTTGTTATGTCAGACAAACCACTTGTTTGGGATGAAATGGAAAGTATTGTATTAAGACTTAAACAGATGGGTTGTAATTTTGATGTAAGAATTATGCCTGTAGGTAGTACATACGAAGATTATGTAAGTATGAGTACAAAAGTGGCTGAAATATGTATGTTAAAGGGCTATAAATTTAGTCCAAGGCTTCACGTTAATTTATGGCTGAATACTACAGGAACGTAAGTATGTCAAGACATAAAAATTTAAGAACCTTACAGGATTGGATTACTTTTTGTAATAGAATACATAAAAATAAATATGATTATTCACAGATAACAGAATTACAGTATATAAAAAGTATGAAAGTAAAAATAAAGTGTCCTTTGCACGGATATTTTTATCAAGATTTAAGACATCATCAAGATGGTCACGGATGTCCTAAATGTAGAGATGAATTTTTGAGTGTATCTCGTAGGTATGATAAAAAATATTTTATAAAATGTGCTAAAGAAATACACGGAAATAAATATGATTATTCTAAAGTTGAGTATAAAAATTATAAAACTCCTGTTGAAATAATCTGTAAAGAGCACGGATCTTTTTGGTGTAGTCCTTCAAATCATATTAGTCAATCTAATGGATGTCCAAAGTGTTCGGGTAAAAATCTTTCAGTTAAGGATTATATAAAAATTTTTAATAGAGTACATAAAAATAAATATGATTATTCTTTATTTACATCTGTTAATAAATATACTGATATTATTAAAATAATATGTCCTGTACACGGAGTTTTTACTCAAAAAATATCAAATCATAAAGCTGGTTGTGGGTGTACAAAGTGTAATAAAATAGGTCATTCTAAAATTTCACAAGAGGTTATTTCTTGTATAGAAAAGAAAACTAGATTAAAATTTTATAGAGCATCTACTACGGGTGAATTTACTGTAAAAAGTAAAAAAGGTACTTATAGAGTTGATGGCTATAATAAAAGATATAATATAGTTATAGAATTTAATGGGGATGCTTATCACGGGAATTTAAAAGTTTTTAATAAAAATACAAAGTGTAATCCTTATAATAATTTTACAGCCCTTAAATTAAATAAAATAACTAAAAATAGGGTTAATTTTTTAAGAAAAAAGGGTTATAGAGTTATTGAAATTTGGGAGAATGATTGGATGACTAATAAAAAGAAAGTACTCAATAACGTTATTGATAGAATCAATTTATGGAGAAATAAATCAGGTACTTAAATTAAAAATTTACTTAAAATATATAATCTTGTAAATTATAATAAAGAGATATAAATTAAAAGTTTCGGGTTCATTATGGACCGAAAAAGAAGAGAAAACAATGGTGTTTTCTCAAACATAAAAACTTCGGGCTTTATGTAACCCGAATAAACATAGAAAGGTGTAAAATATGCAAGTTGTATTTGATAAGCTGGTAGGTTATCCTACTTGTTCCACAAATTTGATTAATATTACTCACGGAAGAATTAAATATTCTATTAATTATAGAATTGAAAATTCAGAAAATTCGATTCCTGATTTATATAGACAAGAACAGCTTACATTGATTAATAAAGCTTCTTTCTTGGGTAATTCTAAACCTGTTGAACTTCCTAGTGTTATTATGAAGAATCCGGAAGAACAAGTTAATTTATCTTCAGATGTAGACTTCATTGAATTTTTGAATGAACAGGAAGATATTAAATTAAAAAATGGTAAGGTAATTACTGTTAAACGTAGATTTGAAAAAAGTTTGGAAAGAATTATTCAGTTTGAAAATCTTTTAGAGATGAAAAATAAGCAGGTTAAAGAAACTTTGACTTCACTTCCTGTAGTTGAAAGTTCTTCACCTGTTGTTGATATTAATAATGTAGAACAGAATTTAGTTCATAATAATCCTATTGTGGAATCTATGACTAAAGAAAATAATGAAGCTATTACTGGTGAAATTATTACTTCTAATAACATTGAAGTACATCTTGAAAAATCAGATGAAGTGTTCACACAGGATTTATTGACTAAAGAAGAAGATATTTCAATTTCAAAAGAAGAAGAAATTAAATATCAAAAAGCAGTAGCTTTTGTTCATTCTATTGTTAATAAATTTGTTGAAAGTGAAATGGAAAGTGAAGATGAAACTTTCTATGATTACAACAAATTTAAGAAAGAATACGATTTTGAAAATTTAGATAAAAGAATTGAAGATAGTATTACACTTCAGTTTATGTCTTATTGTAAATAATCAATTTTATAAAGGGAGTTTAATGACTCCCTTTTTTAGTCTATAAAAAGGAATTAAAAAATGGAAGAAATTAAATATGCTCCTCTTGAAGCTTTCGGTAATAATGTTTTAGTTAAACAGGAAGAAATTGAAAAAGCTGAAGGGCTTATGAAATTAACCAAAGAAGGTTTAAATGAAGAAAAATTTAAAAAGGGTGTTGTAGTAAGTAGCTCTTCAAATCTTTATAATTCAGATATTGATGTGTTTATTAAAGAGGGTGATATTGTTTATTATGTAGGTATTACTACAACTATAAATGGATTAGATGTTGTTCACTTAAAAGATATAGTAGCCATTGAATATACTGAAGAACATAAAAAACAAAAAGAAGAATTAGATAATATATTTTTTGTAGAAGATGATTCTGATGAAGAGTCTTGTGATTGCTCTTGCAAGTGTTAGAAATTAAATATAGGAAAAAATAAATGGTTAAACATATTGAGTTTGATAAAAATAGTCAACTTTTATTAGAGGGTTGTGAAAAAGTTGCAAGACCTGTTGCTTCTACAATGGGTCCAAAAGGTCGTAATGTTATTTTGAAAAAAACATTTGGTAATCCTCGTGTAACTAAGGATGGTGTTTCGGTTGCTCGTGAAATTGAATTAGAAGGTATTCCTGGTGTTGGGGCTAGACTGTTGATTGAAGCTGCAGTTAAATCTAATAGTCGTGCTGGTGATGGAACAACAACTGCAACTGTACTTGGTGCAGAAATAGCTAGACAAGGTTTTAAACTTGTATCTGCAGGTTATAATCCTATTGGTGTTCAGAGGGGTGCTCAATATTTTTCAGAACAAGTTGTTGAACAGCTAGAAAAAATGAGTATTCCTGTAAAAACAGCAGATGATATTTATAATGTAGCGTTGGTTAGTGCAAACGGTGATGAATCTATTGCAACTATTGTTAAAGATGCTTTTGTAACTGCCGGTAAAGAAGGTGTTGTAATTGTAGAAGATTCAAAAGATGTTAATACACATATTGAACATTCTCAAGGTATGCAAATTGATAGAGGTTTTTTAAGTCGGGCTTTTGTTACGAATATTAATAGTCAGGTTGCAGAATATGAAAACCCTGCAATTTTACTTGTAAAAGGTAAGCTTCGTTCGCAAATTGAATTTGTTTCAATGTTGGAAAATCATATTGATGCTAATGGTTCTACGGTTAGTACATTTTTAAAGGATAGGCCATTGGTAATCATTGCATCTGATTATGATGATTCTGTTTTAGCATTTTTTGTTTATAATAGAACTTTAGGTATGCCTATTGTAGTATTAAAAGCTCCGGGATTTGGTGATAGGCAGGCTGAAAATATTGATGATATTTCATTGTTGATTAATGCTAAAACGGTTGATTTAGAGGGTGGTATTTCTTTAGCTGATGTAGATGATACTTATTTTGGTTCTTGTAAAAAAGTTATTTCTACTATTGATGATACTACTATTATTTCTGATATTGAACCTTTTGAGGGTGAACCTTCAAATGATGATGAAAAATATCGAAAAGAATTGTGGGAAAAAATTAAAGTACGAAAACAAGAAATTGAAGGTCGTATTGAAGAAGTAAAAACAAAATCAGAGTATGATGCTGATAAATTGAGAGAACGTTTAGCTCGTCTTACTAAAGGTTTAGTAACTATTCGTGTTGGTGGTTCTACTGATGTAGAAGTTAAAGAAAAGCGAGATAGATATGATGATGCTATTAGTGCAGTAAAAGCCTCTTACAAAAAGGGTATTTTACCTGGAGGTGGTGTAGCTTTCTTGCGAGCACGTTCTGTATTAAATAACTGTGAAATTGCTTCCAGTGATAAAGATTTTGACGCTGGTTGGGAAATGATGAAAGAAGTTTTAGAAAAACCTCTTAAAGTAATTGTAGATAATGCTGGTAAAAAATCGGATTATATCGTTGAAAAAGTTGTAGAATTAGAATCTGAAAATATTAATAAAGGTTATGATGCTAGAAATGATGTATATGTAGATATGATTGAAGCTGGTATTATTGACCCTACTTTGGTGGTTACTGAGGCACTTAAAAATGCAGTATCAGTAGGTACTTTAATTTTTACATCTAGCAGTACTGTATTAGAAGAGCCAAAAGAAGAGTGTAATTGTAACTCAAAAAATAAGTCTAAAGGGTTTTAATTACTAATTTGACATTTTAATAAGAATATTGTATAATATATTTATAAATAAATGTAAACGATTCGTTAATTATAGCATTGGATTGATTAATCGCGGGAAGTTTATTTATAATTCAGTGTTCTTTAAATGATTTAAATTCGTTTAAGAATTTTCCTTATTGTTTGGGGTTGTAGGGTTTAACTCTGCAACCCTTTTGTTTGTATTTAAATTTTATAGATGATTATTGAAAGGAGGATTTTATGAAAACCTCAATTTTATTAAATAATAAAATTTTAAGGACAATTAATAGTCCTCTGAATGGTATTGAATCTAAAATTGATAAACTTAAATCAAAAGAGGAAGAATATAAAGTTAAAAAACAGATTAGGGAAAAAAGAAAGATAAAAAGGGCTTTTGTTCGTTACACCTTTAATTCTTTATTAGAAAAATTGACAGATAAAGCTGTGTGTTTGCGGTTTATATATGGTCCAATGGAAGTAAAAACTTTTATTCCTGTTTTATTTTTACCAGATAAAACTTTAGTTATACGCTCTTCAAAAGATATTCGTAAGTGTAATCTTTCAAAATATATTCTATTGGATAATTATTCCTGTGAAGATGAAATACATAGACGTAATGAAATATGTACAATTTTATATAAAAAATTTAATGATAGTAATGTATCAGATTTAAAAGGTGAATCTATAACAAAAATGAATGTTATAGTATTTAGTCGTAAAGCTAAAAAATTAACGTATGCCTTTAAAAATATTAATATATTAGAAGGAGAATAGTCGTGTTTTCATTTAAAGAAATTTCAGAAAATCCTAGTTTAGATATATCATCCAATTTTCAGTTTGGTAAGGATTTTAAGATTTATGCTAGGGATTTGTATAAGTTGTGGAATTGTGGCATTGGTTTAATCGGTATAAAACACCCTACTATTGGAACTGAAGGTAAACTTGTATTTGTAGATAAAGAGGGTAAACTATACACTTCAGGTATTAAAGATTTTGAGTTTTGGAAGTCTGTATTGAAAACTGTTTCTTCTAATGATGTTCAAACAGTTTTAGGACGTTTATTGTCTTTAGCAGGTAATAAGTTGTCAAGAATTTATTCTAGTTGGGATACTTGTCCTTTATGTTGTATATCTGCTAGTAGGGACGGTAAAACAGAGTCTGAAAATAATAAACGTACTGAAAGCCTTTATAATGATTTGTCAAAAATTAAAGTAAAGGGTAAACCTGCATTTAGTATTGTTCCTATTGTTGGTTATTATCAAGAATCTGGGAGAAAACAGGGTTCTGAAGAAAAGAGCTTTTTAATTCTTGCTCGTAAAGGAACAGATGCTAAAAAGTTTAATGATTTAATGGGAAAATTAGGTAATAAGTATGAACAGGATTCTGTACTACTCAGAAATCCAGGTCAAGATACTGCACATTATTTATATACCTCTAATACTAAAGAACATAAGAAGGGTGATACTTTAGATTTAGGAAGATTTCTTCCAAATCGTTTAACAGGTTATGTTTCAAAATTTGTTAAGAAAGGGCGTAAAGGTTCATTCGGTTTTAGACATCCGATGTATGATACGGATGTTAAAGAGTATAGGGATTTTACTCCTTCTGAACCTAGTGAGTGGGTTAGAATTGAACCTAATATTTATGCACCAAAAGATTCAAAATATAATACAAAAGATAAAAAAGGAAGTAGTTTTTATAAGGTAACTGTTGTGCATAATGGTAAGCGTTATACTAAAATTGTAAATACTTTATCTGAAGCTCGTTCTTTTAGAAAAAAGATTAAAAGTATGTAATAATTTATTATTTGTGTAAATTATATAAAAGTTTTGGGTGTATATTAATTATAAGGATTAATAATGTCAAAGAATGTGTATGATGAATCTAGTATTAAGGTTTTAAAGGGACTTTTGGGTGTAAGAAAAAGGCCGACTATGTACATCGGTAATGTAGATGCTGATGGACTTTTTCAATGTGTTAAAGAAATTATTGATAATGGAATTGATGAATGTTCAAATGGTTATTCTAAATCTCTAAAACTTATTGTGGATAAAGAATTTGTAACTGTTGCGGATACAGGTCGTGGAATTCCTGTTGGTATTCATCCTGATTTTAAGAAAGAAAAATTATCAACTCTTGAAGTTATTATGACACAACTTCACGCAGGTGGTAAAATGGATACAGATAGTTATACAAATTCTGTAGGGAGAAATGGTGTAGGTGTTTCTGTATCTAATGCGTTGGCTGAACGGTTTAATGTTTGGACTTATCGTGATAGAAAATGGTGGTTTCAATCTTATTCAAAAGGTAAACCTACAACAAAGGTAGTAAATAAAAATCCACCATTTAAACAGTCAAAAGGAACAATAGTTCAGTTTAAACCTGATTTTACTATATTTAAAAAAGGTTCATCTTTAGACCTTAAACGTATAAAAGAATTATTTTCTTTTAATAGATATTTAATTCCTGGTGTTGAATTTCAATACGAGGATAAAATAAATAATAAATCTAAAACGTATATATCAAATAAAGGTTTAAAAGGTTTATTGCAAAAACAAGTAAAAGATTTAGGTGTAGAGGATTTAACTACAATTTTTGAACATCATAGTTCTTTGTTAGATGTAGTATTTCAATGGGTGAAAAATGATGATTATGAAATCAAGAGTTTTGTTAATGGAAGTCCAACAGCAGAAGGAGGTACTCACGTTAAATGTTTACAGTCTGAGCTGTATGATTGGATTATGGAGTTTGCACCTTCTAAATCAAATTTTAAAGCTGATGATATTTTAGAAGGTTTATACGCAATTATAAATCTTAAATATGATAATCCGCTTTTTGACTCACAAACAAAAGATAGACTTACTAATAAAGAAATTGCCGAATTGATTGAAGAAGATTTAGCTGATAATTTGAAAAAATGGGCTAAAATTAATAAAGAATCAATTCAAGAGATTATTGATAGAGCAAGTGCAATTAGAGATGCAAAAGCTCAATATGAACAAACTAAGAAAGCTATTGCTGCTGTTAAAGGTAAGCGTGGTAAAAGTAGTTTACCTGGTGCTAAAAAGTTTGCAGGTTGTACTTGTAAAAATGCTAGTGATATTGAGTTGTATATTTTAGAGGGAGATTCCGCACTTGGTACAGCTCGTGTAGCGCGTGACCCTAAATATCAAGAGGTACTTTGTTTAAGGGGTAAAATTTTAAACGCAGAAAAAGATAAAGTTCAAAAAGTATTTGAATCTGAAGAAGTAGTAAATATTTTAAAAGCTATTGGGTATGACCCTGAAAATAAAAAATTAACATTTAGAGTAGGTAAAGTTATTTTACTTGCAGATGCTGATTCAGATGGTTCTCATATTGAGTGTTTGGTAAGTACACTTATTCAGAAACTTTGTCCTGAACTTATTAAAAGAAATATGTTATATACTGTAGATGCTCCTTTATACGTAGGTCGTACAGATACTAAAATTTATTATGGTGGAAGTTTAAGTGACCTTAAAAAACAATGTAAAACTCTTAAATCAGTTACTCGTATTAAAGGGTGGGGAGAATGTAGTCCTGCATTATTGAGAGATGTTGCATTTAGTAAAAATGCAGTATTAGTTCCGATTACTGAATCTAAGGGTAAAGATTTAAAAGAAGCTTTACTAGTTATGGGTGATGATTCACAAGCAAGAAAAAAATTACTGAGTGAAAGATTGGGATAGTAAGGTATTAGTATAGTAGGAGTAGTTAGATGATTGTAATAGTTTGTGGTTCAAGAGATGTACAACCTACTGTTAGAAATACAGTTGTAGAAGTATTAAATTCTTTAGAAAAACCTTTTGATATGTATTCAGGAGGTGCTAAAGGCATTGATACAATGGCAGTTGATTGGGCTAAACAGAATAATATTGTGTATAAAGAATATTATCCCGATTGGAAAAATAAAGGTAAAGCTGCAGGCTATTATAGAAATGCTGAAATGATGTCAGATGCTATTAGTAAATGTGGTGTAGAGAATGTATCTGTTTTAGCTTTTTGGAATGGACGTTCAAGTGGAACTAAGCATATGATTGAGTTAGCGGAAAAATATTCAACTAAGTTATCTGTTGTAAATATATAGAGAAGTATATAAAAAGTATATAAAAAGTATTGAGGTAAAAATAAATGTCAAAAGGAAATAAAAGAAGTACAACATTTAAAGAGTTTATAGAGATAAACTATAAACGATACGCAATGGATGTTCTTCAAAATCGTGCAATGCCCGATTGGAGAGATGGGTTAAAACCTGTTAATCGTAAACTTATTTGGACCTGTGATGTATTAGGTTTGCATAATAATAAGGCTCATACTAAAAGTGCTAAAGTAACTGGTTTAGCAATGGCGGAATTTCATCCTCATAGTTCTGCATATAAAGTACTTGTTAATATGAGTCAAAATTCTTTGTTGACACCTTTAATTGACGGAGAAGGTAACTGGGGTTCTGTATTTGACGGTGCTGCCGCTGAACGTTATACAGAGTGTAGATTATCAAAGTATTCTGATATTTGTTTACTAGATAAAGAATATTTACAAGTAACTGATATGATACCTAACTATTTAGGTGAAAAGTTAGAACCTGTTATTTTGCCTTCTTTACTTCCTACTTTATTTTTAGTTGGTGGTACAGGTATTGCAGCTGGTTATTCTTCAAATATACCTACATTTAGTTTTGAATCTGTTTTAGAGTTGACTGAAAAAGGTTTGAAAACTTTGAAAAAAGGTAAATCTATACTTACTGCAAAAGATTTGACTAATATCTTAAAATTTGATAGTGTAGATAATAAAAAATGTGTCAGTAAAGAATCTGAAATTTTAGATTTCTTTAAAACAGGTAAGGGAAGTATTGTATTTGGATCTAAATATAAAATTGATAAAAGAACAATTACTTTTAATTCTGTTTGTGGTAATCCAGATACTATGATTACAAAACTTGAAAATGATGATAGCGTATTTAGAGTAAATAATGCCAGTAGAGGAAATGACATAAATATTGATGTTACTCTTAAACCTTCAATTAAATTAGATGACGTTAAAAGTATTGCTAAAAAACTTGAAGAAAAAATAAGATTCAGACAAAATTTCAATATAAATGTAATTGAAACCTATACTGAAGAAGATAGTCAAGGAATGAAAGAAGTTTGTGCATTATTGTTAGAAACAAATTTGACCGACTTGATAAATAAGTGGATTGAGTGGCGTATTGCTCTTGAAGTTAGTATGCTTAAAAATAGAGTAGTTAATATTAATAATGAAATTAAAAGATTAGAATTTTTACGTTTTGTAATTTCAAAATTAGATATAATTTTTAAAGTATTGAAATCTAAAACATCTGACCTTAATAGTGAGTTGGCTAAGAAACTTAAAATATCATTAGACGAGGCTAAATCAATTTTAGATATGCCAGTAAGACGTTTGAGTAAAATGAGTGATTCTGAGTTAAAAGATAAAATTAAAGTTCAAAAAGACTTATTGGAAGATGCAAAAAAATGGATTAAAGTTCCTGAAAAACGTATTCTAAAAACTTTGGTAAACATTAAAAAATCATTAGGTTTTTAATTGGAGTTAAATTATGACAGGTACTATTGAAAAAATAAAAAATAAATTTAGAAATACAGATACTGAATCTTGGGGAGATGATAAATTTACTAAGAGAGATTTTATTATTTGTATTTGTATTTTTATAGGTATGTTGTGTATATACAATTTTGCAAGTTTTATGATAGGATAAAGCTCGTTGTACATATAAAGGTTATACTTATGAAAAGAATACAAAGCGTCCTATTTTTTCTGAATGTTTGATTCAAATGAAAGATGGTTCTTATGTTCCTTTAGAAAGATATATTAATCGTGTGTTGACTTTTAACGATTTAGGAAATGGTGAATAATATGTTTGAAGATTTAACATATAATAAAAAAGAGAAGAAATCTAATAAGAGTTTTTATGAATTATATAATATGTTAGATGCTTTAAAGATTCTATTAAATTTAAATAAATGCCTTCGTGAAAGCAGAACAATTTATGACCCTTATTTAGCCAATTTAGCTTATTTAATTAAGATAAATGCAGGAACGCGTTGTGGAAAAACTACCTTGGTTTATAATTTTGCTAAAGAAAACATAGATAAAAATATAGCTTATATAAGTGGGCATCATAATCCAACATTAAAAGTCTATCCTAATATTTATCATATTGTTGATGTAGATTCTTTTATGTATTTATCTAAAGAGTTTGATTATATATTTATGGAATATCCTTCAAAAGGACAGGTAGATAAACTATTAAAAGGATTAAAAAATGTTCCTTATATAATTATAATGGATTAGTTATGACAAGAAAAATATCCGATTTTTATTATGAATCTTTATTTTTAAGAGATAGGTTACTTCAACAATTAATAGATAAATATGGTTCTTTACATAAAGCAGGATTACATATAGGTAAAAGTTATGCGTATTTTTATTCAGCTTGTATATGTAAAAGATTAAATACAATATTAGAAGTTTGTAGAAAAACAGGTATAAGTATTAAATGGGTATTAGATAAAAATGAAAGTAATCCTTATGCTGAATTGTGGTATAATGATTTAGATATTACTTATGGAAATTTACTAAGAATGGGTAATAGTATTTTTTATAAACGTTTAGATAAAGTACGAGATAAAAGTAGTGTTTCTATTTTTAGTAAATTAAGAAAAACTGAATCTTGCAATATTTCTTTAAGTACTCTTCTATATTTTTCTTATTATTTTAATGTGAAACCTATTGATTTATTGTATTCAGATTGTTTGGATTTAGTTGCGTAGGAGGTTTTATGAAACAAGTAATAACATTTTCTTATGAAGATGATTCAGGGACACAAATTAAACATACAATAAATTCTATGAAAAGTATGGAAGAAGTGTTTGAAGATTTTACTAGATTTTTATTAGCTATTGGTTATAGTAGTGATTCTGTTAGTACTATACGATGTTCCGCACAAGAAGATGAAAATTTGTGTATTATGAGAGATAGAATTAAATCTGCTTTAGATTGTTTAGGTACTAAAGATGTTGAATCTGCTATTAATCATCTTAGTATAGCTTATGAAAGTTGAGGTTAATATGAGTAAAATTTTAGTTGAAGGTTGGCAGCCTATTGAAGAATACTTTAAAACAAGTGGAAGATATGATTGGGTTTTAGTCAAATATTTTGACGGAGATTATGAGTGTGTTCCTTCTGTGATGGAATATAGACATTCTAATACTGAAAATGAGGGTTGGTATAATAAAACAGACCATAAACTTGAGGATTGTTTTACACCTAAGTATTTCTTTAGTATGAAGCAATTAGATGGAGAAAAAGAATGAGTAGTATTGTGTTTGATTTGATTGAAGAAGAAAAATATAGGCAAGAAAATGAAGTTTGTTTAATTGCTTCTGAGAATTATGTATCTGCAGATGTATTAAAAGCTCAAGGTTCAATACTTACAAATAAATATGCAGAAGGTTATCCGGGTAAAAGGTATTATGGTGGTTGTAATGTAGTAGATAAAATTGAACAGTATGCTATTGATAAATGTAAAGAATTGTTTAAGTGTAAGTGGGCTAATGTACAACCTCATTCTGGTAGTCAGGCTAATCAAGCTGTATATAATGCGTTGCTTAATCCTGGAGATAAAATTTTAAGTATGAGTTTAGATGCTGGTGGACATCTTACTCACGGTGCAAAAGTATCTAGTACAGGTAAACTTTATAATGTTGTGCATTATGGTTTAGATGAAAATGGTTTTATAAATTATGAAGAAATTAAAAATAAGTTGTATGAGTATAATCCAAGAATTGTGGTCGCTGGTGCAAGTGCTTATCCTCGTATTATTGATTTTGAGCGTATTAGGAAAATTGTAGACGAATATAATGAAAAGTGTACCTATGAAGGATATAAAAATTATTTAGTAAGAGAGTATGATAATAAAGGAATGGCTAGGCCACAATCAATGATGTCATTTTACAATTCTTATTGTTATCTAATGGTTGATATGGCTCATATTGCAGGGTTAGTTGCAACTGGTTATCACGTTTCTCCTTTACTTTATGCGGATGTAGTTACTTCTACTACACACAAAACATTAAGAGGTCCTCGTGGTGGTATAATTGTATCTAATAATGAAGAATTAGGCAAAAAAATTGATAAGTCAGTATTTCCTGGAATTCAAGGAGGACCTTTACTTCATATAATTGCAGCTAAAGCAATTTGTTTTGAAGAAGCTTTACAAGAAAATTATGAAAACTATATTAAGCAAGTTTTATTTAATATTAAAGCATTTGAAAAAGTATTTAATGATAATAACATTAAGATGATTTCTGGAGGTTCCGATAATCATTTATTGTTACTCGATTTAAGAGATACAGGAGTAACTGGTCGTCAACTAGAAGAGGCCTTACAGGAAAAAGGTATTATTGTAAACAAAAATAAAATACAAAATGACCCATTACCCGCTACTGAATGTAGTGGTATTAGATTAGGTACAGCAGCTGTTACAACAATGGGTTATACTTGTGATGATTGTGTAAAAGTGGCGGAAGAAATTGTTAATACTATTAAACATTTAAGAGAAAGGAATTAAAATGTTTCGTTCTAAGTATGATACTATAAAATATTATATTTATTATGCGCCTAAAAGATTTATTAGTGAAATTCCTGCTAATTACAAGAATTGGAAAATGAAAAGAAAGTACGGATATTGTTGGATTGATGTATGGAATTTTGATATGGAGTTTGGTAGAAAACTTTTTTATATGTTGAAAGATAATAATAAAAAAGAAAAGCACATTAATAATACAATTATCCGTGAAAATTTTATGTGGATTTTAGACCATATTTTAGAATTGAGTATTATACAAAAAGGTATTTATCCTACGTTTAATCAAGCTTCTTATTCGGATATAAATTCTTTATATGAAATAAAAAGTAGGATATTATCTACTTACGGTTCTTTATTGTATAAAGTATTAACTGAAAAACAACTTAAAGAATTAGGACTGTATGGTTTTAATGTTTTAGACCGTTGGTTGAGTAGTACCGTATCCGGATATCCTTCAAAAAGTCATACACATAAATCTTGGTGTGCATTTTTAAGACGTTCTCGTAGTATGTTTAAAGATATGAGTGAAGGTAAACAAATTTCAGAAAAGAAATTATATAATTTCTTTAAGTACTTACCTGATATGTGGGATTAATTTGACAATTAATTTTATGTTATATTTGCGTAAAAAACTAATTGAAACTGAAAGGAAAATATTATGATTCAAAAATTTGTTAGTGCTGTAAACTATTCAAAGGAACAACTCAGTAGGATTAAATCTTTGGAAGAGTGGCTTAAATCTAAAAAAATTAATACACCCGAAGACCAAATTTTATTTTATAAAGAAGTTATTTCTGAGGATACTCCTTTAGTTGAAGAGTTTTATCATATTTGTTTTGATGAAGAAGATTTATTGATGTTGTTAGATAAACAAGGTTATTTCTCTTGGGGAGAACTTAAAGACGGTATGTACTTTGGAAAAGCTTTTATGAATATAGAAGGTTCATATCTGTTGGGATATATTATTAACAATAAAATAAGACAAGATATTATGGTTAAAGATACTAATCAAGTTTTCTGTTTTGTTAATAATGAAGATGAAAGATTTACTGAGATTTATTCTAATATGAATAATTCAGATTTCCTTATTAAACATAATCTTAAGCCAATTACTTTATTCATTAGAGATGAAAGTAAAGATATTTAATTTTATAAATTGGGTGTAAGAAGAATGACTAATTTTTATGATAAAGAATGTAAAAAAGAAATTAAATGTTTTTATGACCCTTGTTATAGAACTGGAGATTATTATACTAAGCATTATGTATATGATTGGTATGATATACAGTCTAAAGGAAGTCAAGAAGATAGTTTGTTAGGTATTGTTAGTCGTGCTTATAATGACCCTACATATATTTGGTTTGTAACAGGATCTGGGGAAACAGTTAGGTTTAAGTATTTGCAGACTGTTACTTTTTCAAGTGTTTCTTATAAAATTCATTATATTCTTTTTGAATCATACGAAGGCAAGATTCATATATTTGATTCTAGTGGAAGAAATACTTATTATACATCTAGGCATTCAGGTCATTTAAACTGGGAACAAATACCTAATAATGAAATAGATTTAAAACTATCAAAACTTGTACAATATTCTTTTGTTGAGAATTTTATGGAAAAAGATAATATAATTAATCCAGAATGTTATAATAATGTTAAACCTTGGTCTGATGAAGAACGTGAAATTGTACGAATTAGGTCAACAACTGATCCATATTATAAATCATCTGATTATAAATAATGAGAAAAGGATTTTTATATGAAAAAATTTTATTATGTGCATAATAGAAAAATGGGTAATCCTACTTTTCGTCATTTTAATAAAGAAGAAGCGGTTGAAGAAGCTAAACGTTTAGCTTTATCTAATAATAAAAATTTCTATATATTAGAATCTGTCGCTAAAGTAAATTATAATGGAGAATTAGATACAACTATTGAACTTAATGAAACAGATGATAATTATGATGACCTTAATTTAATATATCAAAAATTAGAAAGTGGAAATTTTACAGAATATGATTTAAAAGATTGGGTAAATCGTAATATTATATCTGATATTAATCTTCAACAAATTTTAAATGAAAAAAATAAATATAAAGAGTTTTTACAAAATATTGTAAATATTAGTAAAGAACGAATAAGTAAACAGTAATAGGATATAAAATGTCTAAAGAAACTCAAAATTCACAACTTTGTATTTGGGCTAAGTATTTTAATGCAGAAGTAAATTTAATAAAAACTCCTATAATTAAAAATGCTGTTAGTGATTTTATTGATGAATGTGTCCCAGAATATTTCTTTGAATTACCTGCGAGTACTAGTGGAAAATATCATCCTGAATATACATTAGGAAAAGGAGGTTTAGTTAAACATACGAAAGCTGCAGTAAAAATTGCAAATTCTATGTTTTCACTTTATAATTTTTCACAAATAGAAAAAGATATTATCATTAGTTCTTTAATATTGCACGATTGTTTTAAATGTGGAACACAGTTAGATTATGAGTATAATTCTAATACTAAATTTGAACATCCTGTTTTATGTGCAATAGAATTTAATTCTTTTATGGAAAGATTTTTTAATAAAAGATTGCATAGTATGTATCATAAATATTGGGCTTTAGAAATTTCTAACTGTATTTCCAGTCATATGGGTAAATGGAATACTTCAGATAAATCTGATTGTGTATTACCTATACCTCAAACATCATTAGAAAAATATGTTCATCTTTGTGATTATTTAGCCAGTAGACGATTTATTGAAGTGTTGAATTTAGATAATATTGAAGAATAGTTAAACTTAAAGATTAAAAAATCTATTTGACAATCTTGTAAAAATATTGTAATATAATGTTGTAAATAAAATTTAGGCGTTGGTGTTCGTCTTTAGGGTAATTATACCTTACACCGTCAATTTAATGTTAACCTAGGTCAATTTATTTGACATTATTTTAGGAGATGAAAATGATTAATAATTCTTTTGAGTGTAATAAAATTTCTTCTTTTGAGTCTTTAACAACTATTCAAAAGGCTGAATTAGAAATTTTTATTAAAGGATTAATACAGGGTGCGTGCTGTTATAAAGATGTATTTACTGTTCCTGATTTAGTAGGTGGTAAATTTACAGATTGGAGTAATACTCCATTGGATTATATTTATAAATATCACGTTGGAAGAGGTTGTGAAAAACCACAAGCGGAGGCAGGTAAAGATATGGGTCGTATATTTAAATATATTATGGCTAAAGATAAGTACCATAACTATACACTTGTAGGTACAGAACAACGTTTTTATCCTGTAAATAAGTATAAGTTAGAAACCATAAATTGAATCAAAATAGTTTTAGAGGTTCTATTCAAAAACCTCTATTAAATTGGGAGTGTGGTGGAATTGGTAGACACTATGATATTGGATATTAAATATGAAGCTTAAGTTAAAAAAGAAAATTTTAAAACTTTATCCTGATTATTATAGTGTCTACGGTCCATATATTCGTTCTGACGGAAGAAAAATAGTCATACTGTATGATGGATGGAAAAGAACAGCTCGTCAATATGCTAAAGTTAAACTAGAAGTTAAATTAGGTAGACGTTTATTAAAAGGTGAAGAAGTAGACCATATTGATAATGATTTTACTAATAATAAATATTCCAATTTACAAGTTTTATCAACAAAACAAAATAGAGTAAAAGAAAGGCGTTTTATTTGTGGTCCTGAAAAACTTGTAAAATGTAAGTATTGTGGCAAATTAACTAAAAGAAATAAGTTTTGTAGTAACTCTTGTAGATCTAGATATTATGGGGCTAATCAATATGGAAATAAAATAACAGGTTACAAATAATTTGGGAATGTGGTGGAATTGGAATACACAAAAGACTTAAAATCTTTCGGACGTAATGTCCTTACGGGTTCGAGCCCCGTCATTCCCACCATTTTAATTAAAGGTGTATGTTATGATTAGTGAAAAAGAAATTAGAGAACGTATTGCTCATAATGAAAAAGTAATAGCAGCATATAAAAAAGAATCTGATAAGAATCATTCAATGTTTGCAACATCTTCTTATTTTATGCTTCAATATCAAAACGACGGTTTAAAGTGGGTATTAGGAGAACTAGATATGAATCCTACACCGATACCTAATTATGAGGATTAAAAGTTTTAACTATGAAGAGTATTTTACCCGGGTTAAAGCTGAACTCTGACGTTGTTAAAGTAGCTATGAAGACTAGCTAGTTCAAAGTACAAAATCTGATAAAATAGTCATATATAGGAACTATGATAAAGCTTTATTGAGGAAATGAAATTAAGTGGACATTATATTTCAACATAAATGTTGACTAGTTGTACTAATTAAGCAGTTAGGATAATTTATAATATTTTATGTTATATGATTAGACACATAAGACTTAGGGCTGACAGTTCTAATATTTATGGTACTTGAGATATTAGTAATTGAAAGCATTAGTACAAGATATAATAGATACAGTCTTCATTATGGAGGTTTGGTTGAGTGGTTTAAAACAGCAGTTTACTAAACTGTCGTAGCAGTAATGTTACCGTAGGTTCGAATCCTACAGCCTCCGCCACAACTAATACAATAAATAAAAAATAAAAAAATTATAGTGCTTACTATATAAAAGCCATATCGTTTATTGTATATGTGCCAAATTAGTAAGTAATAGACAAGTTGCGAGTAACAGCTTTTCATAAATTTTATGATAAATCTTAAGTAGTTTATACAAGAGAATTACTCACTTTAATTTTATACATTGCTCCGGTAGCTCAACGGTTAGAGCTATCCGCTCATAACGGATTGGTTGGGGGTTCGATTCCCTCTCGGAGTACCATTATCGAAGAGGGCTTCTTATTTCCTAAATAGTTAATATTTTTTTAATTTAGTCCTCTTCGACCTTTAAAACGTATTTGACAATCTTGTAAATATGTTATAATATATAATTGAAATGAAAGAAGTCGATTCGTTTCATTTACTAAAAATTAAACTAAAGATTTTCCAAAAAGATTTGTTTGTTAGATTAAACAAAATAGCGGACGTACTTGCGATAATAGTACTGGGTAAAAAACAAAACCTAATTCAATTTGTTTATAATATGAAAGGTTTAGATAATGTATATTTTATCAAATCTTTATTTCAAGTGGAGTATTTAATTATGAATGTACCTCAGGTACTTTGTATTAAAAACTTGGATATGATTGATAACTTAGGTTCTATTGATGAAATAACAATGAAGAAAATTGTTATTTCAGATAGTAGGATTAATATGAAAGCCAACAAACTTTATTATTTGTTTATTGCAAAACATCCTGGATTAAAAGATGATAAAGTAGATGACTTTAAGTTGTATCATATATCTGAATTTGAAATAAAGGATTCTAAATTGGTTTTATATTTAGGTTCTTCTACTGTATTAAGAACAATTCCTCCTTTGGAAAGAGATATTGTTTATAAAAAATTGGCAGATTTCGGTGTACAAGAAATACAGCCAGGTTGTTTAATATATCAAGTTATGTAGGAGAAAAAATAATGGAAAAAGATTTATTTGGTAATGATGTTCAAGATTTTTCAGCAGATATTGTTGAAGACATTGTATCGGATGATGAAGTAGTAGCAGAAAGCGAAACAGGTACTGATGAAGTTCAACTTGAACTAGAAGATATTATCAAAGAAAAAAATGAGCAGTGTGTAGTAGATGAATCATCGGATAGAGAAATTATTGATATGAGTTCTACTGTATTGATTAATCTTATAAATAACTGTGATGTAGAACTTTCAGATAAACAAATTAATAGACTAAAAGAATTAGATAAAACTGCACCATTATTGTCAGATGAAGAAATTGAAGACCGTTTCAAAGCTATTGTAGAAGATAGAGTTTATGTTCAAGTAATTAAACATAAAAAAGTAAATCAGGATAAAAAGGTTGAAGAAACAGGTAATGTTTATGAACGTGACCCTGTAATTCAAAAGTTGAAAGAAGAAGGAAAACTTCCTCTTGGTCCTGTTGATGAAGAGCCTGTTAATAGTAGTACTATTAATAATGTTGAAGACATTAAAAATGCTTTGGAATCTAATTATCAAGAAAAAGATTTAATAACTAATAAGGCAGAAGAGTTGTTGAGAGCAATGTTGAGTGAAGATGAAATTGAAGAGCTTGACTCAATTAGTATTGAACAATTCAAGATTGACGTTATGGAAGATAAAGGAGTAGTTCATATACCTTGCGTAGAATTTGTTAAAGCGGAAGAAGAAAAAACTAAACTTTATCAGTTGTTTGATAGGCAGCTTTTAGAATCAATAGTAAATCAAAATCATACTTTAATTGAAGTATTAAGAATGATTAGTCCTGAATTTCAACTTAATACAAAAGATGTTAAAGCTTTAACTAGTGAAATAGTTAGAACTTTATTAAATCTTAATATGAATAAGAATAAAGTTTTATCTATTATTGCACAAAATAAACAGTTTAAGAAAGATTTTGAAGAATTAAGTAAAAATTATGAAGAATTAGAAAAAACTTACAATGAATTGAAACAAACAAGTAAAGAGTTGTTTGATTTTAAGGAAAAAAACATTGTATCTATTGATAGATACGTATTGTATATTTCAAGTAAGGATTTGTATATTACTTTTTCAGAGGGTAAAAATAAAGTTGGGGCAAATGATTTTGCAGGTACTAAAGATTTGTTTTCAGCGATTAAATTTACTAAAGAATCAGCATCAAGTTTCTTATCATTGCTTGTAGAAAAGTGCAACATTATTAGTAAAGAAGATATTGCTAGTATTAAAGTAAAACAAATTTACTTGGGTGATTAGTATTGTGAGTGGGGGGTAGGCTTATTTAGTCTATCCCCTTTTAATAATATAAATTTTGAAAAGGTAAGATAAATGTTAAATCTTATTAAACAACTTCAAGATCATATTTCTTCAAATATAACAGATTGGGATACAACACTGTCCATTGTTGAACAAATGAAACAAAAATCTCCTCGTCGTGTTGTAACAACTCTTAATAAAATTATTGTAGTTACAAATAATGCAGAGGAAGCAAAAAATCTTGATACATCTGATTTGTATAATAGGTATGAAGATTTATTATATGATGTAGCTACTCAAATTGTAGGTAATCAAGTAGATAAAATTAAAGAGGTTGAGTTAGATGATGATTCTCTAACTTATGAAGTATCTGATAAATTGATTGAGAGTGTTACTGACCCTGATTTTGAAACAACTCTTGTTAGTAGACTTCCTATAAAAGAAAAAGTTGATAAACGTTTAGATTTTACTCCTAAAAATAATAATATTGAATTAGAAGATGTTCAAATAGAACAATCGGACATTAGTGATGAATTGCTTGAGAAAAATATGAAACATTTTTCTACTTCTATTCCTAAATTTGTTCAAACTAAAGATTTAATGATTTGGAATACATCTGTATATGTTATGGATTATATGCAAACTACCTTAAATCACTTTTCAATTCCCTTTGATACTATTTATCCTGGACATATAGTACATAAACAAACTATTGTATCTATTGATAGAAGTAAGTTTAAAAAAGGCTCAGAAGATTATAGACCTACAAAAAAGTTTGAAGAAAAAATTGAATCAAAAATTTTATCTAAGTTAAAGAAAGCTTTTAATGAAGATTTTTATATATTTTGGTTCAAGTCTAATCATTTTAAAAATCAAATGTTTGGCTGGTGTGTACCTATAAGTTGGATGGTATATAAAACAGTATGTCCCGAATATTTGGCTTTCCCCTTTGATTGTAAAGTAGTACATAAAGAAGCTAATGTTGAAGAGCTGAGAAATAAAAGAAAAGAAGTAGAAAATAAAATTACTGAAGCTTATAACAAATATGTAGATGCTGATGATTTTTATAATGATAAGAAAGAGGAAATAAAATCTTATAAACAACAAATTGAAGATTTTAATAAAGAATATAATCAACTTTGTAATCTTGTAATATTGGATGTAATAAAGGTTATTGAAAATAAACAACGTAAAGATTATATAATTCAGCAACAAAATATATTAAATAAAAAGATAGAAAAGTGTGAATCTGAATTAGAAGATTTACTGAATAATAGAAAAACTACATATTCCTCTTGGTTACAACTTAAAAAGCAAATAAAGGGGTAGTATGTGTTGTGAATACCCTTATGTTAAATAATTTAGTTATGAAAAAATTAAATTAATGAGGGTATTCACAATGAGAGTATATAGATTTATTTATCTTACTAAAAATAAAATAAATAATAAAATTTATATTAGGCAAAAAACTACGAGCGATGAAAATTATTCACCTGACTATTTAGGGTCAGGATTAATTTTATTAAAAGCTATTAAAAAATACGGTAAAAAGAATTTTACTAGAAAAATACTTAAATTTTGTAGAACGAAAAAATCATTAGATAAATGGGAAACCTATTATATAAGAAAAATATATCCTCAATGTACAGATAGAAAATATGGTTATAATATAAGCAGTAGTTCTTTTGGAGGTGATGTATTTACAAATAATCCTAATAAAGAAGAAATAAGAGAAAAAATATCAAAAGCTGTTAAAGGAAGAAAACATACTGAAAAAACTAAGAAAAAAATTTCTAGGGTACAAAAAGGTAACACTGCCGTAAAAGGTTATAAACATTTTAATAATGGAATAATTAGTATTATGTCTAAAGAATGTCCTAAGGGATTTAAAGAAGGGCGTTTATATAAAACCAGTAAAAAAACTTTAAATAAGATGCATAAACGTATAAAAGAATTGTTTAAAGATAGTAAATATAGAAAAAAGTTTGGAAGAATAGTAAAGAAAAGTAAAAAACAAAAAAATACCTGGGTTAAAGGAAGAAAGTGGTATAATAATGGTTTAATAAGTGTTATGGAATATACTAAACCCAAGGGCAAAGAATGGGTTAAAGGAAGATTAACTTTTGAAAAACCTTCAATGAAAAATTCTCATTGGTATAATAATGGTGTTATACAAAAAATTGCTAAACGTAAACCTGCAGGAAAGGAATGGAAAATTGGACGCATTAAATAAAGACTTTTGTCCTATATGTCTAAAACCTTTAAAGGGTGAATATGAAACTCACCACATTCATCCTATTAATTTAGGTGGAGATGAAGATGTTCCACCATATAAGTTAGTTAATTTATGTTCAAATTGCCACGCTGCAATTCATAAGACTGCCTCTTTACTTATGTCAAAGCATAAAAAGAGATATAATCATTCATTTAATAATGATGATGAATTAGAAAGAGCAAAACCCTACATTCAGGCTATTCTTAATGCAAGGAATTGGTTTGAAAGTCAACCGCAATCAAATAAACCAAGACGTAGAATGATTGTTTTAGATATATCAGATGCGGATTGGGTTAAACTTCATAAAGCAAAAATAGATAACGGTTTTTCAAATATGAAAGATTTTTTACTTTCGGTTATTCAACGTGAGATTAAAAAAGTCGGTTGACAAGTAAAACAATTTCTGTTATATTATGTTTGTATTTAGGAATAAAATACAAAATTAAAGAGGGAATATATTATGAGAGCAAGTGATTTTATATGTAAAGATTGTGTATTTTATAATCCATCAGCTAAAGTTGAAAAGGAGGATAAAACAAAATCAAGTAAACAAAAGCCTAAAGTAAAAGTAGGTTGTATAGCTAATGGTAAATTTGAGGGTAATACTGCTTGCAGTAAAATATTATTTAATTATAAGAATATTGATTTGTATGATGATAAGCAAAGAAAAATATTAGCTAATATTCATAATGCAGATTTAGTTAAATTAAGACATTGGAAATCAAATAAGAGTGTTAATAATATTCCTACTTCGTTGATTGCGTATAATGAAATTAAAACAAGATATAACGGTTTTTCTTTAGGTGAAATTTTTTATATAAAAATCTTTCAAGATGATTATCTTAGTAATTATGCTAAGGTTGTTGTTTTGGCCTCAACAAAAAATTATGTTTATGTTCAAGGGTATTATAAAGATAAATTATTTTATTGTGAGTTGTACCCTTCAAGTCTTTTAACTGAAAGTCAGTTTTTAGAAAAACGTAAGTATCTTATAGATAATAATCTTATTGAAGATCCAAACGATAAACTTCGTTGTATAAAACAAAAAGGCACAAAAGTAAAGCCCACTTATAAATTTAAATATGATGAAGAAGAAAGCGATTTTAATCTTAAAGAAGAATATGAAAAACGTATGAAACAAAAGAAGTTGGAAAAACACGCAGATAGAATATTAAAGGATAATCCATTCGGTACTTTTAGTTCTGACTTTATTCAATCAAATGGATTTATTGATGAAATGGATGAAGTGGATTAATTTTTTATAAAGGTATTTGTAATGAAAAAGTTACCTTTAATAGATAATTTTATAATATCTATAGTAGGTGAAGATGTTTTCTATGAAAATAGAGAAGAGTTGGTTAAGTGTGTTGTTGCTTATATATTAAGAATATATAACCATATACATTTTAAGACACATACATCTTATCTTACTTCAGATGTTAGAAAACTTCTTCGTATGAAGATAAGAGAACAATCAATATTAATATTAAATTTTAAGATGGCTATATTGTTATCTTTATTTGATATTGAGAATGCTAAAGGTATATTTAAAAAATGTAATATTGATTGGGGTAATAGAAATGTTTTACCTTTGTTAAAAGAGTGGGGATTTATTTCAAAACTTAAAACAAAAGTAAAGAAAAAACTTTTATTATATCCTGAAGATATTAAAAATAAATGTGGTAAACTTATAGTAGGTTTAGACAGTTATTTAAATAGATATATAAATAAAAAGTTGAGATTTATTTATAAATCTAATAATCTTAGTAATACGGATATTAAAGGAAGTTTAGTTAGTGAAGGAATAATGTGTTATTATAATGAAGTTCCTTTTAAAATAGAAGAACACTTAAACAATTTGGTTAAGAGTAAGATAACTTCAACAGGTTGTAATATAATAAAACATTATAAAACTCAAAAACGAGATAGATTAAAACAACAAGAAGATGGAACATTTTTAGGAACTGTAATATCTGTTAATCAAGGTTCAGAAGGAGAAGAATTTGATGTACTTGAAAGAACAGATTCAGGAGATAATAATGGTACATCTGTATTTAGAGATACAAGATATACTCAATCTTTAAATAAACTTAAATACATTTATCTAACAAAAAACTTTGATAAAAAATATCAGGCATTAAATATATTGTCTTTGAATAATGATAAAAAGTTTTTAGATTGGTATAATAAAGAAAGGAAAAAGAAATTTGAATTAGTAGAAGACATATATGATTTTGAAGGTTCAACTCAATTTATGAAATATGTTAGAGCATATTTTAATGCTTCTGATAGAAGTTGGAAGTCATTTATAGATGAAGTAAAAATAGGATTAGGAGATATATGATGTCAGATATTAATTTAAATGAAAAACATATTTCTGTATTAAAAGAAATTATTATACAATCTGGTTATTTATTAATTACTTTTGACGGTGCTACTTGTTGTGGAAAAACTACTCACGCAAAACTTATGGCAGATTATTTATCCAAAGTATTAGGTGAAGAAGTTTTGTTTATACAAAACCCCGTTAAGTTTAGTGAGGTTGCAGATAAAACAATAGATTTAATGTTATCTCCTGACCCTCATTTATCTTGTATGGGTGCATTAACTAATCGTATATGTTTACAAAAGTTAATATTAGACTTTATAAAAAATAAAACATATAGGGTATTTATTACTGATAGATGGAATATATCGTTTTGGGTACATCAGTTATCAGTAACAAATTTAATTAAAGATGACCCAACTTTTAGTTTATGGTGTACTCAATATCCTGATAGGATTGAACCACAGTTTCAGTTTTATCTAGAAGTAGACAAAAAAGTATTGCAAGAAAGATTATCTAACACTAGTAAAGTTTTAAATAAATTTGAAAAAGGAGAATTTATTGATAAAGTAAGAGATTCTTATGAATCAGTTGCATTACCTAATGCAAAATACTGTATTGTAAAGGTAGGTAATGAATCAATCAGAGATACTCAAAATTTAATTAAGAGTTCTTTGATTAAACGTCTTAACTATATATCTCGTTAAGAGAGTAGTCATATTTTATATTAGGAGTTATCTATGAAGGATATTTCATTAGAGAATATAAATTTTTTATATAAGACTTTATCTAAAAATAAAAAGACACTTTTAGTTTTAAACTGTTTAAGTGAAAGTGAAGATATTTTTGTTACAGGGGCGTGTTTATTTAGTCCAGATTCTTTACATAATGTTCTTTTTTATAGAGGTTATTTTAATGAAAAACATTCTTGGTTTATCGACGCATTAAAATATACAGCTGAAAATAAATTATCTGAAAAATTTAATAATGTTACTTTTCCCTCATTAAGTGATTATAATTTGATGTTATCTGTTTTTTCAGAATTTAAATCTTTAAATTCTTTTTTAGATAAAATACTGGGATTTGATGACGATGATGATGATGATGAAGATGAAACCCCTGAAAATGGATTCTGGTCGTATGTTGACTCCGAAGATAAAGATGAAAATGATGACGATGATGACGATGATGATGAAGATGAAGAAGATATAGAAGAGAATGAGATTTCCAATCAAAAAGATAATAAAGATAGTAAACGATTGCATAAACTTGCGGAAGTTTATAGAATTTATTCTGGCAGACGTAAAAAAGTTAGTGGTGAAATTTATCGTAAATTCCCAGGATTTTTTAGTAAAATAAGTCAAGCTAATTGGAAATTAATGTTACCTATTATTAAAAGTATGACAGAATTTTGGTTAGATAAAATTCTTGAAGTTATTAAACCTTTTGATAGGGATAATAGAAAATCTTGTAAGTGTAAATTTACAAAGAATAATTGTACTTTGAGTCCTATTTTATTAAAGAATACTTATTCTACAAAAGACGATAAAAATCTTATTGAAAGTTATGATTTAGACTTAAAAAATAAGTATGCTTTTGTTCGTTGGAATAAAGATAAAGATAAGTATTATAATTATGAAAACATAAGTAATAATTCTATTATACCTGTTGACCCTTTAACAGGTCTTGATTCAAATTATAATGTTTTTACTTCTAGTAATAAGAATGTTATTTTAGCAAGACTTACTTTTATGAGTAAAAGATTTAAAAATAAAAAATTTGGTTTGGCTATTGTTAATAAAAAATAAGGAGTTATTATGGCTTCAACCGAAAATCAATGGATTAATGGTTTATTAAAAGATACAAAGTATGAAGGTAAAATTGATATAAATAAATTAGGATTTTCAAAGCTTGATACCGATAAATTGTTTATAGAATTTGGAAGTGTAGAATATAAAACTCCTTATAATAATGTTTTATTTATTCCTTATAAATATAAACCTATTTCGGATACTAATATAAATAATATATTTTCAGATAAACCTGAAGAGATTAATCTTGTTTATAAACATATTCAAGATGTTTATTCAATTATATTAGGTGGAAGATATAAAAATATTGAAATAAAAGTTTGGAATAATCCTTATGTAAAAAAGTGTAGTCCTATTATTTATAGAATGTTAGTTAATTTTTATGAATCTATATTAAAATTAACTTCTTCTTAATTAAGTGGAAATATTAAATGGAATATTAAATAATTTAGTATATAATATTTAAATATTATGTAGAATGTTAAAACTATAAGGAGAAAAATTATGGAAAGGAAATTTGAAGTAATTGGTGATACTGTTCAGGTAAATACTCCAGTTACTCAAGTAGATATTAATGATATTAGGCAAGGTAAATCAACAATTACTCCTATTGATACACCAAAAGAAGAATCACTTATTCCTAATGATGTATGTAGTGAGGAAGATAAAAAACGTGATGCTGAATATGATTCGCAGTTTTCAGCAGAAGTAAAATAATTTTTTGTGAGGATTCATAATAGAGTCCTCACATTTTTTGTATTTATAGGGGTTTTATATTTATTTTCTTTTATATTTTTATATTGTAAATGTATATAAATTAATATTTTATAAGGGTGTTTTTTAAAATGAAAAAAGAAAAGAATCCTAGAATTTTTATAAAGGATAAAATTTATATACCTACAGAATATATTGATAGTCAAAAAGTATTAAGAAGAAATTATGAATCTTTTTTATTTCACGATTCTATTTGTAAAAAATGTGAATATTTAGATCAAAGACCTACATCTATGTGCAGTACTTGTGAAGGATTTGACAAATGTATAAAACTTTGGGGACAAAAAAAGATTAAGGGTAGGGAATATTATTTTGTACCTAATGGTGATGTATTTAAAGCTATTGATATTTTAAATTTACCTATTGAAAATGTAAAAGATAAACGTAAGAAAATTCCCTTTAAATATCCTTTGAAGTGGAAAGGTAAATTAAGAAAAGGTGAAAAATTAGATGGAAAATTTAATACAGCTAATCAAGAAAAATTAGTTAAAGATTGGTTGAAGAAAAAATACGGTATTATTCAGGCAGCACCGAGAAGTGGAAAAACTGTTTTAGCGGTTTATTTAGCAGTTAAATTAGGATATAAAACTTTAATTGTCGCCAAACAGTCAGAGTGGTTGAAAAATTTTGTTAAAGATTTTGATAGATTTACAAATGTAAAACAATTAAGGAAAAAAACAGGTAAACAAATTATAGGATATTGTGAAAAGGTAAGTGATGTTAAAGGGTTGGATGTTGCTTGTATAAATTATCAAAAATTTATTAATCCTAAAACAGCAGATGAAAGAATAAAAAAATATTTAAATGGTAAATTTACCTTTTTTATTGTAGATGAAGTACACAATGCAAATAGTTTAGCCTTTAGCAGATTTGTTAATAAATTAAAAATGAAGTATAAGCTAGGTTTATCTGCAACACCATTTAGAAAAGATGGTCTTCACCATATTATGCTTAATGTAGTTGGTCCTGTAGTAACTAAATCTGATACAACAGGATATGTTCCTTTAATTGAAATTTTAGAAACAGGATTTAAAACTTCAACTAGTGTGGGGTTAGGTGCTTGGGCATATATGTTAAAAAGATTATTTAGTGATGAAGATAGAAATAAATTAATTGTACGAGAAGCAATTAAAGATGTTAAAAATGGACATACAGTAATAATTCCTACTGACCATCTTAAACATCTTAATTTATTACAACGACTTATAACAGATGCAGCAAGAAAAGAAGTAAAAGCTGGTCGTGAAAAATGGGATTGGAGAAATTTTGTAGGGGTTTTTCACGGAAGAGTAAATAGAGATAAAACTTTAGAAAATATAGATAATAATATGTATAAGATTATTATTACAGTTAGGTCTATGATGAAGGAGGGTGTAAATATGAAAACTCCTTCGATGAGTTATATTCAAATTCCTATTAGTGGTAGTTCAGATTTAGATGTTAATGGTGATAAAATTGGTAGTCCTTTTTTCTATCAGTTAGGTACTCGTATTTGTACACCTTATTTAGATAAAAAACAACCTGTTATTAAAATATTTGTTGATAATATGGGACCATCTATAGGTTGTTTAAGAAGTTTATGGTTTAATGAAATAATGCCAAAACTTAAAGGTAAAAATCCTGCATATTCTGTTTTAGGTGATACATTTAAAAGAGTTTTTGATATTATTCAATCTTCAAATGTAAAATTATATAAGCCTTTGGAAAGAAAAAGGTTTTATGAAAAATATAATTCATATCTTACTGATTATGATAAACAGAAACTTAAAAAAATGGGTATTAAAAATAGGAAAAAAGTATGATGAATATGAATCTTACAAATATTGAAGATAATACTATTAATAAGTTTTTTGATAGATTACGAATGGTAGATAGAGAAGCTGATAAAATTATATTATCTATAAAATATTTAGGTGTTCCTATCTCTGTTAAGTATAATGATACTGGAATAAATAGTATAACTATACGAAGGCATTTTGATAAAGATTGGGATAATCCTATTATACTTAATAGTTTTAACCCAAGTGAATTTTTAAATATTGAATTAACTAGAGAAGAATTATTACAACATTATGAAAATATTATATCATCTAAATCTGTTTTAGTAAAAGATGATAAAATTATAGTTAAGAAAAAGCGTAAAACTTTATCTGATATAGATCTTAATGTAATATATGAAAGCTAAAAGGTGTAAATATGGGAACAGAAAAATTAAAAGATATGAGAGAATACTCAATTAGTTTAGACTATGTAAAACCTTTAAGTGTAGATTTACTTGGTGAGGTAATAGATTTATCTAATAATTTAACTATTAAAGAAAATAAGAAGAAGAAAAAAGATATACAAGATGTTAATTTAGATAATATTTAATTTTTTAAATTGAGACGTTTAATATGTTATAAATGAATATTAATAAAATTAAATCTTTAAGGTATATAAAATGTCTATAAAAAAATTAAGGAATAAAGTTCATCTTGAAAAACGAGGGGTTCCATTAGATATAATTGAAATGGAACCTTTTGATATCTTAGAAAATGTAAGTGAGTTTACGATGAAATTTCAGGGTCAAGTAAAGCATATTAGACCTTCGAATCAATATAAGGTATTTATTAAAACATATAAAGCGTGTAATGGTTTAAAAAGAGGAATTGATTATTGGACTTATTTTATAAGTGGAAAATGTGACCCAAAAAAAGCACGATATTGTGCAGCATTATTAATGGATTCCTATCTTACTCATTGTCATAGAATGAATGAAAAAGGAGAACAAGTTAGATTACCATATTGGCATTCTTTATATGGATTTAAAGATAAATTAATTGAAAGAGAACTTCAGGATAGAATTGGTATTCCTGGATTATTAGTTATTGATTGTTTATTTAATGAATGTACTACAGGTAAAATGGATAGAGTCAGGGATTTATTAAGTATGTTTTCAAATATTCCTACAATTTTAATCGGCAGTGGTTTTAATCCTGCTGAAATGTGTAGAGATAATTTATATATAATGCCGAATAAAATGTTGTATCTTGAAGATGCTTTTGAAACATTAAGTATTTAAATTTTAGTATTTAGATTTTAGATGGTAGTATTAAAACGAGAGAAATTAAATGGTTAAATTAGTAAGTCCTAAGTTGGAGCAAAAACTTTTAAGAACAATATGTGATTCAAAAAAATATGGTTCTTATGTTTTAGCTTCAATAGATTCAGATTACTTTTATTATGGTCCTTGTCAAAAAGCATATAATCGTATAACTAAAATTTTGCAGAAGAAAAATTATATTGTTAGTTGGGATGAGTTATTAGAAGACCCTGTTTTAGAACAGCGTGATAGGGAAATACTTAGTGAAGTAAAGAAACCTAAAATAAAAGATAAATCTAAAATTGAAAGTTATATTAAAAAATTAGCTGAATATAGAAAATTAAGAGATGTTACTTTTATGGCTGATAGTATTATCAAGCAGGTTAGAAGTGATAAAGTAGATATTGATAATTTATTAGAAGAAGCAACTGAATCTTTATTGAAAGCAAAATCATCTTCTAGTATAGATGAAGCATTTACTCATATTGGTAAAAATGGTAATGCAGATGAAAAAATAAAAAAATTATTAAAGGGTGAATCTTTTAATTGTATTCCTACTGGATTTAAACAATTTGATAAAGTAAATAGAGGACTTATTGAACAAGGTTTAATCGTTGTTGCAGGTACAACAGGTGGTGGTAAATCTGCGTTAAGTCAACAGATGATGTTAAATATGTCAAAATGGGGTGCTAAATGTTGTTATGTTCCTCTTGAAATGTCAGATGATGAAATGCTTCAACGTATGTTAGCTAATTTAGCTAATGTTGAAATGGGAGATTTTTTACGAGCAGATGACTTTAGTAATAAGAAACAAGTAAAAATTTATAAAAAATATCTTAAGTATCAAAAGAAATTACAAAGGAAAAATGTAACTAGTAGTATTTTTGTACCACCTGAAGATATGTCAATAGAAGAAATTTTATTTCTCCTTAAGCCTATGAAATATAAAGTAATATTTATTGATTATATTGGATTATTAAAAGGTGTAGGTGGTGATGACCAATGGCAAAAATTAGGTGCAGCTGCAAGATTTGCAAAAATATTCGCAAAAAATAATAAATGTTGTGTTGTATTATGCGCTCAATTATCAGATGAGGGTGCAATTAAATATTCAAAAGCTGTTGAAGAGCACGCTAATACATCTTTTTATTGGGTGTATGATGAAACAGCAAAACAAACAGGTATTGTTGAAGTAACAATGAAAAAAGCTCGTAATCAAAAACCTATAACCTTTTATTTGAAGATGGATTTTGCTCATATGAAAGTTAAGGATATTAGTGCTGAAGAACGTGAAATGTTTATGGAGCAAGAAAAAAATGATTCAAAAGTTAAAGGGAAAAATGACGTGGATAAAGAATTATTTGATTTATAAACTCTATAAGTATATTAGTAATATTCAAAAATATTTATTTAAGAGTATAACTTTAGATATTGATAAAAAATTATATTTGTTAGAAGAAGAGGATTTGTCCCGATTAAATTTAGGAGGTTTAGTTAATCCCTTACATCAAGAACTTTCTGAATTATGTTATTATGTAAGGTTTAACTATAATTCAGAAATATCTTATAATTTATTAAATTCTATAAAAGAGGATATGAATGTTTTGGTGTGTGAAATTGGGATAGAGGATAGGTATTTTGATTTAGTAAAATTTTATGTAGAGTTTAATTTAATTAAATTAAAGGAAGTAGTAGAACAAAATGAAGATATCCTTTTACTATATACTTTATATAAAATAAAAAATGATAAGATTTTTATTGATAAAAAATATAATTAAGAGGGAATAAAATGACAGGGAATGTATTGGATAAAGAAGATATTTATATTACAAAATTAGCACATTATGTTGAGAATGAAAATAATTTAAAGTATGCGTATGATGACAGTGCTTGTTTTGATATTTGTGCCGCTATAAGTCAACCAAAATTGTTATATCCTGGAAATAGATTAGCTATACCAACGGGTTTAAAATTTGCACCTGTTAATAAGAAGTGTTGGTTAAAAATAAATGCACGTTCAGGTATGGCTCTTGAAAATGGTGTAATACCTATTGGTGGAATTATTGATACAAATTGGAGAGGAGAAGTAAAAGTAATATTGACAAATTTAAATCAGCAAGTTAAACGTTTTATTTCTTTAAATCAAGATTGTACTTTAGAATTAAGTGGTTGCGAAGCTGTAGTTGAATATAAAGGTAATAAAGGTACTAAATCTTATAATCTTAATGAATATTTTTTTAACAATACAGGTAAAGGTATTATAGTTAGGTATTCTGGGGCAGAAGATTTATTGCCCTATGGTAGTCTATGTAAAGTACAAAAAGGTACATTAAGGATTTATACTTATGCTTATATTATTAATCCAGGGGATAAAATTGCACAAGTAGAATTAAGTACTAATAATCAAGCTAATTTTATTGAAATATCTAAAGAAGAGTTTAGTAAGCTTTGTACTTCTAGAGGTGAAAATGGATTTGGTTCTTCAGGAAAGGCGTAACTATGTATGTGTTGTGGGATAATAGTGAGGGATATCCTGAAATTAAAGAAGTAGAAGTAGTACAAGAAAATTTACATACTATTAGAGTATTAGTAGATGGTAATGAGTACACTTATGACAAGAATAAAGTATTTAATACTAAGGAATCTATCGAAAAGTATTTTAATATTTTTACATTGGAAAAAGCTAAAAATAAAATTAATTTTTTAGAAAATAAAGTAGAATGTTTAAGTAAAGAATTAAAACAAAATAAAAAATATATAGAAAAATTTAATAAAGATATTAAAAATATAAAAGATGTTTTAAGTGTAGGTATTTCTCATAAGTTTTATAAAATATATGAAGGATTTATACATTTAAGAGATGCAGAATCTCCTGAAATCGGAGGAGATGAAATTTATTTGAAAAATGAAAAAGAATCTTTTTTCTTGGCAGAAAAAATATGTTCTGATATTGATACTTATGGAAATATAGTTTGCGTAAATTATTACATTACAGATAAAGATGTAAGTTATAATGAGGCAAAGTGTGAACATTTAGAACAGCTTTTTGGAAAGATTGAATGTGAATTTGAAGTTTTTTATTCTGATATTACAGGATATTTAGGTTGTGATCCTGAATTAAATATAGGTGGTCATAATCTTCGTGAGGAGTTGTGTTCAAAAGAAGGAAAGTATTTAAATCTTTATATAAAATTTATAGGAAGTAAATAAATGACTTTTTCTAAAACACGAAGATTTGTAAAAGATAAATATAATCCTAATATTGATTATACTATTAATGCATCTTCAAAAAATGTTAATAGGCGAAATATAACAGAAACAATAACTAATGCTGTAATTGATTATTATTGTCATAAAAGATGGGCTTGTCATAGAGAAATTGGTTTACTTAGATGGGGTAAATTACGAGTAGATGTATTTGCTTTTAATTTAGGTGGAGATTTTGTTGGTATAGAAGTTAAAAGTAGTAAAGCAGATTTTAATTCTGACCATAAAATGTCTAATTATTTGAAATATTTTGATAAATTTTATATTGCTTGTCCATTAGATATTAAAGATTATATACTTGAAAGGCTCCCTTCTGAAAAGATGGGAGTTTTTTGCCTTGGTACAGATGGTTATTTATGGTGTGTAAAACCTGCTAAAAATATGAAAGGTTTAAAGAATAAAAAAAGGCGTGAACTTTTATTAAGATTGGCTTTTCGTAGTTCTGAATATAGTCCTCGTACTAGAAAAAGAAGAACTCGTAGGTTTTATGATAAGTAATATTGTATAGGGAGAATATATAATGGTAGATAATATAAAAGAAATAACTGATTTAGATGTTTTAAAATATCAAAATGATTCAAACGATTTAAATGATTCAAATGAATTGGTTAGAGATGCAAAAGGAAAATTGTTTTTTAATGATTCCGATTTATTAGAATTAGATATTAAAAGTAGACAAATATTAAATAAAATGTCTACTAAAAGACAAAAGAAATTAGTTAATAAACAAGTAAAAGAAGAAGAAAAGTATAAAAAACAATGGTTTTTGGATAATGAATCTAACTTTGATAAAGAAAAAATTTTAGAAAAATGGGCTAAATTATCTGAGCAAGCTAGTAAAAAATTTATTAAGGCTACTGTTAAAAGTTTAGCTATAGCTAATGGTGTTCAAAAAGCAAATGAAACATTGTCCTACGGTTTAGATTTAGATGGTGTTTCAATAGAAGAGAATGAAGTTTCTAGTATTGCAGATAAATTTTATCATCTAGAAATATTTAAAATATTGTTAGATGAATCAAACTTTACACCGTCAATTAAAGCTTGTCTTATTGATAGATATTGTAGTACTTTATTTCCATATAAGGATAGTTTATCGTCAAATAGTTCTAAAACATCTAAAATTAGTGAAAATATTTATAAAGAACTATTAGAAATTGATAGAATGTCAGAAAATCTTAAAAATAAAAATCAGGGTGATAAGAAATAAGTAGGAGAAAATATAATGAAAAATAATTTAGAAGATTGGAGAATTATTTGTAAATGCCCTGAATCTAATGAAGATTTTACTCGTAATTTACAATTTTGGAATCCTGCAAAAACAAAGTGGTATTATTATAAAGAGGCATATTATTCTTTATTATATAATCAGATTTGTTGTATTTGGATTGAAAACGGTAGGTTTTATTTTAGGCATTATGACGTTACGCAAACTAGGGAATTTATTCCTATTTTTGATAAATTTGAAGATTTAAAATGTTATTATAAGAAATTATTAAATGTAAAATAAAGAGGTGTGATGTGTTTTATAGTAAACAAATATTGTTAGGGGGGGGTTTCTAGTACTTTTGACCCTGTTACATTTAATTCTGGTTCATCAAATGTATCCTGGCAAGTTCCTAAGGGTATAACAAAGATTCGTGTTGACTGTGTAGGAAGTCAAGGAGGAAATAACGGTGGAAAAGGTGGTAGGGTACAATGTATTTTAAAAGTAACACCCAATCAAATATTATATATTACAGTAGGTAGTATTCCTTCTTCTTACTGGGAAGCTAGTTATAATGCATCTGATATTCGTATAGGTGGTACTTCTTATAATAATAGAGTAGTTGTAGCTGGAGGTGGGGGTTCTACTTCTGGCAAAGGAAGAGCTGGTGGTGTTGGAGGAGGTACTACTGGTGGAACTGGGGCAAATGGTTATGGTGGTAATTCAGGAGGAAAAGGCGGTACACAAACTGCAGGTGGTGAAGGAGGAGCCGGTACACCAGTTTCTGTAGGGCATTATCATAATGGTAATCCTGGTTCACTTGGTTTAGGCGGAAATGGTAGTGTATGTGGCTATGAAGGAAATTCTGGTGCCGGTGGTGCTGGTTATTATGGTGGTGGTGCAGGTACAGGTGATTGGAATAAAAATGGTGCATATACTGCTGGAGGCGGTGGCGGCTCTTCTTATACGAACTCAACTTTATGTACAGAGGTAGTACATACTCAAGGTTATAGAGATGGAAATGGCTATATAATTATATCTATGGTATAGGTATTTGTATAAAATTTTTGAAAGGTTTTAATAGTGAAATATAATATGATTCATTGGGAGCCAGTAAGTAATTTGGATTCTAGTATTGATTTAAAAAATAAAATAAATAAAGAGTATGATACAACAGAAGATACATTGCACACAAACGATAGAAATATTAGAGCTTTATATCCAAATGAATCTGAACAACAAATAAAAAATAGAATTTTACGAAATTTAAGAGCTAATCCTGAATACAATAGATAAATTTAAATATGGATGGTTTATTATGAAAAAAGAGTGGAAAGAAGAAAATGATAGTATAGAGAATGGGGAACGGTCCTGTTTAAATTGTGCGTTATATAATAAATGTACTAATAAGTCTAAATCCTTTTCTTATATATGTCTTAAACATAAACCCAAAATAATATTAGATTTAGATGATTTTGAAAAACAAGTCGAAGAAGAAACATCATTTTCCTTTGATCCCACCAAAGAAGATGAATTTGATATTAAAGAATATATTGACAAAGTAGTAAATTCAGATGCTTCTTTACATATAGATGCAAAAATTGATACCTCTGATATTCCACAAGCTCCAAATTTTTATACTTTTTGTTTTGACCCACGTTATCTTAACATTAAACCTTATCCAAAACAATTAGAAGTTATGTGTGAATACTACAATGAAGTATGTTGGCATTGTTCTAATAAAGAATGGAAACATAATTTTCCATATAGGGCTAAACTAGATGATATTAAAGAAAATATTACATTTATGGAGTTTGGTGTATGTCCTAAGTGTGGTCGTAAAAAGTCAAAACGTATTAATAAAGGTATAGAACAACAATATAAACAATTTGTAGGATTAATCGGTCAACGTTGTGTAATAGGTTCAACTAAGCTTCAACTTTCACACAATAAATATATTACTTTTGAAGAATTATTTAAGTTACATTCTATTGTGGAAGGCTTTCAAGAATACAAAGGTCCAGATATTTTAGTTTATACAGGTTTAGATTTTAAACAAGTTACACCATCTAAATTTTATTATTCAAAAAATCAAGATGTTTATGAAATTAAAATAAATAAAAGATATACTTGTTTTCAAGATGAAACTATTGAATATAGTACATCTATAACAGGTACTTTAGAACATCCTGTATTGTGTGCCTATCTTGATGGAACTACAGGTTGGGTAAAAATAAAAGATTTATTAGACTATAGATATGGAATAAAAGGTATTGTTTCTATAGACTTTGATTTAGACGCAATTAAACATACTCAAATAATTAGTATTTGTCCTATTGAAGACATTACTTATAAAGGTAAACAAGATGTATTTGATATTGAAGTTCCAGAATATCATAGTTTTATTGCTAATAATTTAATAAACCATAACTCAGGTAAATCTTATATTTCTGTTGCTGCAAGTGCTTACTTTACTCATTGGGCATTAAAACAAAAGAGTTTACCTCTTTTATTCGGTCTTGCTCCTCACTCACAACTTCACTCTATATTTGTAGCAATGACATATAAACAAATTAAAGATTCAGTATATGATTCTTTATACTCATTATATACTAATGCACCCTGGTTTGTATCTATGCACGAATGTTTAGACTATTATGGAAGAAAATATGGTGAGCCATTATACGCAGTTAAAGATACTTTTTATAGATATAGAACGTGCAATTTAACAGGTTTTATAAGTACCCCAGATTATCGTACTTTGCGTGGTAAGACATCTGTAGGTGTTTCAGTATTTGATGAAGTTGGTCTTATGTCATCTTCTAGTGAAAATTCTATTAAAAATAACGTGGATCAAGTTCATAAATCTATTCTTAACTCTTATCGTACTACAAATAGTGCTATTGAAAGATTATATGAAGAAGGAAATAATAATGTATTAAACAATAGTTTTATGAACATATCTTCACCTTATTCAAAAAATGATAAGATTATGAGATTATATAATCAATCTCGTACTATTAAGTCTATGTATGGTGTACGCTATAAATCTTTTGAGTTTAACCCAGATTTTGATTATAAATCATTTGAAGATGAACGACAGGCTAATTATTCAGACTATTTGCGTGATATTGAGTGTATTCCTCCAACATCTAGTAATCCATATATTGATAACATAAATCATATTGCTACTTGTTTAGGTAATCAAACTAATGCTATTAAAATAACATCTAAACAATTTGAAACTAAAACAGGTAAAAATATGAGTACAGGAGAATTAAAATATAATTGGACAGATAAAAGTGTTCAAAAGATATTGGCTCTTGATGCCGGTCGTAATAACAACTCTTTTGCATTATCATTAGCTCATTTATCTGAAGATAATATACCTATTTATGACACGTTAGTAGAATTAATACCTGTAAAGGGTTGTCCTATCAATTTTACTCGTATGACAAAATCTGTTATATATAAAATAATAGAAGATTTTGGTGTTAAGATGGTTGTTGCTGACCGTTGGAATAGTGCTAAATTATTAGATGATATTGAAGAAACTTATGGCATTAAAGTAGAAAATTATAGTGTAAAATATTCTGATTTTTCATCTTTTAAAGAGGCTATATTAAACGAACAGATTAAATTTCCTAAGTGTGAAACACCACTTGATAAAATTGAAACAGATGTTGAAAATTATCCTTATTGTATGGAGAATAAACCTATAACACATTTTGCTTTTCAAATAGTTACTGTTCAAGATGATGGAAGTAAAAGTGTAGATAAAGGTGATGGATATACTGATGACCTTTTACGTTCCGCCGTTTTAGCCTATTCATACTTGACTGATAATGATTATAAAGAAATGTTTAGAGGTAGTCCTGATAAACATAGGGTTGGTGGTTTAGCTTCTTTAGCAGGTAAAGGTGGTGTTGTAAATAGTAATATCGGTGCAAGGCCAACTGGTTCTGCTAATAATTCAGGATTAGGTGCAGTACCAAGATAGTAGTTAAAATAGAAGAAAGGAAATAAAATGAAATTATATAGTAAAAACTTACTAGGGGGGGTAATAGTTTACCTTCGGATTTAGTTGACTATATTGTAGAATATAGTTCTGATAATACAAGTTGGTATAGAAAATGGAAAAGTGGTTGGATTGAACAAGGTGGCAGAGTTGAATCTAGGTCTGGTTATGGTTATCAATATGTTTCATTTGTAATACCTTTTTCTAGTACAAATTATACTATACAAGGTTCTATGATATTCACAACTTCTTCAACAGCAGGAGATTATAGATGTATAAGAAATTTAACAGCAGAAGGTTGTGATATGGCATATAATGGAAGTGCATTTTCTTGGTATGCTTGCGGATTTTAAAGTTTACCAGTAAGGTAATTATAATTTTAAGGAGATAATTATGACTTTATACAGCAAAAAAATGTTAGGTAGTATTAAATCAACTGTGAATATTGAACAGGTATATCCCGTAGGAAGTATTTATTTAAGTGTTACTGATACTTGTCCTATTCAAGATTTAATTGAAGGCTCTGTTTGGGAAAAAATAGCTAGTAATATTAGTATAGGACAAACTGCTCCAGTTATAGGGAATGGTATGGCTGTAGGTTTTACTAATGGAAGTTCTAATCGTGGTTTAGCTATGAATAATGGTTCTTTAGGTCAAAGTTCATTTTTCACTTCTTTATACGGTGCAGATGTAGGAACTAAGGCATCTTCTACTGATAATCCAAATGGTGCAGTAGGTGTAGTAACAGATGCTAGTAAATCAGGATTAGTTGCAAAATTATCTTATATAACAATAAATATTTTTAAGAGAACAAAATGATTGAAAGTTTACCTAAAATTATAGGAATTTGTGGTTTAATAGGTGCAGGAAAAGATACTGTTGCTTCTTTTATACAGGAAATTTTTCCTCAATATGAAAATGCGTTTTTTGCAGATAATTTAAAGAAATCAATTTGTGCAATGTACGGTTGGGATTATAATCGTATTAAGGGACTTACTCCGGAAGACCGTTATTGGCGTGAACAACCTGATGAATATTGGTCTAATAAATTAGGTTATGATGTTACTCCTAGGAATGTAATGCAAAAAATTGGACCTTTAATGCGTAATAATATAAATTCTGCGTTTTGGGTATATAGTTTAGAAAAAACAATGCCTAAATTTACATTATTAACAGATGTAAGATATGCAGAAGAAATTGATTTAGTTAGGCGATATAGTGGTATTATAATTGAAGTAGATAGAGGTGAAAAACCTTTTTGGTGGTCTAGAGCTATTGAGTATAATGAGGCTAAATTATATAATAGGTCTTTGCATTTTGATTTAGACTTACCTCAACGTAAAGCTTATCTTGATAATTTAGCTCACGAATCTGAATATAGTTGGGCAGGTATAAATAAACCAGATTATATTATAAATAATAATTCTACCTTAAATGATTTAAAACAAGAAGTGTACAATTTATGTAATAAATTAAAGGAAAAATATTGTGGATAATAAAACACGTCAAAGAATTAAAAAACAAGAAGAACGTGAACTTAGTAGATTGTTAAAACAAGCATCCATAAAACAATTTAAGTCTAATATTTATATTATGTATCCTATTAGAGATGTAGATGATGAAACAATAAAACAAATGTATAATCTAAAACCTTTGGGTACAAAAATTGTATATGATTATGACTTTAGACCTATTTATTGTAAACCAGAGAATGTTGTAAATGAAAATAACTGGGAATATGATATAAAAGTATATCAAAAATATAATAATATTAATAATCTTAAACCTAATATTCCTTGTGAAATTTTAAAGGAGAATAGTAATATGAAAACTATTGGAGAAAGACTTAAACTTTATCGTAAATATCATTTTTTAAGTCAAAGAGAAATGGCTAAAGAAATTAAAACTAGTGCTACTAAAATTAGTAATGTAGAAAATAATAAAGCTGAATTATCTGATAAATGCAAAGAGCTGTTTTTGAATTTAGAGAAGAAAGCTAAGTTTGCTGCTATAAAATGGGTATTTAAGAGTATTTATCGTTTTATTATTTCTTTACCTTTTAAGCTTATTAATATGGTTAAAAATTGGTTAATTTAATTGAAGGAATATGTTATGAAAATAACTTCTATATCGTGGTCTTATGAAAGAACTGTAAATTTAGGTAATTATAGTAGTGCTAAAGTAAGAGCTGAATATTCTGCAAATACAGATGACCACGAAAAAGATATGAAAAAATTAAAAAAACTTTGTAAAAAAGAAGTTGATAAAGAAGCTGAAAGACTAGTAGAAGAATTAGGTTCAGAATAATTATAAAAATTGTAAAATATTAAAATATAAAAAGATATAAAAATAATTAAAAGGAGATTTAATATGGAAATCATAGTAGATGGTCATAAGTTTTCTGATTCACAGTCAGATATTGTAGTTGGTTTTACTAAAAAAGAAATTGAAGAGCTTTCAAAAGATATTAAAACAAAAGTAGTTGTGTATAAATCTAAGAGTTTGAATAATTTTGGAAATGCTCGAGTTGAAGAAGATATTCAAGAGATGAATGAACTTATGGGATTAAAAGACCCAGATTAGGAAATTTGTTATGACATTTTTAAGTATATTTACCTTAATTTTTGGATTACTATTTATATATTTTAAATTTGCTATAGATTTTGCTAAAACTGAAAATCAAGATGATGTACCTTTAAATAAGTTTACTTATTATATTCCTCATTGGTTTACATTATTTTTCTATAAACATTTATTAGCTTTTAAAGATAATTCTAATTTTGAAGTTGTAAAATTTAATAATGAAAAAGTATATGTTTTTAGAAATCAAAATTTTTGGTTTAGGCTAAATACAAATCTGTGTAATGAAATAAATAAATTCAAAACAGTTGTAGGTAAAGATAATAAATTTGCCGATTTTTATTTTAATATTTGTGATATACAGCTTTTTTATAAAAATTTAGATGTAACAAGATTGATTCCTAACGGTTTATACGATTATATACCTACTCTTATTTGGTATTTGGTTTTTATAAAAATATTAATGCCAGAATTGCAAAATTGTTTGGATAAACGTATTATCGTAGACGGTGTAAGTATTTAAAGGTGTAGTTATGAGAGATTTTATAACGGAAGAATTATCAAAATTAGATACTATTTATGGTTATAAATCTCAAGATGGTAAAGGTTGGATTAAATGCCCATTTCATAAAAAGAATGGGCATTTAGAAAAAACTCCTAGTTTAATTATAAATTTAGAAGAAAGTTCACGTTATCCTATAGGAAGCTTTCATTGTTTTGCGTGTGGAGAATCAGGAAGTTGGAATGATTTAGCTAGTGTTTTAGGACTTCAACAAATTGATGAAGATGAAACTATAAGTATTGGACGATTAAATAATAAAGAAAGAGATGAATTATTTAAGGTTGAAGATGACAAGTTTGAAACAAATAGTGTAGATTGGGATGAAAATATAAAATGGAGAGGTATTAGTGGAAAACTTGTTAAAAAAGTAGGTGGACTTCTTACTGTTGATTCTTTTCTTAATGATACACAATTATTTTTACCTTGTTATATGAATAAAAAATATAAAGGTGGAATTAATTGTAAAATAGAAAGAAAAAAATGGCAAAAAGGTTATTTTAATACTCCGGGGGAGTGGGCTTCAAAAACGTTTTATCCCTATGATTATACTTGTAAAATGATAGATGCGTATGAGAAAAAAGGATGTAAACGTGTAGTATTTTTAGTAGAAGGTCCTCGTGATGCCTTAAATTTATTGCAATATGGTTTACCTGCATTGGCTATTTTAGGTACTCAAAACTGGTCGTCATATAAAAAAGATTTAGTACTAAATTTAGATTTAGATTTGGTAGTACTTGCTTTTGATAGTGATGAACCGGGTCAAAATGCAAAAGAACGTGTATTTAAAGACTTAAAGGGTTGTGTTGATATGAAAAAAATATCTTTTAAAGAAGGAAAAGACCCAGCAGACTTAAAAAGAAAACAATGTAATATATATAAAGAAAAATTAGGTCTTATTTGAACATTTAACCTAGGTATAAAATAAATGATAGATTTAAATGATGTACACTTTAAAAATTCTGATACTATAATAAAAGTAGTAGACGTAATTAATCCTCTTTATAGTGTAAGAACAGAAGAATGTCCTATAGGTACCTCAGTATGTTTAAAAAATATAAATGAGTTTGTAGGTAAAGTTTACTTTAAGCCTTTAAGAATACAGTTATTAGATGAACAGTTAGAATCTTGTAAAAAGTATGTAAACTATATAAAATCTTTGACTTATACTACTCCTTATAAATTTAATTGTTTTACAGATAAATATTATTTAATAGGTTGTATGTTTTTAGACATAGATACAATAATAGAGGGTAATAATATTTTTCATTTTATAGATTTATATTTTGATTTGCCGTGCAATAAGGATAAAACTAATTTATTTATCTAATATTAAAAATTTATTCTATAAAAAATTGTAAATATAAAATACGTTGGAAAATAATTTTATTATGTGATTGGTTTAACTAAGGAATTAAAATGCTTTTTTCGGAGAAGTTATTTATGGCTAATTTATATTTAAGGGGGGTTAAATTTTCCTGATTATTCTAAAATATCCCCCTTTATAGAAAATTCAACTACAGAAACATCTAAAACTGTTAGTGAAGATGGTTGGATATTTTGTTTTATGCAGTTAGATAATAACACAACAAGAACTGTAAAAATAGATGGTCAAGTAGTATGTCAGATAACTTCTGGAGCAGAATACTTAAATGGTAATGAAATGGGAGGAGGATATCCTGTTAAGAAGGGTATGGTTGTTTCTGCTACTAGAGTCACAGTAAAATTTTGTCCTTTCGCATAAATTTAAGCCGACATAGCTCAGTTGGTAGAGCTACTGATTTGTAATCAGTGGGTCGGGAGTTCGAGTCTCTCTGTCGGCACCACTTATGGGGGTCTGTAATAACTATCCTTAGGAATACTAGTTATACTTTGGACGTTAAACACGGGTTATAATGACACAGATATAGCCACCCCCACCAAAGGAGAGATGGTAGAGCGGTTTAATACAATAAGGTTTATATTGTGAAAAGGTATATGTGTATAAATAAAACCTTATTTTCGTGAGTTCGAATCTCACTCTCTCCGCCATTTATATTTAACGCGGGGTATTAGCAATGGTAGCTGGCGTGGCTCATAACCACGAGGTTGAAGGTTCAAGTCCTTCCCCCGCAACCAAAGGGTAGTACTATGTGAATTAAAATAAATGATGAAGAAATATTAGTTAATAATATTAAAGTATGTACACAAGAGTTTATGAGTAAAGATAGAACATATACTAGTAAACAATATATAATTTATAAAAAGGATAAATATAATGAAAAAGCTATCAATAAAAATAAAAGTTCCAAAACAAAGGGATTTTAATCATTATTCTTGTCAATTAAAGGGTATAATGAGAACAAAAATTATACCGAATAAAAAGAAGAAAAGTTGTAAATTTAATTTACGAAAAGAGTTGAGCTCTTATTTAAACTGTTTTTTACAGACGGCTTAAATAAAAGTTTAACGGGTAATTGAGGAGTCTGGTTACCTCGCCTGCTTTGGGAGCAGGAGAACTCGCAGGTTCGAATCCTGCTTACCCGACCAGTTTACTTATGACAGTTTATTGAGGTATAAAGGATAACAACCTTTCGTTTGCATAGACGTTTAACAGTATCCTTAATAGGAAGTGTTCGTTAGCCCCTAGAGAACGGTTATATCAATGTGCGTTCTGACAACATTAAGGAGGACCTTTTGTATGGTTGGTTCGGTCCTTAAACCTCTTATATGCAATAAACTGTCGCCTTATTGGGGAATCATCTAATGGTAGGATAGTTGGTTTTGAGCCAATTCATACAGGTTCGAGTCCTGTTTCCCCAGCCATAAAATTATTATGTTAGGCCGAAGAGCTTTGAAACTGGAGATTTACATAGTGAGTCGTATAGGGGATATAGTTCTTCTTGTGGAAACCATTGGAGAAAAAAGATTAGGAAAGTATTAATTTTCCTACTTCCATTGTTGTTTATCACTTTTTGTTCTCTTAAATCTTTTCCTGCTGTTGATTCAAATAAAACAACAATTAAAGGTTTGAGAGATACAAAGTATAAATCTAATTTAGAAGTTGATTTAATTTCTTACAATAAAAATGAAGAAATTAATGATAAATCTATTAGTACTAATTGGGTTAAATTGGAAGAGTTGGTTACAAACAAATGTAACAAACAAAAAACAATTAAAGCATTGGCTGATTTAGTTTTTGGAGAGGCTAATACTTTACCAGATGAACAAAAAATGGATGTAGTAAGATTCGTAGTATCCGAGGCTATTAGAAACAATCGCTCCATTTGTGAAGAAAAAATAGCGAAAGCAGGTAGTAAGCCTACAAGTGCATATAGGTATACTTCTGTTTATACTGTCGAATCGAAGAAACAAAAATGGCAGACTAGTTATAAGCGACAAGTCGAATGGGTTGAAAGTTTGTTTAATAAAAACATAGAGGTTGTTAAGTACGACCATTTCATCACGGTAGATTTAGCGAGGACTAAACCTCCTCGTTGGTTTAAGTATCACATTAAAGAATTTAATGTAACCGGCGCACACGTTTTTGTTTTGTTAGACTTTAGGGATAAACAATTAGAGGGGTATAATAAATTAATGAAAGAAATATGATATAAAATATATCATTAATCTATACTTTTTTGGGGTAGGGAGTTAATATCCCTACTCCTTTTATTTTTATATACTCTATCTTGATATTGAAAGGATAGTTATGTTAGATAGTTTTTTAGAAGAATTTATTGCAAAAAAATATTCAGACTTAAAAAATTATGAAATGAATTTAAGAAATGTTCAGCCTAAATATTGTAAGATAGTTCCTGAATTAAATTATGAAAAGTTTTTTATGGATGCAGCTTTTGAAATTGCAGAAGCTGGATTAGGTAATAAGTTGTATGGACCCTTTGGTGCTTGTGTAGTAAAAGATAATAAGATAATTAGTGCAGCGTGTAATGAAGTTCAACTTCAAAATGACCCATCTGCACACGCTGAATTATTAGCTATACGAAGAGCTTGTAAAAAGTTGAATACTTTTAATTTAAAGGGTTGTGAACTGTATGCAACAGGTGAACCTTGTCCTATGTGTTTAAGTTGTATTTTATGGGCAAATATTGAAAAAGTATATTTTGCAAATCCTGTAGATGATGCTAAAGTTGATTCAAATGGAAGAGATGTTGACTTTAAGGATGCAAGTATGTATAAGTTGTTGCAAGAAAGAGATTCAATGCAACCATCTGATAGATTTAGTAAATACATTATTGCAGATTCAGGTTTACCACTTAAATTAATTAAGTTAGATGTAGAGAATTCTGATAGACTTTATAAAAAGTATTCGGGGAAAATTTATTAATTTTTAAATAAGGAGTTCTATTATGATTCTTATTTTAATAGGTTATTTTATTAATATATTTTATTCAATAAATTTATTGCCTGATTTTATCTTAAATATTTATACATATTTAATTATTACAGAATTTTCAATAGATATTTTTATTCTTTATATCTTACTTAGTGCATTAATTAAAAAGATTATTAATAAGATTAAAGGTAAAAAAGAATATAAATATAGGAAAGTAAGTAAATGAATAAGGTTTATAAAACATCTAGGTCAGTAGGTAAAACACCAGAATCTGATGAATGTCTTACACCTAGATATGCAGTTAAACCTATAATAAAATATATACCTAAAAATAGTATAATATGGGCTCCTTTTGACTTAAAATCTAGTGCATTTGTACGAGTATTAAAACGTAAAGGATTTAAAGTAGTACATTCTCATATATCAGAAGGAAAAGATTTTTTTAAATATAAGCCAAAAAAATGGGATATGATTATATCAAATCCCCCCTGGTCTAAAAAAGATTCAATAATTGAAAGATGTTATAAATTAGGTAAACCTTGGTGTTTACTTTTACCTATAACTGTATTACAAGGTAGACGTACTTTATTATTTAAAAAATATGGTGCGGAAGCTATGGTATTTGATACTCGTATTCCTTTTTATACTAGAGGTAATTTAGATAAATTATCGAACAAAAACAGAGATGCAAGTATTTATCTTTGTCATAATTTTTTGCCTAAGTCGTTAATATTTAAACAATTAAAATTTAAACAGCAAAAATATTAAATTTATATTTTTAGAATTAGATATTAGGTATTAAAGGAGAAATTTAATGAAAGAAAAAATTTTAATTTTTGGTATTGCTAATGATATAGGGTTATCTTTTTCTAAATATTGTTTAGATAAGGAATATAGTGTATTTGGAATTGATAATTTATCTAAAAATGATATTATTAAAGTTGACCCTAGAGTAACTTTTTATAAAGTAGATATAACTTCAAATAAAGTACAGGATTATATAACAAAAATTAATCCTTCGATAATTTATATCTTTATAAATAGTGGTACAGATTTATCTAATCTTGTTAATTGTATAGGAGATATAAAAACAGTTTATGTATCTTCACAAGATGTATATCCACCTGTTGAATTTGTAAAAGAAGATGTAGTAAATTTTAAAACTAAGAATGGCAAAATACATAAAAAATTAGAAGATACTATTAAAAAACTTTCTAATTGGGTTATAATTAGGCCTTTAAATATAATAAGTATGACTCATTTTAAATCTACTTTTTTAGAGAATTGGTTTATACTTGCACAAAAAGGTAGTTCTAAAGTAAAAATTAGTAGCAATATTACTTGTATTACTCCTATAGAGTACTATAATAAAGCACTTTTTGATGTTTTAGATTATAATAATGAAATTATAAATATTTGTAATCCTATTTCTTATACTCAAGAACAAATTTTTGATATGTTTAATGAATTATCCGTTGCGTGGGGATTTAATAAATTAGAAAAAGAGGTAGTAAATACTCCATTGCTTTCCTATAATATTAGTAATTATACATCTAATAATGATTTAGAGGAAATAAATTTAAAACAGTATATTGAGAATTGGATTAAAAATCATAGTTATTAAGGCGTAATATGATGGATATAAATTTTAAAAGGAATTTACCAAAAAATACTACAGGTAATAGTAATGAGCCTCCTATTTGTACTACTATAAAGGTATTAGGTTCAAAGGTTGACATAACTAAATATCCTCCTATGGGAGATATATATATAATTTTTAGTAATATTACAGGTTTTAATAAATCTAATTTTATTCTTACTAATGGCTGTGAAGAGGCTATGGGAATAGTTTGTAGGGCAGTTAAACCAAAAATGATTAGTTTATCTACTCCTACTTGGGGTTTTATTGATGTATTGTCTAATCAATATGATATACTTTTAGATAAACATAATTTTGTATATGATTTAGATGAAGATATAATAGTATGTGATGATACAAATTTACCCCTTAAGGGTGATATGATTTATTGCAATCAAGAATATAATAACTGGTTTAAGACAAGAGATTATACTAATAATATAGTAGAATATGGTGAAACGATAGTAAATGATTTTACCTATTTAAATATATTTGAAGAATCTACTATAAATAAGATAAGAAAGGCTTTATCTAATAATCAAATTATTGTAGGTTCGTTATCTAAATTTTTTGGTGCAGGGATAAGATTAGGATTTATTATTGCTAATGATTATATGTTTAATAAATATAAATTTGAAATATTTAGACCAAATTTTTTAAATTCTTTAGTTTATCCTGTATTAAGATATTATAGTAAAAATACACCTAAAATAAAAAACAAGTATATGGATTTTTATTCTTATGAGAGTATTGTTACTAATCATTTTTCTTATATATCTACTTTATCAAAAAATATAATTTCTGATAAATATGTTAAACTAAAAATAAAAGAAAAGGGTAGTATAACTAACGAAGAAATTGTTGTAAATCGTTATAGTAAAGCATTAAAGTAAGATTAAAGTAGTATTAAAGTAGGATTAAAAGGAAAATTAAAAAGGAATATTAAAATGGATGAGTTAAAAGAAAAAGAAGTATTAGATAAATCAGTTGAACTTCAAACTCAAATAGAAAAAAATAAAGATATAATTGATAATTTAGAAATTGAAGCTCGTAAAAGACCTCCTGCTAAAGATGCTGAAAAAATACAAAAAGCTATACGTGAGCAACAAAATAAAATGGTTCAACCTCCAAAACTTATGTCTGAATATAATGAGGAAGAAATAAAAATATTATTAGATAAGTATAATAGAGCTTTTAATGGTGAAAAAGTAGATACTTGTTATTTTGAAAGTTTAATTCCGTTAGAAACTATTTTAAAGAGTAGTCAAAAACTTATTACTGTTGTAATTGACCACACTCTTCGTAAGGGTACAGTTGAAATTAAATTTAAAAATATAGATGAAGAAAGATTATTTTTAGTTTCACAAGGTATTATTAAATATATTTGTGATTCAACAGAGTTGATGTACTCTCACGTTTTAGCATTATCCGAAACACAAGGTATAAATACGGATAATATTTTTAAGGTTGAGTTGTATGCAACATCTTTTGTAAAAGCCTTATTTAATACCCTTCTTTTGTTGGATAATCGTGAATTTTATACACGAACTGCTGGATATAAAAAAATAAGAGATTTTATGTATCAGTTGGTTGATTTAGTTAGAGCTGTAAGAACAAATGAAAATGATGAAAAACAATTAAAAGAAATAAATGATTTTGTAGCTAAAGAATTATCTAAGTATTCTCAGGATGAATTAACTCCTGAAAAATTGACTGAAATAAAAGAAGTTGTATTTAAGAATAAACCTAATATTGAAATTAAAACATTGTTTAATAATATTCTTCATAACTGGAGTAGTACAACTCTTAAAACTAATCAAGAGTATAATAAGGAATTATTAGACGAAGCAAAATCAAAAGAATATAAGAAAATAGATAAAACATTCTAGTATTATATATTTAGAGTTAAACCGTTGATGTAGTTTTGAAAATATCTAGCTATGTCAACGGTTTATTTTTGTCTTTAAATACCTATTAATTAGGTAGTTTTATTGTATAATTGAATCGACTAATCCTCGATTCAATTCCGTAATTGAATAATTATAATATGTAATTGATGAAAATATATATTTTCATTATATAAAACCCGTGCGAATCCTGTTTTTTATAAAACTAATAGTAGCACATTTATATAAAGGAAACACAATGAAGAAAAAAACAATGAAAGCATTTGCTTCTACAAATTATCCTATTGTAGTTGCATATTCTAAGGACTTTAAGGACAATCAGAAATTAAAATTCTCTGTATATAAGTGTAATGAGTCCAATGCTACTGTAATTACAAATGACATTAGAAGTGCATTTAGTCCTATTTCTGGTAAATTGATGACTAAATTGTCTAATGATAAAGAATATATTACAGTTGCAGAGGCTAAAAAGTTACCAATTATTGCAAAGAGTGGTGATTTTTATATTGCTGTATCAGAAGATTTGAAAAATAGATTAGGTAAAACTATTTATTCTCCTATTTCTAGTGAAGAGTTGGAAGTTGAAGACGACTTTGAAGATGAAATGGAAGAGTCATCAGAAGATGATGATGTAATTGAGTTTGACGATATTATTGAAGAATCTGCTGATGATGAATCAGATAATGAAGACGATGAAGATATTGATATTGACATTGACGAGGATGTTGATGACGATTCCGATGAAGATGTTGATGTTGAAGAATCTGATAGTACTGACGTACAGCAGGAAGAAATCAATGAGTCTGATGATGAAAATTTAGAAGATGAATCTGATGACGTTGATGAAGTTGACGCAGAAGATGAAGCTCAGAAAACAGTTGATGAAATTGATGAAATAGTTGACAAAGAGCGTGAAAAAGAAGAAGACGTTGACATTGAAGAATCAGTAGATGAAAATACTACTGAAGATGACAAGGTTGATGAAAAAGCTTCTGTTAAATCTTCTAAGAAAAAAGTCAAAGCTTCTGAAGAAAAAGAATCTGAAAATCTGAATGTACAACAGCAGGAAATTAATGATAAACTGGATAGTGAAACAAATAAAGACCTGTCAAATCGTACATTAGATGAAGGTGAAGATGAGGCTGGTTCTACAATGCGTGTTGAATCGTCTAAAGAAGATGACGAAGATTCTCGTATTGATGATGAAAAAGAGAAAGCCAAAAAAGAAAAAGAAGATGAAGAGTCTGATAAAGACGATGTTAAAGAAAAATCTAAAAAACAACGTGAGGACTTGGAATCTGAAAAAGATGACTATAAAGAAGAATTAGAAGAGTCAAAATGTTCAAAAGCTTCTGATGAAGACGATGAAGATTTAGAGGTTGATATTGAAGAATCTGAAAATACAGATGTTCAACAAGATGAAATCAATGATGAAGAAAAAGACGGTGATTTAAAAGATTTTGTTGAAGAATCTGATGATGACGATGTTGAAGATATTGATGAAGATGAAATTGAAGATATCGTTGACATTGAAGAATCTTGCGGTGATGAAGATTTCAAAGAAGTAATTTTAAGTTCTGTAAAATCTAATCGTAAGATTTCATACAACTTCGCAAAAGCTTGTGGTAAACCTACAAGTATTGACATTGTTGAATCTGGTGATAAATCTTACTTAATGTTTGACGGTAAACCCGTTGCAACAATGTGTGAAGACTCTTGTTCAGATGAAGTCAAAGAATTGTATGGCAAACCGGAAGCATTATTGGCTGCAATTCGTGCCGCTATTGATGAAGATGGTTTAACCGATGAAGTAAATTCTAACTTTGGTATTAAACCGATTAAGTTGAATATTAAAGCTTCAAAAGTTATGCGTGCAAACTTAAAAGAAGGTTATAAGGCTATGGCAAGTAAGTTGTCAGAGTCTAAAAATAATTACACAGAAAGACTTACTCAATCTTTGAGTATTGCTTCTGTGGGCGTTAACAAAGGCTTGTTGAATACATCTAATGCGTTCAAACTTGCGTTTGTTAAACAACTTACTATGGCAGGTGTAATGGACGCCGAAGACGTAGTAAACGAAATCTTCGCCAAACACGGTGAAGAGTATTTGAAAGAAATTATTGAAAAAGCTAAAGAACTTGTTAATAGTGATGATGCTGAACGCAACGCAACTGCTAAACTTGTTACTACGGCTTCTTTCAATAAGTCAATTTCTGATAAAGTTAAAATGTCGCTGATTCATAAACCTGTAGAATCAAAAGAAGTTAATGCTTCTGTTAAAGAATCTACAAGTTTTTCAGGTATTTTTAACAATATTAGAAAATTTTAATAACCTAGTTAAATAATGAGTTATGGGTTAATGCTAAAATGTGTTAACCCATAAATTGTTTCACATTAAAAGGAGAAAAATATGCTTGAAACAAGTAGAACTCAATATCAGCTAACTACCAACTACTTAGTATCTGGCGATATCGGAGTTGACGGTATCATTGACGGTGCGGGTTTAGTTGCTGTGTTGGAAAATGGCGTTCAGAAAGTTAAAGTTCCTGCAACTGCCAGCAATGATGACGTTTTTAAAGGTATTGCGTTTTCACAGTACCGTGCTCAAACTACTACAAATAAAGTAGACTCTTTTGTAGTTCCTACTGGTGGTGGTTCGGCTACTTTGTCCGCTACTCCGATTGGTGGTGTTTCAAAAGTATTGGCTCGTGTTTATAACGCGGACGGTACAAGTACTGCAGCAGCTCCACAAGCAAAAGCTCCGTCGGCAGCTGGTCAGGTTCAGTTGGTAGGTGATGTTGTTACTTTTTATGCAGATGATGCTGGTAAAAAAGTTGAAATCACTTATTCATATAATATCTCTGTTGCAGAGTTGCAAGGTCTTCCGTTTATGGGTGACGGTGTTCCTGGTATTGCAGTTAGTGCTGCTACTGGTACTATTTCTGCTGGTTTGAAAGGTAACTTCTATACAGACCAGTATGACCCGAGTGTTGACTGGAATAGCGTAAAGAAAGAAATTAAAGTTGGTAACAACGGTATTTTCACTTTCGGTTCTAGTGCAGTTGGTGCTTCTGTAAACGGCAGTGTTTGCCACGTTCCAACAACTGATGTACCGTTCCTCGGTATTGATATTACTGTTGCTTAGTGTAAAGGAGAATTATAAATGGTAAACTTATTTTTACACCCGACAGAAGCTAAGTTGGCTGGTTCTAACCACAACCTTGTTGGTGCAAATGGTCAGATTAACGCTGCTACTACAAATGATTTGATTAAAGCGTTGCAGGCTTTAGCTGCTTCTGTTGAAAACAAAGAAATTAGTATGCAAACTGTTGAAGCTAGAGCTAAAGCCTCTGAAAATCGTCGCAAAGCTCTTGTTGAAGCTTTTGCTAATGACCAGAAATGGTCTGAACTTGGTGCTGAGCTTTCTAAAGCTTTGTACACTACTGCAAATCGTGAAGGCTTTATGCGTAAGTTGTTTAGCCGTCAGGATATTTCTCAGGGTAATATTCCGAGAATTCCTGTTAAGTTTAAAAACGTTATGGCTTATAAAGCTGCTGGTGCTGGTCAGATTATTCCTGAGAACGTTCGTGATAAGTACGTTATGCCGCCGGAGTTTTATATTGAAGCCAACTTGTGGATTGAAGAGCGTGAGCTTGCACAGGGTACTGGCGACCAGTTGGAAGATAAATTTTATGAAGCTCAGGAAAACATTCAGGTTGCTGAAGACCGTCATTGGAAGTATCTGTGCGACCATACTGTTGGTTTACAGAATGACTTGCAGATTCTTGGTGGTGGTTTAGACCCGGATTCACTTGCTCTTATGAAAGAACAGGTTGCTCGTTGGAATTTGCCTTGTTTGAACTTACTGTTCGCAACTGACGGTCTTAATGACTTGAACGGAACAGTATTTGGCTCTTGGTTTGACCCTGTATCTCAGTATGAAATTGTAATGTCTGGTACGTTGGGACGTTTGAGTGGTATGACTATCACGACTGACGCTTATCGTGAGCCTATGTTGAAGGTATTTGACCGTGGTGAGATGTACATTACTTCTTCTCCTGAGTTCCACGGTGGTTATACTGACCGTGGTCCGGTACAGTCAATCAACAAGGAAGCTTCCGGTGAAGGAATGGGTCCTGCTCGTGGTTGGTATGTATGGGAACTTATTTCTATGGTACTTCACAACGCAAGGTCTGTTGTAAAAGCTCAGAAAAACTAACAAACAACAAACTCGTAGTTGGAGAGTAAACTACTCCTGCTGGCGCTTCTTTAAGTTTTGATAAAATGGATACTGATATTGATAAAATACTTAAAAAACTAAAACCTTATTTTAATAAACCTTTTAATACTTTAATTGGAAATAATAGAAAAATTATAGATAAGAAGTTAGATAGTATTTTATTATCAGTATTTAAGGATAATAGAGGCTCTCAGTTTAAGTACTGGTATTATAATTATAAGAAACCTAATTTTTATAAAAGTATAAGTTGTGGAAATTGTGGTAAATTATGTTCTTGGGTAAATGGTAAATACAATAAGCATTGTTGTAGAAAATGTGCTTCATCATCAGAGGAGTTTAAAACAAAGTATAAAGAAACTTGGTATTCTAATTATGAAAAGAATATTAGTTTGTGTAAAGATACTTGGTTTGGAACTACTAAAAATAAAACCTCTATGAAAAAATTGTATAAAGTAGATAATATTATGAAAGTTTCTAAAGTAAAAAAGAAACGTAATAATTACTTTTTACAGAAATATGGAGTAGATAATATAACAAAGTCAAAGTACTTTAAAGATTTATGGAAGAACAAAAAATTTGTAGATAATGTTATAACAAAATCTATTAGTACTAAACGAGAGAATAATTCTTTTAATACTTCAAAATTAGAAGAAGAATGCTATAAATTACTTTGTAAATCTTTTGGTAAAAGAGGAGTAAAACGTCAGTATCGTTCAAAAGAGTATCCATTTAATTGTGATTTTTATATTCCTAAATTTGATACATATATTGAGTATAATGGAAGTTGGACTCACGGTCCTGAACCATATAATAAAAGGAAAAAATTACATAAAGAAATACTTAAGGAATGGATTAATAAGTCTAAAAAATCAAAGTATTATAAAATAGCTATTGATGTTTGGACTTGTAATGATGTTGAAAAAAGAAAGATTGCAAAGAAAAATAACATAAACTTAGTTGAATTTTGGAATATTGAAAAGCTAAAAGAGTATCTTTCAAAATTTAAAGAAGCGTCAGCAAAACGAGTTAGCAGAGGAGTATTATAATGAAAAAATATTACAGTACCTCAGGCGATTTGTTAGTTACAGCTCGTAAATGTATGCGCCAGGGTGACAAACAAACCGCCCTGGTGTGTGCAGAGCTAGCTTTACAACTTGACGATATGGATTCATTAGCTAAAGGTATAGCTGCTATGAACAACTTTGGTATTAAAGCTTTAAAAACTAAGGCTTCTAATAACAAAGATGATATAGAAGATGATGAAATATTAGAAGACGAATTTAAAGAGATTGAAGAATCTAACGAAGATACTACTGATGTAGATTACTTTAATGTTGATGATTCAGACAGTGATTTGGACCTTGACATTGAAGAATCCGATGAAGAGCTCGATGAAGAAGAACTTGATTTGGAAGAATCTTCTGATGAAATTGAAATTGATGATTTAAACGAAATTGAAGAATCTACTGATGATTTTGATATTGAGGAATCCGATGAAGATGATTTAGAAGATGATGAAATTGAAAACGACACAGAATCTGATGAAGAAACAGATGTATTGGAAGACATTGAGGAATCCAATGACGATGTTGAAGTAGATACTGATGAAGTTAGAAGAGTAGTTTCCAATTTAAGAAAATCTCTTGGTATTAAGAAACCTGTTAGTTCTTCTAAGATTTCTAACGTTGGTAGTATGAGTTGTTTAGACAAACTTCGTGCCTTGGCTTCTAAAGCAGCAAAACCTTCTTGCAAAGTTAAGAAGGTAAAGTACTAAATCCTATAAGAAAGCTAAGTCAAAGCTAAGAGATATTGGTAAAAACTGGCTACTAATAAGGTTTAAGTTCTTACTATATACGGGTTAAATACTCTGTATAACTTTAGGGGTCTTAAGTATATGTAACAATGTACTTTTGACCCCTATTTTTATTTATAAACTAGGCAGAATAGGTGTTATAATGGCAGAATTAACAAAAAAGGATTCTAAAATATTAGAACAATCTATTGAACAAATGAAAAATGTTTTAAAGATTGTTACTGATAACCCAAATCTGCATATTGTAGGTATTACTTCAGAACAATATGATAGAGCTTTGGGATTAGAAACCCAAACTAGTCAAATATATCCATATATGACTGTTCTTCCTGCCGATATTGATAATGATAACGACTCTTATAATAAGTTTATTTTAAGACTTAGAGGTCCTCAAATTAAACAAGTTAAGGGTTACAGATTTGTATCACATTTAGTTCCAATAAATTTTGGGTTGAATATTAGTTATTTTACTCAAGATACAAAAGATCTTTTGAATTTTATTCAACGGTGGAAATACAATTATAGAGAATCAACATTTGTTCTTAAATCTAAAAATAATGAATTTAGTATTAGAATTCGTGTTGTACTAGAACCACAACTGAGTTTTCCTCAAAAAAACTTAGATAGTGGTGAGTGTTATAAATTAGATGCAAGGTTAACTTTACATACATACGCAGGTTATATTACAAAACATAAACTTGTAGATAAAGCTGAAATTATTGCTCATATAGTACGTTCTGGTAAAACACCAAAAAAAGAAGAATTAGATAAATTGGAAGAAACAGAAATTGAAATGAATTTCTCTATTGTTGATGAAAGTGAAATACCAGAGGAAGAAAAAGAAAAAGTGGATATTGATGTGATTCCAGAGAAGGAGTAAAATATGTTAAAAAGAGCTGTTACATTATTAGTTCAGACAGTTGTATCAGGCTTTAAACGAAGAGTAACTGCTAATGATTTTTCTGTTGTTACTGAAGTTGATAACTTAGTTCAACAAGAAATACAGTTAGATGTAGAAGCTTATACACAGTTCTGCACTTCAAAATTTATACAGATACGTAGTTCAAAACCTATAAATATAGTAATGGATAATTATACTTTATCAACCAGATATTTTGCTAGTATATTAAACTCTAATATATCTTTCACTATTAGTAATCCTAATAATGAAGCTATTACAGTTGATATAGTTAGAGGTTAGTAAGAATCTATTTGTGAAAAACCATAGCATTAAGGGAGTTATACATAATGAAATATGTAATTAATGTGTCAAATACTTCCAAAGACTTATATTCTAGAGATGGAGATTCGGTTACAATTCAACCGGGAACCACTTTAGTAGATGATAAGTTTACGGTAAATTTGCCACCCCAAGTTCTATTGAAAGGAGATAAATAATGTCGTTTGAATTAAGTGCCGGCGTTTATCCTTTTGAGATAGATAAAAGTGCATTTATTCGTTCTACTGCATCTTCAATTTGTGCAGTAGTTGCTGGTTTAACTAGAGGTCCTATGGGACTTACATTGGTTACTAGTGTTGAAGAATATTTGCAAAAATTTGGTAATGATACACCAGCTAGTTGGTCTAAAGCCCCTTATGCTATTAAGGCAGCTTTACTTCAAACTCCTGCGTTGTATGTAAACCGTGTCGTAAATGGAGCTCTTTATGCAGGTACAAGTTACTTGAATAATGGCTCAAGTACAATTAGTGCACCTTTTCCAACAGGTACTTTATTAAACTACGAAAGTGGTTCTAGAGATATTCAGTTGTTGACTATTAGTGATAGACTTGTTTCAGAGAACAAGATTAGTGTTGACGTAGTTGACGGAGAAGGGGACACTACTGTAATTGAACAGACTTTTAATAATTCTTCTAATGAAACACTCGCTTCTTTAGCTCAAAAGATTCAACTTCATTTGAATACTTTGGGTGATGGTGGTAGTGCTGAAGTAGTTAAAGTTTGGTCTTCATCCAATCGTTTTCAACAGTCTTCAATAACCTTTAATGAAGAAATTACCAACACTAATGCTTCACAAATTGTTATCAATATTAAAAATTTAGATAATGAAGTAGAAACTATTACTCAAAATTTTGAAACAGATAACAATGCAACTTTGCAAGGTATTGTTAATCAAATTAATACTGCAGGTAAATATAGTGCAGTATTAAAAGCGGCTGATGAAAATAATCTTAATCATACTATTTTGATTAATGCTCTGGAGGCTGGTCCTAATCAGTTTACTGTTGAGTTAACTGTTACAGGTGATGATTCATTAACTTATGAAATAGCTGTTACTAAGGAAGGTCACGGCGTATATGATGATAGAACAATTCAACTTGTTATGCCATCAAATAGTCAAGCCACTTTAGCTAATCCTGATATTTCAGGTGGTTCAAGTCAGGCTACTGCAACAGTTGAAAGCAATGTTAAATTGTTTGATGTATTTGCAGAAAATCCTGGTGTATGGGCAAATTCAATAGGTGTTAAAGTATCTAATATTGATTATGGTACAGCTTCTCGTTTTCAGTTGACTTTTACAGACGCAATGGTTAAAGACAATGTGTTTAGTATGGATATTAACTGGAAAGATGAAACATATCCTGTAGTGGTTGATTTTGTTGACAATTCAGATGCTTCTTTACAAAAGATTGCAGAAAGTATTACGTCAATATTATCACCTTTAGGTCAGTTTGGTCAAGCATTTGTTGAAACAGTTCCTGGTGGACGTGATAACGATAGAAAAATTACTATTGTTTCGCCTGATTCTTCTGAAGATATTTATATCGAGAGTGCTGTAGTAACTGAGGGTGTAAGTCAACCGGAAGTTATGGTAAGTCAGATTTTGACTTCAATTCCTTCAGATAATACATTCAAAATTGGAGTATATGACCGTTCAAATACTAATTCTCCATTAGAAGAATTTACTGTATCATTAAATCATCAGGTTGATGGAAATGGTAATCAGCAATATATTGAAGATGTAATTAATAGTGGTTCTAGTCCTTCAAACTACATTAGAGTTAAATATAATGTACTTGCTTCTGCAGGATTAAAAAATGCGGATTCAAATATTATATGGCTTAATGGTGGTTTTGACGGAGCTCAACCCACTAACGCACAAATTGCTGCCGCTTGGGATGATTTTGCAGATCCAGAACAAGTAACAATTCGTCTTTTAATTAATGCGGGTTATACTAACGTAGCTGTTCAACAGAAGATGGTATCAATTGCTGAAAGTCGTAAAGACTGTTTTGCAATTTTAGATATGCCTTCCGACCAACAGACTGCGGAAGCAGCTGTCAACTATCGTAAGTTTGTGTTGAATATTAACAGTTCTTATGGTGCTATTTATACACCAGATTTGTTAATAACAGATGACCAAACGGGTGAACAATTATATGTTAACCCATCAGGATATGTTGCAGGTCAGTATTGTTATACTGATAAAAATTATGCAAGTTGGTGGGCACCAGCAGGTTTGAACAGAGGTATTATACCGAATGTTCAAGGCGTTAGAGTTAAATATAGTGAAGGTCATCGTGATTTACTTGCTCCAAATCAAGTAAACTATATTCGTGAAATGCCAGGTAAAGGTTATCCGATTTGGGAAGAATATACTTTACAACCTAAGGCTAGTGCTTTACAGGATGTTCACGTTAGACGTTTATTGATTACTATTGAAGTATCAATTACGGATTTCCTTGAATATAATATATTTGACCCAAATGACGCTATTATGCGTTCAGGCATTAAGTTGAGTATTGAAGAGTATTTACAAACTGTTCAAACTGGCCGAGGTTTACAAGTAATCGAAGGTCAAAATGGATATGCTGTACAATGCGATGACAATAACAATCCTGCATATTTAATTGATAGGGGTATTTGCGTAGTAGACGTTTATATTAAACCAATTAGAGTTGCAAGATTTATTAAACTTAATGTAATTTTAACCAAGTCAAGCGCTGATTTCTCAGAGCTTATGGCTGCTGCTTAAGGAGATTATAGTTATGGCTGAAAGATTAAACTATACTATACAAACTTTAGGTGCACTGGACGATGGTTTATCTACTGATGCTTACTTAATTGAGTTTGCAAAAGTTCCTGGAGGTGGTGGAACTAGTTATGATATGGCGGTACGTTGTACAAATGTACCTATTCCTGAAACTACTAGTGAACCAATAGAAGCAGAAATTCACGGTTTTAAAGTTTTGTGGCGTGGTCGTAGACGTTTTGGCTCTAATGACTGGGCACCACAATTTATTGAAACCAAAAACGGTGTTATTTCTACTGCAATTAGAAGTTGGATTGAATATTGTGCAGGTACTGATAGTGGTAATTCTGCAGGATATAAAGCTGACTATTCTACAATGGCTGATGTTACAATCTTTGATACTACAGGTAAAGAGGCATTGAAATATAGATTTTTCAATGTTTGGGCTCGTGGTTTAGATGAACAAGCTAATGATAGTGCTTCTAATGAGGTTATGAGATATACTGCTCATTTTGCTTATGACTATTTTACACAGATAGGAACTAATGCAGTAGCTACAAGATAGTAGAGTTCCCTCGTATGAGGGGTTAAGGGGTGAAACAACTAAGGTGCAACCAAACGAAAAGCTGACACTTAGTAATTTGGTGTCGTTTTAATTTTAGGAGAGAACTTGCAATGGCAGAAACTTTCAAATATAAAGACGTACAAGCATTAAACGCTCCTGCGTTATCGTGGAGGTATGTTGTTTCACTTCCTTATCTTGTAGATACAAACCCTATTGCATTAAATAACAACTATTTATCTAGTACATTAAATCCAAGTAGTATAGGTGATATTATTACAAGTGCAACTAGTCTTGTTTCAGACGTTCAAAATTTTATACCGTCAAAACCAGTAGATGTTTTTATTACAGGTATTGATTTACCTCAAATAGGTATATCTTCAACAAGTAGGTATTATTCCGGTCGTTCAATAAATTTTCCTGGTAGATTAAGTGTAGAAAATTTTAATATGTCTTTTTATGAAGATGAAAATTATACTGTAACAAAATATTTACAGACTTGGATGAATAATGTTTGTAATTCAATGGGAAATTATGGTATTCCTGATGGATTATTAGGATATAAAAAACGGTTAATAGTATCTGCATTTGATACTACAGGTAAAGAAACAGGTACTTGGGAATTACGAGGAGTATATCCTGAAAAACCGTCGGGCTATGAATATAGTTCAGAAAATAATGATAGGCTTAAAGTAGGATGTAGTTTTAGCTGTGATTATGTTTCCTTTTTGGGCAAATTAGGCTCATTATTCTCTAGTATACCCGGTATATAAATAATTTAGTAATATAAAATTTTATGGGGGACAGAGGTAGCTCCTTTGTTATATAACTCGTATTTATATAACTTACCCCTCCTTTTATTTTAAATTCATACGAGGAATATAAAATGAAAAAATTAATTAAAGATTTTAAGCCCTTTCTACATATAAAAGAGCATATAGGTAATAAATTAAAATTTAAAGAATTAAGGACACTATTAAGAAAATATAGTATGTCTGAAAAGGATTTTATATTTTTACGAAAGAATATAAATAATAAACATAAGTTAGCTAATTATTTCTTATGTCCTACTTGTGGTAAATTAAAACCTTATTTTCATAGAATACAATATTGTAGCCCTAAATGTGCTGCAAATAATGAGAATACAAAAAATAAAAGAATAAAAACAGTTAAAAAGAAATATGGTGTTTCTCATATAATGAAGTTGGAAATAAACAAAGAATTAATAAGAAAAAGTAAAACAGAAGAAGTTAAAAAACGTGCGTTGATAAAAAGTAAACGTACTGTGCTAAAACATTACGGAGTGGATAATCCTTCAAAAAGTGATATAATAAAGAAAAAGAAAATAGAAACTTGTCGTAAAAATAATGGCGTTGATTATTATAGTCAAACTAAAAAAGCAAAAAAATCTTTAAGTAATAGGTGTTTAAGTAATACAGAAGAATTTATTAGTAAAGCCCGTAAAGTACACGGGAATAATTATGATTATTCTAAGGTTAAATATAAAGGAAGTCAAACAAATGTTAAGATAATTTGTCCTATTCACGGAGAATTTATGCAAAGACCTAATAATCATTTATCTGGTAGAGGTTGTTCCTATTGTAATAAAAAATATTCTAGTATAGAAAAAGAATGTTTACAAACATTAGAAAAAGCAGCAAGGATTAAATTAAGTATTACAAAAAATAATTTAGGTATTCATATACCCGAAACTAACTATTACGTGGATGGTTATAATAAAAGGTTAAAACTTATTGTTGAATTTAATGGTGATATTTGGCACGGTAACCCTAAATTATATAAATCTACGGATATTAATCCTGTTACAAAATGTACTTATGGAAGTTTATTAAAGGCTACTAAAAGAAAAGAAAGAATATTGAAAAATAAAGGATATAAAGTTTTTTCAATATGGCAAAATGATTGGCAAAATAATAAAAAAGAGGTAATAAATAATTTTGTTAATTTTTTCTAGTATACCTGGAATTTAAATTAAAAGAAAGGCGAAAAAATGGTTATTAAAATTGACTCCGATTTATCTGATAATATCGGTATTAAAGATATTAATCAATTACAGTTTGAAGAAACAGAAGAAAGTAAAAGACCTTCTATTATTCAAAAAAATATTCAAGATACAAAAGAAATAGTAGATACCCCAATAAAAATTAATAATTTTGAAGATGTAGAAAAATTTAAAGAAAGTTATGCTTCTGCAACTCCTACTCAAGCTTCAACTAAATCCGTTTTTAATGAAAAAGAAGAAGATATTATAGAAACTTCAAATGAAGTAGAAAATAAAGATATAAAAAATCCTTATATAATTCCTACGTATAGTTTTGAAAAAAGATGTAATATAACTATTGATGATAAGTGGGAAACAGTAGAATTTCCTTCTAATGGATTGTATTACAATAAAAATTTAAAAGTAAGACCATTAAAAGTTAGACAAGCTGCACAAATTTCAAATGCAGTAAGTTCAGGTAGCTTTAGTGCATTTTTAGATGTACTAGATAATAATATTGATATTCCTATTCGTATTTTAACACAACCAGATTTTGGGTTTTTATTGCGGTGGTTAAAATTTAAAAGTTACCCTAAAACTCCTGTTACTTTTACCTGGTGGTCTAAATACGAAAATAAGAATGTTACAACTATTACAGAAACAGCTTTAGAGTTTATACGTTGTGATGCTTTAGAAAAACATCCTGATAAAGTAGAAGAATTTAAAAAATTAAAAATGACTTATCCTAGAGTAGCAGATTTAGAATTTGAATCCGTTGCAAAATTATCTGATGAAGATAAGTGGTTATTTCAATATGCACAATATTTTGAAGGTAATACGTGGGAAGAAAAATTAGACAATTTAGACGAAGTAACAGATTTTAATGCACAAATAAACAACTTAAAAGATATTCTACATCACGGATGTAATGAATATGTTTATGTAAAGGATACACACTTTAACGCTTCTGATTATATTTCATCATTAGAATCAAAATTAGAAGTAATAAGAAATTATAATGAAGATTTACAAAAAAGAATATCCACAAATTCAAATTCTATCGGATTACAATCTGAACTAGAAGCTTCTTATGAAATAATAGGTGCATTAACGGCAGAATTAAATGAACTCAAATCAAAACCTATAGAAAGTATTGTAGCGGAGGAAGAAGAAAAACTGCTCCCCTTTCGTCCCTATGTCTTACTTCCCGATGTACAGTTGGAGTCATATTCAGAGTAGGGTTGAAATACTTGCGTTGTATGGTAATGGTAGTTTTGTAGATTTAGATACAGATTGTTTAGTATTTTTAGATTTATCAGATAAAATATCTAAACGAATTGAAAAAGGAGAAATACCTTGGGTATATTTACATAATGATATAATTACTCTTACAAATACAATGATTAATATTATGAATAATTTTATACAAGCATTTAATAATATGAGATAATATAAGATAATATAGTGAGGTAAATATGTCTATACAAGATATTATTAAAAGAGCTCAAAAAAAGCTCAAAGATAATAGTATAGATGACCAAGACTATACTATTTATGACGCTCGTGTTGTTGAAATATATGATGCTATAAAAGAAGGAACTTATAAAGGTCCTACGGTTGGTTCTATTGATACTAAAATGTTGGTTATTCATAGAACCAACCTTCAATGTATGATTTCACAAGATTTTGATACTGAAAATAAAGCAGAAAATTTAATTTCAAAAGGTATTAAAAGTGGAATTAAAAAAATATTATTTGGTTTATTTAGAGGTTTATTTAAAGTAGCTAAATTTGTACCTAAAATAATAAAAACATTATTATCTCCTGCTAAATACATAACAAAAGCTCTTAAGTATTTGATAGATGGTTTAGGTAAAATAATTTCTAATTTATTTAGAAAAGCTGGTGAAATATTAAAAGCTATAGGAAAGGGGGCATCAAAAGTTTGGAATTTTAGTGCAAATTTACTTAAAAGGGGAACAAATTTAGTAAAAAATACTGCTTCAAAAGTAGGAAATAAAATAGTAAAATGGGGAAATAAATTAGCAAAAGGTGGAAAAACTATAGCTAATGCGGTTAGTAAAACAATATCTAAAGCTAATAAAGTTGTAAAGCCCCTTACTAATGTTGTAAAAACATCGGCTAAAATAGCTACTGCTCCGGTAAAATTAGCAGGTAAAGCTACTGCTATTGCTGCACCAATTATTTCATTAGCAGAAACAGCAAGTGTAGTTAGTGATTTTAAAAATAAAGGTATTAATAATACTTTAGATAGTTATGAAAAAGATTTAGAAAAAGATAAGTTAGAATACTTAAATCTTAGTAAAGTAAGTGCTGTTTATGGTGGTAAATTAGGGGATAAAATAGGCGATGTTTTTATGAAACATCAAAAAGCTAAATGGGCCAAAATTAAATCAAAACAGACAGATTATGGTGCATTTATAAAAGAAGAAGATGTACCTAAAGCTCTTGCCGATATTCAGAAAAAAGAATTTGGAGATAAGTGGTTTGAAGCATATCATTTAGGTATGTGGGCTAAATATAGTGAAGAGGGTCGAGCAAAAGCCGAAGAAACTTTTGAATATCTTGATACCTTACGACTTTCAAATAAAAGAAATACTTCTGAAGTATCTTCAGAAGATATTAAAAACTTAAAACAATTAGATTCAAAATTTAATTCTCCCATTGAAGATATAAAAATAAAAAATCTAGAAAATAAAAGTATTACTAAAAAAACTAATAATTTAGATAAAATTAAAATAAAACCCGAAAAAAACTTTACTCCAATAAATGTTGTAAGTATTCCTAAAAGTAATATGTCAAGAAATCTTACTGTATTAAATACAGGTTATAGAGTATAAAGGAAATATGTTATGGTAGATAAGAGAAATGAGTATTTTGATACTTCAAATTATTTCCAGCAGTTAAAAATTATGAGACAAAATACTTATAAAATTGCTGGTATTCCAAACCCTTTAACTCAACAGCAGATTAAAAATTTAAGTCATAAATCAAAAGAATATATTCAAAATTTAATCCTTGAAACACAATCTGTAATTGTGTTTCTTGAAGATTTAATGGCTAATCTTGATGACCAATCTACTCAATGGAATATGTACAATCAGTTGGTAGGTAAATTTGAAAAACAAGAAAAAGATTTACGTTCAGAGATTGGTAAAAATAGAGCAAAAAAATTATTAAGAGACCAGTTAAAACGAGAAATAGAAACTCTCAGAAAATACGGTGATACTGAAAAAGATGCTAATCTTATAAAGTATATGAAAAATGAATTAAAAAGAGTTTCTAAAGATGTAAGGGGTAGTGATTGGAATTCAATCGCAGAACAGTTAAAAGATAGATGGAGTCCTTTTCGTTCAAAAACTTGGAAAAATATTAAATTAGCAGGAAAGTTTATTGGAAATAGTGATTTTAGAAAGTTTGCTATTAAAAGGAAGGCTTCTACTGTTGCTAAAAATTTAGTAGGTAAAGTTTTATTAGGGGGAAAAAGATTTGACCCTGAAGATGATGTATTGACTGCATATCAACAGTTTGCTGCGTTGAAAGAAAATGAAGCTTCTCAAGTTGAATCTATTCGTACAAAAAATAAAGCCTATTATGAAACGGATAGTTCTCCTTTAGATGAAATAAATGGTAAAAAAACACCTAATACTAGTATAAAACAAAGAGAAGAAAAAGCTCGTAACAATTTAAGACAAATGCAAGTAGATAATGTTAAAAGCAGTAAAGAAATACTTACTGAAGCTGATTCAAATTTAGCATCTAGTTTAGGTAAACATTTAAAGAAAAATGATGGAAGTTTAAAAACTTTATTAAAATGGTTAGCTGCAGGTGGTTTAGTCGCTGCTGGTATATGGGCAGGTACTGAAGTATATAAAGGTTGGGATAAATTATCAGCATCAATATCTAATATATACAATAATATAAAAGGTTGGTGGAATGATGTTAAAATAGGTATTAATAATATTTTATCTAGTGTAGGTATTGACTTTAGATTAGACACTGAAGATCCAGAAAAATTTAAAAATACTTATAAAAATCCTAATACTGCAACAGGTTCATTTTTAGGGGATTATTATACTGGTATGAATAATAAATCATATCCTAAAAGTGAAAGTAAAATGTGGGATATTACGTCTACAGATGCACACTCTCTTGGTCAGCTTAGTAGTAAGTATGAAGGAAATGCTGGTACTGTATCTTCTGGTAAGGGTGATAAAGGTGGTGTTAGTTTTGGTAAATATCAATTTGCTTCAAAAGTTGGTGGGTTATACTCTTTTATGGAAGAGTTGAAACAGACTAATCCTGATTTATATGCACAACTAACAGCCAATGGTGCGGAATACTATAAAGATAAAGATGCTAATATTCAATTTCAAGAAAATTGGAAAAGATTAGCAGCATCTAATCCAGAATTTGAAAAAGCTCAAGATGAAGTAGCAAAGAAAAAATGGTATGATCCTCAGGCTAAAAAATTTAAAGAAATGACAGGTATTGACCCTAATTCAAATAAAGCTATTGCCAATGCTTTATGGAGTGCTTCAATACAACATAGTGGTAGTGGAGTAAGTAAAATACTTGAAAACTCCGGTATTAAAGAGGGTATGTCTGAAGAAGAAATACTTAGTAGATTATATGATTCAAGAAGTGAATATGTTAAAAATTTAAATTTAGACCCACATTGGAAAGAGGGTATATTAAATAGGTATGTTCAAGAACATTCCGATGCTCAAGAAATGAATAGGCAAATAAAATTAGGAAGTACTATTAAAGATGTTCCTACAGAAACTAAAAAAGATTTGTCTACAATGTCAGATGATGAGTATTTTAAAGAGGCTATAAGACAACGTGAAGCTATAGCTAATAAAAAAGCAGAACAACTTATGGCACGAGTTAATGATAAAAAAACTAAAGAGAAATTAGCAAGAGGAGAAAAAGTAGAATATACTCCTTCTGGAGTAACAACAGGTGTTGATTTTTCTGATGTTACAGATGAAGTAAGTGATGTTGTACCTATTACTTCAAATCCTCCTTCTAATACTTTAAGTAAAGTAGATGCACAACCTTCTAAAATGAGTAGTAAAACTTCTAAAAGTTCATCTAGTAGTTCTTCAACTAAACCTAAGTTAGATAATAACCCTATTCCTATAGTATTAACTGGAGGCGGTGGTATGCTTAATGTATTAGGCATAAATGCTTAGTTTAAAAAATAAAGGAGATTATATATGTGGGGTGATGTAGTAATAAATAATCAAACTAATGATGATTATAAAATTAAAATTATTATAGATGGTCAAGCTGAAAGCCCAATATCTTGTTATTTACCAGAACAAGTAAATATGAGTTCGGAATCAAGTTGGTCTCCTTTTATGGATTCATTATTACCAGGTGGTTCACAAGCTGTTACTACTGCAGGTAAAACATTGGGATATCAATTAAATCCTTTAATTTCAAAGATTTCTGCCTGGGAAGGGAACAAACCTCTTGAATGGACATTTGATTTACAATTTAATGCACGAACTGATGCCAAGAAAGAGGTTTTGAACCCTATATATAGACTTCTTGCTTTAACTCTTCCTAAAGATTTAGGAAATGGTTTAGTACAGGCACCTGGGCCATCTGTATCACAAGTATTAGAGGGAGCAGGTCAAGGTAGTACAGCAGCTAAAGCAGGAGCAGCTTTATTATCACCTTTTCAAAGTTTAGCAGATAAAGCAATAAATGCAGTAAATGATATGTTAGGTTTAGATGCTCAAGCTAATAGAACAGGTACAGGAATGGTACAAGTTTTTATAGGAAATTTTATTCATATACCTAATGTTATTATAACAGATGTTAATCCTAAATTTGATTCACAATTTAGGTATGGTATTCCAGTTAGTGCAGAGTGTTCAATAAGTTTTCAAACTTTATATCCACCTACATTAGAAGAAGTTAAAAAGATGTTTGTTGGTCTAACTAGTAATAGATTTGGTCAAGAGTGGTTAGAGGGTGAAGATGGTCAACCTAATTTATTGGGTGATGTTGTAAACTTTATAGGTATTTAATTCGTATTTAAGGAGAAAAATATGTCTACTTTTTATAGTCCTAAATATAGTAGAACAAACTTTATGGAGGAAATACCTGTATTAGTAGGAAAGGGTAAGGCACGAACTTATGTTAATATATTAGACCGTTTAGATGAAAAATATATTGAGATTGTAAATAATACTGTTAGTAGTAAAAGCTATACAGTTTCAGATGGAGATAATTTACCTAATATAAGTTGGAAATTTTATCAAACTACAACCTTATGGTGGATTATAGCCCGTGTAAATGGTATTGTTGACCCTCTTTCTATTAAATCAGGTGATATATTACGTATTCCTGATTTTAATTCTATTAATACTAATGTGTCTGTTTCTAATACTTCAAATATAGGTACAGTTACAACTCTATAATTTAAAGGTATATACAATGATAGTAAAAGATAATACTCAAGTAAGTTTGCGAATAGGAGGAATACCTTATCCTATGACAAATACAACTTTTGAAGACGTATGTACTGTTCAAAATGCTTGCACTATTTTACCTACTTGTAGACTTATATTGAATGACACTACAAATTTCTTTTCTTCGATAGACCTTTCAGATGGTTGTCCTATTAGTATTGCTATGGGTCGTTCAAAAAATGATAAAACGTATAAGGCTTTTGATTATATATTAACTGATGTAAGTTCTATTGATATATCTAATGGTAAGCAATATGTTATATATGGAATATTAAACAATTTTAAATGGTTGAGAGTTAAACCCCATAAGGCATATACAGGTACAAGTAGTATTGTTGCTAAACAAATTGCAACAGAGTGTGGTTTTACCTCTACTAATATTGATTCTACCGATGATAGTCAAGTATGGATGACTAGTAATTTATCTTACGGTCAGTTTGCTCAATACTTATCAGATAGGGCTTACGTAGATGAAAATAGTATGATTATGACAAGTGTGGATGAAAATTCTATTTTTTACTATAAAAATATAACTACAATCCCAGAGAGTTTTCCTAAACCTTATACTTATTTTTATCAAGTAAAGCCTGATAGTAGTGCAAAGTCTAATTATAGAGTAACAGGTATTTCACATAGTAAAGATATAGGTATAGCAAATCAAATGTATGGTTATGACTATAATCTTATTAATCCAAGGCTTAGTGGTCTTACCAAAATGTCTAATAAAGTAAATTTTAAGAAAAATTATTCTAATAAACTTGAAATTAATGAATCTAATTTAAATATGGGTAATGTAAGAACAGAATATTGCCCTCCTGATTGTGGTAATAATCACGATTTTTATAATCAAGCTTTTTATAAAAATAAACGACAACGTGCATTTTATTCTTCTGATACTATTATACAATGTGAGGAATATTGTTCTGTTAATTTATTTGATATTGTTAGATGTGAAGATACTGAAATAGGTGGTATTAATCCTACAGAAGATGTTTACTTTGTTGTAACAGGTAAAACAAGAATGGTAACTAACAAACTTGCATACGTAGAACAATATGTTTTAACTTCTACAGGTAAAAATACTTCTAATAGTTCATTAAGATAAGGAAACAGTTATGACTTTATTAAATGTAGGAAGAGAATTATCTCAAAATATGAATACTATTGAAAATAGATTTTTTAGAGGTAAATGTGTAGATAATAAAGACCCTTTTAATATTGGAAGAGTAAGAATTCGTGTGGAAGGTATTCACGATAATTTTGAAGATTCTCAAATACCCTGGAGTTTAAGTGCATTAAATATGTGCTGTAATGCAGGTACTGGTGGTATTGATATTCCTGATATAAATACAAATGTATGGATTTTATATTTATCCGAACAAGGCGATTCAAGTTTATACTTCGGTGCATCCTATACTAGAAATTCTGTATTAAATGAGGAATTAACAAAAGATTATCCTAATACTTATGGTTTTGTTGATTCTTATAATAATGTTTTCGTAGTTAATAAAGATAAAGGATATTTTAAGTTATTATTAAAGGATGGTGCTGAATTAGATTTTCATTCTAACGGCTTATATATAAAAACTTCAAATACTGAAAATGATATGTTTCCCTCAGGATTACAAATTCACGTTAATGGAAATGCACAAACACTTGTTTCTGGAAGTCATTTAATACAAGCAGAAGACCTTATTTTAACTTGTAATAATTTTAAGTTAAACTCTAAAAATTGTAATTTAAATGTAGAGGGAGAATTTGGTTTATTTTCTAAATCAATTTCATTAAATTCAGATACATTTACTTCTAATTCTAACAGTAGTACTTTAAACGCTATGAGTTCTAACATAGTTCAATCTGGTGGTACAATGAAAGTAATAGGTGCAGGAGGAAGTTACAATGCTACTGCAGCTTCAATAGTTGACGGTAAACCCATTGGTTTATATAAAACAGATGTTTCACAAACTCCATTTAGTGCATTTGCTCCTGTAGGAGTTCCAGATTCTCCTTCACCTTCTTCACCAGTATCTCCTACGAGTTATAATTTAGAAATAATTGATCCTGCAGAACCAAGACCTTTACCAGAATATAAAAATTGGGATTCATCTACTGAATTACAAAATATAAAAAAGTATGATGATAAGGGTACAGATGATAATAAAAATAATATAATTTAGGAGATATAAAATGGTTAAAAAGGCGAAAAGAGTAGAAAATATAAAAAACAGTAAAGCAGAAAAAAGTTTTGAACGTTCTGAAAAATTAATAAAAGGAATTAATAAAGAATATAAAAACTTAATGAAACGGCTGAAAAAGAAAGGTGTTGATGCTCGTGATGACGCAACTACTTTGAGTACATTAAGGCTATTATTTGAAACTACAGTAGAAATGATACCTGAAGCAGCCAGGTCTTATCATAAATATCCTGGGCAAAATGCTGCCTATTCTTATACAAATCTTGTTCAAACTGTATTACAGCTTATGGAAACTATAAGAGGAGTATCTGATTTACAAGCACAAGTAGAACATATACAAAAAGAAATTATTAATACAGGACTTAAATTGATTGTATCAAATCTTAGTGAGGAAATGTTTGAATTAAAAAGATGGGCAAAATTAAATTTAGATAAAAAAGCATACCGTCAATTTGATGTTAAATTAGATAATAGTTTGAGAAATCAGGGTTCTTTTATTAAAGATGTAATCGGTAAAATGGAACAAGATTTATTAGAGTATTTAGTTGAATAAATTTTATTTTATAGATAAAAAATAGTGGTAACCCTTAATTGAGTTACCACTTTATTAATTCTTTGATTTTTGAAAAAATAGATAATTTATCAAATTCCCAAATTACTTCAGGATTACGTTTTAATTTTTCTCTTTTCTTTCCAATTTCTTGCCATTCATTTGTATATTCTGGTATTATTTTATTATCTTTTAATATTCCCCAATTAAATGTATTTATTTTCTCATCGTTCCATTCACCCTTAAAATTTTTGAATTTTGTTTTCTTATATTTAAGCTCATATAAACGTTGTTTAGTAAATAGAATAGGATATAAATTATCTTGTTTAGCTTCTACATCGTATATATCACTTCCTAATGGGGTTCCAAAATCGTTTAAAAATATCAATTTATCATTCCCATATTTAGTAATAATAGATTTGAGAAATTTATTTTTCTCTTCTTCATAATTATCTTCAGTTGTATATTTTTCTTCTATTTCATCCCAACTTAAACTTAACATAGAAACATCTTCCTTATTAGATAAATAATCTTCTATGTACTCAAATTTTGTATCTTTAGGGAAAGACTCTTTCATCAGAGCACTAGCTACATTGTTGTCGCACTCAAAACATACAACTTGTTTTGTATCTTGATTTTCAAAATACATACGACTCCACATATCTGAATCTATATTCATTAACTTATACATTACTAATTTCCTTTAAATTATTTTAACAATCTATAAAATAAGACTTCTGTAATTTTTATGTATATATATCTATTAGTCTAAATAATTCTACATTATAGTTTATATCTAAATTACTATCTTTAAATTCAATTATATCACAATATTTTGTATTAAAACAAGCATCTAAAAGTTTTAATGTGCTCTTAGAATACTTTATATATGATTCATAAAGCTGTTTAGTTGCACATACATACAATAGATTTGTACCCTTATAAATTAAGGAATAAAATTCGCATACAACTTTTTTATTTGTCATTTAGTTATCCATTTATGAGGTAGACCATTTTTTATATATTTTTTGTTTTACATTTTTATCATTTTGTGCTTTATCACTGCTTTGTAGTTCAGGATATTTACTTTGAATTTTTGCTCTACATCTTCTTACTGATTCAGTATTAGGATAGTTAGACCTGCACCAATCTTTAAAACTTATTTCAACATTTAATCCCATAGATTTACAGACTAAATAATATAAATGTCTATCATTATCTCTTACTTGAGGATAATTAATTAATAGATATTTTATTCTTTTTTCTAATGTTTTAAATTGAGGCAAACTCATTGATACACCTCCTAATACCTTTGTTTATAGTTTATTGCCATATACATTCTTTGTTGAACTTGAACCTTAGATTTACACATTGATATTCTATATTTATCACATTCTGAACTAATGCTTTGAATAGTATAGTCTAAATTTTTAAAAGTAGGATTATGTTTTAAATTTCTAATTATTCCTTTATTTTTATTACCCAGATTATTATATATCATTACTTCATCAAATTTACAATACAATAGTTTTTGCCTTAACGTAAGAAAGAGCACTTTTAATGCCAATTAAAGTACTACCTACTTCATTTATACTATCTGTTTCAATATATTGACACATATATTCTTGTTCTTTATCTCCTATAAGAACAACACCTACTCCATATTTATTTCCTACTTTATCAGAATGTGTATATATTTTCATTTCAATTTATCCAATTAAACTTCTTCCTGTACTATTATAAGATTGATAAGTATAACATTTTGTTAATTCATCTTCAAGTTTTCTTTCAGATAAAAATTGTTTAGGTATATCTAGTTCATAAGTTTCTATCAGATTATTAAATTTAAAAATTATTTTTATATAATCAGGTATAGTTTCATCATTTATTACCAAATAATCTACAATAGTAGATGATATCTTTAATCTTTGAAGTATATTTTCAAGATCAGATAAAAATTTTTCTCTATTATTTTTATATTTTCTATTATACATAAATAATAGACTATACTTTATATTTGCCATACAACAGTTTTTTAATATGTCAGAACATACTAAACTAGAATAAAAACTTTTGATAAATGGATTTATCCTTTTATACATTTCTTCAACATATTTTGATGTATCTTTTTCCATATAATTATTCCCCTTTAACTATTTTTAAGATTTTTAAAATAATCTACAAATTTAGAACCACATAACATTCCATTTATACTGCATTTTTTACAACAAATGTTAGATGTAATATTTTGTCTCCCGCCTTCTTTAAGCATTTCAATTCTATTTTTACTTAAAATATTTAAGAAATAATCTGTTATATCTAAATTAAATACATTATTATTTGTTTTTGAACTTCCTGTCCAGTCAGCCTCACAACATAAGTAAGAGCCGTCAATATCTACCATTAATTTATAAAAAGGATAATGACACATTCTTGTGGTAGGTTTTTCATCTAAAGGAACATTTCCTGCCCTATTATAAAGATTCATATTTGGATTTTTCATATCGTGATTTCTAAATATTACACGATTACAATTTTTAAATCTTTCTCTATATTCTTCAAATTTATCCCATTCGTGTACGCTTACTTTCAACAATACATTAGGGTAATTATTTGATATATATTCCCATAAATCCGAATTATACGAGCCATTAGTAACTAGTTGTACTTTAAAATCTTTTAATAATTTTAATATATCCATAAATTGAGGATGCAAAGTAGGTTCACCAAATCCTGCTAAACATACAAAACCTTTAAATTTATCATTTAATACATTATTAAGCTGTTCAGATACTTTTTTTATTACCTCAATATCCATAAATTTAGTAGAAGGATTAAATCCAAATGACTGAGGACAAAAGGGGCATTTCAAGTTACATATATTGGAAATATTCAACTCAAGTATTCTCCAACACTTAACTGGATTATCTAATACCACATTTTCTACTTGTTTACACCAATCTTCAAATATTTTTGATTCTTCACTCATTATTATTTCCTTTAATCCTCAAACATTTAAGACAATGTGTATTCACTTCATCATATAAACCTTGTATAAAAGCGTTTATATGTTGTCTTCTATATTCTTGAATTTTATCACAATTCCATAATACATCAAAATCTTCTTCTAATAAAGAACCAAATTTAGACCACTCACTACTAGAATCCCAACGACACGCACAAAGTTCTCCATCTACGTTTACATTTACCATTGTAAACATTCCGTAACAAGGAAACTTATCTACTTGTATAATTTCTGTATTTATATCTTTAAATTTTGTATCTGTTTCTATAAAACCTGCTTGAGTTTGAAGATTATTATAAAAGAATGAATCAACAATATTCTTTAACCCTTTAACAAATATTTCTTGTTCAGGTTTATTAAAATAAATACTACTTGCAGATATTTCTGTATTAATCTTATTTATATTGCGATATTCTACTAATTGTCTTATATTGTTTAATACTTCATTTAATCTTGATTTTATTCTTATGTTAGATTCAAAAGATTTATCATCATAATAATTTAAACTAAACTTAATGGAATCTAAATACTGTAAACTATCTTTTAAATTTGAAGTTCCATTTGTTGTAAGAAACAAAAATATGTCAGGATACTTTTCTTTAATTGTTTTGCATATAGAAGTAAAATTTGGGTGAAGTGTTCCCTCACCCATAAAAAATAAACCAAAATGTCTTACTCCACTATTATATAGTTTAGATATAATAGTATAAACATCTTCTTCTTTCATAAATTTATTATTTTTATTACTTCCAACTTTGCAATAGACACAGTTGAAATTACAACCTGTACTTAATTCTATCTTACAACTAATAGGACAAGGCATAACTGTTTTTAACTCAAAACTTGTTATATCTTTAATTCTATCTACTATAGACATTATATTTATCCTATATATTAATTCTACTGGTCAGATGTTTCTTTAGTATTTTTATTAAATTCATATCTATTAAGTTTTTGTCTTAACCGTTCACCTTTTTCAGGAATATGATTTTTCACTTCTTCATAAATCCCCAAAATTTCTAATACTTGAAACATTGTAATAAGTACATCAGAACATTCATCAATTACTTTTTTCAAATCTTCAGGTTCACGCCTATTTCTATTGACATATTTAAGAAGTACTTGTGTTAATTCTGACATTTCTTCTACGGCTACTAAAATCTGTCCTTCATTAAACAACTTAATTGCTCGTTTACATTGTTCAACCGTATTGTTATCTAATTCCATTAAACTATTCATTATAAATCTTTCTTACCTAAAATATTTATCTAAATCACTTATTTATATTATTTATTTACACTAATACCTTTTGAGTCTTTGTCTAAATCTTCAAATACTTCAACATTTTTATCAGGTCCTAAATTAAGAGAACTTTTTACTTCATAACTAACAGACTTAATTTTATTTGAATCATCAGATAACGTATTAGATGAACTACCGGATGCAATAGCTTCTTCCATTGAATTTTTATACCAAATTTTAGGATATTTATCATAAGGATATATATCAGGATTAGGTTCTATGTAAGGTTTTAAGGGGCTTGATTTTGGTTGGGTATATTCAGATTTTACAATTTTTTCACCTTTCAAATTCAACCATTTTTCAATGATAGGTTTTAATTTTGTTGTAAACTCTTTTGCGTCTGAAGTTTCAGATATAATATTTTTTATTTCACAAAATAAACATTCTTCTAGTGAATTAAATTCTTGACCTGTTTCAGATATATACTTATTTACTCTTTCCATTTTATTCTCCTATAAATTCTATCTACAATATAATTCATTCTTATATTCAATACATTCTTCTACGTTAGATACAGAAGCTTTATCGTAATCACCTACATAAGAATACCCATTAACTTCTCTAATTGGAATAGTTTGTTTATCTTCCTCTGTAAGTTTACCTACAGTAATTTTAAGAGCAACAAATACTACTAAGATAATTGCAATAACGGCTTCACTATAAAGCTTCATAAATATTCTCCTTAAACTTTACTAAAATTTCAATATAAATTGTGTTTTAAAATATAATCTTCGTATGTTATTGTATCAGGTTTACTATACCAGATATTATTTTCTAAATCGTGAATTGAACCTGTTATGGTATTACAACTATAAGAACTTTCTTTTTTAAGTTTAAGAATTTCATCATATTTAACATAAGGTTCAATTAAAGGATAAAATAAATCGTGTACCCATTTTTTATATCTACTATCTTCATCAGATTCTTCTAATTCTTCTAATTTTTTAACTAAAATATCATAATCAAAAGGGATATCTATTACATTTTTATTTTGTAAAATATCAAAAACTTCTTTTGAATTTTCAATTCTCATAACAGATAAATCATAACTTGTCTTATATATAAAGCACTCATACAGTCTATAATATAAAGAATGTTTTCTAATTATTTTTTTAGCTATATCTTCTCTTAATTCAAATTTATTTTGTCTATTTATATAAGTAAAATAAAGATATAAATATAATTCGTCTGATAATTCCTGCTTTAATATCCAACTATCAAAATCCTTTATATCTTTAGTTATTTCACATAATCCTTCTAAAAATATAGGTAACTTATTAAATTTTTTATAATATGTTTCTATATTATAAAGATATTCTTCTTTCGTTTTAGATAATTTAATTATTTTTTCCCAGTCATAATCAGAATATTTTTCTACACTCTTATTATATTTAAGTACCTGAATATAAAGATTATCATAATAACTATATAATCTATTAATTGAATCTTGTTTTTCTGCTAAAACTTTTTCATAAGTAGTTAATCTATCTAATATAAAGGTTAATTTTTTATTTATAGTACTTTCTTTTGAGGGTATATTTACATCAAAAATACCCACCTCACTATCAAACTTATTTTTAGACCTATGAATATCTACATATTCTTCTATTTTATTATCTAATTTGTTAAAAGTTTTAATTAAATTTTTATTATTTTTTATTTCTTCTTCTAAGTTTGAAATTTTAGATTTTAATTTATCTATTTCAGTTTTATAGTATCTTTCATTTTCTCGTAGTTCTTTTTCTTTTAAAGATAATGAGTTTGTTGCAGAAGCATAAAGATTATTAACATCTTCAAGATTTTTATTAAGTCTTTCTATTTCTTGTTTTAAGTAAAAACTACTAGACCCACCGCCTCCAGAATTAAGTGGATAAGGTGCCATACTTTGTATATCAAAATAAGGCATATTAACTCCTTTTAATAAAAAAGGGTATTAAAATTATTTTTAATACCCATCTTATAAATACTTTTACTTAGAATCAAAATTTTTCAAATAGGTTTCCATTTCTTCTTCAGAAGTAAAGGTTTCAGGTTTAATGTTTGTTTTATTAATTTTAGTTTTTACTGTTTCTCTAATAAAATCTTCTTCAATTTCTGACTCTAGTTCGTTAAAGTTAGAAATAGGATTATCTGTATCAATAGTTTCTACTATATTATTTGTACTACTGATTACACTTGTAATTTTCTTCTTAAATTTAAGCTCTTTTAATTTAATATCTTGCTTTTTAATATTCAGTTTAATATTAGAAATAATTGTTTTTAATTCTTCTTTAGATTTGGCAATTGATTCCAACAACTTTTTAAGAGCTTTAATGTTTTTTAATTTAGCTTTATGTTCAAGAGCAATATAAGTAAATGTTTCACTATCTTTGTTTTCTTTAGCTTTTCTTAATTGTTGTAATAGTTCTTCTAGCTCTTCTTCATATTTAACTATTTCAACTTTTGTAGTTTCTTCTTGTGTATCCAACTCAATCATATCTTGAATAAGTTTTTTGTGATTTTCTTTCATATTATCTAATTCTCTTTCGTAATTATCTACGTTTTGAGATTTATTAATTTCTTTTGTTTGTTTATGAAAAATATTAAGAATAGCATTACAAATTGCTTTAATAAAATTTATAATTGTTTTCATCTATATTACGCCTTTCAATTAGTTAGAATTTTTTCTTTCAAGAATTGATTGATATTCCTGAGCTTCTTTATAAGTTTTAAACACACGTTCTTTACCTATCATTAAACTATATCCATCTACAGCATAACAATTAGGTAAAACTCTTGTAATAAAAGATTTATTGATATGATTATTATTTCTTAAATAAAAAACTGTATCTTTAACTTTAAACTGCATTATCTTTTATTCCTATTTTCATTCTCATTTAATATATCCATTAATATCTTTATTAGTATTTTTCTTAGTATCTTTAAAACTATTATTTATGTTTATATTTACAATATTATTCTTATAGTTTAAATACCAGAAATTAAAAGTAGGATAATGAGTAATAGTTAAAGCTTCATCTAAAGTTAAGTCTTTTATATTAAATAATGTAACTTCTATTTCTTTCATATCTCTATACCAGAAAATAATTTAGGAGCAATTCCTAGTTTAAGAGTAATAAGTTTTGTCATTTCAGAAGATATTTCTTTAAAATCTTTTATATTTTCTCCAATAAAACACATATCTAAGTTAAATCTTATACTTAACTGGTATTTAACAGCCATTCTTCTTGCTAAATCTCTTTGTACTATTATATCATCGGGCAAAGTAATATCTTTTACAACTGCATCTTTTAAGCTACTAGTTATAAACATTTTAGCGACATCAGAAGTTTTTAATTTTATTCCATATATAAGAAAAGTATTTTTTATATCCAATAGAAGAGGTAACCACTCTACCTCTCCTTCTACTTTTTCTTCACACATAAAAATTTTAAAATATTGTTTGTTATCTTTTATTATATGAGCTATACAAGGAAAGTTCATAGGAGACTTAAACCAATTTAAGTTTTTTGTTTTATTATAAAAGTCTTTATTAACATCAAAGAATATCAATTCTGAATTTTCTTTATTTGTATCTTTATATATTTCATTTAAATCTTCTAACTTAAATCCTTCATCATAATTGAAATTTATTTTTCTACTAGAAGTAGGTTTTACTAATTCTTCTATTTTTGCACGTCTTCGTTTTTTCTGTTCTGCTGTTAATTTAGAAGTATCTGTTGGTATTAAATTTAAATCATTTTTGTTTAATAAATCATCAAATTCTTTATTCTTTTTATCTAAAAAACGTAATTTACCTTCTTCAAATGATATTATTTCAGCTTTTATATTTTTATTATTTTTATCATTATTTTTCTTTACCATAATATTTTTCCTTTATAGCATATATAGCGTATTATTAAAACGCATTAAAATACATTAAAACGTTCCCCATAATATCCAATTAAATAAAGAAAATATTTTATTTAAAAGGAACAATATTAAACTTCCTGCAAGAAAAGAGAAAAACATAGAAAATAATATTTTTAAAATTTTATTTTCATAGTATTCTGAGGCATACTTAAAAGAGTATAAAAATAACTCTACATATAAAGCCATTATTAGCATAGTTAAAATTGTAGGTTGCTCATATATACTATAACCTAAATAAAATATTAAATATAAAAGTATCTTTAGCATATAAATTCCTAGTATTTTATATTTTTATACATTTTTATAAATTCTTATGTATGAAAAAAGGGATAAGAAAGTATAAATTTTATAGGGCTATAGTCTTTAAATCTATTTCTTTTTTCAATTAAATTTAAAGCTTTGCAACATCTATCTGTATAAGTAATTTCTTTGGCAGATTGGCCCGGAGATATGTTAGTCATATCATATTCCTTATTAAAAATATCATCAAAGTCTTCCCAATCAATAGCTTCACTACAATTTCTACAAAGTCCATATTCATAAACTTCTCTGCTACCACACCTTACACAAACTGAACTATCTTCATAGGATTGTAATCGTTCAGATAAACAGTACAATCTTTCATAGTGAATTTTACTATTTATTCCAAATAATGTAGATTCTTCAGTTTTTGAATAACCTGTTATTTGTTCAACTATTCCATAAAGACTTTCTGTTATATGTTCCGCACTTTTAATATAATAAGGACCATTTATACATCTATCTACTGAATCAGGTAACTTTTGTTTTCTTATTATATAGTTAGATAAAACAACCATATTAATCACCTGTAAATAAATATACTAGTCTTTGTAAAAAAGTCTTCTTTCTACGAGTAAATCTTTCTTGTTCATTTTAATTTCCTTAAAATTATAATATTACAGATTCGTGAGTTGTAAGATCAAAAAGCTCAACTGCTTTACATTTTGGTCCCAATAACTTTAATGTAGCTGGAGCTACATCTACATCAACTGGATAAACGTTGGTTAATCTAACATTATTTGAAAGATAAATTATAGATTCGCCTACATTATGTTGTTTAATAACCTTTTCAATTTTATCCACATAAATATTACCTTCCGGTTTATTGACAACATATATTTTACACATAAGGTTATCTTCTGAATCATACACTACAACAGTTTTATCTTTAACTTTTCTTTGAACTTCTTTTTTATTGTGTGGGTCTTTATATTCATAAACCTTTGCGTGAATAGTTTTACGACCAATTTTAATATCTTTTACACCAATTTGACCTTTTTCTGGTTTACACTCTTTTTTAGTTTCTTTTTTCATAGTATATTTTTTCTCCATATTGAATAAATTATTTACTCTTACCTTTAGTATATATTCTTGGCATATTTTTAATATGTTATTCGTAATCACGAAGAGACATTCCACCATACATCTCTGTATATTCTTCTAACTGTTTTTTATATTTTTCGTTTTGTTTTTCATAATCTTCTTCATAATTTTCTTCATAGTCTTCAACACTTAAATTATCTAATTCTTCATCAATTTTATTGAAAGCATCATCAATCTTATTAAACGTATTACTTAATTCATCAGCTGTTTCTTTTTCTAATCTTTTATAATCATTACAAATATTTTCAGGATTATTGCTTTTAATCCAATCAATATTTCCTTCAATTATATCATTATTTTGTTTTGTTTTTACATATAAATAATTATCTTTATCTTTAATTTTATATGCAAAGAATATAACATCGTTTTTACATTTTTGCATTATGGGTTCAGGTTCAACTGTTATATTCCAAATACTGCACCAACGCTCAACTACTTGATTAGCTACTTGACGATATACATCTTCAGTATGTTTAAATAAAATATAATAAACGCCATAACAAACAATGGCCACAGATAAAATTGTACTTAAGACAGTGCGTACATTATAAATAATGTCTTTAAAACTTTTCATAAATTTTTCCTTTCCATATTTTCTATATTAAAGTTAATTTTCGGGTTCAAAATTAGTAGTACATAATACTTCAACAAGAAGATTTGATAACTTACCCTCATCTAATTTAGGTAAGCTGTATTTAGTACATAATATATTAAGATTACTCAAACCGTAGCCTAAATCTTGAAGTTCTTCTGTTAAACAATCTGAATTTGTTAGCTCAAATATACAAGATACAGGATTAAAAGAAAAATACCATACGCAAGAGTCTAATTTAAGGGTCAATGCCAATCTATTATTAAACTTTTCAATCTTCCAATTTTTATTTAATCTTGGAGTTAAGATATTTTCTAATAGTTCATCTATCTCATAAAACAATTTTTCATTTAATTTTACCCTTCTTACTTCACACGGATAACCTACTTCATATAAAGAGTAATATTTTTCGCAGGTTTTTTCATTGTGAAAGAGTTCACTAACTACAAAAGTATTATTATCTATGGTAAGTATTCTTCCCTCAGGATTAAAAGTAAGCATATTTCATTCTCCAAAAAAAGTTAAATGGGGGTGGTATGACATAGGAGAAAATCATACCACCTTTGAGCAGTGAATGGGTTTTTAATGGATAAGCCCTAACCAAACTTTTCAGTCATAGAAGATTTAGTATTTGAAAAATTATACACTTTAAGATAATTTTCCATAATATTAGATAAATAGTTCCATCTACATTTTGGTTCTTTAAACTCATAAAATACTGCAGGTTTATAAGTACCGTCCTCTTTTTTAAGGATTATTATTTCATTTAAGATTGGTACATCATCTTCTCCCCACCAACCAGTCTTTTTCATAACCTCATCATATTCCCAAATATATTTACCGTTTACTTTTACATTACTTTCTAACTCTTTATCTGAATAGTAATGTCGTACAAAATTATTATAAGCCTTTAATTTTTTCTGATAAGGTACTCTTTGCATTTTACTAATAGCAGTAGTTAAAGTATTTCGTATTGCCTGGTGTGTTCTATTAAAAATTTTAGAACATTCTATAATAGACCTATTATCAAAATAATGAAGTCTTACCATTTCATATTCTCTGGGTGTTAAAGCCTTTTTCATAACTTCATCTAACAGCCTACTACATTCTTTTTGTTCTACAGTATCATTAGGTATAAATGTATTTCCGTCAATTTCACCATTAAATGAAAGTTTTAATGCTTCTCTATTTCTATTATCTAATTTAAGATTATCACAAGTCTTTTCAAATTTATTTTCTTTTACTTGTTTATAATTAGGAGATACAACATCCATTGGATTACAGTTTACTTTTTTACAAAAGTTAAGAAATTTTTCTGTAAATACACCTGTTTTTAAATCTTCTTGAAAAACAGCAACTTTAAAATTTAAAAGACTACTTACATACTGATAAGATACATTATAATTTTTACAAAAGGATATAATTGTGTAAAATCCTCTTTTGTGCATAAAATTTAATAATACATTATTCTGTATTGTTACTTTTATTAAGTAGTCTTCCACCATATTATACACCTCGCTGTTTTTAAATTTAAGAACATTCTATACACCAATCTGTTGCGTTTCTATCTTCTTGTGTTATACTGTGTTCTGTTCGACAACCATTTAGAGTTAAAACTAACCTGCCTACACCTAAAGGGTCAACAACTAGTTTCTTATTTGGTTGCCAACATTTACGATAAGCTTTTGCAGATGTATCGTGAAATATCAACTCCAAACACACATCATCCCAATTCATTATTTTATCTCCTCCAAACCTTTAATCTTAAATTTTATTTTTCGGGATATATTTTATAAAATTCTTTTAGTTGTCTTTTACTTGGAGTAAAACCTGGGTCATAAAATGACTGAGAATTTTTAATTTTACAACACGAATTTGTAGAAGTTATAAGTCTTTTATGTAACGAATCATATAATCCAGAAGCCGTAATTTGTTTTGCTTCATCTATCATAATATATTCATATCCGTGTTTAAGATATTCAAATTTTATTTTTTTCATAATACCTTATCCTATATGAACTTCATTAAGTTTTTTATTATACCGTTTAGCATTATTCAATACTTTTAAGAAAGTATCTCTACTTACCTCATACAAGTTTCTTTTGTTTGAATACTTAAATGATTCTATAACACTAAACTCTACTTTATCAGAATAACTGGTATCTAAAATCAAAGTTCGTGTATTAAACCCTTCAACATATCCACTTTCATTTACTGGAACAGGGTCAATCTTTATGTAGTAATGTACCATTTTATTTTCCTTTAATAAGGGAATTTATATTAGATTCAAAATTGCTAAGAGTAATCGTTGTATATCTTAACGTGTTTGGGTCTTTTGAAAGTGTGTAACAAATTTCTACGTTTCCACATTTAATCTCTACATTTTCAATACTTGCAGTTGCAACTTTCTCTTTTTCTCTAACAGCCATCAACAAAGCTTCTTTAATTGTTTTAAATTCCGTTATTTTCTCTATAATGGTATTCATCTGTTTTCTCCTATTAAACGGTTAAATTAAAATTTAATTAAAATAATTGAATTGTTATATGTATTATTATACAAGAAATTTAAGTATTTGTCAAATCAGTTTTATCTTAATCTTTCATAAAATTCAACAATCTCATCAACATAAGCCCAATCATCACAAGGTTTAACTCCTTTACGTTTTACATCTTCTTTTGTATCACCATCTTCAAATCCATAATAAACAGATACACAAGGATAAGCTAAATTATGTTTATATGTTTTAAATACAATAGGACGTTCTAAATCGGGCATTTCTTTTTTACTGTGCCACAAACTTTTTTCATTAGAGCTTGTTTTTTCGCACAACAAAGTAACCGTGCCATTATTTTCTTTTTGTGTTTCAATAACTTTAGCAAATATTCTAGAGTCATAATCTTTATTTGAAGTTGAAACATCTACTGAAATATTAACTTTGTCCCAATTTACTGAATTTAATTTAGAATTTAAAGTTAAATTTGAAAACATATTCTTCCCCTTTATTTATGGTTATTGTGATTATTACGGTTATACATTTCTAAAGCAATTTTATAAATGTCGTCCATAGTGTTTTCTTTAAATGGTTTCTTATCAAGACTGCTTACTAAGTCATCTATCTCACACGCATAAGATAACCAAATATTTTTATCTTTATCATAAGAATAAACAGTATAATAGAGTTGATAATCTACTACCTCTTTTAAAAAAGTTTTACAAAAACTAATATGGACATTATCAATATAAAAAGTTATCTTAACCTCATCTGTTAATGAATTATAATCAGGATACCAACTAATAGGTGTATCACGAGGTAACGTATTTTTTATTTTTTCAATGTTTTTAATAAGAGATTTTTCAATTTTAGTACCTAAATGATAAAGTTGTTTAATATCGTTAATAGCCATATTTGAAGTTTTAGCATAGTATAAATATGGACAATTAAATTCCTTTTTATTTTCTACACTTTCTACATTTAAAATACTAGATTCAATCATTATACCTCTCCTATTAAATTTTTAATTTATTTTCTAATCTAACATAAATATTCTTAATATAACATACAAATAATTTTATTCTTCTTATTTGATTCAGGCTTTTTAAGTTCCCAATCATTGGCTCTTATATCATCACCAGTCATTGCTACAGGAATATCAAACTCATTCACTATTGTCATATCTTTTAGTTGAATATACTCAGGATTTCCTTTTCGTTTATTCCAACTTTTTCTTTTTGCCTTAATGCTGTTATTGTTTTTCATTTCATAAATAGCATCAGATAAATACATAACAAATCACCTACTTTCATACTTTATCTTTTATTTTATTATACCTTATCATATTTAAATAAAATTTTCGCTAATTTTAACATATCTTTATGTGATATATTACGATAAATATTATCAAATCCAAAATCAATATAACCTACATCTTTAAATGTATTGCCTTTATAAAATATAGTTTCTAGATAATTACCTGTTATAATTCTATCTTTTTCAATAAATACCTTTTCATTGTATTCTTTAAAAAACTTTACTAATTTATCCCAATCTGACATAATTACCTTCCTAAAATCAGTGCTTAAACATTTACCATTCTCATCAATAACATCCAACAAATACATAATGAATAACTTTAAATTTTTATCCGAGCAATTCAGTAACAATATTTGAATAACGTGCATATTCAGATGATTGTGGGTCGCAGTATTCCATACATTCTTCAAAATACTTTATAGCCTCTTTCTTATTTTTAAACGTCTTTTTATTTCCATAAACAGTTATTGTTACAGGTTTAGCGCTAATAGACTTTTTATCAGTTTTATTTTTACTAGTAGTTTTTATTTTTGTTTTTACTACTCTTTTTGATTCAAGTTTTTTAGGTTCAACTTCTTTATTTGTTTTAACTTTCTTAGTTGTATTTGTTTTATTGGATTTAGTAGATTTGTTAGTAGTTTCTTTTACAACTTTATCTTTTTTCTTTTCACAAACTACTTTCACAGATTTTTTTATAATTTTAGCTTTAAGTAAAAGTTTCATAGATTTTTCAAAAAGTTGTTCCGCTGTCAACTTAGATTTTGAAGAAAATCTAACTACTAATTTCTCTGATTTTCCATTAACGTCTACAAGTTTATATATAAATTTTGTCATTGTTCATTCCTTTACATAAATCAGTTTATCAACCTTATATATACATTCTATCTTATTTTGAAAATAAAGTCAACAATTATTTTACAAAAATCTAAACTTTTTTAAATTTATGTGTTAAAACAATTTGCTATATAAGTATTTTATAAGGAACTTTGCTGAATGCCATTTTGCCAAAAGTAAACAAAAAGTTTCTGATGCATTGTTCATCTTTTCTCTCCCTACATTGCATCATATTCTTCTTGTGTATAGGCTCTATTGTTTTTAACAACATAGCCATTGGCTCTCAAATCAGAGATAAAATCTTTTTTGCTTGAATATGAATCAGAGCTGAAAAAACGAAAGTTGCTGCAGTTTTCATTCTTTTCTTTGATTATTGCATAAAATTTTGTCATTGTTTTTCTCCTTTAAATATCTTTTAGTATCTTTGTTTACTTTATCAACTTTATATATTATATTATATATTAGATTTATATAATTGTCAATCAAAAAATAATACTCTTACGAATCGTTGATTTTCAACAATTTCCTGCGATTAATATTTATAATGGATAATTAAAAGACACTTAAAAGATAATCGAATCGACCAAAAGTCGATTCGTTTTTTACCGATTCGAATCGGTAAAATACCTCGATTCGTTTTAATGGAATTACCTATATTTTTTACTAAATTAACTCTTTATTAATAAAGATTAACAAAATATTAATAAAATAAGATTTACATAAAATCGTGCGAATCGTTAATTTTCAATAGTTTCCTTAAGGTATAAAGTTGTACACAAATTTTATATACACCTTAAATTTATTGTTGACATTTAATATAGAAGTTGTATAATACATATATAAAATCAAATAGTAAATAAAGATTTTATAGTTTAGGTATTTTAATTAGGTATTTTAACTAGATATTTTAATAGGAGAATTTAAAATGAGTAGAACAAAATCAATAGACATTTTCACCACTAAGATAATTGAACATCCCATTTATGGTAAAATGGAAGTAAAAGTTTGTGCACCGAAAAAAGAATATAATAAGAGAATAGATAAAACAGCAAAAAGAAGTTTAGATGATACTGTTATATTGTATGACGTAACTCAAGAAGAAGATGAAGCAAATAAAATGTTTGCAGGAATTTCACAAATTTATGTTGAAAAAATGTATAAGAAAAAAGGTATTGTTTATACGCAATTAAGTAACAAGATGACTTTAGAGAATTGTACTACAAGAGAAATAAAAATGGGAGAAGCTACTCGTAAATACTTAAATGGAAAGAAGTGTTTTGATTTTGTTGATTTAGATACAGGTGAATCAAAGTTGAAAAAGATTTTACCAGAAATTAATACTCAAGATAGTGAGGATGTACACAGTCAAGAGATTTCAGGATTTATGCAAACTAAAAGATTAACTAGTATTGATATAGCACACGTATTTAAAGATAACGCTTTTAGTAAAGTAGGATAATAATAAAATAGATAAGTAAAGTGGTAACCCTTAATTGAGTTACCACTATTTTTTGTCTTATAAACTTTATTTCTTTGTGTTATAACTGCTTCTATATAGATTTTTTAAACGTTCATCTATTACAACAGTAGGTTTAATTTCTTCTTTTATATTTTCTACCCTATTATTTATACTATCTTGTTCTCTTTTATATCTCTCAAGTTGTAGTTTTTTACCTTCTTTTATTAGTTTTTTAGTTTCAGCTCTTTTCTTATCGTGATATTTTTGAATACATTTATTAGAACAATATTTAGCATACCTAGTATTATTAAAACCACTAGCTACCCTAGTAACAGGTTTACCACAAAATAAACATAAAGGTTGTTTACCTTGGGGTAATAATTTTTTCCTATTAGGGTGTGCTTTATTGTATTCTTCAAGTGATTTTTTTTCAAACTCACTTAATTCAGGTGTTACACTATCTTCTGATTTTAATGAATCTTTTTTTGCTTGTTCTAAACAAAGATTTATAGTTTTTTCTAAATCTTTACCTACTATTGTAGTACTATCACAAACATCATAGAATATAGTTACATTAAAATCATCTTTATACCTTCTTATTATAAAATTTAATTTTGATTTTAACAACTCTTCCATAATTGTACTCTCCAATTATTATAGTATAGTAGATACATTTAAGATTTTATATTCAATATCTTGAACGTTGTACTCATCTTCAAAATATTTTAATGTGATAGGAGTTGTACCCTTATTTGGGTCAATAATTAAATCTTTTAAAATATTCATATAGATTATATCATTATACACGAAAGGTTGAAAAGAATATAAATCTTTAAAGTCTAATACTTTTAATTGATTAAGAAGATTATAATCTTCAAATACACTACATAATCCATAAGCATATACAATAGAAACAAAGTATGCTTTAAATGGATATATACAAACAGGAAAATCTTCTTCAAAATGAGCTTTAGTTAGAGTAATTATATCTTTTATTAAATCTTTATCACAACCAGTATATACATACCCTTGAACATCTTTTCTATATTTAAGATTATATTTACTTCCTTTATATTCTAATATAACGTCTTTTTCATCTTCAAAATATAGAGGTAAATCTTTTATATTTATTGAATCTTTTATTACCATTGTGAATGTCCTAAATTTGTTCTTATTGTTTTTGTAAAATAAGCATCAGACACTTCACTTTCAATATCTTCAAATATAACAGGAATTTTATTTTTAAATTCTTCAAGTAAACAAGTAAGAAGACCACTAATACAAGGATGAACAGATTTTTCAGTTCTAATTTTTAGAATATGGCGCCAAGCTCTTAAATTAGCTGTCATAATAACTGTAGCTTTAGTACTGTGAGGAAGTAACATTCTTAAAACATCCACAGGAGCACCTTTTGAAGACATTGATAAATAAGCTGTTTCAATTTTATTAATAATAGGTAACCACTCTTCAAATTCTTCTTTTTTCAAATGTACAGGTTTCATCATATATAATTCAGAACCATTCTTTCCTTTTCCGTAACGGCACCATCTTGTAGATTCAATACTAAATGCTGTTCCTGCACGATGACGAGTAATATCTTTATAAAAACCAATATCTGCAATAAAACCTACTGTTATTGATACGTGCTCTAATACAGATGTATGTTCTCTTTTAATTATATTAGATACGAAATTTTTAGTATTTTCCCATTTTTCTTCCTCAGTTGTACCTTTATTTTCAGATTTATAACAAGTACGACCTGCATACTCTAATTTTTCTAAAATCTGTTTACCGTCAATTTTATCTAAAATTTTATAATCATAATCTATCAACTGTACCATTTTATTTCGCCTTTAAAAAATTATCTTCCATCTTTTGAAAATTTATTTCCAAAATTTATTTTTGATTTGTTTCTTTTATTAGAAGAATCTCTTACATTTTCATCTAAGTATTTTCTTAAACCATCTCGTGCCATAACATCAGCTAAAGTATTATTTATACTATCCTCTTGTAAATATCTAGTATGACCCTTTATATGAGAAAAGGTCAAATCATAATATTTAGAATATGACTTGACCTTATAACACAATGACCTTAATAAAATATGTTTTTCTTTCTGTTGTTTAGTAAATTCTCTATTACTTTCTCCTGGAACCTTTCCATTTAAGTAATTGACACAACTAGAAGAATCAGTTATAACAGATATTTTAGGCTTTTTTCGCCTTTCTATTTTAGGAAGTATTTGTTCTACAATTTCAAGACCTTTTAATATAGCCAACATTTCACCTATATTTATATCGTCTTTGTGTTGAGAAGTATAAAAAGAATTTAATATTCTCTTATCTTGTTTTCCTACTTTATCTAAAATTACAACCCCTAGCCCACAAATTCCTTTTATTGAAGAGCTTTTTGAATTTAATATAGATGCATCTGTATATAACTTTAACATTGTTGTACTTCCCCACTTATTATGGTTTATACAACTAATTTATTTTCTTTATAAAGTTATAAAGAATAAATATTATAAAAATTTTACATTCTTAAATCTTAAGTCTACAAAAGGTAAACTATTCCAAATATCTATAATCTTATTACTTACTCTTCCCATTTTCTTCTTTTTGTATCTATTTTCAAAAGAGGGTACTATATATCCTTCTACATCTATGTGGATACAATTAAACAATTTCCACTCTTTATGTACAACTAAATTAGGTTTATAATATACCTTAATTTTACTATTAAGAGGTTTTACAAATTTATATACATCATCTATATATTCTTCTTTTTCTAAGAATATACTAAATTCACAATCAGGATATAATTTAGAAAATTCAACAATCTTAGTAAATTTAACTATATCGTCTTTATCACACTTTACACTTAAGCTAGTCAATCCACTATTTAAAAACTTACCCACATTGTATAAATTTTTAACAGTCATATAGATATTATCAAATCCTACAGAACGTGCAGATTGAATTTTATAAGGAATAGTTGTATCAGATGTATCATAACCTGTTATACCTAATTCTATTACTCTACTATTTCTTAATTTTTCTGCATAAAATCTAAAATCACTGTTGTTCATTTCAGCTAATTTTGTATTTACTTCTATTTTAGCAGTTTGAGGAATAGGTGGTTCACAGTTTTTTGAATCTACTGTGGTAAGAATCTTCATTCTTTTATCTAATGTTCCTCTAAGTTTATTTGTCCTAAAGTTATTCCTCATTGTATATTCTCCTTTAAGAAATACTAGTTGTAAACTATCTCATACAAATATATTTACAATATTAACACTTAAATAGGTTTTATAAAAGAGGATTTTATTAAAGATATTAATTTTTTAAATCCAGGACAAATATTGCCTTGCCACTCTAGTTGACAGCATTCTCCGTTACACGCGTCATAATGAGGACAAACTAAACATCTATTATCTGGAGTACATTCTTTTTTAATTAAACAAGCTTTTGCATTTGAAAATATATAATTTTGAATAGGTTCATAAATAGAAGTTATTGAATTAGATAAAGACATATTAGGACAAGTTCCAATAGTACCATCTGCATTTATTGTTATTACATTACTATTACATTTACGAGCTCTACATCCAGTTAATCTATTATATAAAGCTTCTTTTAATCCCTCAACATTAGATATACATAAACTAGAGCCTATAGATGCGTGATAAAATCTACAAATCCAATCATCAATATCTTCATAATTTGCATACAAAGGATTATTTTTTGGTAATGAAGTAAGTCTTTCAAAATCTATTTGATGTACACCTAACTGCTTAAAAAGATTGAATACTTTTATAGGACTCATACTTAAAAGATAAGATGTACAACAGATTCCTACCCTTACATATATACCTTTTTCTATTAAATGTTGTACATTATATTTCCATTGTGAATATTGAGAATTAGATTTAAATCGTATAACTGGGTCCCAACTAGTTTTTATTGTAGGTTTTTTATACATATCTGCATAAAAATTTCTTAATATAAAATCTGTTTTTTCTTCAAGAGGAAAAACTAAATTTGATGTAGCATCAAATTGTGCCCCAGGAAAAGCATCTATAACTTTTTGTAATTCAGATAATCTACATAATAAAGGCTCTCCACCGTGAAAAGTAAAATAAAAATCTTCATTACTATAACTAGATACTTTTTTTAATTCTTGTAACCATTTTATTGTTGGTTCTGCCTTAAAAAATTTACGTTTATTTCTAGCCTCTCCAATATAGCAATGTTTACAATTTAACTGACAAGATTCTGTTGTTTTAATATAAATCTGTTTTTTAGGTATTCTTAATTTTTCTTCAGGTATTATCATTGAGATATTCCTTATTTTTTAATCTTTTCTTAGCTATTTCATAATATTTTGATTCTTTTTCTATGCCTATAAATTTACGACCATTTAACAAACAAGCTACTCCTGTAGAACCTGAACCCATAGTAAAATCTAATACAACATCACCTTTATTTGTATAAGTATTTACTAAATATTCCATAAGTTGAACAGGTTTTTGTGTAGGATGTAGTTTACCTAATAGATTAGGTACAACATTAAACTCTAATATAGAAGAAGGATTAACAAAATCTGGATTGTATAATTTAGGAACTTTTTTCATATTTATATGATTATTTGGATTACAATAATGTTTATACTTATAACAATCTTTACCTTTACCTTCTCTATTTTTAAGTATGGGATTATAAGTAGATTTTTTAGAATGATTAAATATTATTATATCTTCGTGATACCTCATAGGTCTATATGAAGCTTGAGCCATTCCTGTTGGAACATTTTTCTTCCAAACTAAGTTATAGCTATAATTATTTATATTAGAAGATATTAATTTAGTAGTAAAAGGTTGTATTCCAAATAAAATAATAGGACAATCAGGATTTAATACTTTATATAATTTATCCCACATTTTATTGAAATCTATTATTTTATCCCAGTCAAGAGCAGTTGAACCATAAGGTGGATCACAAATAACTGCATCTATTTTTATCTTATTATATATTAATCTATCTAATATTTTAAGGCAATCACCTTTATATATTTTATAGTTCATTTAATATATCCTTTTATATCATTTTGTAAATCTATCCTTCCAATTTTTATATGCTTCTAGTAAATCTTTGTATGGCCTTGGGTCTTCAGGTCTTATATGTTCTACAGGAATATTATTCCAAATACTAGTAGGATATAACTGTTTTTCACCTATACACATTGATTCCCACGTATCTAAATTATTATACCATAAAAAAGTTTCTGTACAGTCCATCATATAAGAAGTAGACCCAAATTGACAGAAAGGATTAATAAATATATGTGAATCCATATAGGGATTCCACGTTTGTTCTAGACATTGATTTAATATATCATTATTAAAAAATATAAAATTAGATTCATAAAATCTTAAATAATCTTTTGTATTCAAAGGCAAATGTTTAGAATAAAATGTAGGATAATACTGTATTAAATTTAATTTCTTTGTATAATTGTTTGGAAGTTTATATAAAATATCATAAAATTCTTCGTCATTAAAATAGACTGTTAAAATATCAAATTCAGGATGACTCTCCAGCCATTTTAGATTATCGTAATAATCTTTACGCCTTTTATTTAATGTAATTGCTATATTACCTTTACACAATCTTTTAAGTTCAGATAAAACTTTTTCATCTAATTTATTAATTACTATATTTATAGGAAAAGAATTAAATTTTCGTATTATTGTAAAAAATTTATTTATATACTCTACAGATAAATATTTTAAATCTCCCCCAAATATTTCTATATAAATATTTACGTCTTCATTATATGTTCTTTTGTAATAATCAGTTATATATTCATAGGTATAATTTAATAAATATTCCAGTTTATTAATATCTAATATAGCAGTATTTTTACGAGATACACCTAAATAACAATAATCACAATTCTTTTCACAATAAAATGTAGGACATATATTTAAAGTAAAGTCTCTCATATATTTATCCCTTTAATTTTTTATTATATAAATCTATACTCTTAAACATATATCTATAATTACAATATAATACACAATTATCAAAAAAGGGATATAAAAAATACTTTATATTGTTCTTATCTATACAACCTATATTTGCTAAATTAAATATATCATTTCCTGCAATCTTATTGTACACTTGATATTTATTATATGAATTTATTTGTCTATCTACAAAATCTGAAATATATTTATAATCCATTTTATTATCCAAATTATCATCCAGAGAGTATAATTTAGCTACTTGTATGGAATGATCTTTTAAGTTTAATTTAGGTAATTTTAGTTTTTTTATATCTTGCTCTGTTATTGAAGTACAGTCAAAAAATTTATATTTACCTGTTACTATATCCTTGCAATTTTCTTCAAATATAGGAAAACAAAATTCTAAATCTTGATATAAGTCGTCATAAAAGTAACAACATTCTTTTATACAATCTATATAATCTAAATAAAATTTTTTTGCCTCAGATAAAGAAGTAAAAAGTTGTGTACACAAGTAAAATAAATCTTCACTATTTAAAGCTACGTAGCCTTGTATAGTGTTTATATCATTTTTACTAGCCCACTTCTTATATGATTTTTCTACTGTTAAATCCGGCTGTAGCATTGTATGTTTTATATATGGATTATCTCCGAAAAAAATTGTCTTAGAATTAGGACAACTTATATTTAATATTACTCTAGTATTACCCTGACCTATCATATTATTTTTCCTCTAAATTTTTGTATTTAACTAATAAATAATCTTCATTCAAATTTAAAGAAAGTATTTTTTCTACTTTTGCAAAAGCAGTATCCTTATGAGGTGTATATATGGCTATTCCTTTTAAATGTCCTGTAGCTATATAATCTGTATTACAACTTCTTATATTTTGTACCCAGCATATATTATCTATTGAATACACATACTTAATATAAGGAATATCTGTTAATTTTCCTTTACCATAGTATAAAAAATTAGATTTCAGTTTTTTATTTTTTGGTATTTTTAGAGGCTCAAAACATAATCCTTGACTAAAACTGTTCACTTTATTCACCTTTAATCTGTTACTTTTGAAGAGTTCATAGCCCACTCTAATAAATCAGTATTACCTTCTATATATTTATAAAACCTATTCAAAAAACAATTCTTTGAACTAACTTGAAAATGCTTAAAACACATAGAACCTACACAACCCATAGTACAATAAGGAAAGTGTTTACAATCTAAACAACCTCGTTTTTCAATGTATATATTTTTCTTTAAATCCGTGCAAGTAAATTCATCTACTACATCTACTTTATCACCATAAAATAATTCAGGATTTTGATTAGAAGTTCTAGAAACACAATTTCTTGTGCAAGTTTCACCCATATATTGAATAGTAGAATCACATATACAACTTCTTATAGGCATAATTTTAGAAGTAATAGTTTGACGTACTATATTACAATTAACTCTATTATCTGCACAGTATTTAAAAAATTCAAAGTATAAATCATCTGAAGGTAAATATTTTTCCCAATTATTATTAGGCCAGTAATAGTTACCATCTATCTCTAAGTGTTTTACAGAATCAAACCATTTATCTCCAGATAATACAGCCTCAATATTAGGTTTAGTCATAGTAAAAGAAATAGTAGATACATAATCTTTAAAAAATAAAACAGTTTCATACCACCAATCTTTATATTTATCAGATGGAAATCTATCTACTGGGTCATAACTAAAAGATATTTTAGTGGAAGTCTCTTCGTGGTGTTCACTATGTAAACTTGTATATGTTTCATCTACTTTTTTAAGAAAATCTAATACTCTATTTCTATTTTTAAATATTCCATTACTTAACCAATTAAAATGAATATCTAAAGTAGGATTTTCTTTCAAAAAAAGCTCAGTAAAAATTTTTACATATTCTATATATGTATCAAACAAATAATCAGGAATACTATCTGAAAATATTTCACCACCCCAGGTACTTATATTTATATCTTCTTTTGTACTTAAATCTATACCATTGTTTTTAATATATTCTAAACAAATATATGGAACATTTAATATACTTTGTTTATCTATTATTTTATATTTATTCTTAGAAAAACAAAATTTACAGGATAAATTACAATTTTCAAATAGAGAAACACTAAATTCTAATTTTTTACTTAAAGTAGATTTAGGATCTAGTACTTCTACTCTATTTTTACTACATTTTAAATCAAAATTCATATTAAATATTCCTTAAATATTATTTAAATACAGTACCATTAATTCCCTATATGTTTAATCATTATATATAGAATCAATATAACTATCAATAGAATTTATCGCAAAAGTATCAGATGAAGAGTTTGATACAATAGGAGAATATATATTATTTGTCATAAATACAACATCTGGTTTTAAGTATTCTTTAATCTTATTAACTGACCAATCTAAATATTTTCCTTGAGAAACTGTGCAACTTCCATTTTTTGGTAAACAAAAAGTTATGCAACAAGGTATATGAGGTAAACCTAAAAGTTCCGCTATTAGTATATTTTTCTTATCCTCAACGGAAACAATACTTCCACAGCAGCTTAAATACATAGGAATTGGATTTAATAATCCTTCTTTCGCTATAGCATTAATATCTTTTTGAAAATCTTCAAATGTTTGTTGTTCATCTTCAAATAATATATTATTACCACTAAAGCCTATACTTTCATAGTTAGATACTTTCTCATACTCAGAATGAGGCATATTACACCATACTTTATGATATATACAATTTTCTGTTTCATACTTTTCATAAAAAGAATCTTCATAAGCCTCTAAATGACGTTTTAAATATCTTTCATAATCTTTAGGAGATAAACGACGTCTAGATAAAGTATTATTTTTATTTTGCAATAACATAAGATTTTCTACTTCAGGCAGTATAAAAGAAGGATAAGATTTTTCTTCATACTTAAACTCAAAAGGCATAAAAGAAGGAAATTTAAAATTTACATTTGGATTACATAATCTAACTTCCATTTCTAATTCTTCATTGTTTTTTATTTTTGATAAAAGCTGAACCCCCGCTTGCCAACATTTATTTAGTTGACTATACTGTAACCAATTAAAATTAGGTAAAACTAATTTTTCTTCCTCTGTATATTCATCTTTTATAGAATCCTCATCTATTTTTAAAAGTTGTATAACATCACTACAATTTAATACCCCTTTAAAAGAATAAACAGTATTTAATTTTTCTATTTTTGATTCAAACATTAGTATCTCCTAACTATTTTATAAATATAATATCAGGCGTTAAATAAGGTTGTATTTTATTTATTATCCATTCTGACTTTAATTTATCTGTATATTTTCCATATTTTATAAAATCATTTTGATTTTTATATTGTCTTAACATCAATAAAGATGGTATATAAGGTATTTTTAATACTTTTGCTGCAAACAATCTATGACTACATAGAAAACACTGATTTATTCCTCCACTAAAATCTAATTCAAAATTAAGAATAGTTTTTAATCCATCTTTTGAAACACTCTCTAAAAATTTGTTCCAATCAACATTAGGTGTATTAATATTATCAAATACTAAATTTTCTATGGAAAAATCATACTGAACGTCTGAATAATACATAGGTTTTATATATTCTTCATAAGGTAAATTACACCAAATAAAGTGATCTATAAATTTTTCTTCTTCATTTCTTTTATAGTACGACCAGTTTATTTTTTCTAAAATATCAGATGATTTATTATACCTATTATTTATATATTTATGTATATCTATTTTTTCCAATTTTTTATTATATAAAATAGTAAAATATTCTAATTTATCATATAAATTTAAGAAAGGTAAATTTTTAATTTCTAAATTATAATCAAAAAATTTAGGTAATTTAAAATCTTTTGAAGGATTATTTATATATACCAATACTTCAACTTCTTTTTTAGCCTTTAATTTTTTGTATGTTTGCAAACAACACGTCCAATTATTTTCATTGTATGAAGGATTATATATTAATATATCACACTTATTACCTAAGTACATTTCATTAGGAAAATAAGGAGCAGGTTTATTAATTAAATAATTAAATTGAGATTTATTTAATAAATGCTTAAATGAATACGTAGGTACTATTATATTACTCATATTAACCCCACTTATCGTATGTTAAAGAGTAATCAATAACGTCATCAAGTTTAGGATACTCTAATTCCGTTCCTTTGCCTATTATATATTTTTTAGTTATATCTTTATATAAAGGAATTTCTGAAATAAAACCAAGGCTATATTTAACATAATTTGTATAAACTATATCTGTTCCTGAAATAAAAGGTATAAAATTGTAATTGTAGTATTGTGTTGTAAGAAAACCATCTAAATCTTTCTGAAACAATTCTTGGTCTGAAAGTATTTCTTTATAATCAATCTTATATTCTTTATGTAAAATATCAGAAAGTATAAATGCTGTTACAATAGAAAAATGAGGATTTATTAATCTTTTACAATCTAAATTAAAACAATTTAATATTGCTCCAATCATATCAGGAGAATTTAAGAAAGATAAATTAATATCTACACTACCAATTTCATTAACCTTAAATTTATAAGGATTTTCATTTATTATTATCTTATTACCCCTCCATATTTTAGAATCTAAAGTAAGATAATAATCCCTGTTTTTATAATTGTGTTTCATACTTTTACCTTATTCTGTAAATTCTAACTCATCCATATTTTTAATTACTTCAAATGTAGAAGAAGGATATTGTGCAAATCCTTGAAGTAAAGGCATAAAATTTAATTTCTGAACAGAATCAAACAATGTATTATTTTCTAAAGTAAATGTTGAAAAATCATAAAAAGGTAAATTTTCATCAGTCCATAAGGAATATAAATACTCAAAACAGGGTTCTTCTAATATCCAATGTGCATTTACTCCAATAATGAAATTTCCATTAAATTTAGGTATATCATTTTCAATATCTAATCCGGGCAAATTAAATCTTTTAACGGCATAAACAACACAACTGAATAAATAAAGTTTAAGCTGATTGAATAATTCTTTATTATTTTCACATAAAAAATCTATATCTATATTACATTCATTTTCATTTTTTATACCTTGAATATGACATAAACATAAATCTATTATATCCAATAATTGACGCTGCTCAAATTCAAAAGGTTGAGTTAGATATAATTTTATCAACTCACTTAATTTATCTTTTTCTAAATTTTCAAAACTAAGAGTAGCAGGAAATTTAGTATTATATAATTGAATTAAAATATGTTTCATAGATAAAGTACATTCGGATAGTTCAATTATATGTGGAGTACAACGCCATTTTTCTAAATCATCACTAAAATAAGGTAATGTAGTTTTTTCCATTTTAATATTCCTTTACGCCTTTAATATTTAATATACTATTATCTTCTTCCCCTTGCACAAAAACAAGCCACACAGTTTGTATGACAGGTATAATAATTGTAAGTTACTCTATTATTATATGTAGTATTCCAAGCATTTCTTAAAGCCTGAATAAAATTATTCAAATTAGATGCACTTATTAAATTAGATTTATTAAATTTAGATGTATCTATTGAAGGTAAATTTTGAGTCATAGTAGTAGTATTAGGAGATTTAGACCACCAAGGAGTAGAACCTTGTGTTTTATTAAAATTATCTGTTGTAATAGGTAAAAATATAGCTTTTCCACTTAAAGTTTGCTGTAATTGAAATGCACTTCCATTCTGATAATACCCATTACAAGTACAAGCTCTAATACGGGTCAAACGTTGTGTAGCATTGATAAGGGCATTTACTATTTGAGAAGCTGAAACTAAACCTGCACTTAAAGATACAGTAGGTTGTACTGCACTATCTAATTGAGATGGTGGTATAGCATTAGCCCCATTTACAGTACCTGTAGTAAATTTAGGCATATTACTACTAGACCAAGGACTATTAGAATAAGCAAACTGTATTACATTAGCAGTAAATTCCTGTATTTCTAAACTTCTACTAACTTTATTAGAAGTAGTAATAGTCATATTTATATCTCCTTAAATATCTAAATCTTCTTTTATTTTTTTAAATAGCTTTTTTGGAAAAGTACAAGTAGGTTGAATACAACAACCACCAACACAAAATTCTAAATACTTACATTCCATACATTTATCTTTTAGTTGATACTTTTCATAATAGGGACAACCAGCTTTTAAGTTTCCAGAAGGAAGAATAGTATAAACATTATTACAAGTATATCCCCACTTATTATTGCCCATAATTGTAGCTTTCATTTCTACAAAAGTAGAATATAAATCCTTGTTCTTACAACTATCGTATAAATTTACTAACCAATTATCTATATCTTCAACATCTTTATCGGTTAAAGGTCCAATAAAATTATCAAACTTAACAAAAGGGTCATCTATATATGAATTAAGATTCATTAATTCATCAAATACTTTTACGTCTATTTTAGATAAACTAGAAGTAAGTGTAACCATAATTGTATATCTAATTTTTTTATCTCTTAATTTTTTAAGATTTGAAATCCAATTATTAAATTGAAGTGTATTAAAACGACCCGGATTATATGAAGTACCTACACCTACCTTTTTAAGAAAGTCATAAGGTAAATCATTTTCTATTATTTTATTTTCTTCTTCTCTTACTGTAACTAAGTTTGAAGATATAATAACATTACATTTATTATCAATTAATCTGTCTGTTATTTTATTTAAAAAATCTAAATCATTTAATAATATTTCACCTCCAAATAAACATACTTCTGTATTATGTAAATCTTTTATACACTCATATATTTTACTTGGATTATATTCTTGTTTTCTTTTCCATATTGTACAATGAGGACAATGTAAATTACAATTATATGAAGGAATAACATAAACTATTTTAGGATTTTTTATTAAATTTATATCAAATGGTCTTCCTTTATTTAGGTTTGTTATACCGTTTATCATTTTATCTTTTATTAGTGGGTCAATTATATTCCCATTATTTTCCCATTTTCCTAAATTCATAACTTAAACCCTGACTCAAGTAAATTATCTTTAATTTCTTTCATTTTTTTACAATGAATATCTAAATCTCCATAAGTAATTAATTGATATTTTTGAGAAGTACAGCTATTGCATAAACCGCACAATTCACAACTTAAACATTCATCTTTTAATATACTATCTTTATATTTACTAGTATTAATTCCTATAAGATGTTCACAATAACCTGTACAAGTATTTCCAGAATAACAAATAATATTATTCCAACATTTATCAGAAGTATTTAAATCACAAATACCTTTTGTTCTATTTATACAAGTAAGTTCAATATTATCTTCTTCTCTTTTTATTAAATCTAAATAATATCTAAACATTTTCCATCTTGGGTAATATACATTAGATTTACCTAATTTCAAAGTATTATTTAGTTTACATTTTATTTTTAATCTTTTAGCCAATTCAATATGTTTATGCCAATCTTTTTCATTACTATAATCTATTAGAGATATAAAATCGGGCATATAATAAAAATATTTTTCAAAATTTAATAAACACTTTATAAATTTTTGTTCTGAAAAAGGTAAAGACTTATAAGTTCTTCCATCTCCGTATTGAAAAGACGTAATTACAGAAATAAAAGGTTTTGTTAAAATATTTTTATATTTTTCACAAAAGGAATTATCTTCAAATAAAGATAAATTAGAAGTTATTGAAATATTTATTATTCTTTTATTTTTTTCATATATTTTTTCTACTTGATTAATAAGACTTTCAAAAAAAGATATAGGAGTTAAAAAAGGTTCACCACCTGTTATTATTATGTCTTTGACATCATCTAATTTTAAATTCCAATTAGTTAGTGTATCTATTTTATTAGTGCCAACACTACAGAATTTACAATTAAAATTACAAAGACTCGTAGGTTTTAATATTACTGTCTTCATACTTGAACACCTTTATTGTTTTAATTTTATTTACAATATCTAAATAATATCTAAACATAAAATCTAGGATTGAAAATAAAAAGTAAAATATATAAGGAGGATTATAAATTGTATAAATAAAACAGAAAGAAATATTATTAACAATAAACATCCTTTCTTTACAACCTCATTATTTAATGGATTATACATTATATAACCTCCTTATACAAAGAAGTTTAGGCAGTATATTGAATACCTATTAACGGTGGGAATGTTTCATTATGGAATATCATACCCTCGAATTTACCAACTACATTATGGCTTAAATCTAAAACATCTACTTCTGGGTCATTAAGAGATTTTAACACTAAATCAAATAGTGCACCTTTTTGAATACAAAATGAACCTGCTCCCCAAACAGGTGATGCTGTTGTAGTACAATAAACAGTAGAATCAAGAGTAGTATCATTACTAATACCACAAGGTGTAAAATCTGAGCCAGCTGTTGCATTAACTAAATAGGCTTTTCCTTTTGTCAATTCTCCAGAATCAATATAATTTATATTAGACTGGTCTGAATATGTGTACCAAATACCTGAGGAACCTTTACTTTGTAATTGGTCTTCTGATAAGTCTGAATTTAATACAATAAATTCACCTATCATTTGACCGTCATAGTTATTTGTTCCATCTGAACCCAAAGTCATAGAAGTAAACAATTTACCCTTAACTTCATATTCTTCAGAATGTAATGAAATACTATTATTATATATATCAATATAATAGTTGTAATCATCTGGTCCCACTTCTTCAGCACGATTAAGTACTATAACAGGCTGTACCCAATTTTCTGAATTTTTTAATAATACTGGAGCTTCTACAGTTTTTAATATTCCATCAGTATTTATATGTATTTGAAGACTTGCAGAAGTATTTATTCTTGCAGTATCACTTATAGTTTGAATATAAACTCTTATATATGAACCATCTTCAGCATCCAAAGAAGCTAAACATTGAAAACTATTTCCATAGCCGTATTCACTAAACTGAATCCAAGGACAAACAAGCGTAACACCTTTAATACTTTTATCCGTGTGCATTAAAATTGGAATACCACCCATTGGATTTGTTGAAGTATTACATACTACTTTACCACCTCTAAATTCAAGTCCCTTACCTAAACCAGAACTAGGACTTAAAATATAATTATTGTTTTCATCAAAATACTTCTTATCAATTAAACAATTTTTATCGGCTATAACGGCATAATCATCTTCAACGGTAACAGTTTTAGCATTTATATTAAATAAATCTCTTTGTTTTTGTGATATTCCAAAAGGACCTATGACGACAGAACTGTCGTCATACAACATAGTAGTACTATTATATACTCTACCGTCTAAAGACCAACCACCCTCAGTATAATTATAAGTAATTTTATATCCACCGTACTTATTTATTTTTACTTGAGTAAAAGTAGATGAATCTTTTGAAGTAATTGTAACTGTATTTGCACCTTCATCTAATTGAGCATTACAATATTGAGTAAAAGTTGAATCTTTTAACAAAATATCATAAAAACCTTTAGCACTAGAAGCAGAAGTTATATTCATATCTATTGCAAAATTAGCTGTTTGTGCAACAAAATTTCTACATTCTGTCCAAACAGAGCCTCTAATAATTGAAGAACTACCATTAGTAGAAATATTTATATTTTCGTCTTCAACTAAACTATCAACGGCTAAAATACCTGTACCGTCAGACATACCTTCATAAATATAATCTGAAGCACCAAGTTCAAGCATTTTATCTTGAAATATTGCAGTACCTATATCAAACTCAGAAACGTGACCTGTTTCAACTCTAATATTACCTTTTACAGTAAGATTACCAGTTGTTAAACCTGCATAAGAAGTATTAGTTGAATCTTTTACTTCTAAATTTGCTGTATCTAAATTTGAATTTAATACGTTACCATTATTACCTATTTGAAGTGTAGAAGCTGATTGAACCAAGTAAGGTTGTCTATTTGGCTGTGCCATTTTATTCTCCTATATAATATATAGATTAAAAATATTCACGTCTATCACAGTATCCTTCAATAGTTATAGAATCAGTAGATTGTCTATTGGTGTTAGCGTGAAAATATCGTGTATCCGTTTGTATCTCTAAATCAATCCCACTAGGAACAGGTAATTTTGTTGTGGTACAAACAATAGGAGTTATATACTGAAAAAATGGTCCAATTTTACTAAAAGGAATAATTGCACCTGAACTGTCAGTAATAACTGAACCTACACGTCTATAATTAAGGTATCCATTATTTATAAACTCTTGAGGTGTAAGAGAAGTAAAAAATTGTGCCAGTGTTTGACCTGAACTATTTTGTCCTATAAAAGCGTGATATGTAGTATTTGGAATTTGCGATTGAATACCAAGAGTAATTGGAACATCAATATTAAAATTTATACTATCATTTTGAGAACGACAATATCCTTTATCAATAGTAACTGTTGAAGCATCTGAATAATGTAAATCTAATCCATTGATAAACATAGGACTAAAAATACGAATTGCACTTGAAACTGCACTTTTCAAAGTTAGAGGAGTAATAGCTAAATCTGCAGCAGTTCCTGCAATAGCTTCTGAAACAGTTGCTACACGCATTACACCTCTTAAAGTTTGTGTAGCAGAAACGATATTTGTAGCATCTGCTTTTGCAACATTTTGTTCAAATAATTTAGAAATATCTAAGTTTGAAGCATCTACTTTAGCATATTTACCATCTAATACAGTAAAATCTGCATTTTCAAACTTATTATCCATAATACCTTTACTTGTTATAGCCGCTTTAGATGTAGTAGTAAGATCTTCACGAGCTCCAGGAACACCACCAGGAGTAACTCCATCGTGAATAACAACTACTTTTTTATCAGTATCTGAAGTAATCTCATTAGATTCCCCAGTAAACTGATTCATAATGTTTGTATTACCCCTACGAAGTTTTCTACATACAGTAGCCATTTTATTCTCCTATTAAATATCTTTTATATGTACTTAATATAAATAACAGCTTTGCCCTGAGTAGCAGTACCATTAATATATACTTTAAATTCTGTATCAGCAGATATAGTATAATACGTAGGAATTAAAATTACTCCTGTTTCTTTAATTTTAATATCACATAACAAAGCATTATCAATATCTGTACCTATAGTTAAACGGTCTTCTGCATTAAATTCTGTAGTAACAGCAATTCTTAGTTCATCAATAACACTACCCGCAACTATTTTACCTAAACTTGTAATAGGTTGTAATGCAGTAACTTTTAAAGGAACTGTAACATTTATTGATTTACCACCTGCACCAGAAATTGCTTCTTCAATAGCCTTATCAACATATTCTTTATTAGGAATATCATTTGCATTTGTTACTGATTGAGCATAGTTTGTATTAACTAAACCAGAAGTATCAATTCTAAGTGTACCTGTTCCACCAGGTTTTAACCATAAATAATTATCTGACGTAATAAAACTTGCAGTAACATCTAATCTTGATTTAAGTCTTACACTTGTAGTAGATGTAGAACCTAAATCAACAAATCCATTATTAGAACCGAGTACTAAATTTGTTACTAGATTACTTTCATTCTGTGCAATTAAACTTACATCATTTGAAGAAGTATTTACTAATAAAGAATTTTGATTTGCAGTTGCTGCATTGGCTTGAACAATTAATCCCCCTATTGTAGAACGCAAGGAGGATAAATACTGCATTTTAATAGTACTTGTTACACCATCTACAATAGGAATTTGATTTGTAGAACCAACATTTGTATAAGTAGGAATATTCGTTCCATCACCATACAACATTGATAATGCAGGGAAATCTGGTAAAGATGTTTTTGCACCTTCTCTTATAGCAGTAACAAGACCTTGAGTGTTTACCGAAATAATAGGATTTGAAATTGTTTGTGCTGTTATAATTTCAGGTAATATACTTGTACGAGGAGTAAATACTAATCCATTTTCACCTTCTGCTACTGTAACAACATATTCTGAACTACCTTCATAACTAGAGGGAACATCTGCTAATTGAATAAAAGGTATAACATTAATATCCGTGTTTACATTAACAAATTGTAATCCTGTTTCATCAGAATTTACTTGAACAAGTTTATTTTTATTACCTTTATAGCTTGGAGGACAATCAGATAAACTAGTAAACTTTGTAGCAACTATTGAAACAAACTCTAATCCTGTTTCATCTTCATTAACAACAGGACTTTTACCTGCTTGACCCTCATAACTATCAGGAGTATCAATTAATCCGATAAAACGAAGACCATTACCAAACTCATCTCCGTCATCTCCACCATAACTTATTACAGTATAATCTCCACCCTGATAAACAACGAGTTCAACTGGCTCATCTATAATTTTAATTGTATCTACCATTTTATACTCCTATGATTTGAATATTAGGGTCGGTATTTTCAGCCATAATTAATGTAGTAGAGCCATCTACAACAAATTTACCTTCAATCTCTCTAGATTGAACACCGTGAGAATCAACTGTTACTAAATCATAATACCAAGAGCCTCTTTTTACTTTATTAAGTAAAATATTAGTATTAAGACTTAATGTAATAAAACCTGAAGAATCAAGTGTTATTACACCGTCTCTTTCATCATCCGGTAAATAACTAGAAAGAAGAGCCAAACGTACAGGACCTTCTTTTCTATCACGAATTTCCATATCAGCCTTATATCCCGTTAAGTCAATAGGCTCTTGAGTTCGTGCAACTCTCATTTGCATTCTAACATTTAAGTTAGCATTACTTTGAGGATACATATTTAATTTTCTAGTCATCTAACTATCCTTATAAATTTTAATTTGCATAATATGCGGCTCTAGCAGTACCTTCAATAGTTTTTTCACAAGTTAATGTACCTTTAATTCTTACATTAGAATTTAACATAGCTTCACCATTAAATGTAGCTAAACCCTTAAAAGTAGAAGCACCTTGAGTTAAAGTATTACCAGCAAATACAGTATCACCATTAAAAGTAGAATTTGTTCCTGTACCTGTAGTAATACCTCCTCTTGCATCTAACATACCATTAAATGTCCAGTCGTGATGAATAACTGCCCTTAAATTTTGACTAGTATATTCTGGGGTATTTTCATTAATTGGACTTGCAAAAGAACCATACTCTAATTTAATCCAGTCAATATCAACATAATTAGGTGTAGTACAAGGAAATCCTATATAGTATTCTATATAATCATCATTATTAGTTCCATAAGTATATTTACTAATATAAGGTATAGTAAATGAAACCTCATAAGTAGCAAAACTAGTAGTAAGTAAAACAGTTGTTTCATCTAAATTTAAAGGACTTGAAGGTGCACCACCTGTACCAAAATTTATTCTAGCACCAACAATAACCTGTTGACCTGTTACTTGAGAACGACCTCTAAAACTAATACATTTTGTATCTGTTGAATATTTAGAGGCAGTTGAAATCCTTTGATAAAGAGTACTATAACTATTTGCACTAGAACTATCAATAGTAGAGTGTAAAAATCTTAAATAATAGTTTGGACCTTCAATCCAAGTGGAACGACTATGTATAATAGAAGAACAACTAATTTGACTATTACCGTAAGGAACTAATGTAAAATCTGAAGGTACATTATTTGTAGAAAGTGCATAAAATTGACCGTTACTCAATTCATTAGGTCTTGTACTTGATGCTTTACTTAATACAGCTGAAGTAATTACACTATCCGATGTACCTGCCTGTGCTTCTTCAATAGTAGCCAACTTTACTTGACCAGGATATGAAGTTGTGGCCATATTAATATTTTGTTTTTTCAATAACAATGAATCAGGTGTACAAGCAATACCAACATACCAAGCTGTAGGAGTTGTTGTTGTTTTACCAGCATCAACACCACCAGCAGCCCAATATTTTTGACCTACAATATAAGCAGGACTAGAAGGAGTACTATTAGGATTTTTATATAAACCCTCAAATAATATTGTATTATTTTCACCCCTAATTCCCATATAACCATTTTCTATATCATTACTGTCAGCTTTTTTAAACAATCCACTAGTAGTATCTAATCTAACTAATTCACCTACTTTTGGTTCCTCTGTTGGGTCAAACTGATTGGGGTCAAATTGAGTACCGGAACCAACACTAAGTTGTGCAGGAATATACCACCAGTTAGAGTCTACACGAATAGCTAAAACGGGACAACCAAAATCTGTATGATACAATACTTCATAAACACTAAAAGGAGCTGAAATAGGGTCAGGTAAATCTTGTTCTGTATTAACTTGCGGCACATTAGCTTCATCTGCAATTAAAATACTAAGATTTGTAATTTCAGCTATACCACTTAAAATAACTGGGATATTAAAAATACGTCTATTACCAACAGTACTTCCTTCAGTTTTTTGTTTATAAGATACTTTTGGAAGAGCAGTAATAGTAAACATTGTTCCATCTGATAAAAATAAACCAATGTTACCAATATCAAAATTACCTACAGATTCATCTAATGTAATCTTAAACATTACAACAGTATCAGAAACTACTTGATACCTAATTACATCAGTACCACCTTCCCAAACAGAATTTGTAACATCTGTCATATTAGAATTTATAGAGCTTGTAATAATAGAAGAACCTATTTTTACTTTGGTAACTTCAATTTTAGGACCGTACTGACCAGCTCTTGCTGCTGCTGCCAAACCTGCTAAGGTTATGACGCTAGGTGTATTCGCCATTATTTATCTCCTTAATTAATAGGACTTATATTTTATAATTACGACAATAAGTTAGCTCGTATTAAATGCGTAAGGTAACCATTAAATCCTGTTTGTTGTAACCAATCCGCACCTAATCGTAATTGCTGAGCTAAATTAATTGTAAAGTTTGTAGTATATTCTTTGCCATCTAATTGAATTGTAATTGTAGTAGGTGTTAATATTACACCAAATTCTTGCAATGAAAAAGGAATTGTTAAAAGAATTGATTTTACTTGATTATACATTGTAGATACTTCTAACGTATAACCATCTGTTGAATTGTAATTACAATTTAAAGTTACAGTATCAACAAATCCTGAACCCATACTTAATACGTGGCTTGTTGCAATTTTATCATCTATATGTTTAAAAAATCTCATATAATACTTAGAATTAGCAACATTATTTGTAGTATAATATAAATCTATTGCTCTACTTTTTATTGTAGATGTAATAATAGGACTTGTTGAAGCATAGCCCTTTTCAAGTTGTACATTTAAACAATCCTCTTCCGTATCAATATTTAATACTTCACCAGTAGAAGTAAATGTAAAACTTTTACCTGCATCTATATATTCATCTCTTTGTGAAGAATATATATGAACTTTACTGTTATTAAATAAATCTCCAACAGAACTTAAAGTCCATACACCTGCTTCTAAAGAAGAACTATGATTACCTGGTTTATCAGAATTTGTTATCCAGTTTATTGAACTATTTTCAAGTAATAAACCTTCATTTGTAACGTGTCGTATTATATTTATTCCAAATTCTTTTAACTGTAAATAGTTTCCTGAAGTATAGTCTAATACCCAAGCATTAGTTGTACGAGAACAAGTAAATGAAGGTAATGTAGAACCATCTATTATATTTGAATTTATATTTAAGTTATAAGCTTTATCATAATACTCCAGTACTTCTAATTTATCAGGAGTAAATTCATTTGTATAATTGTAATATAATCTACCACCTGTATATTCTTCTACTTCATAAAATAAAGCATTAAGATATAAATAAGCTTCATAATTTGCCCAAATTGCAAATGTATCCCAACTTCTTTCCAATCCAGGTCCAACAGCAATATAAAGATTTACAGTATCCGCATAAGTCGTACCGTCAATAAGATTTAACACTAAATGAATTGGTGCTAACTTATAGAATAAATATCTAATATCATCTTCTGAAATTGGAAATAAAGTAACATCGTACTCTAAGTCTACGTGCGAAGTAGGATAATATTTACCTACATAATAGTCAGGGTCATTAATATCTGGTAATTCAGTTTTCAAACTTTCAGCTGTAATTATACCTTCATCTACATACTCACTTACTACACCATAAGTAGTTCCATCATCAGCCCATTCTGTAACAGTATCTAAAATAGAGCCATCATCTATTGTTGTAAGTGTAACGTCAAAAGTTCTTTTATAATCTTTTAATATTGATTGATTTTGAACCCATACGCTATCTCTTTCAAATACTTTATAATCTGAAGTCCATAATTGATATACATTAAAATGGGCACTTTTAATCAACCCTAATATATCCATAAAGTATTTAGTACCTTTTTTTCTTTCATACAACTTAAGATTTTCAATAAGATTTATATACTCATCATTTGTAAAAAATGAGTTTTTTATATTAAATCCAAAGTTTGAAGCATTAAGAATATTTATTTCACGACTAACTTTATCAGGAACCCTTACGTTTACTAATTGTGAAAGCTTTGATTTAAATAAACCTGTAAATACTTCATCTACAACAGAGAAAAAAGTTGACCAAACAGGACTCTCTTTATAAGTACCAAATAATAGACTTGTGTAAGAAGTAGATTTAATGATTTCATCTATTTCTTGATAAGCCATTAAATATCTCCTTATTTAACTTTTAATGCGTTGTATTCTTGTGTATCATTCCTAGAACTAAATACACAGTTTATACTTAAATTACCTAATCTTAAATATTCTGTTTTATCTACATAGTAGTTTATTGAAGGACTTAATAAATCAATATAATCTATTGAATTACCACCAACACTAAGAATTAAGTTTTCAATATCAGATACCATTATACCTCTACCTAAAGTACCAACCTTAGGCCTAAACAATTCTTGAACTGCATTTTCAACTTGTATTCTCATATTATCTAAATTTGTATTAGGTAAACAATAAATTGTACCTTCTACATTCACGTTACTTGCTACTGGGTCTATTCTAACATATTGCATATACGCAATACCTAAACCAGTAAGATAATCAGTAAGTCCTTTAAATTCTGTATCACCCCAAACACTATCAACAATAGCTGTAATTGCAAGTACGTTCATCCATTCTTTACGATACGGTGCTATTTCAGCTTGACCTCTTGCTAAACCATCTAATACACCTGGGTATTTAGTAATATATGCACGATAATCATCTCTTGTAACAGCACGTTCATTTACTGCACTCAATGAAGGACCCATTTGTTGATAGTAATATGCATCTTTTGCCTTTTCACCACCATAAGTAGAACTTGTAGCTGTAGCTTTAAGTTCTGTACTATCAACTTGAACTTCCATATCAGTTGTAGGTGCTTGAGCGTCTGGTCCTTTTGTTACTACATAGCCTATTCTAATAGTTGTATTTAAATCGGGAGATAATCCATAAACGTTATCTCCAAATTTTACTTGAACACTTCCACTAGGTAAAGTATTTTCATAAAATTTAGTAGAATCAATATCATAAGTATAAAGACCTCTTAAATCTCTTTCCCATTCAACACCAGAAACCCAAACTTTAATATCATCTTCTGATAATAATCCTCTATCGTTTAAACCTACTTCATACTTTTGAAAAGAAGAACCGTTACTTATAAACTCTTCATATTTTGGTTCACCTTGATAAAGCATAATATTATCTACTTGTGTTACACCTAAACCAAGTATAATTGGGTCACGATTAAAATAACTAACTCCATTACAAGTAAACTTACTCCAAGCAGGTAATTGTGCTATAGAAGTTGATATTTCTCTATAAACGGAACAAGTCATTTGAGATGGTATATTACGTTGTAAACGAATAGCTAAATTACGACACAACCTAAATATACTACTACTTAATTTAGCTGTATCAAAGAAATTTTCCTGTAAAGCAGATTCAACACTAAAACCGTTAAAATCACCAATAGCTGAAATTAAATCCACAAGGGTTTGAATAGTTGAAGCTGTAATTAAATCTGCCGTATTATCATTTTCACTCAATTTTGCTTGTAATTGAGTTCTATATCCTTCATATGTTGGGTCTGCTGTATCAATACCTAATGCTGAATTTGCAGAATTATATTTTAAGAGAGAATCTACACCTATACTTGTATTATTATCTAAAACTAGGCTAGAATAATTAGTATCTGCCATAATATTCTCCTTAATTTTGAACTGGTGATTGACTACCACCAGAATAATATGCCTTAAACTTTGTACTACCTACTTTATTAGTAAAAATAAAACGCCAATAAACTGAAATATCATAAAAACTTTTATCAGGATAAGGAACAACATCTATATCGTTAGGCAATACTTCAATATGTGGAATCCATTTTGATAGTGCATTATAAACAGACGTTTTTATATTATTAGCTGTTATAATATCAATAGGGTCGTGTAAAAAATATTCTAATACTGCACCATAAGTAGGTTCAAATACTCGTTCACCAAGAGTATCTGTTGTGTTAGATTTACACGTTAATACATTTATTATTTCATTAGAAATTACATTTCTGTTTATTAAAATGCTTTTAGGACTACCTTTAACATACTGACCATTTACATCTGATAATATAATTGTTACTGCCATTTGAGTATTCCTCTATACACAATTTAATCTAAACAGTCAAGTAATGTTCTAGCTGCTTTTCTTTCATTTTCAGGATTAGATTCTGTTATTGAAAAATTTTCTAAAACTTCTCTTAACTTAGGATAATTTGAAAAAGAAGATAATACTTTTTCAGTTTTTCTTTTACGAGCTTTTTGACGAATACGTTTAAAATCAGGTGCTAAATCTTTATCCTCTGTATTTAAATTTTGTATTCTAAATACTTTATATCCATCTTTTTTTGCTAATTGTTTTACACGGTTTAATAAATCTAAATTTGTATTTTCAGTACCTGTATAAACAATAACTTCATCTTCACGATTTTCACCTTTTTTACGTCCCCATAAAATCAAATTTGATTCTACTACGTCTACAGAAGAATTTGTTTCAAGCATTTTTTTAGCTTTTTCTAATTCTGTTTTATTTGTTTTTGATAATACTAAATTATAAAAACGTTTTAATCTTGTTTCTACGTTCATTTATTTTATTAACTCCTTTTATAATATCTTTATCAGAAGAACTTTCCCAAATTTCAATAACTAAATAACCTAACTTTTTTAATTTATTTATTCTTTCTTTAGTTTTATCATAAAGATATTTAGCTGTAACATCTTCAAAAGGGTGACATTTTTCATTAGGTTTATATAATTTAGGATTACCGTGCCACGTATCTCCTTGAAACTCAACTACTATTTTATATCTATCATTATATCCATCTACGTGACCCTTAATTTCTTTTATGTACTTTTCTCCACCATTTATATATGTATTAAATTTAAGTCGTGTTCTCTTTGATAACTCATCAATACAGTTAATAGCTTTTATACTATACATCCTACCCTTACAACAAAAAGGACATTTATAGCCATTTATAAAGTAATTATAATTTCTTATAAAAGTATTTCCACACAATAAACACTCAGCTTTTATATTTCTATCTGTAGAATTAGTATAATTAAAATTTATAAATTTTAAGGTGCTATGTTTTATTCTATTTAATCTTTCTTCATTACTTAATCCTCTAGAATAACAATATGGGCACCCATGTCCACTATAATGATTGGCTGCAGATTGATAAAAATACTTCTTACATTTTTTACAATATATTTTCAACTTTATACTGGGGCTAATATATTTTGCTTTAGAATAATCATATTTATCCCCGTGAACATCTTTAAATCTTTTTAATATTCTTGCAAAAGTTTTATCTCTTTTATTTTTTCTTCCTTTAAGTATATTTTCTTTTTTACAAATAGGACAACCATAACCACGCATAAGTAAGGGTACGCTATTATATATAAAAATATTATTGTGTTTTAAGCATTTACATTTTATATTAGTATCTTTTAGACTTTTTATATTACTTAAAACCTTTAAATTATTTTTCTCAATTTGTTCTATTATATAACTAGACTCATACTTAATCATATATACCTCCTACGATAAGGTGATTGAGTTAGGTAGTTATATAATCGTAGTATATAACAGAGTTTCGAACCTCATATACCTAACTCAACCATAAAATAATTAGTCTTTTAATAAACTTTTAGCCTTCATAACCTCAGTTTTATTTGGTAAGTCTTCACCAAAGCGATTGATATAGAAGTTTAGCTTCTTCATAGCCTTACCTTTATCCCCATTTGTAAGGTCTAATAAACCTCTAACTATACCACTAGCTTTACGAGTAAACAACCCTTCAGGAATTTTTGTTTTTGGTTTTACATCACTTAAATTCTCTGCAAGTGTTTTAAGTTTACTTGCTATAAATTCTGCTTTATTCATCAATTATCTCCTGTTTTTTGTTTTTACTCATAGTTTGTATAGGTACATAAGTAGGCATAACCATAGACTGTTTATTTGGTGAAGGTATAGCCATTGCAGGGTCATAAGCCTCTTCAATATCTAAATCTTGTTTATTTAAATACATAAAGTTGTCATTTTCAACTTCCTTAAACCCTAATTTTTTATAAAAAGATATTAAATCCTCTTTTGATACTTCATTAGTACAAAGCTTACCATTAAAAGGTGAATACTTAAAAGGAGCAGGTTCAATTTTTTCAACATCACTACTAGACAGTACCTTTTTTAATAACCAAGTTGCTACACCCTTATTTCTATATTCAGGTTCAACCCATAAACTGTATAAAGTTTTATTTTTTAATATTACTTGTGCAACAGGTAATGTAGATTGACGTACTATAAAACGTATCTTATTTGGCTGCTCTTTAATAGTATCTATTGCAAGACTATCTAAATTAAATACACTAGAATTTATAACTGACCCTTCTGTTATTTGAGGTAAGGCTTGATAGAGTTTTTCAACAGGTTTAGTTTTAATAGCATTTAACGCATTTACAAAACTATTATATCCCTGTACTCTTCTTCTTTCAAAAACAAGTTTACCGTTAGGTTTAATACCTTTTACAGCGTAAATATCAAACCATAGCTTTGGTACTTTTATGCTTTTATCAATATTTTTTATTTGATTAAAATCTTTATTTAAAGGTTTATTTAAAGGATTTGTAAATTTATTATCTAAATTATTATTAAAAGAATATTTAGTTAAAAGATTTTTTATATGATTAGGTATCTGTTTTACTTTTTCATCTAATACGGGAAGTAAACTATCAACAGGATTTAATAAAAACATATATTTTGAAAGTTTTGGGTCAATTTTTTCTTCTTTTGGTTTATATTGTTCATTAAACCATTCTTGGTATTGTTTAGCAATAGTCCTAAGTGTTAACTCCATTCTTCTATCTTTTAATATAGAAGGAATAAACCTAAATTCTAATATACGTTTACCTGTACCATTTGTAATATCAAATTCTTGAGAAGCTTTACTTTGTCTATAACGAATATCAACCCAACCTTCTAAAAGAGCTTTAACATAAGGTCTTTCATAAGGGTCTTCTTTTTCTAATTGAACTCTTCTATTAAACACTACATCTGGAGCACTTCTATTTTGATAGTTATATACCCTACGAGCATCATTTCGTAACAACATTCCATAAAAATTTATAGCAAACATTAAAGGAGTATATGGAAGCTTATTTCGTTTTAATACAGGTTGTTCAATTTTACCTTTCTTATAACTAAATTCTTTTTCCATTATAATATTCCTTTATATTTATTCCTCTATTAAACTTTATATAATTAAATTATTTTATTTATAAATCTTTATTTAGAAGTTTTATCTTTAATTATAGAATCTTTTGTATTTTTATGATTATCAAAAGAATTGTAAAGTTTTTCAAAAAATTCTGTATTAGAATCATCCTTATTATAACTCATAGTATAAAGCTTATCTTTTACAGCTTTCTTTACTGCATCTTTTGAACTTCTATTATTTTTTATTTTATCAATAGACTCTTTACTTAAATCAGGAAAATAATCAATAAAATTAGGATTTTTAGATATAGAATTAGCTATATATGTTCCTAATTGTTTATCCGACATTGATTTAATTTTTTCATCTATATCAGAAGCTACTGAAGCGTTTAATGAATATAAATTTAATTTAGTTAATAGCTTATTAAACATATTAGACCTCTTTAATCTAAGGTAATAAGTTCATCTGTATTTTGTTCAGCAATTAAATATGCAGGACTTGCTACATTTGATAATTCATAACCTATCATATCAAAAATATTACAACAGGCTACTTTATTATCGACCATTTTATATGTTGGGTCACCTTTCATTAAATGGGGACAACCACCTTTTTCAGCTAATGAAGCACCACAAATAGAACAAGTATAGTCATTACAAAACGCACCCATACTATAACAAGGACGTTCACCTGTCATAATTTGATTAGCCAATACTACATCTCTTGTACGGTCAATAGCACCTAAACATAAAACTTTCCATAAATTACCTTTATAACCTTTCATAGGTCTTAATGCACTATCTAAAATTACACCCTTAGCTTTAGTATAATCTTTATTACAGTTGTGAACAATAAAGCCATTAGCCACATAAGAATTATCATCTTCTACTTCAAAATTATATACTTGTCTTTCCTTAGTATCAACTACTCTTTTTATTGGATTTAATATATAACTATCTGTTAAAAGGCTAAAAATTAATCCACCACAATTATCATTACTTTTACCTTTATTTACTTTTTTTCTAACTGTATATTTATTAAGTTTATAACTAGTTAAAGGAGAAGTGGTTATTCCATATTTAATTCCATAGGAAGATTCTTCAATACCTTTTGATAATCTATTTATTTCCTGCTTTGTTCTATTAGAAGAACAACTTGTAGAAATACCTAGATAAGCTAATATTTGAATAAATCCTTTAGCTAAATGTAATGAAGTAGTTATATATCTAAAATTACAATTAGATGCACAGCCATCACCTTCAATCATTCCTCCCAAAAACCACTTTAAGGATTCTTTATCCCAAGATAATATTTCAGGACTAATATATTTATTCCTAGAGTATTCACCTATCAAATTACGCATTTGATTTGCAAACTCATAAGAAGAAATTCTTATTTGTCTTACATTACGACCCGTTGAAGGACCATAATGATAACAAGAGTATTTTAAGTTTAATTTATCACAACATTCTACAATTTTCTTTTCATAATCTTTTTCAGTAAAACCGATAGTAAATATAACGGCACAATCTTTATCTTTATACTTTTCAAAACTACCCTCTGCTGCATAAACACCTGCTAAAAATGCAAATTCAGATTTTACTTTTGTTTTTCCAGTACAAGTTATAGGTGTAACTAAATAATCTCCAGTATAAATATCAGATATAGGTCTAAAATGCGGTTTTATATCATCATCCGATAAAGATATCTGTACATTAAACCCCCGAGTAGTCCCTCCACCATATTTACCTGTTTCAAAAATTTGACGTCTATCTACAACATACACAGGATGATTCTCGGTAGCAATTAAATAAGATGGAGTACCCCAAGGTTCTACATACTTAAGAGGTTTTTTACCATTCTTATAAAGTTTAACTACTTTTTTATATCTACCTTTATGTGTTAAAACACTATCCCCTACTTTAATGTCTTTAATTCTTTTTTGACCTTGGTAAGTAGTTATCAAAGTTGATTTAGGGAAACAATGTTCCACGTGCATAGGTTTACCTTTCCACGTTTTATATGCAATCATACCAGAATCAGTATTAAAAGCTGTTAATTGTGAATAAGGAAAAGCCACATTATTACGATTAGGTAAATCTGAAGGCATAATTGGAACAGTCATAATAACATAATCTCTAATATCAGGACTAATATTATAACGTTCTGCCGCAAAAGGTAACCAACTTGGTGCATCTAATAAAGCATCATTAATCATTTCTTGAGTAGCAGCACTAACTTGAAATCCAGGAATACCTATTTCTCCGTGTTTTACTACATTGTGCATTTCAATACCACCAGATACTTCTACTACATCAGATTGCACAAAAAACTTTCTTTCTGTCATTTTAATTTCCTCTATATTTTCCTTTAACTACAACATCTCAATAGATACCTTAGAGGTATTTGCTAGTATAATTACTTTAGATTCAATCATTTCTTTAGTAAGATTTTGAGTGAATAAAAAAGTTTTACTAATAACTTTTCCTTCCGGCCTATTTAATACTTTTCCTAAAGTAGATACTGTCTGTACCATAAATTTAACTAAAGAAGGTTGAATAATAATCTTATAATCTTCTACTAAGTGCGGTATTTCTACTAAATCTGAACCTATACTACTTTCAAAATTTAAAGATACACTATCACAACCAAATCTGCTAAATTTTATTTTATTACCAAGTCTTTCAACAGTTATACCATTTTTAATTCTTGGTCCAAGATATTTACTTCCTTCAAAAGGAATACAATTAATATTTGTACATACAGAAGAAGTTGTATTATATTTTTCTTTAAATACTATCTTTTTCATACTATAAATTCCTTAATTTTATATAATACAACCTACAATAAAACCTAAACAAATTTCAGACCATTTAATGGGTCTATCTAACCATTTAGGACATTTTTCATACACCCAAACGTCATTATATCCTATATATGCAAACGTTGCATAAATAAAACCAGCTATAGGACCAAGTAATAAAATAGACCAGTTACTAAACGGAGCAATAAATATAGTAGGATAAGTATATCTAATTGTCATAGAAATCCAATCATAAAATACTCCATACTTAGCCTCTGGTCTATATTTATCAAAAAACCTATCAAGATACTTAGTAAACCACATTTTATTATATCTATTTATTGTATCTTGAGAAGGCTTATTATTACCTCCAACGTCTAACATAGGTCCGTGACCTTTTGACCAAAATAGAGCATACAACATAATAGAATTGTATAATGATACTAAAGAAAATAACCACAATGGAAGGTTTATATTAAAAGTAGTAAAAATATTATTTTGTTCTCCACACATAAAAAGAATAAAGAATAAAATAATTCCCACTATACATTGAGTTCCACGATTATCTAATAGTTTTATAAAGAAATTAGAATGTGAAATATTATTTTCATCTGCAATATTTTTAGTAGCTCCACCAAAAATTCTTCTCCAAATTGCCATTAATGTACCTTTTAGTAAACCTTCCAACATAGTTATTTCCTTTATTTGTTAATATATCTATTTCATATACATAAATATTTTAATCTACACCTAAAAGTTTATAGTCCTTAGGGGTCTGTTTCTTATCAAATTCTATAAGTTTTTTTAAGTATTCTTTCTTTTAATTTTTTCTTTAATATTTTTAATTTTATTTTTATCTTTAGAATCTAAATTATTTAACTCTTTCATTAATTTTTTTAATTCAGAATTTCTTCGTTTAATTGTTTTCTCTCTCCCTATAGGAGTAAAAATAGCTAATTTATCTATTTTATCTTGAATAGCTTCTATTTTATTAATACTTTTTGGATTATTTTTAAGAGCTTCTTTTTCTTTTTCTAAAAGTTTAATCTTTTTATCATTTTCGTCAGCTTTAAGATGATAATCTCTTTCTTTTATACTCATAATACCATTTTTAACTGCTTTATCTAGTGTACTTCTTTTATCATCTTTCACATTAGAAGATTTATTTTTAGAATTTTTATCTATCTCCTTTGCATACTTAGAATTAGGGTGCTCTTTAATATATTGAGCTTTCTTACGAGGTGAGTATGTTTTCTATACTTCTTCACTTATTCCACCAGCTTCTTCTAATTCTACACTATTTGCAATTGCTAACAATTTTTCAAACATATTCCACCTACTAAACTTATATTTTAATTGACATTTTCAATAGCAGTAACTACTTCTTCAGAAGAAAAATAACCTGTAAACTCATTAATAAAATCTACTACCTTAACATATACTTCAGGATACCAGATAAATAATACTCCAAACATAATACATAATACCCCTATAACCAACCACATCCATTTATAGTTTTTAATCATACGAGCCAATGCAGCAAACAACTTAGCCATTTTATTTCTCCTTTAAACTTTAATATTTTTATCTTCTTCTAATAATTTTTTATTCTTAAATCTCCTAAAATTTACTTTAACAGGACCATTTAACGACCAGTCAAATTCCCAATCATATTGACCCTGTGTACCACCGGAATCAAATCTTATTCCTGCTTTATGTAAATAATCTTGAGCAGATTGAAGATATTCAAATTGTTTTTTACTCATTTCAGAAGTATCAAATTGAATACGTACTTCTACTTCTTCATCAAAACGTTTATCCCAAACCTGCTCAGAAGATTTAACAATATATCTTGCAAGAGATTTTAAGTTCATTGTACTATTTTTTCCTATTACATTTTCTTATTTTTTATTATCTTAATTCAATATAAAATTCTTTATTATCAGAATTATTTTTATTCATTGCTCTTAACATTTTAGCAACTTCTTGAGTAGTATTTCTAATAAAATCATTATAAGATTTTTCTAAATTTGTTTTAATTTTAGACCTATCACTCAACTCTGATTTATCTAAATAACGACTTAAAGTTCTATTTAAACCTAAAAAGTCAGCGCTTAATACTACCCTACTAAAATTAGTACCATCTTCATTAGAACTATACATTTCAAATTTAATAGGTAACTCAAAACTTCTATTAGGAGCAACGATTTTCTTAGTTCTTTTATCCAAAATAATTTTATTACCAGTTACATTTTTAGCATCAAAACTATCTTTATAATAATCCTGTGAACCAAAATTTGCATCTTTTATTTTATGAACTTTTGATTCTTTTATAGTTTCAGAAATATCTTTATTTTCTAAACCTGAAACTATTTTTTTAGTTTTATTAGATTTAGTACTAGCTTTTGTATTAAGTTTAGCAATAAATTCTAAATTTTTTAAAGCTTGCATATATAAAAAATCTCCTATTTTATTATTTCCAGTTTAAACTATTCCCAATTCTATTCTTCAAATGTGAGTGTTGTTTATTATGACAACTCCTACACAAACAAATAAGATTAGATAAAGTATTACGACCGCCTTTACTTAAAGGAATTATATGATGTGCCTCCAATAAATAACGCCTAGAATTAAAATCTTTTTTACATTTTTGGCATCTATAACCTGCACGTTGTTTGCACTTAGCAGATAATTCAGCCCAATCTTCTTTACCTTTATTATAATACTTTTTATTAAAATATTTACTTCTTTTATTATGCAAAGAATTAAAAGATTTTATCATAGCGTATATACCTTTAAAGTTACTTTGTATAATAGTTAGCACATCTAACTGCATCTGATAAACTATTCCTGTAAACAATACCATTCACATTTGCTGCATAACATACAGCTTTAAAAGATGATGTAGTAAGATTTTGTCTATTCAATTCATCTTTTATTTCTTTAGGCTTAAACATAACAGGATAATCTATAATTTTAATATTATTACTCTTCATACAATTATTTATATCATCTTTTTCATTATATATCAATAAATTATTTTCTTTGTTTGAAGAAGTAACATCAGCCCTATACTGAGGTTTAAATTCTAATACTTCATCTTGTTCTTCATTTTGAGGAGCAAATGTTTGTTGTGCATTTATAAACTTTTTAGCCCCATAAATTACACCTCTTATGAATATATCATTCATATCTTCAGGCATTCTTCTTAAATGCCATTTAAATGAATCATTTTTTAATAAAAATGCTTTAAAAGATTCTTCAGTAAAATTTAATTTTAGTACTTTGGGGTCAGCTAATGTTTGCAACTGTAAACCTTTAGACATTAAAAATAACCAAAGATATTGCATTGAATAAGCATCACGTTCCCACATAGATTTATAATATTTTTTTACATTACTAAATTTAGGTAAATTCCAAAAAGAAGAATCATAATCTCCCAAACTTTTAACATAAATCTGTTGTAAAAAATGGGTATACTCGTGTACCAACATTTCTGTAAATTGATTGTCAATAAATGTCCAAGATTTATTCACTATTCTTCTAGAAGGCAAAGTAATATCAATTTTAGGAGGTGTAAATGTAAAATATCCTAACAACTCAGAACCAAACAATGTTTTAAGTTTAGGTCCTCCTACAACATTTGTCATATAAGACTTTTGATTTTCTTTCCTATTAATACCTAAACCTTTTGATTGTTCCAACCAAACTTTATTAGCACGAACCATCCAGTCTACTTCACTAGGTGTCATCACAAATTGTTTTGTTGCAACAGGCAAAGTAGAAGAAGTAATATTGTAATTAAAAGAATATAAATCTGTTTTATGCGTAGTATCTTCTGTTGGCCCTGTAGGAGGAGTTACACGAGGCATAGGATTATGGTGATTAGGCGTATTACCCTGTCTTTCACAATTTACTAAAAAATTAGAATTTACTTCATCTTCTAGGTATGTATTTGATAAAAAATTATTTGAAGCTATTGTTTGACTTATTTTTTTAACCTGTGTCCAACTACGCATAGTATCTTGACCTGGGTCATCATACGTTTCTTTAATGTCAAAAGCTTTAATAAATTTATCATAATCTATTTTTATTTTAACATTATTTCTATTATATTTATCAAAATAGGCACGCATATAAGGAGCAAGATTATTTAACACTATTCTTTTAGTAGGAAATATAATATTAAACTTATAATTAAGATCACGCATAAAATCTTTTTCAGATTTTAAACCATAAGTTCCAACATAATTTCTAGGACTTAAAGAAGGTACTAATACATAAGGTTCAGCAGCTTTAAACACTTTACCCTTAAACCATACATAAGGTTTAAATTCATTCACCATAAAACCCTCCTAATTAATAGCCCCTTTTTCTTAATTTATTTCTATCTTCTACTAAATCTCTCAAATGTTTAATCCAAAATAAATCTGATTTTAATATTTTTAATACTTTATCAACGTCTTTTGCAAAAGCTATTAATTTAGATGTAGGTTCAAACCAAATTTTATCTTTTGCAAATTGCTGTTCAATAAAGTCAATATCTCTATCAGAATATGTATTATAATCTTTAGGTTTTGGTATTTTTACCTGTAAATATTTTTGATAAATACGATTTCTTATTTCTAAACCAAGAAATGCAGTTGTTTCTTTTTTAGCTATATTCTTACTACTTTTAAAATAAAATTCAGGATATTTATCTTTTAATTCCCCCAGTGCACTTTCAAAAAACCCTAAAAATTCAGAAGCAATATCAAAATTTTCTTCCCTATAATAATCTAATACTTTTTTACTCGGTGCATAATCCATTATTTTTATAGGTTTACCAATAATATCCCGTTTTGTTCTAGAATCATACGTCCAACCAAATCCTTTAGGTTCTTTAGTATTCCAATCTTGAGGTGTAAACCACAATGTAGCATCTTTTTTAAAGTCATTAAAAGAAGAATTTACCTCTTCTTTATTTACTAATGTATAAAAATACTTAAAATCTTTTTTCATAATATATTTTCCTTATACGTTTAAGGATTGAAGTATTTTAACTTGATTCTTACAATTATCTAAAGTATTAAAACTTTTATCATAATTCATATACGCACTTATAGGATAAGATAATAATGTAGGTATATCTTTAAGTAATAAGGGTTTAATGGGACAATCTCTATATGCCCTATCATATAAACTTTTTAATATAGGATAATCAAAAGCACATTGACAAAATACATTAACTTCATCTTGAATAAACCAATCAATAAAATCTAAAGCATCTTCTACATTATGACTATTTTCAAAAAACTTTTTATAAATATTTATATTTTCTGGTTGTTTCCACCACGTCAATATATTAATATCTGAAGTAGAACCATAACTTTTTTGATCTGTAGGATTAATATTAATACACATTGTAGAAAGTATGGAGCTTTCATTAAAATAACACATACCTGCTTGTAAAATAATAGAGTCGTATGAATTACCTAATGTTTCAAGGTTTAATATTAAATTTTTAGATGTATTATCAGGCTTATCCATTTTATACTACTCCGGTAAAACAGCTGATTGTAATAACCCTTTAGACTGTAAACAATTTTCAGAAATAGCATCCAATAATGAATTAATACCTCTATCTTTATGTTTATACTGATTCAACTCTTCAATTAAAGTATCTACTAAAATTAAAAGTTCTTGTTTCATTGCATTTAAGTCTGCACGTTCAAAATCTCTACCACTATATAAATTTGCAGCATTTTTCCACAAGTTGCGAACTTCTAAAATTTGACTTACATTAGACCCCATATAAAAGGCTTCTATAAGTTTATCAATACCACCTTCATCGTCATCATCTGCTTCTGGATTAAACATATCTGCAATTTTATCAAAAAGTTCGTGATTTCCATAAAACTCTTGAAGTTGTTGCTTACACAGCCAATGATAAATTTTTGCTGTTTCATATATACCTTGATGACGTGCAAGTAAATTAATCATTTTACGAGCCATTTTATTCTCCATTTAATTAATATCTATAAACTGTTCAAACCATTTAAGTTGATTAGGAGAAATACTGAGATTATTATTTTTAATTATACCTAATATTCCCAATAAATCTACCTTTTCAATAATTTCATCATCTAAAATAGTATTAAATGCCTCTTGTTGAATACTTTTATACTCTTCTACAATTTCTGAAGTACTTTTGTTTAAAGAACTATAAAAATTATTAAGAGCATTCCTATAATCTTCAAGTTTAGAATTGTCAATTACATAACCACCACTAGAATCAACAATAGGTTTATTAGTACCATCTCGTTGTGAATACATAAATGCAATATTACTTTCTGCCTCTTTAAAACTCTTAAATTCCTGTACTCTTTTATCCTGTAAAAAAGCATCATTATAACAAGCTACCTTAACATTTAAGTACTCAGATAAATTTAAAATTGTATAACAATTATTAAAAGGAATTGCTTGATTTTTTAAAGTAGTCAAAATAGCATTTATATCTAATAAGTGTTGAACTGTACTAATCTTGTTTTGTTTTTCCATTTTATTTCGCCTTTATATTTAATTTTATATTAAAATTTAAAAATTGTTGTTGTTGTTGTAGTCGATATAAGAAGTAACCTTAGTAGTTGCTAAATGAACAAAAGTTTTTAATCCTTCTATATCTAAATTATCTACTAAATTTGAATCTAACCATTGAACACACATAAAACCTATTAACTTAGAATTTAAACTAACAGGACTTAACAAGAAAGCTTCAACACCTTTTTTAAAGAACGACTGTTTTAATTCTACAACACATTCTTCTGTTTTTGAAAAAATAGTATTGCCCTCTTGCATACTATGTATGTACTCAGCCAACATAATAGATTTTTGATACGTAGATTTATTTATAATATGAGCTACACCAGCACTAGTTACTTCATATACTGCGCTATACTGAGAATCTAAAATATCTGTCTTGCAATCACCTGTACAAGGTATATTATGAAATGCACAAAGAAGTACTCGTGCTGCTCTACATTTATTTAATACCTCTGTTAATCTATTTTCAGCAAAAGTAACAAACGTTAAAGAAGGAGGTAAAAACTTGGTAGGATTTCCACCACCAATAGTTACTTCACTTCCATCTCTTAGTTTTACCCTTATTCCATTTAAATCACCGTTTAATACTTGAATTGTTTTAGGTAAATCAAATAATAGCGTAGAATAATAAGCATCCATATCATTTAAAAGTATATTAAATTTTTCATATATTCCTAAAAGACAATCCTCTGTAAATATAAGTTTTATTTTAGCACTTATATAGTCTTTTGACATAGCATTTATTACATTAAATTTTGCAAGAAGTGCTTCTGGTATATCAGCCTCTTTAAACCTAGTCCATTTTTTAGCTTGAATTTTCTCAAATTCTCTTGTAACTTGTTGTTGTATAATACTTATAGGTTTTGAATAATCCATATTTTCTATTAAATCTTTTAACCACGAATGAGCCGTATCTAATTGTATATACAACATACGTTTTGCTAATTCTAATTTACCTATATCTCCGTGATTTAATATTTGATCTATACTATTTTCTTTCCAAAATACTAAATCGCCAAAAATGGGATGCTCTTTTAAGTCCTTTAATGACTTCTCTCTACGACTAGGTTTTTTGTTTTTTAAGTATATAATAAATAAATCTTTAATCCAATTTCCTAATTCTTTTCCGTGTTTTACTAATAAATAAATACATAGAAGTGAAAGAAGAACATAGAGTGGAACATCACCAGTTTTAACGTCATTCCATATAGTCTGACACAACTGTACAATAGCGTCTGTTATTGTAATATCACTCATTTGTTTTTCCTTTAATATAAAAATAGGAGAGGATATAATAAGGCGTAAAAATATATCCTCTCACTACTATCCAATGTTGTCAGGGTATTCAACATTGAATTGTTTAAAAAGTTATTTAATATCTGACTGGGTAATTATATCATTACCGTTTTCATCTAAAATATCAATAACTTCCATATCTAAATCATTGAGTGGAAGAATTAAATCTTCATTTTCATCTAACTCAATTTCTTCAATAGTATCTATTTCATTTTCTGTATTAGTATTATCATTATTTACGTTATTATCCTTATTATCTTCATTATCATTGTTAGCATTATTCTCATTTGAACTATTTATATTATCAGAATTATCCAAATTTGAATTTTCGTCTAACATATCTGAAACAGTACTTTCAACTTTCACTTTTTCTTCAAAGGATTTAACAACTGGTTCTATTGCTTTACCTTTAATTAAATTAGCCCTTTCGACTGCATTTAACTGTTTCCAACGTTCTTTACCAACAAGCATAATAGCTTTTTGAATATTTTTATTCATTATTTTCTTCCTTATTTTCCATTAAATTAAATATCATATTTGTTTCTTCAATATATCTTTCAACATCAATTAAAAATACATTAAGATTATTAAATGACTGTCTATCCATTAAATATATATCAGATGAAGAATCATAACTAATATTTATATCTCCTACTATAATAGGCTGTGGTTTATCTAAAATAACAGGAACAACTGTACTTTTAACTTCTATAGGTTTTGTTTGAAATAGACTGCAACCGCTTATTAAAAACATTAATAAGCTCAACAGAATCAATTTTTGATATTTCATTTAATGCTTCCTTTCTTGCAATATTTATTTCAGATTTTTTATTTTTCAATTTTTCTATATTTTCAATTAAATGTACAACGCTATCGTTTTGAGTTTTAATCTGAAGTTTTAAACTACAATTATTTGCTTTTGAAATATTCAATTCTGATTCTACTTTAGTAAGTTTATTTGATAAGATAGAAAGATATATCAACAACACAACAATAGAAACTATGGATATTGAAATAACAATACTACCTATCTTAATTCCTGTTGACATTAGTCTCTCCTATTCAATAGTGGGACCTACAAGAAAATCCTTATAATTTGCAATTTCAAAATGAGGTTTATCTACTAAATTTTTAAATAATCCACCCCACTTTAAATCAATACCTTTCTGTAAACTTACCATATTCATAATGGCTGCCATTTTATCCCATTCTTTTGAATTATCATCAATAACTTTTTTCCCATTTTTTAAAACTGTAGGAGTAGGATAAGGATAAATATCTACTGCAAATGAAGGATAATAATTATGAGGACTTTGTCCTGGTTTTGCTTTTGAATGTCCCGAATCATACGCTTTTTGTTGGTCTTCTGGACTTCTATAACCCTCTATAATTGATACATCAATATAATGCAACAACTCTTCTACACATAACTGTAAGGGTGTACAAAGTTGAGAAAATCGCTCTTTACCTGTTTCACTCAACTTGTATGCAACATCATTCCTATCAGGAATTTCATAAGTTACACCTAAGTATTTATAACTAGAACACATACTTATTACCTTTTCCTTTTAAACTATTTAAGTGTAGAAACCAATTAAAAATATTGTGTATTAAAAAGAAATAATCCTATTCATTCCTTTCTTCTTCGTATGTATCTTTAATTCGGTCATCATACTCTTTAACTTGATTTTGAAAATCTTTAATTTGTTTAATCTTTTTATTTTTTAACTTTTGATATTGCTGACGCTTCTCATTAGGGTCTAAATTTTCAAAAGGTTTAGTATTAGGATTATTTGAATTGGGGTTTTTCTTAGGTTTATACTTTTTTGAATAAGATAATATAAGTACTTTATTCATAAATCCTAACAATTTTGTTTGAATATCCATAAGAAAAACCCCTATTCTTTATTTAGACTTATAACTAACTACAAATTTAGAAGGAGGTGCATAACGTAAAGTTACACTTCCATCATCTGTTTCCCAAACAACAGGTTGAGTTTCATCTAAGTCTTGATCCGGTTCTGCATTAAACAAATTAGAAAAATATTTAATTGCATCTCTAAAAGCAATTTTTTTATTTTTTCCACTATATTCAAAAGTATTTTCATCTACTTCTGAAACTACAAGCTCTCCATCAAATAAATCTTGCAGTTGTTCAACACCATATATTCTGGTATCTAAATACTCAAGAGGCTCAAAATTAAATTGATTACTACTCATACCCCTTAAATCTTTTGCTGTTAAACCAATCTTCTTTGCAATATTAAGTATTGAAAAAGAGGCTGTAACACTTCGACCACCAGAATTAGGAGAAGTTGATAATAAAGCTTTAATATCACCTTCAAATGGGGTACAACGAGATTTCAATAAACGAGCTTCGTGTTCAGATAATTCAAGAGCTTGACTTTTCGATTCATCTAATATGACAAAACTATGACGACCTCTTAAATCAGGTTTAGGACTAATACCAACAATACCACTAGGTCCTAATTTCCACTCTTTATTACCCCACTTATATTTCTTTTTACGTTTACCATTATAAACGTTCCATTCATAATTAGAAGGTTTAATAGCTGCGGTTTCAATATATCGAACTGATTTAACAGAAGATTCAATTTTATGTAAACCTTTTTCTGTTCTACCAGCAGGACCTACATTTTCAAAATCATTAGATTTTTTATAACTATTTTTATTCCCTGTTTGTTCTTTATCTAAATCAATATCAGGACCGTGTCCTACAATATCATTAGTTACAGCAACTTCTTCCAATTCATCTTTTGAAGCTTCATCAAAATCAATGTTGGAATCTTCATCTTCGTCATTTTCTTCCAACTTTGTTTTATCATAAGAATCTTTACCGATGTTTTGTGGATTAAAATCATCAGAAGAATTTTCAATATTTTCTTCTTCTAATTCATCATTTTCCTCAGGTGTATCAATATCATCTGCCTTATTAAACGTAAGAGCTGATATTTCTTCATCAATTTTATCAATACCGAGAGATGGTGTTTTATATGACTCACACAAAGAATGTACAACATCATCTAAATCACGCATCTCTTTCGATATATCTTTTCCTTGATAAATATTTTCAATAAGTTGTTTACCTTGAAGAGAATCAATCCAGTTATGCAAAGCTTCTTTAATACTTTTAACTGCTTTTGACATTTTTATCTCCTCAATTATTGATTTTCATCCTGAGTATTTTCAGTTTCTTCTTTTTGTCTATCTTCTTCCGATTCCTCTGGTTCTTCAGGTTCAACTGGTACAGATTCATTAAGTTCTTTATACTTTACTACACCAAGAGTCATAAGTTCCTTACGTTTATCTGCAGGAAGTTTTCTCCATTCTTCCAAAGTATAATCTCTAATAACTTGAGCTAAGTTTCCTCTAGCCATCTTATTTTCTCCCTAAACTAAATTTATATATTGAAACTAGATAATACTTAGTCAACATTATCTGTATTCATTGTATCTTCAAAATCGCCTTCATCACCATCTGCACGACGTTGTTTGATTAAGGCTTCTAAGGAATTGAAAAATTCAGGTTTATCTTTAAACAATTTACCCATATAATTCAATACCTGAGTAAGTCCTTTCTGTTCAACCTCAGCCATAACATTCATCAATTCAATATGATTGGCAATATCAACAATCTGATTAGCTTCAACTTTATATTCAGTAGATGTACTACGTTCAAATACACCAGCTTCAGTTTTAATACCAAACTGTAAACACCCAGCTTTAGGATTAAAAAATCTAACATAAGCACCTTTTTCAACAACAGGTGTTTCAATCATAGAAGCTTGAGTAGTCATCTTACGAGCTCTACGTTCTTTCAAAATAGACTCTAAATCATCATTAGATTTCAATACCAACTTGGCATTTTCACCTTCACCAACTTTCTTCCAAATTTTATCGTCTTCCGACATAAATACATTAGAAGCAATAGTTTTAAAACCTTTAACATTAGCTAATGTTAAAGATTTAGTAAGAGTATTAGCTTCAATCAACATTTCAACGTGAGGATTAGAAGCAAAAATACCATCTTCGTGGCGAGTAATTGTACCAGCAACAAGTCTGAATTTATTATCAGACATATTAGCAACAGCATCACGGTACTGCTCGTTAGTATAATGACGATTAGCGTGAGAGCAAATTACTTTAAATACGTTAGCTGTCAAAGGTACATACTTTTGAATTGATAAGCAACATTCATCAGAAGCTTTGACATCCAAATTGAAATTTCTCATTAAATTTTCCTTTTCAATTTATGGTCTAACTTATCTTTAAAAGTAGACCTTAGTTAATTAGATTTTAGATTATTTGCAAATAACCGATTAACCAAATCTTATGATTCGACTTTTAATCGTTTATATAATAAAATTATCAAAACTATTTTATCTTAAATTTAATTATTTTGTAAATAATCTATTCTTCATTTTATCCATAAACATTTTATGATATTGTTTAGACTTCTCTTTTTTAATTGATTCAGAAGAAATACTATAATTTATATTATCTATATTACCCTTACCAACATTACAAGTAGAACATAATATTTGTAAATTAGATAAATCAAGTCTTCTTGACCAATCTTTTGAAAGAGGAACAATGTGGTCTATGTGTAAATTAAAATCTTTTAATCCTTTAATTCCACAACAACTACACGTTCTACATTTTCTTTTTGAAATAGTAGCCTTAAAAGTAGCTTTACAAATAGCCCAAGTTTTAGAATTGTAAAACATAGCTCTTTTTTCTGAAAAAGTTAGATTACTATAATCTAATTCAGCCTTCTCAATTAAATATATTTTATTATATTCTTCTAAGGATAAAGGTAAAACCTTATTTACAGTACTCTTACTTTTTAAGGCTTTTGAATTTAATCTAAACATAACTCTTTTGTTTACCTAATTTTATAATATAACTAGTATCTAAAATTTTAGAATAATCTATAGCACGTTGTTTAATATACTCATCTCTATCTTTTTTAAGTGGATATAAATATAAAACTTTAGATGCTATAATATCATATTTTTTATAGTCTCTTGAAAGTTTTTCACACTCCTGCTCAAAAAATTTTTCTTTATCACCAATCTTACAATATTTAGAATTTTGATGACCTAAATAACGTATATTTGCTTCTAACAATATACCTCTTTTATAATGACCTTCTAAATCTTTAAACATTCTGTTCTCCAATATTACGTCATATTACTATACCTGAAAAATCTAGAGAGTATAAATTGGGTATTCAATCTTACCTGTAAGTTTGTAGAAGGTGTTAAACTTAAACTTAAAGCACCTCCACTATTACTATTTCTTATTGTAGTATCTTTAGCCGCTTTTAATCCTGTTGAACCATCTAACCAACTATTTATTTCATCAATCTTATATTGTATATATTGAGTTCTATCAACATTCAACTGAGTAGAAGCACCTTGAAAATCAAAAGCACTAAAACCTTCTGCTAAATATAGTGCATTTAATGCTTCAACCTCTGCACATTTTAACAAAAAATACTCCAAAGATTTTGGTAAACTAGGAATAGTCCATTCAGTCATTGACGGTGGTGCAGCATTAATACGAGATAAACCAATCAATAAAAAGTGTGTAAGTTCTGCTTCTGTCCAACGTAAATTAGGATTAATATCATAGTTTCTTGCTTTATCCATATATCTACGTAAAGCATCTATATAATAAGCTACTTTAGGAGTAATTACATATAATGTTTGTATTTCTGTATTATTAGGTCTAGTATCACTTTCATAATTCCAATTAATCATAAAAGGATATGCACCTTGGTAATTATCATTAATTCCAGGTATTTTAGTTTGAGGATTAAAATCAAGAGCATAAAAATTATTAAATTTACGAGTAGTAAAATAAGCCGGCTCAGAGGACTCATATATAGGATTACCACCATCTACTTTAAAAATCTCTACTTTTGGATTAATCGGAGGATAACTAAACATAGCTGTTAAATGTAAGTTTGAATTTACCAACATAATATTAGAACCATCTAGTGCAAAAGGTTCTCCCTCTTCTAATACAGTAAATGATTCTGAATTACGATAAATATTTCCTTCAATATCAGCTTTCCATTGAATAGAATAGTTAAGGTCTATATCAATAGGAGCATCTGTTGGTAGAGTAAAAACCGCAAACCATTCCTGAGGATGCAATGTATTTTGAATTCCATATCCATCTAATATAACATTATTATTAAAATCTAATATTTTCCAACTAGGAGCATCCTTAAATATCATTGGCTGTTCATCTACCATAAACATAGTTTGTAAAGTAGCCTGCTGACCTCTTATAACATTTGTCATATTAAAATCCTTATTTTTTATATCTATTTACTCGTGTATAAGTAGACTTTCTAATTTCATCATCACGCTTTTTATCTTCCTCTGACTTATATTGTGGTATTTGACCTTTATGAATACCAAATAGAGGTTTAATAGGAACACCAGCAGGAAGTTTATCTTTATTTTCTTCTTCATATTTTCTTGATATTTCACCAACTTTATTTACTTTTATTTTTAATTCACCTACTTTTGCACCTAATTTTTTTGTTTCCTCTGATTTTTCATCTCTCTTTTTTGAACGTAACCACTCTGAAATTGCACTTCTATATTCATCGCTAAGTTTACGATATTCTATTCCTAATTTTTGTGCCTTTTTATACTCAGGATTTTTTGTTTTTTTCAAATTAGATTTATATTCTTTTAAATCATCTGAATATTCTTTTAATCGTTCAATTAAAAAACGTTCTTTATCATTCAACTTAGATAAATTAATTTTCTTACCCTTGAAGGATATTAATAATTTATCCACTTTTTTATTTATACTGTCAATCTGTTTTTGAAAATCCTTTATACTTTTAATAGTTTCTTTTGATTTATCAAATATAGCTTTATGTTTTAAATTATTTAAGATAGTATCTAATTTACTCAAAGTCATACCTATTTTTGTACTATCTATACCCGTTGACTTTTCAAACAAATTAAAAGGTTGTAATTGAGAACTATACTTAGTAGAAGGTATTTTATCTTTTTGTTTTATATCTTTTTCAAGTTTATTAATTACATATTTTGCTTCTTTATTGTTGTATAAGCTTTCACCTTTTTTAGTTTTTTCCTGTAATTTTTTTAACATACCTTCTTTATTTTTAGTTTTTATAGAATTTTTACTTTTATTCTTTTGTTTAAAATTCCAAAATTTTGAATTAGGATGTTCTTTTAAGTATTTATTTTGTTGACTTGGCTTCCAAGACTTAAAAACTTTTTCTGTTACAGCACTAGTTACAATCATTTATACTTCCTTTAATTATAAATTATCTTCAATTTGTTGAGACCATTTAGCTATAATATTATAATCAATACCTAATTTTTGACTAATAAGATTCTGCGTTTTTTCACTAATTATAGCTTCAACCTGTAATTTAATCCAATATAAACCTTTATTTTTTATTATACTTAGTTTTGAAACAGAATTAAAATCTTCACCTAACAATTTTTTTATTTTACCTGCTTTTGTTTTTGCGGATGTCAACGAATTTGTTAATGGTATATACAAAGAAGAATCTATAATATAAGGAGAAAATTTACCTGTACTATTAGGCTTTAATATTTTTCTTACTGTAAGATCTTGAATTAAAGCTGTAGTAGGGTCTACTACTTCAATAAAATCTTGAGTTTCGTATTCTGTAGGTAACCATAAAAGATTATCAACAACTTTAGTATAATATTTTCTTTTACTTTGTCTAAATAAAGAAGTTTTATACACTACACTTATGCCTTTATCAGCATATACATAAACCTTATAAACAAAATTAGGACAACAAGTAATATAAATATTAGAGGGAGTAATAGGTAAATTTATATTGTAATAATTTGGAAGAACAGAAGTTATTAAATGTAAATCCATATCTAATTTTTTTGAAATTAATTTTGAATAAACACTAAGATTATTCTGCAACTTCTTCTTTTGTTGAGTAGGTTCAGGAAAATCAACTAATTGTTCTAGCATTGAATCAAATGCAAATAAATATGTTCTTATATTATCTAATTCTTTAATATGTTGAACAATTTTATCAATATCTTTGAGTGTAAACTTAGACTTATCATAATATAAAGAAGAATATTTAGACAAAGACTCAAACATCTTATTTACACTTAATGACATAGGTCTAAAATCTCTAACCATATCTTCTAATGTAAGATATCTTTTAGTTTTTATTTGTGTCATAATCATCTCTCTTTATACTATTTATCTTGGTATATCATTATAACTTCGTTGAATATAATTCTCTAATCCTTGTATTCGTTCAAGACCTCTTTGATTATATATTAAATAAGGTCTATACAAACAACTTAATAAAAATAAAGCTTCTGAACGTTGTATAAGCCTTAACTCACAGTCTGTTTTAAAAAGTTGCCTTGAACCAGTTGTATTAGGTGTAGCAGAAACTACTTTCCATAAAAAACCATTATTGGCTTCACCAATTACACACTCTCTATCAATGTAAGGAACATTACCTGAAATCTCACAATTTGTTGTCATTAATGCTTCAAAAAATTGAAAGTTTTGTTCCCTTGCAAAATTAGGCATATCTACTTTAGGAAAAGGTGCCACTCTATAAACAATTTCTAAATGAGTAAATTTAATAGGCTCTATTCCTATTACTTTAATCCATATTTTATTCACTTTAGAACGTAAATCTTTTATATTATTATAAGTAAGAGGTAACCAATTTGAATGGTCTATACTAAATTCAATTAAAGCATTTATTGGAACCATTCCATTATAAATTGAAATTTTCATACACTCTTCAAAATAAAGAGGAACTTCAACATACCACTCAACATAACCACCTTGAGCAACATCAAAACTATAAGGTTTTGTTTCCTTACTTAAAGTGAATAATCCTTCGTGAGGTAAAGTAGCATCACAAACTACTCTTTTTCCGTTTACTAATCTATATCCTTCAGTAAAACCTGTACCGTAACAAATTGGACAAGGACTTTTATCTCCACCAAACAATAAACTGGATACATCATTATTAAAAATACTTTGAATTGTATCAGAATCTTGTATCATATCTTCCATATTAGAACCAACATTAAATTCTGACATCCAATTTTGATTATTTACAGGACCCCTTAATACTTTTGTAGGCTCATTATTTCTATCTTCACTAGTTTCATTTGGATTATATGTATCATCATATCCTTCTAATACTAAATCATCTCCAAAATCATCATCAAAAGTTTCATTCTCAAAAGGTTGATTATCTATAGAGTTAGATATAATAGCTGGACTATGTTGACAAGTACATTTACGACCTGCTGATTGTCTTATCCATATTTCAGCTTCAGTACCGTCAACACTAATAGCTTCCCTATGTTGTTGAACAGCTTGACTAACAGTAGCTTTTAAACGTTCTTGTGCAATATGTCCCATTCCATAGTTTCTTTGTTTTAATACTGCATTCTGTTGTCTATGTCCTCTTCCTACATTTATCATATTTTAATCTCTCTATAAACTTGTAAATTTATATAACTAAATTATTTAATTAAATAAGTAGGATTTATAATGAAAAAACTAACAAAATATGGATTTAGAGTAGATTCTTCAACAAAAGATTGTCTTAAATATAATGAAAAAGTATTAAAAAAATTTTTAAAAAATAAATTTAATAATAAAATAGAGTTAGTATCTAGATATAAAGGATATGATTCTGAAATTAAAATAAAATGTAATAAACATAAAAAATATAGCTATACCACACCTAGACTATGTTTAATAAATGATAATGTATGTACAGAATGTATGAAAGAAGCAAGACGATTACAAAAAATAAATGGAACTAGTTCGTGTTGTAGAATAAATAAAAAAGAATGGTTAAAAAGAAGTATTGAAAAACACGGAGATAAATATTTTTATGGAAAAGTTAAATTTGAAACAGTAGATGATCCTGTTTTAATTTATTGTAGAAAGTGCAAAGTATGGTTCTATCAAACTGCCAGAAATCATATGAATGGACATGGATGTAAAGAGTGTCAAAAAAAATTATTAAGTAAATTAAGAATAAAAGAATTGAAAGAAAATAATAAAGGTAAAGTTCAGTCTAAAATTGCATTAAACTGTATAGAAGAGGTCAGCAAAAAAACAGGAATAAAATTTCAAACAGCTAAAACTAAAGAAATGAAAGTAGTGATAAAAAATAAAACTTATTATGTAGATGCATACAACAAAAGATTAAACTTAATTATAGAATTTAATGGCGACGCTTTTCACGGTAACCCCAAAGTTTATTCATCATTAGATATACCAAGTCCTTATAGTAAAAAAACGGCTGCAGAATTATATAAAAATACAATATTAAAAAGAGAAGCACTAAGAACAAAATATAATATAATTTCAGTTTGGGAATATGATTGGAAAAATAATAAAGATAAAACCCTTAAAAAAATTATAGATAAAATAAAAGTACTAAAGAAAAGAAATAAAGAATACACATTCTCTATGGATATGGGAATAAAAAATACAGCCTTAGTAGTTTTAGATAAAAAACACAAAATAGTACACCAAGAAATGATTCCTGTTAATATAGATACTATGGTATATCCAGAAAATAGAATAAAGTCTCAAATGTTTATAGAATACTTTAATGATTTATTTGAAAAATTTTTACCTAAAGGGGTTATATGTGAGAGATTTCAAAATAGAGGATTTAGGGGAGGACAATCTATAGTAGAATGTGTAAGTTTTATGCTTGGAATTTTAGGTTATATGTGTACAACTTTTAAATCCGATTTAAACTTAGTTACGGCTGCTACCTGGAAAAATGAAGTAAATAGACATTTTAATTTAGAAAAAATATATGAAGAGTGTAAAAAAGAAGGATTACCCTTACATAAAATAGATTCATTATTGATGAATCTTTATTATAATAACTACAATTTTGAAGGTATTAAAAAAGACTATAAAAAATATATAAAACAATTTAAAGAAAAAATTTTATAAATTTAAAGACAAAAATAAGTGGTAGAGATTAATTTCCCTACCACTTAAAACCTAAAGTAATATTACTTATTCAGTTTCTTAAGAGCCAACTCTTTGATTTTTTCTGACGTTACGTTTTCAATAACATATTGCCAGTCTTTTTCATTTAAAGAGTTTGCATTGTTCAAAAGCTGTGCATACAAAGTAGGTTCATCTAACTTTGTTTCTTCCTCTTCTGAACCACTCAACATTTCAACTACAAGTGGATTAATTAATTCTTCAGGAGTTAAAACTGCTTCATCAATTCTCTGTAAGTTTGTAGAAGAAAGTGTATGGTGTTTTATCAGTCTATTAGCTTCAAGTTTAGCATCTTCAGTTTTTAATACAGCCTGTGCCCACTCTTCATCAACAAGAGCAATAATATTATTGTTTAAACATTTTCTGAAAGTAAGGTCATCAACGATTAAATTCTTTGGTGCAGATAAACTTAAATCAATAGGAATCCAAGTATTCGGAACTTTCAACATAACGTTACCACTAGGTGTTTTAAGGGGCATAGAAACAGCCCCTTTCTTAATTACACCATTCAACTCAGATTCACTTGTGTTTAATACATAAACATAAGGACTATTTTTTCTATTAAGTTCGTGAATAGAAATCATTTTAGGTTTATCAATGTCCACATTTAACATTTTTTATTCTTCCTATAAACATAAAACCTAATCAATAAGTTTTAAATTTATGAGCGTTGAATAAGACGCACAATTTCTTTATATTGCATTGGATTGATTCCAAATATAAAATGCAATGTTTTATAATCTTGTGTTAGAAGCCATAATATTACTTTTGAAGATATATGTATGTTTGCTTCTGATATATGTTTAATGGGAAACATTTGTCGCAAATTCGCAACAAGTATATTTACAACATCTAAATTTTTAATTGTTATAGAGTATTTTTCATACGGTAAATTATCTAAAAGATTGTACAGCTCAACAATCCTTTGAATTTTTTTAAATCCTTTTTCATACCTACTCTTTACTTTATTCAAAGGTATATCTAAAACATAACTAATATCTGCGAAATCATATTTATCTTTTTTACCCAATTTATTAGTCATCTTTTTATATACTTCATCAAACCCTGACATATAATATTTCCTTATAAAAATATTTTAATTTTAGCAATTAACTACAAAACTTAAAGAAGCTAAAGAACACATTTGAGCTTCAATCATTATATCACTATTAAATTCTTTACAATAATCTATTATAGATTTACTCCATATATAAGAAGAATGTTTATTTAACTTTTGTTTAGATACCACAGAATTTATTATATTAAAATTAGGTAATCCCATTTTTAATTCAAGTCTACCTTCAGGTTTTGACTTAAATATTACATCTTCATATATACCATCTAATAATTCTTTTTGTGGCATACTACAATGAATCTTAGGAGTACATTTTTTCCAACTTTTTCTTATTAGTTTTGCTGTTTTACCAGTACTCTTTAAGTACTTTCCTGTATTTAACCAGTTGTGATGAATATCTAATATAATTGGACAATAATCAGCAATAGGTAATAAATCTTTTGCACTAAAACAAGAGGTATCATTTTCAACAGCAACGAAATTTTTTGCTTCAGAACTAAGTTGCATAAAACCTTTTATATAATTTTTTACCCCTCCTTCTTTAGAACCACAATGAGTGCAAATAGTACAACCATAAGGATGCCACTTATTTGTATTATATCCCATCAACTTAAATATATAAGTAAGCTGATTAAGCTCATAAATTGAATTGGCTAATACAATATCTTTAACAGAATTTAAAACACAATTCATAGGTGCGTGAAAACTTAATCTTATATTATGTTTTCTAGCATATTTACCAATTTCTTTTAATCCAGGTGCAAACTCTGCTACTATATTTTTCTTAAATAAATAAGACCTATAACGACAAGTAAAATAAGGAATAATATCCCAATATAAACGATACATTAAACAATCTACTTCTTTATTTTTATTCAGTTTATTACACGAAACAAGATATTTAAGACTATTTAATGTAGTTTTTATATTATGATTAGCAACAGCAAGTATTTCTTTAATGTTTAAGGTAGTAGCAGAATAATACTTATATTTTTCACTCTCCCCCAATTTACTTTCTACAAGTATTTGTGTATCTGTTCCTACTTTCATTACTGTTCCTTTACGCCTTTATAAAAAATGGGGAATAGCCTAAACTATCCCCCACAAATCATTATTTTTTGTATATAAAATGAATCTTATACACACCATTATTTACAATATTTATTTTTATACTCTAACAAACTACGTTTGTAGGTTTAGCCTCTATAAAAGTAAGCTTAGAATCTAACAAAGATTGCATAACTTTACTAATATCTACATTATATGGAACTAAACATTTAATCAGCCTTTTTGATTGATTATTTATAAAATCAGGACAAGCAAAATTAAATTGATTTCCTGCAGGACCAACCTCTAACTGATTGCACATAACACTATTAATAAGTCTTAATCCATACGAACAATTTGAATAAAATCCTTCTTTAGTAAGATCAATAAAATTAAAATCTGTACTTCCAAACATAGCATAAACATCATAAGGTACAAGTTGATATAAATGATTAGCAAGAGTATCACCTTTAGTAACAAATACCAAATTACCACCCAACATAGTTGCTGTACTACAAGCATCAGAACTACGTTTTAAGCTATAATACTCACTATCACCACCCGTAGATACTACAATATAAATTCCGTTTTCTTTAGAATTTTCTTGATTAACTAATAATATTCTATCACCCTGTGCAACCGTATATCCATCCAGTACCATTGCACCATATTCTTTAGCTGTAGCAGTTTGAACATCAGAAAAATTTAAGGATAAATTTTCTGTACCGCAAGCTACAACAGGTTGAAACTTAGATTCTTTAATAAGGTCATATACACCAATCTCTAACAAACGTCCCTTATAGTTATTAGGTAGGGTAATATTAAGACTATCCCACATATAAAAATCACAAGTGGAAGTAGCTTTAATATAATAAGATGCCATATCAGTTGTTTTCATTTTTTAAACTCTCCTATAATCTTTTATTAAACTTTATTTTTATAATATTACCCTGATAAAATAATTAATCTTCTACAGTCTTCAACTTTTCTAGCCATTTAGGATATCTTTGATTGTATTGCTTGAAAAATTGTTTAAGCCTGTCAGGATTGACATAATTATTTAAACTTGTCATAGGACTTACTGCAATACTACCATCTGATTTTGTACTCTGATGACCAAGTTCTTTACCAACCTTTAAAGCTGTTTCTTTTACAAATTGTTCAAGGTCTTTTTGACTAGGATTTTTCTTTGCAAACTTTTCAAGCTCTTTATCAAACATATTATTAGCCTTTAAATGTCTAAGCTTATGTACACTAACTTTTGAACCATACTGTTTTAATAAGCTATTTACATCACCAGCTGAAACGTGCCTACCTCTTTCATCAGTAAATATATAATCCTTTGAACCTTTTTCATCTACCAATTCTTTTAAGTGATTAAATAACAGCTTATCATATTTATCGCCTGTATTTTTAATAATATGCTTTTGAATCATACCCTTTTTACCAGGATATTTAATTATAATACGATTTGGTTCTACCTTAACGTGTTTACCTAACCAAGTTGATAACCCATAAGTAGGTTTACCATCTGTCATACCACTAGCACTACCAATACGAGCACCATATTTATATGCAATCTCTAACATAAGACTTGCAACACTTTTTTTATCACCTTTCCAATTTATTATAGGCTGTAACCACTTCTTACGAATTGAATCAAGTTTATCTGCAATTTTTGCTACTTTTTCAAACTTCTCTGCACGTCCCCGTTTTTTATAATCCAATGTATAATAACGTTGTTGAGTTTTAAATGTTCCATCACCGTCAGACCAAAATACATAACTATTATCTTTATTTGGGTCATACTGTGGATTCATATGGACACTACCTAAAGGAATACCTTGAAGTTTAAGACCTGTTGTTGTATATAATGAACCGTCATCTCCAATATTACCTTCAAATCCATCAGGTATATTATGAATTAATATACCTTTTGATTTAAGGGCTTTTCTCATTTTATCTACATCAACATAAGGTTTGCCTGATGAACGAACAATATTGGCAATAGCTTTCTTAGAAATTTCTAGTACTTCACGTCTTGTTTTTAAATATTCTTTATATAATTCTTCATTTTCTTGTTTAACTTTTTTAGCTGTTTGAGCATCAATTTTATAGTCATCTTTACCTGTAAGCTTTTTAACAATACTATTCAATTTTTTCATTGGAGTAGCTTGTGTACCTACATCATATAAAAATATTTTATTTAGTTTAGGGTCTTTTAATATTCTACCAACAGATTTTTCAATACGATTTAAAGCTGGTTCTGAACCTTTCTTAAAATATAATATTACGTCTTTAAGATAATTAAGCTGGTCATTTGATATATCATTATCTGTTTGTAATTCAGGTAATGCAGTATCTTTCAACTCATCAGCTAAATAACCTAAACTATTAGACCAACCAGTACCATTACGACCTTCTTTAATGTCTTCCAAAAGTTTAATTTGTCTTTTTGTATTTAAATACTCTTCAATAAAAGGTTTTGAATCTTTTAAATACTCTTTTATTAAATTTTTATCTACAGTAGAATCAATATCATTACCAATAAAAACTGTAAGAAGTTTTAAGTAGGATTCAAACGGTTTAACCAGCTCTTTACCCATTGCTTCTGCTTTGTATTTTCTCTGACCTCTCATTAAAAAATCCTGAACTTTCATATTATTTACCTTTATAAATTCTTTTTATATAAACATATTATATAATAAAATTATCAAATTGTCAAATATCTATTATATTAATATATGATAATAGTATTATAGAAAAGATTAGTATAAACAATCTTCATAGGTAAGATGTATTATCTGTTCACAATCATCAATTTTATTTATAAATGATACTATCTTTTTCATTTCATTATCTAATTTTAATATTCTAGATAAAACAGAATCTTTAAGTATATTAAAATGATAATAGTCTAATGTTGTAGTTTTTCCTTTAATATCTACACAAGTATAATATATTTCTTCGTTAATTGTTTTTTCTTTATAAGAGTCTTTCATTAAATATTGAAAATTAAAACAAATAGGACTTTCATAATCATCAATAACTATAGGAGATTGTTTTAATTTATTATTTTCTGATTTTAATTCTTCTAATTTTTTATTTCTACAAAACTCTAAACTTTTTAATTCATACGCTCTTATTACTTTTTTATTTACAGAATCATTTTCAAAACACATACAAGTATATCCTGGATATAAATTTTTATTAGATGTATCTAAAATATAATATCCATATTTATTCATTTCTTCAATATTTTTATTAAAATTAGATATATGTTTAAAATTTGTAGGTGCCTCTTCAACACTATATTTATTAATCCATTTTACATACATTTTTTATTCTCCTAACTTCCTGTTCCACCCCAATTTGTAGGTACTAGGTCTCTATTAGATAAACTAGTTCCAGAACAACAATAACTACTAGATATACTAGTAGCAGTAGACCTATCTTTTATAGAAGAATATATTATACTTGCATCACCTTTTAAATTGTTACTATATTGAGTAAAAGATCTACAATTAGATATTTTATGAGAAGATGGGAAAAAAGTATTAAAGTTTATAGCAAAATTTATTTTAGAACGCATAAAAAAGTCAGAAACATTTTCTAAATTAATACAATCCTGCAATAAATTATCTATATTTACTGTACAATTTCCATAACCAAAAACATCTGAAGCCACTTTTATACCTGTACAACCTTCAAAAATATTTTCTGCACTTAAAGTCCCATAAGAAAACATATTACTTATATTTTCTAAAGAGGTACAATTTAAGAAGCATTTATTAGAAGAACAAGTACCATAATTAAACATATAAGATGCATCTTTTAATTTACAATTATTAAATATACTTTCTGCTGTAACATCACATCTATAAAAACAATACTTAGCTGTTTCTATATCTGAATCTTTAAAACAATTAGAAGGAATAAAACTTGTTCCTTCCGTATAATAAAACATTTCAGTTATATCTTTAGTAGTCATATTTTGAAAACAAGTTGGATTAAAAAAGGTATTTTCATTTATATAAGAATTGATACCAAAAAATTCTTTCATACTTTTAAGATTTGGTAATCTAGTTCTATCAAAACTACATTTTATTATAAGATAATTTTCAGAAGAATATCCAAAAGGAGAAAAAGATTCAATATATTCAATAAGAGGATTACTACTTAAAAAGTCTTCTTCTAATGTAATAGAGTATGCATCTATACCAAGCCTATTACTTTCTACTCTTCCAGATATATCCTTTAACTTAGGATTATTTATAAATATATTACCTAATGATATATTACCATCTACCATACTTTTAGAACTAAATACTAAACTATTTTTAAATACTTCTAAATTAGGACTATATTGTAAAAAGGATACAAGTTCATCTACACTATTAAAATAATAACCTAAAGAATATATTTTAATTATATTTGTTCCTTTCAATACATCTGAATCTACAGTATAATTATAAAAGAATGTATTAGCTAATTCTTCAACTGTAGATGGAATTATTCCTTTTGTTATATGTTTAGGAAATATAGCGTTACCTAATTTTTTTAATTTAGTCAAAAAACTAAAATTTGTTGTTATACCAGATATATTTGCTTGAAAAAGATTTAATGTAGTTATATTCTTACAATACCTAATATCTACATTATAACTTTTATTTGTATTTGCATAAAAGAAAGGTACCACATACAGATTATCTATATCAATAACACCTATATTTGTTATATGACTATTAAATAAGAAAAAATACTTTGATATAGCTTGTAGGCTAAGTTGATTAGATAATTCGGAAGACGATGAAAGGTACTTACTTATAAAACTTTGTGGCTCTTGTATAAATGTTCCTGTTATTACGCCTGAATATTCAGTTTCTACTTGACGTTCAAAAGTTCTATAAGAATATGGGTCACTACGTCTAAATGCAGGAATAGGCGTAAGTATTTCTATAATTGACGCACCATTAACAAATGTTCCAGGATCATCTGTTAAATTTAAAATAATATCATCAAAATATCCGGTCTTAGTAGTAATAGTAATTGTATGAACAGATTCATTATCAGAATAAGTATGGCTTATTCCTTCTAAAGAATCTTTTATCTTAATAAAAGAATTATTAAGAAAAGGTATATAATAACCTGCATTTACATCGGTAGTTGTATTATCACCCCAATCTATAATATAACTTTCATCTACAACATTATATGTAGAATAATCATAAGTGAGAGAGCATAAAGGTCCTAAAGCTAAAAACACCTTATTATTTTTTGCACCCGTAGAATCAACAACAAATTTTAATTCATTTGGATTAAATTCAGGAACAGGTTCTTTAATATTTATTGTTCCCAATACATCAAAATCAGAAGATAACGACATATTTTATCTCCTTAATATTATTCAACAGTACTTAAAGGAACCCACTCAAATTGTTTATTTCCAATCCAAGTAGTACCACCATCTTCTGTACTAAAAACAAATTTATATATTCCAAGATTTTCTATACTTGGAGCTTCATTATTTTCCCATATTAAATTTGTAGGCCAAACTATAGAAACAATATTTTCCAACATTTTTATATTTAAATAACAATAGTACGCAGAAGAGTTATCTAATTTTGTAAGATTAGTAGTATCAAAATTTATAGAAATATTACTATTTACTTCAGTTTGTAGTATAGCCTTATAATCTACACATACAACATTACCTCCTGTAAAATTTATTATAGGTATATATGCAGATATAAAATCATCTTGGACTAATATTGACATTGTTGTCTCCTTTAAATACCTCTTAAATAAAAAGGTATTATGTTTACATATTTTTATCTTAATGTATATCTAATTTAATATATAAGTTAATATCTAAATTAATTTTTTAATACTATATTTATACTTTTATATTTATACTTTTATATTTATCCGTAAATATAAATTCCTCCATCCTTACCATTAGTAGCAGGAGGTAAAAAATCTTTTTGTATCTCAATCATATCACAACTCTCACAAGGTTAAAATAGTAAAATTTGACAACATAATCTTTTATTAATAATTTTATGCTTTATAAATCCTATTATAAGCTGTTTTATACATACTATAAATAGTTTTAGCATTTCTCCTAGACATAGAACCAATCCAACTTATTAGATTTATACTAATTTGTTGAAGAGTAATAGCATTATTCTCAAACATTTTAATTAATTTCTTTAACTTTCTTCTTTCAACAGTTATATATTTTCTACAAGGTCTTTTTAATATTTTACCTGAGCTTAAAACACGAAATCTAGTTTTCAAGAAAGTAAAACTGTTTTTAATCTTAAAAATATGAGTTTTCTTAATATTAATACTTATATTAAATTTAGAGTATAAAGATTTTAATATACCCAATATTTTATTTAACTTAGATTTATCATTACATAGTATATAGCTATCATCCATATACCTGCCGTAATATTTAATTTTTAATACTTCTTTAATATAGTGGTCTATATAATTAGGAAATAATATTGCGTGCAGTTGACTAGTTTCAGAACCTAATCCTAAACCTTTATCACCAAAAGCATCAACAAATAAATCTACATATTTTAATATATCTTTATCAAAAATAAATTTTCTATAATATTCTTTAAGTATAGTATGATCTATATTTTCAAAATATTTGCTAAAGTCTATTAATAAAATATATCCATCATTTCCATATTTTCTATAATACTTAGATAAATGTTTTTGTAATCTACTAAGAGAAAAGTGTGTGCCTTTATATTTTTGACTTGCAGAATTATCATAAATTAAACTGCGAGTAAATAAAGGATATAGTATATTCTTACATAAATTTTTCTGTACAACTCTTTCAGAAAAATAAACAGATTTTATATCACGAGTTTTTCCTCTTTCATTTATTTTAAATTCTATAAAACCTTTTCTTATATCTTTTCTATTAAACAAATCTTGTTGAGTATTAAATACTCTTATTAAAATACTATTTAAATATCTTTGAACAGAGGCTTTCCACTTAACACCCTTACTTGCTTTAATAGCAGAATTATATAAATTTTTAAAATTTAAGAATATTAAAATTGTTGTACTTAGATAAAAACTTTAATCTTTTAACTTCTCTAATTAAATAACGACGTTCTCGTCTCTTTTCTCTTCTAGTTTTCATAAAATTGTCCTTGTATGCCGCTTTGCGAGAATAATATGATAGACACATAACAAAGAAACATAAAATGAAAATTTATACTCGCTATAATTCTCACTATGCAACTCCTTATAAAGGGGCGTCCGATTCTTTGTATCAAGGCTCTTATTTACGTACCTAATAAAACATTAAATACGAAGGTTATTTGTTCCTTCCTTATTATTTCTTTATACGATTCTATATAAAGTTCACTGCTTTCATTCATTAGAGTTGAATTACTAAAACGGGATAAATAAAGAATCACAGAGGACAACGAATCCCAGTGTTGGTAGCTAAATTACTGTTGGCATTACCATTGCTGTTCACATTGCAAACGTTGGTAGAGTTGTTACTTTCAACAGATGACAACCACCAAGTAGACTTTTTCAACAAATAACCTAAATCTTATATTAGCTCATAGTACATTTACTCCAATTTTTAATAAGTTTCATTTCTTTATCTAACAAAGAAATAATATTAGGTATACCCTTAAATTTATTTATCTTTATTACTTTGATAGCTCTATCAATTTCATTATGTAAAATCCAACACATTGAATATGCTAAATTTTGATACTTCAACTTTTTCTTCTTATCTTTATCAGTTTTAACTCTAATAGAATGTGCTTTTATTATATTTTTCATAATTGAATCTACAGTATCTATCAAACTTTTAGATATTGTATATCTATATTTCTTAGGTATATGTTTTGGATTTAATGCGTATTTTGTAACCATAACTTGTAATTCTTGACCTGTTACATAAAATTGAAGCTCTGATAATCTTCTTTTTCTTACATAAACTCCTGACATAATTTACCTCTTCTTAATTAACGAATTTAAGGATACATTTTTTAAGTTGACACACTATCGGTGTCAACAAAATGTACCTAAATCCGGAAGCACAGAGGACAACGAATCCCAGCGTAGGTAGCCAAATAACTGTCGGCATTACCATTGCCGTGCACAAAGCAAACGATGAGAGAGTGGCCACTGTCAACAGATGACAACCACCAAGTAGACCTTCCACCATTAGATACTCTTTTAATACGATTACGACCAGAATTTACATATAAAGGATATGAAACACCAATATTTGCTTCAGGATTCCAATAGCCTTGACCATAACCTAAATTACTTCTAACTTGAAAACCGTAAACCTCCAATTCATTAGGTAACCACAGTTTACCCATATCAGACCAATCCCAACTCTTAGAATAAGTTAAAAGTTTTGTAGAATCATATCTATTATCTAATAAATTTCGTTTTGTTATAATTAAATTAGATAATTTTGTAGGTAATAACTGTAATATACCTCCAGATGAACAATCTGCACCGTGAGCTACGTTATTATAAGCACTTGTAGTATAATTATTAACCCCATTTAACCACGCATAAGCTTTTGAAGCTAACCAAGGTTTTGGTTGAACAGATGTCCCATTATTGTTACCTGTTGGATTCCACACCATCTCTGTATTAATTACTTCACGAGATATAAAGTCAATATGATGACCTAATTCTGTATCACAACATCCTGTATATGTATCTATACCTGCAATTTGACATTGAAAAGTTTGTTGAGCAATAGATTGACCGCCTACTGTTCCCGCATTTATAGTAACTGGAATATAATCACCTACATATAATCCGCTATAATTACCAGATTGAATACGAGATTTAATCCAAGCCCATTCATCTGAATAATTTGAAATTTCAGAAGAAAATACCTGAGTTAAATCTCGTCCATCATAAATACGATTATGAATCAATCTTTGAATTTCTACATCAGTTAAAGTAGAACTATCAAAGTTTATATTTTTATTTTCATCTACATAAAAACAATCACCTAAACAAAGTCCACCAGAAGTAGTAGTTATATAAGTTTTATCAGACATTTTCACCTCAAATTAAATTTTAACCTTACAGCACTCTTACACTAAAATTAATAAAAGTATATTTAAAACTGCTTTTAATTTCTTCTGTTAGCTATTAAATTACTTACAGTATAACTATCTACCTTTAGACCACTCATCAAAAGTAAGTAAATCTACATTTGGATACATAGTATTCTCAGTAATATCACGAAGATATTGAATATATAAAAGTATATTTGTATAAGTTTCATAGGTATCATCTGTTTCAATACCTAATCTACTTTGCTGTTCGTATCTTTGTACTCTCCATAATACTGAATCCATTAAAGATTTACGTTCTTCAAGACGTAATTCAATTTGTTTTTTATTCATATTATCTTGATATACTTCAAATTTTACATATTCTCCATCTTGAAGAACATAACTTTCCTGTGTTTCTTTTATTTCATCTAAAACTACACAAGGTAAATTTTCTAGCTCTTCTTTTGTATTGGCAATATAACAAATTTTTCCTTTTTGATATCCTAAAAACATTAAAGCTCTCCTTCTGCATAAATGAAATTGAAACTAATCAAACTAGTAAAGGAAGTATCAAAAAAAATTTGACATTGACTTCCCATTGAAACAGGAACAACAATTCTACAATACTTGTCTGAAGAACGAGAAGCAAAACAATATCCATAATTTAAACCTGGATATACAACAGCTACATCTACCCAATTTGGTCCTTGTCCATCAATACTAAAATACCCATTTGCAGGTGCTACATATATTGATCCAGAAGCCCCCAATGTTAAAGGAATTGACTTTTTAGAAGGCATAGCTTGATAAGATATCCAATTTGAATTATTCCTTGTTACAAGTTTTATAGGTTGTTTGGGTTTAAAATTAGTTACACCATTACTATCTAACGTATAAGTAAATAAAGGAATATAATTAGATTTAACCCAAGTAGAACCAGTATCGTTTGTATAATATAAATAATTATCTTTTGTATTATACCAAGTAGCAGTACTTTCAGGTAATGAAAGAGGAGTATAATCTTGCTCGTAATATGTAATACTATTTCTATAGTCATTTTCTCCTGTACTGCTTAAAGTATGGAAAAATGTCCAATCCGAATTTACATCAGTTAAAGCTAAATCACAAATTTGTACAATATTTTCTTTTGTAGAAATAGATTTAAATTTACCTAAACCATCTACACCAAAAGCTTGTAATCCTGCTAATCCAGGTAAAATAAAAGCCTTATTTCCTATATAACCAAAACCATTAAATATATTATTAATAGAAGTAACCGTACTATCTTCTACTTTACAAGTACAAAAAGGAAATGAATAAGAACCTGACCAATTCGTACCGTCATATCTTTTTATTTGAGTACTAGTAGTATCTAGCCACATATCTCCAGTATAATATGTACCTCCTGTAGGTTGAGAATCACCTGAATAAACATTAGAAGTTAAATAAATATTTTTATCTCCTCCTACAAAAAAGTATTTATTTGTACTTGTTGTACCTCCAGAAGAAGATACATCAGAAGTTATATAAATAATATCACCATTAGCTCTATAAACTTTACTTCCTGCTTTTAATGTAACAATACCATTATTAATTTCTACTTTAATATCTTGTGGAATTTCAGTAATACAGTTTGTAATAGTAGAAGTAGAAATATAATTAGATAATATATTATCTAAACTAGTTTTATCTACTAAGCCTAAACAATTATCTAATGCAAAATTTTCAATTTTAGAGTTTACCCTACTATAAGAACCAATTTTAACAAGAGTAGTTTCAGTATAATCTAATTCACCTACAGTATTTCTATAATATAAATTTGTTGATGGATTATACCACATACTACCACTAGAAATAGTAGGATATTCTATAGATTCTATATATGGTCTTGCATTTGCCGTTATATCACCATTAGAATCTAAATTTAAGTAAACCCCTAAATCTTGATAATCACTCGCATAAACACCTACTACTACATTTTCAACTTTTGCTCTTATATTAGAATATTCACCAGTAGTTGAATCAAAACCATTAGCAAATAGTACAACCATACCAGGAAGAATAAAGAAATTATCCCCAATATAACTATAGCCATTAAATACAGTTAAATTTCCAACTGAATCATAATACCCTATAGGTAAACTACAAGGCTTCCAAGAAGTTCCGCCTGTTTGTGTATATTGACAAACTTTTGTTGTTGGATTATACCAAACGGCATATAAATTATTAGCATACTCTGTAGGTTGAGTAGTTGAACTAAAAATATAAGCTGCTTGCATAGAATCTAAATAACTATCGTGATAAAACGGAAAACTATCTATTCCACTAACTTTTGTTAAATTTGATTCTATTGTTATACGTTCAAAAGAGCCATTACCATCTGAAAGATATATCACAGAACCTTTTTGTAACGTAAACATACCTGCATTATCTACAGTCATAAAAACATTATCAGGACATTCAACAATACCTTTACCTATCATATTTTTAGTATTTAATGTAGATACCCAATTATTATTTTCTCTTATATATGGAGAATCATTTACCGGAGCATCCTGAATACCCGTAGGAATAACTATGTTAGAATCAACATATAGGGATACAACAGCTTTTGTTCCTGCAGGTAACTGTTCTCCAGTTAATATAATAGCAGTTTTTTCTTCATTTAAATCATAATAGTATGGCATAATAGGAACATTACCTACAATTACTAAATCAATTTGATCTTTTGAAGTAAGAGTGGTTCCTAAAGGTATTGTGTTTCCAGCAGATTCAAAAGTATAATAAATTTTAGTTTTTACAGCTGATAAATCTGGTTTACGAACCCATTCACCGTCAGAACGTACATAAAAATACCCATCTTCTGGAGCTTCACCAATAGAACTAGTAGGAGAAACTATAACTTTCAACTGTACATCAGATTTTAAAAGTTTTGTAGTGGCTGTACCTCCAGAAGGACTATTAGCCAATAAATAACTATCAGAACCTAAACTAACAGATAATACATTATTTCTCCAATAACTTACACTACCCATTTCTGAATCAGAAGTTAAACCTGTATAGTTTGTAGTATCAAGAGATAATATATCGCCTACTTGCCATTCTCCTGAAACAGTTTTAACTTTTGCCCAAAGTTTTATACAACGTTGTTCAGGGTCAATGTTTATTAAAGATTTTATATCAGAAACATCAAAATCATATTTACCTGAGGAAGCTATATCAAACCAATCTGATTCAAAATAAGATTTAACTGAACCTGGATCTTCAGGTATAGAAGAAGATGTTTCAACTTCTCCATAGTACATAAGTACTACTTTAAATTCCCAATTATTTCTTACTAATGACTGAATATTAGTTCCATCTTTAGTAGAAGTATTAAGAGAATTTGTTTCAAAATCTACACGACATAAACTATTTGAAGAATAAAATACATCTACAGGATTATTATTTTCATTCCAAACAGTAAATACTAAATCTCCTTCAGAATATGTATTATCTGCAACTTTGCATCTATAAATCACTTTTGCATAGTCAGGTTTACGTCCTAAATTATGTACATAGGTATAGGCACCACTATCTGGAATATTTTGCCAAGGACTTTGACGATAGTTTGTACTACTTAATGGGGCAGGAGTATATGAACCACCACTCATAACTCTTACTTCTACAATATCATTAGCACTAACAGCAGTATTTAATACTAAATCTGTTCCATTAGTAGTGTATTCTGTACTAACAAGTGGAGAGGTAGAAGTAACTGTTTTAACAACAACACCCAATATATCCGATATTTCAATAGGTTTAGATAAGCCTAAAGGAATATTAGTAGTATTATCTTCAGTAACCTGATAAGTAACAGTAGTATAACTTAATTCTGGTATAAAAGTTGAAGGATTATTTAGCTGGAGTATGACTACATCACCAACACTTAAATCTGAACCAAAATCAATAGTTTTTCTATCTGAACCTATAGTATAATTTGAAGGATTTACTAACAATCCATTTTTAAATACTTGTAAAGCAGAATCTTCATATATTGTAGATTCTGAAGTTACATAAGGTTGTACAGTTTGAATAGTAATTGCTTGTTTGCTTATACTATATCCACATAATAAAGTCCAGTTAGAATTATCAAACGTAGTAGAAGAAATGTGAGAATTTTTGCACTTAAAAATATTTTGCTGATATTCTACAAAATCCTGATTTTCATAATATTGAGTTAATTGAGACCAAGGTCTTAATATAGCTGTAATATTTGTCCATTTGGTGTGGTCAAAAGTAGCAGTTGTAGTATGAGCAACAGAACACATATAAATAATATTAGAATATGTAACTACTGTTTCATTTGCTACGGCTTCAATACCCTCTCCATATTTAAGAATACCCGCACCATTAACATCTGCAGTAATAGTAATATTATTTCCTTCTTTACTAAGAATAATATTATCACCTTGAATAATATTTGATTCTTCCAATTTTGAATCTAAAGATGTATTTATTGCATTTAATTTAGTACTAAGGTTTGTTACACTCATAACCCCTTCAGCATCTACTTGTACTTTAAGGTCATTCGTAGAACCTTTAACAATACCTAAAGAGGTATTACTTGCAATTTCTATGGAAGTAAAACCAATATTAACCCACTGGTCTTCATTATCACCTGCACCATACCACCAATCATTAGACTCTAAGTCTACTAAAACATATCCTGAACGTAAAGTAGTATAACCTAATTCCTTTGCTCTTGCAGTTAAAGCTTCTTGAGTAACATCCTTTGTATTCAACTCAATTTGACCCAAATATATTAACTGACCTTGAGTAGGTGGAATCATACTAGAAGGAATTTTACCAGTATCATCGAGATAAGGCATTTTCTCTAATTTTTGAGTAAGAGTAATAGTTGTACTATCTTTAGTATAACTAACCTTATCTGTATTCGTTTGAGGATTAATTTGTTCCTCTGCATAATTCGTCAAATTGACATTTCTTACCATTTATTTTCTCCAATTATTGGATTTAAAAAATTTTTATATAACTAAATTATTCAAATCTAATAGCACATAAATACATAGTTGCAACAGACCTCATATTAGTTCCTGAAAACTGTGCGGATACAATAACTTTATTAATATCTTGAGAAGGCTGTACTTCATTTCCATCTGTAGAAAAATGGAAAGATTGAGAAGTTCTATCTTCATAAAAAAAAACAGTTACAACCTGACCACTAGCTCCACTTTCACTAACAGGTAATACCTTTCCTACCAATTTTACATTTTTTATAAATGTAGGTTTATTAAAATATAAGGTAAAGCCATAAGTAATTTCTTGTCTAGTATAGGATAAAGTATTATCCGTGCTATCATAGTTTTCTAAATATCCATTATTTCAAATAGTATCTAACATAGAATCTGTAAGTTTTTTACCTGCACTATCTGAGTTTTTATAAGATATACCATCTTTTTTCCAGTCAGATGTTTAAACCCAGGAAGTATCGTCTACTAAACAAAAAGTAGAAGGCTCATATTTTCCAGAACCTAAAAAAATATTATCATAAAATATAGATAATATTTTACTACCAGCTTTAAATAATGAAGAATCCATAGCTTTTACAGGATTACCTCTTGTTTCAATGTAATAAACATCATTATTAGAAGCATATGCTAAAGTACTATTACTGTAAGAATAACAACAGGAGCAGTCAGTTTTATATGAATACCAAGAATCTCTAGTAACTGCATTGCTTTGAGTAACATTATCATATCCTCTCAACTTTAATGTTCCATCTTCAACTATACAAAATAATGGATAATTTGTTTCAGGTAAATTATTTACACAATAGATTCTATTAGTAGAAGTAAAGTAATCTTCAAATTTACTACCTTGATATACTGTTGTAACAGCTGAATTTGTAAATAAATTCTTATTATTCTTTCCAAAAATATAGGCATAAATATTATCAGTTTTAGTAGCAATAATACCTGTAAAACTAAATCCAATTAATTTATCTACATCTGTTATATCTGAAAATTTAAAGAAAGAATATTTATCTGTAAAGTTAGGTATATCAATATTAGCATCTGCTAGTTGACCACAACAATATAATCCATCTGATTTTATTAAATAACTACATTCTTCCCTAACAATAAAGTCTATAACATCTTCCTGTGTTTTAATGAGAGTACTAACATCTTCTGTATTACCTGTACCTAAACTACCATAAAAATTACTACCTGTAACCCATAAATCATTACCATCTAATATAGATAACGTACTGTTATTTGCCTTTATTTTTTTAATATTATTACCCTTAAATATAACTTTAGATTCATAAATAGGATAATTATCAGGATTATCTAAACCTAAATTTGAATTACTACCTCCTATGGCATATACAATATTATCAACAGAATATATCAATGTACCATTTCTATAAGCAATCATATCTGCCTTAAATGGTAATTTAACAGGAGTACTATGAATAGAAGAAGAATTACCAGAACCCATACTACCATTCCATTCATAACCTGCTGCATAAATAGAATATTTACCCCTTATTTCAGAATTCCCCCCCCTGTAAGGAGTAAGTAAATATTGCTTATAAACATCAAATATATTCATTAAATTACCTTTCCTAATTATAATCTTAATCTTATTTTTTAAGTGAATACAAAAACATAATATATACTAATCTCAAGCTAAACTAAAATCTATATATACAGCTTCTAAAAATAAAGTAGAAGTAGTAAATGAACCTGAGCTAGATATTATAATTCGTTGAATAGGCGTTGTTTTCAAAGATATTGGAACAACATAAGTTTCTTCATAATCCTTAAACTCTGAATTATTTGTAGTATCTCCTACACCTTTTATTGTATAACTACCAATAGTAAATTTAGGACTTATACCTTTTAAATTTTTTCCCCTATATTTAACCTTAATTGATTGTATATTTATAGGTACTGTTTCTACAGTAATTGAATCATAATAACTAGTGGGACCATTTATCAAGGTTAAGGAGTACAAAGTTTTTTCTTTATCTTCTTTAACAAAATAATCATACCCATTCTCAAAAATTAGTTTTGCCCTATCATCATCACCTTTAAGTGAAGAACAATAAGTCATATAATCTATTAAATTTAATGGCTTTTCATTACTATATCTATCCCATAAAAGATAATCATTACAAGAAATAAAGTTTATTTGATTACCCCCCCTACGTACAGGTCTAAATCTTTATTTACTAACATTATTTTTTCCTATTCTATTGTAAAACTCATTTGATAAATATAAGAATAATTATACATATAACTAAATCTATATAATTTATACTTATTTTTACTCTCATTTATATTAAAAGATTTACCTTGTGCCTCCTCTCCTGTATTTTCACCTGATTCTATAAGATAATCACCCTTAGTATAATCAACAGAATTTGTACTAATACACAAAGAATTTATTTGATCTTCATCATTTGTTGCCCAAAGTTCCCATTCAGCAGAACCTATTTTAATATTAAAAGATGTAGCAACAACAGGCTGACTAAAAACAAATAAAAGATCTGTATTAGACATATAATTTTCATAATCCCCATTTAAAACCTCATAAGAGTTACCATAAGAGCCGACATATGCAATAGGATTATTATTTAAATAAGGTTTAACAGTATCCTCATATAAATTAGGATTACTTTCCCAAAATGGAGGATTAGCTGACGTTATAGGTTGCAAAGGATAAGTAACCGGTGTAGGTACTATAAACCCCCCTATCATTTCTGGTAATATGAGTAGTGTACAATTTAAAAATATCCATTTTAAATTTTCCTTTACATAATAAAGTAGGAGGAGTAAATTTTACTCCTCCTAGATAGTATTAAAGAGTATTAACTTTAATAGCATTTAATACCCAACCATCTCTAATTGGATTATAAACATAGGCTAAATCATAGGATTCACCCGATACAGGCACTGGTTTCTCTGTATTATAAAAACTAGTAGTACCAAAATCTGCAACACTACCACCTTCTCCTACAGATAAATAAATAATAATACTATGAGTAACTACTTTATTTGTAACCGTAGGAAGTACAATAGTTGTAGCTGCAGTAATAGTAGATTTATAAATCTTATCTTCTTGAATTCCAGTTGCAAAATCTGTTAAATCTTCTATTGGGGTATTAGTAGAAGAATCAACACTTATAGTTCCATCACCAGAAACAGATAAACCATTACCAATTTTAACACCACCCAACACAGAACTACTCGCAGTAGGTAAAGTATATGCAGGAGGAATTGTAGGTTTATTAGTTAAGTCATTATAACTGCCTGACTTAGCAACAGCTGACAACTCACTATCTTTTGCATAACCTTCTTCTGCTAATTCTGTTAAGGTTACATAATCAGAATCATTCTCTAACTGAGAATTTTTAGTAGGAATAGTTGGTTTATTTAATATTACACTTAAACCGTCAGTAGCATTCCAATCGGACTGAACATTGGGCATAGTATTATTAATTGTAGATGTACCAGCTTCAGAATCAACTACTATTGAAATTCCTGTACCTACTGTCAATTTATCTTGTTTTTTATCTAACAATTCATAAATATCAATAGGTGTACCATCTTTCTTAATATAGTATAAAGTTTCTTCATCTTTGGTTTCAATAGCGTCATACTGTTCTTTTGAACCTACCCACAGCTTATACATAATAGAATTTGTATTAGAATCTTGAATAGATTTAACAATAACAGTACCTGTTTCACCATTTACCGAAGCTACCGGAGCACTTGTTAAAAACCCACTATCATTTTGAAGTTCAGAAGTTTTAGTAGGAACAGTAGGAATTTCAGATTTTAATGCGTACTCACCAGCAGCCTGTATTCCTAAATCTTCCAATGATTTATTTCCAGTAAGTTCAACACTATTAATCTGAGGCTTATTACTTAAATTAGTATAATCAGTAGTTCCTCCTCCAGAAGCTGTACTACTAATTACTCCGTCTTGAATAGTAATAGTAGAACCGTCAACCTTTACACCACCTAATACAGTAGTTGACGCTGTAGGAAGTACATATTCTTCTGGTATAACTGGCTTATTAGTCAAATCGTTATAACTACCACTAGTAGCTACAGAAGATAAACTAGAAGTAGGAGTATAATTTGTTAAATTATTAACATCTTTAGTAATATATCCCTTTGCAGTAAGCTCAGAATCTGTTACATATTCATCTGGAATAGATGTAATAAAACCTGAATCATTAGTCAATTCAGATGTCTTTGTAGGTATATTAATTTTTAAGTCGGTTGTTGTTTTATTTCCTGATAACTCAACTCCATTTATTTGTGGTTTATTAGATAAAGAGCTATAATCTGATGTTTCACCACTTCCCCCACCAGAAGAACCATTTTCCTTTATCAACTTAGTTAATTCTTCAATACAAGAATTAGCAAGAGATTCTGATTTAAATGTTCTGACATATACTTTATTATTAGCAAAATAAACATTTACAGTTGTAGGCGTATTAGATTCAATTTCATATTTAGCAATATATTTTACATTTATATAAACACCTAAATATTCACTATATACACAAGGAAATTCATTAGCTGAAAATTCTGATAATAAAGCTTCTAATGATTCGTCTCTTTCTTTTTCAGTAACAAAACTTCTATATTCATTATTAGTTTCAGCAAAATACCCTATTACTGGCTTTCCATCTAACTGTTTTTTATATAAGTACATAAGGTTTGCATCTGTAATATAAGAGCCAAAAGGCTGCATAAATACTTGAACTGTCATTCTCTAATCCTTTATTTTGGTAATTTTTTATATAAAATAAAGACAAAGGCGTAACCAAAAAATATGATTACGCCTTATTACTTTACTGAAATCCTATAGAAATTTAAGATTTAAGTGTGAATAACAGGACTATTATTATCCTCTTTCATTTTTCTATAAGATTCACGTTCTTTATAGTTTTCATCAACAGCCTTTTCTGCAAGTGCGTGTGAAAACTCTTCATTAAATTTAGCTTCAACAATTTTTTGTTGTGTAGGACTATAATCTACTCTTTTACCATCTTCTGTATATTTATGAGGTTTTAATACTTCAAACTTTGAAAAGTCTCTTTTACCCAAACCTACATAACCGCACTGATTCCAATTATATAAAGTACTCAGCTCAGAATATTTCTTTTTAAGTTTATTAAATCCATTATATGCTTTAGGATAAGCTTCTTTTAATGAACTAAATTCAGATTCAATTTCTGCGTCTTCTACTGGATTTACTGAAACCCCTGTTTTTTCAGCAATAGTATTACGAAGTTTTTTATCATCATCTAAATCTGACATCAACTCATCAATGGATAAACCACCAGCTGCAGCCCACATACGAAGTGGAATAGGTAAACCTACACCTTGTAAAGTAGTCAACAACTCTAAATATTCTTTATCAGCCTCTGGTTTAAGAGCTTTATGCCAATGAATAGAAGGCATTTCATATTCAGTAATATCTTCTACATCATATCCCTGTTGTTTAAGATTACCAGATGTTACTGCAATAAGTTTACCATCTTTTTTAAACATACCACCGTGGCGATTATATTTAAATGCACTCCTATTTTCTTCATTATCTCCATCTAAATCAGATGTAACAGAAAATCTATTTTGTTTTACTTTAAAATCATTTATGATTGAAACAGCAGCGAAAATCTTATCATAAAAAATTTCAGCTGTTAAATAATCACGCATTGCCCTAAGTTCTTCTAAAAATACAGATAATGCAGATTCCAAAGTATTATAAGAGGCATCACCTGACAAGAACGCATCATTAATACCTAACGCACGCATTTTAGCCTGAGAAGCAAATTCAAAAATATCATCCCACTTCCAAAGTGAACCTATACCTTTTGTTTCATCTGTTGTAATACCCGTACGAGTTGCAACAATAGCACTTACTGGGTCCATATCGGCATCTCTAAATAAATTTGCTAAATTTGCAAGCTCTTGGTCTGTTGGTGTCCAATTTTCATCACCAGCCGTAACGTGTAAAATAGCACGTTGACGTTTCATAGCTTGGTCAATAGTACCTTTAATAATGGCTTTTTCAACTAAATAAATTGTCAACACTCGTTTAAAAATAGATTGACCTTTATAACTACTAGATAAACCCCTTCTAGGAATATAAAGTGTTGAACCTGGTTCTAGTGCAACACGTCCTGTTTTTGCTCCTTGAACAATATAATCAGGTAACATTTCTCTAACATAGTTTATACGAGGGTCTTTATCATTTAAAAGGGTTTTTAATTCACCAGACAAATTTACATCAATAATTGGGTCCATTCCTGCAAAAGGAACCCATTTAAAAGTTGCCTCATCAATATCGTGAGACATAAGTGTTTTAAAAACATTTTCTTCTTCATCAAGAGATAATGAACCTAAATAAGCACCTATAGCTAAATAATCAACGGCTATAGAAGGAAGTTGTTTTGTAATATAAATATTTTCAACACTTTTTAAGTATTTCTGCAAACGATTCTCATCAGAAACGCCTGTAATTGTGAAATTTGAAAAAGGTAAATTTGCTTTTAAGTCTACAGTAGAACCACAAATCGTATCATAATTATAAAGGTCTTTATACAGTTTATGGTAGAGCGGCTGATTAGTATCTTCATCAGGAAGAAATCCAGATAAAGTATTATACAAATGAGGTGTAACTAAATTACCACCCGTCAACTGATATGAACCACCCGTGGCCATACCATTCATACTACTATCACCAAAAGCACTTTCAACATTAAACTTTTTAGACGCAGTAGCTGCAAAATTTCTCTGTGGTACTGGTCTCGGAGTTAATAGTTTATTTCCTTTAACAGAGGCTCTCACAGTATATTGATTATATCCTCTTAACATATATTAAATCCTTTAAACAGTTTCTTCGTTTTCTTTTACTGGCATACAAACTCTGTCAGAAACGTTAACCCAGCAAGGAATGTTATTAACTTCTGCTAATACCATTTTATTACCACTAATTTGAGAAACTTCTGCTGTAACCTCATTTTTCTTATCAAAAAGGGGGTCAATTAATTTCAACGTCATTTTTTTCTCCTTATAAGGTATTCTTTTTACTAGTAAAATTTTTATATAACTAAATTATTTATTTTATTTTTATATCATATATCCTAAATAAATTTTATATAGATACAAAAAATGGGATGTAGTATAAAACTACACCCCTTAAAGTCTAATTTTTATTTCTTTTTATAACAATTACAATGACAAGTGCCTGTTTCTTCTATATCAGATTTACACTTATCACTACAACAAAATCTTAAATTATTATCCCTATCACAAGGACAACGTTGCCATTCACTTAAACCAAAAAATTTTAATTTTACTTTAGCTATTTTCATTGCATTAGAAGTAAGATCAAAATTATTTTCTTCGGCCTTTTGTTTTATATTATTATATATTTTCATACAAAGAATTTCTTCTTCTGACTGTACACTAATATTATCTTCCACTATTAAAACCTCCCTTAGTAGGAATAGAACGAGTTGAATAAATTGGCCTATTAGTAGAAATACTTGAATAATGACTTGCTATTGCTTTTGCAGTTTTATACCTACTATAAATATCACAACCTCTATGTTGAGATATATCAAAAGCAACCAACTTATAGTTATTCATCTTAGCTATATCAAATATTTTATCTAAATAACTTGAATATATAGGATTATCAGACTTTTCATCTTGAAGTAGTTTTACACTTTCTGGTTCAACAAAAAATGCCAGTGTAGTATCATTTTTAACAGAAGGAATATGCAACATAGCGTCATAAGCTGCACTAAGTTGAACTTCCACTAAATCTTTTGATTCAATAGTATCTTGACGATATACTTGAGTTTGCCTAGATAATATTTCAATACCATAACCAAATCTATCACTATTTATATCTTTTTCCGTACCAATTACAATTTTCATTTACTGATATCCTATCTAACATTTTTAAACCATTATATTTGTACCTCCACTTCCAGTACTTACCCCTTCTGATGAAGTAACACCCGTAACACAACCTGTTACATTAGAAATTGAAGTAGAAACTGAATTATAAAAGTTACAAACATTTCTAGGTTCTAACATTGAAGCTAAAAGTATTGCACTGGCAAGTTTTTTTGTTTTTGAATCTTCATCTTTATCTTCGTGCAACATCAACATAGCTACACCTAACTTAAACATATTAGATTTATCTTCTAAACTATTTATTTGATAATTAGATACTATACTTGAAGATGATACACTTGAATTTATAGATTGAGGATTCATATTCAAACTTACTGCACCTACATTCATCATATTCTCCTATTTTATTTACAATAATGTTAATTTTTTAATTTAGATAATATTTTCTTACATTTTTTAATCTGTTTTTTACTTAAACCTTCTGATTTTAAAAATGTTTTTAAAGCTTTATTTTCTTTCCAAGAACCTATTTTTGTTTCTATAACTAAATTATTCTTTTCTAAATTTAATTTTTCTTTTTTATTTTTATATCCTTCAGTTTTAACAATATTAGGATATAAAGTATTTAAATCAGAAGGAACCTCTACATTATTTTTAATTAACAATCTTAATCTATATTTTTCATCTTTATACTTTTTTAGTATTGAAAAATCTTTTTCATCTTCAATAGATAAAGTTATTAATTCAAAGGGTAAAGCAACAGGAACTAATTGTGTTTTTAGTTTATTCCCAATCTTTATATGTAAAAAATACTTTTTTGGTTCTTCACCAAAATCACTTTGTACCATTGACCCACAATACACAGGCATTTGAGTAGTATGAATATGTCCGCATAATACTTTTTTTGTATTTACTTTTGCTCCTTCTTCAATTTCTCTTCCATTATCATAATGATAACCTTGTATATCAAAATGTCCAACATTAAGATCTACATTATCATCAACTTCTGTATAAGGAAAAGGTAAAAAATTTATTATCTTATTTTCTATTTTTACTTTAGTAGGTTGTGTATAATAATGCACATTAGGCATACTACCTTTACCCGATAAATACTCTAACAGTTGATAAGCATTATCATCAGTATTTTCTTCATCAATATCTTTTTGATTATATTCGTGATTACCTGCAATAATAAAATATTCTAATCTTGAATCTAAACTTTCAAGAAATGTTATTATTGTTTTTTTATTAGGTGTAGGATTATCAAATACATCTCCAAAAAAGAATACATATTTAATCCCATTTGACAAGGCATACTGATTTGCCTGCTTAATAGGTTTTGTTAAAGGAGTTATAGGATCGGATAAAACATTATAATGTGCTTCAAAATGAATATCTCCACAACCTACTATTTCCAACATAAAATATTCTCCGTTAAACCTTTTATAAATATTTATATATTTACAGGTTTATCATTATGCCTAGCAATACACTTTTGATATACCAACTCATCATCTAAAGAATCATAAGTATAAACGTAGGCAAAACGTTCTGTAATAAAATAAATTAACCCCAAATCATCATCTAAATAAATATTACGATGTTTTCGTGTCCACTTATGATCTTTAATAAACCACCAAAATTTATGAGATTCTTTTAAGGGATAAAAACTAGTAAACCTTAATTTACATATATCAGAATAACTTATATCTTGGTATCTACCCTGTTCAAAGAATGAAATTATTACATCACTCATATTAGCAATTTGTTCTTCGCAACTTAAATATTCTGTATCTTCCAACTCAGTAGGTTCAGAATATTCAATTCCCTCCTTAGTTGAAGTAATATCTAAGTTTATAGAAGGAATGGATTCTACTAATGTAGAACTAAGCTGATTATTTTTTTGTTCTTCTTTTGTACTAGATACTTTTACTTTTATATTAGAGTAATCGGTTGAATAGGGTACAGTAAAACTAGATAATGATCCTATATTATTTGACTTTTTATCTGTAAAACCTAACCATTTACGTCTATCAATATGCCCCATTACCATAGAAAATATAGATAAAGGTTCAAGTGCAAAAAGTATTATACATATAAGAATTAATACTACTTTAAATTCTGCATCTGCATCTGTTTCAATATCAATACCTACTGTTGAAGCAACGTGAGATATAAAACCACTATCTTTTTTAATTTGAGATATTTGCTTTTGTAACTGTATTTTATTTTTATTTAATTCATCTTGTTTTTTAAGTTCAGTTTCTATTTTTTCTCTTAAAATATCAACTTCTTCTTGATTTTGTTTTCTTATATTATTTGCTCTAGTTAAATACTCACGAGCTACTAAACCATCTATTATTTGTTTTTGAGATGATAATAATTCAGATTGTTGAGAACGATAAATTTCTACTTGATTATTAGATTCTTTTATTTGTGATTCTATTATTTTTACTTCACTAACTACATCGGCAATGGATTGATTACCCTTAACATAAGAAGTAGCATAATAAGAAAATATACCTGCAGAAGATAAAATTGTCAGAAAACATACTATAATGGCCATAACCCAACGAATTTTTCTATAAGCTTTATCTGACCAGTTTTTAGTCAAGCTCCACATAGTAGAATACTTACCCAATTCAAGTATTACTCCTATTATAGCAACGAAAAAAGCGGAACCAGCAAAAACTTGCGTGATTCCGTGAACTGTTAAAAATGTTGAAGATAATGCTAACATTATAGCAACTAAATATAAAATGTAATAGTGGCGCATTTTTATTTTCCTTTATTAAATTAAACTACCGCCTTATACAACTAAATTATTTAGATTTTCTATACATTTTCAGGTTTAGTTGCAAGAGTAAGTACTTCAATTAAATTCTTTATAGACCAATTACCTTGGTCTATATCATTAATGGTCATATCAGCAACCTCTTGTGTTATTTCAAGTTGTTGAAGATAATAATTTGCTTTCTTTAAAACTACGGCTATTGCACTATTTCTCTCATCATTTGTTCTAAAATGAGAAGCTAATATAGATCTATATTCTGTTTTTAAATAATCGGCTAAAACGTCATAATGATTTTGAAGTTCTTCGTGAACCCTATAACATTTCATCTTAATTTCCATTACCGAAGAACGATATGCACTATTTTGTACTATTGCTTCTACAATATTATCTTGTGCGTGATGTATAACATCGCCTTTCTTCAATAATCTAATTTTTTTAGTGGTGTGCATACGGTCTAAATCTTCTAACATAGAAGTAGTATCTAAACAATATATACCCTCTTCTATCATTTTATTAAACTTCTTTACTTTTTTATCTTTTCGTAAAGGAGTTAAAATATCCTTTTTATCTTCTGACATATTTACTACCACCTTACAGTTTACTTAAACTTATATAAGAATCATTTCCACAAAATACTAAACTAGTAGGATTTTTAAGATTATTCGTAAAACATAGCCATCTATTATTAATTAAAGCTACCTCTGTACTATTAGTTGGAGTAGATGTTTTATACACACAAAAATTATTAGGTAAAAGTCTATATTTATAAGAAATACCAAATTCAAATAGATTGCCTACAAATAAACCACTACTATATATATCATAGTATTTACCTATAGGCAATCTTTTAGGTTCTGAATAATGTAATATTCCATTATAAAAAGGTTTTCTATGATAATGAACAATCTTTAAGGAATCTTCATTATCTACCAAGGTAAAGTTTTTAGGGACTATACTGTCTACTTCCTCTTTTTCTAAGCTTCTTACTTGAATCTTTACCATTGTCTAACCTTTATTTTTATTTAATTTTTAGCAGCAAAACATACAATGCCCAAACTACAAGTATCTTTTTTATCAGAAGTCTTTTTAACAATAGTCATACGACTTGTATCTAAATAAATATCTACATCTTTTTTAAAGAATCTAATAACATCCATAAACACATCGTAGTTTAATATACCGCTAAAATCTTTAAATTTCGAATCTACTGTCATAATAGGAGATTTAATTGAACCTAAATCAGATTCACAAGATGAATACATTTTTGATTTCTTTATATTAAGAATTACATCTGTATTATTTGTTTTAACGGCATACGAAGAATCAACTGAATCAATAAAGTCATCTACATTAACTTTCTTTACTTTATCTCCTAAAATATTATTGACAAAACCAGAAATAAAGTCATCTAATGTAACAAGTTTTTTTACAGCTAATTGTTGAAGTTTAATTTTTGTTGTATTACTAATAAGATAAATACTATTAATATCTGTACTCATCTCAAAACTTGAATCCATACCTAAAATTATATTTGCATAATTTAAAGGTAATTCTAAATTAAACTTTGGTCCTTTAAACGATTCTGAATAATAAATTGAATGTAAATCATCCGTTGTCAACAAATAAATATTCTTGCCATCAGATTTAATCATAATATTCAATAAACTATCTTCATACGGTAAATAAGGTGCAGGTTTTAATAATACTTTAGGTAAAACTTCTAAAAACTTATTTTTCAAATCTTCTGTAAAATTAAAATCTACTTTAGTTTTTTCACCTAAAATTTCAATAGGTTTATAGCTAAGAGTTGTTAATACACCAGATTTTCTTCCGCATTTAAATTCAATTCCTGAATTTTTTTGTTTTAATTCAATTTCTTTTGAATTGCCTAAAATACCTAACAACACAGGAGTATCTATACAAAATTTCATATCTCCTTCCGAACATTTAAAAGTACGACTACAACTACTTTTACCATCTTCAGATGAAATTGTACATTTACCTTTTTTTACTTCAATATTAACATTACTATTTGCTACAATCTTAGTAACAAAATTAATATTATTTACTAATTGATTTACATCCATTTTTTATTTCCCTAAATAACATATTTTTATTTTATTTACAAGATTTATCCTAAATCCTATTCTTAAAGATTTTCTTTACTATATTTTTACTAAATTTTTTAAACAATCTAATAAATAGCTTTGAAAAATAAAGATTACCTAGTTTAACAAAACATATTTTACCATTATTAAAAATAAACCCTTCTTTTACACCTATCCAACTAGGATAATAAAAACTATAATAACTCTTATCTTTTACCTTTAAATTAAATGCAAACAAATATAAAAATAAAAAGATATAAAAATTAACTACAATCTCCCACAAATTTTCAAGAAGTAAATAAATAAAAAATTTAGATTTCTTATATTTTTCATATAATTTAATATTCTTTTTCATTAAATTTTCCTTCATTATAATCTTTTATTAAGGATTTTAATTTTGACAAACCCTGTCTGAATTGAGAAAATTGATAGGTAGAATGTACATCATACCAAGGACTTTTATTTGATTTTGGTACAATTAAAACAATAGGTTTTTTATACACAGATGCGTACACTAATTCCATACTTGTACCTGGACTATATACAGGACAATATGCGAAAATAATATCACACTTCTCAATATAAGATAAGTCTGTTTCTACTAATTTATAGGGATCTTCATAAAAATAACTAGAAGGATCTACTACATTAAATTGACCATCTGAAAAATACTTTGTTCTCCAATTATTTTCACCTTTATTAATTGGTCCGGCTAAATAAATTAAAGGTTTTTTAAATTTACCTTTATTAGTACAATCTATTTCTATAACATTTTTTGTACTTTCTATAAAAGTAATAGTTAAATCTTCTGAATTATAAATAAAACTATTACCTACTTTACCTCTATATTTTATATCGGATATTTTATATTCTTTATAAATATTTAAAGTAGATAACATATTTTTAGAAGAAGAAATCTTACATATATTAATACATTTTAATTTATTATTAGGTAATCCTTGCTTATAAATATGTATTAAATAACATACTGGATTTTCATCTGAAAATATAATATTTCTAACATAGAAGAAATACTTATGCTGTAAATCTTCATAGATTCTATCTTTACTTAATCGCCGAGCCATTTATTATATTCCATATAGTAGGTTAAACAAAACATAATAATACTTTTTTTAATTTTATATTAAAGCATTTATACAAAATATACAATCTTCTATTGCATAATCTTCATAAAATACAAAAATACCTTCTTTACACTTATCTAATTCTTTTTCAATAAGCTGAGTACTAAATACTTTAACACCCAAGAAAGTACAAAATTGTCCGGTAAACTTAGATTCATTAGAAGAAATATAATCAATCCAATTAACCATATTATTCTCAGTTAAATAATCTAAAAAATATTTTAATTTATCTTTACCGGATAATAAAACTGTAACAGGTCGTTTTTTACTAAGTAAATCTAACAAAATATCTTTAGTTAATGAATCAATAACAGTAACCTGTTTCATTTTTTATCCTTCCTACTTTACAAATCTTAAATTATATTTTTATATTTTAAAATTTTTTCTTTCTTAACATCATAAACCTTAAGCTTATTCAAAACTTTTGAATCTAACATAAATATTTCTGTTGCGTGTTCCCAATCAGTACGAGCTTTAAGTTCTTTATATCTCAAATTTTGAATAATTTCTAGATTATGCAACATTGCTTTATAATTTGATTTATCATATTTAATTCCAAACTCAGTACGCTTATCTTTCAAAGTATCATCTATAATTTGAATAAATCTAGAACTAGTAAAATCCCAAGTTTGAGAATCTGCTCCAGAATAACCAAAATCAAATTCCATTACCAAATCTGCTAAAAACTTAAATCCAAATATTTCTCTATAACGTTTATGATTTAAGGTAGTATATGCGTGTTCTATAAGGTAATAAATAATAGGAACATTCACTAAAGGACATTCAATTTCAATAGAATCGTGAACAACGTTTAGATGTTTAACACCCAAATTTATACCCTTTGAACCAAAATAATTCCAAATCAACTGTTGAAGAATAAATCCCCCTGCAAAGTTAAGGTCAGAACAAAATCCTTGAATAATAGAATTTGGACCTTTACGATTCATAGAAGCTTGTAACCATTCTTCACTATGTAAATATCCCCATTGATGTCTACGTCTACCGTTAGGATATTCAATAACACAATATTTTCTACCAGTAGCCTGAGTACTATCCATCCAATGTTTACCCTTAACAAAACGATTAAACATAAGTTTTAAAATATGTTTCGCTTGGTCAACTGTTCCTTTAATATCTTCAGCTAATGCACGTGGACCTTTTCCATACATACAACCAAATACAACACCTTTAACACTATTACGTTCTTCTTTATTGTTAGGTAATCTTCCAAAAAAGAATTTATAGTTTTGTTTATGAATATCTCCTTCTACTTCAAATCTCTCAAGCAATTTCTTAACACTTTTATTTAAAAAAGACCGCATACGAATTTTATAACTAAGTTTCAACGCATTAATATAAGGAAGTGCAATATTTTTATCTTCAGCAATATTACCCCAGCCTCTAACTTCGTGTGAACTAAAGTCTGCGTGAATCAAAATATTATCGTGTACAGGTTCTACAACAAACATTCTTTTAATTGCATTAACCATTGCCTTAGTATCTTCATCAGATACTCTACTTGGAATTTGTTGTAAGTTAGGACTTTTTGAACTAGCACGACCAGTTACAACTCCTTGAAATGTATAATTAGAACGAATACGATTATCTAACTTAACATCTTCATCAGTTTCAAATCTTTTATAAGTTGCATCTACATAACTAGTTTTTAACTTCTTAATTTTATTATACTGTGTAAGAAGTTTTACTTCATCTACATTTGCATAAGTTTCTTGAAACTCTTTATCCGTTTTACCTAAACCATTTTTCTTAAAATTTGTAGGTTTTAAGTGCATTGCATTAAAAAATAATAATTCTTTTGATTGTTCTTTACCAATATCAAAAAGCCAAATAGGCTCCTTACTAAATAATCCTTGACCTGCACTTGATAAACCTTTTTGTTTTAACAACATAGCATTTGCTTCTTGTGCATTAGGACTATTTTTAAAACTTTGGTTTACTTTATTCATAAGTCTATTAAATACGCTATTTGAGGACATACAATTTATAACGTGTTTTTTATCTACAAAAGAACCATTATATTCCATTTCTGAAAATACATAAAGCATTGCCCCAATTTGATGTAATACAACATCTAAAAATTTACCATATTTAAGATACTTTGCTTGTGCCCTTTGATATAAAGAAATAAAATAAGGTATAATAACATCTTTAGTACCGTATTCTGCAATTTGTTCAAGAGTGAAAGCTTCCATATTGGCTCGGTCTTTTTTAGCAATATCACCCTGTTCAAAATGATTTGCACAATATTCCTTTGCAAGTTGTCCTAAAGTAAAAGCTTCAATACCCCAAGTTGTTAAAAACTTTCTATTTTCTTCTAATGCAAAAGCACCTGCAATAGTATCATAAATAAGTCCAGAATAATATTCAAATTTAAAAGCATCTCTCATAATTTCAATATCATATTTTGAATTGTGATAAACAGTATAATCTGCTTTATTTACCTTAAACTCAAAATATTTCTTCATTTTAGAATCAATATACTCTAAATCTTTTGTATCAAAAGGAGTATCTTTATGTTTATAAGGTATAAACCAACAATGAGATTCATCAGTACATACCTGAAAACACAACATTTTATTTGCTTTTCTATATAAGTTTTTTGTTTCCGTATCAAAACAAGGTGTTTTAGATTTTAAAAGATGTTTATAAAACTTATCAAATTTTTTAATAGTATCTACCATAATAGGTTTAGGATTAGGTATATTAAATTTATCATATAATCCTGAAAGATACGTTACTAATTGATGAACAATATATCCAATACATTGAACATTACCCTCAGATGCATTTTGATTTATAAGATCATAAATAGGTAAAGTTCTTAAAGCTGAATACTTTTTCCCTTTATATTCAATTTTTTTATACTGACCATATTTAAGATCAAATAATTTATAAGAATTAAATCCACTAAATACTATAAAATCAATATTTAATTTTTCTGCAGTATGAAATAAATTTTTTGTAAAAGAATCAATCAACTCTTGACGATTAGAACCTAAGTTACTCATCTTACAAAAAACATAAGGTACAGTATATAAATGTCTTATATTAGGAGTATATCTATCTACAATTTTCAACATTTTTCCAAATGTTGTCAATTCTTCAGTAGTAAACAACTCACCACTTAATGCTGTTTTAGGTAATCTATCTACCACAAATAAAATATTTTTACCTTTATTATTAATTTTAAAATCAACAGCTTTTAGGTCAAAAAACTTATACTTAAACTTATCTTTATACTTAAACTTAATCAAAGATTTTTGTATATCCATTATAAACCTACCTACTAAAATTAACTGTTGAATATATTTACAGCATTTAATATTCTATAAACAAAAAAGGCATAACCTACTAATTAAAGTAAATTATGCCTTTAAATTATTTCTATTGTATCTTATTTAACAATAGTCTGAGCAGTAATAAATTTAGTGTTTACCAAAGTAACACCATCTTCACCCTCAACTTTTACAAAGCCCTTGACGTTTGCAGGAGAAATAGTACCTTCTGCATAATAAGCATCAGCTGCTTGATTCAAACAAACAACTTCACCTTCACCGCCAACACTTCCATTTACTGCTACCAAATTTTCAAAAGCAATAAACTCAATAATGCGTGAAGAAGAACGAGGCTTTTTACGATTAATTACAACACCTGTTTCATCCATACTAACAATAGTTCCTTCGTATGTATTAAATCCAGGAGCATTAACTTCAACTTCATAAGATACTGATTTTGAAACTTTTTTCTTTTCTTTATCTTTAGCCATTTTTATTTCGCCTTATTAAATAAAATTTAAAGTTGGTGAGGAGAATTTACTCCTCACCTTTATTAATATTACTTACGTTTACCTTTTACAGCTTTCTTTGCCGGTGCCTTCTTGGCAGGAGCCTTTTTAGCTGGTGCTTTTTTAGCGGGAGCTTTCTTTGCCGGTGCCTTCTTGGCAGGAGCCTTTTTGCCCTTTTTTACAGGTTCATCATCTTCATCATCGTCTTCGTCGTCGTCATCATCCTCATCGTCATCTTCATCATCGTCTTCGTCGTCGTCATCATCCTCATCGTCATCTTCATCATCGTCTTCGTCGTCGTCATCATCCTCATCGTCATCTTCATCATCGTCTTCGTCGTCGTCATCATCCTCATCGTCATCTTCATCATCGTCTTCGTCGTCGTCATCATCCTCATCGTCATCTTCATCATCGTCGTCAGAATCTTCTTCGTCTTCGTCTTCACTTTCTTCTTCATCGTCATCTTCATCATCGTCATTATCATCAGAAGAAGCTTTTTCAGCCAAAAGATTTGCAACAGTTGCCAATGCGTTAATAGATTCATCATCCAGTTCAGAAAGAATTGATGTCAATTTAGCCATAACTTTTTTATTAGCCATTTTTATTTTCTCCATTATTAAAAAATTTAACCAGTTAAATTTAATACCTTGTATATTCTTTTTTACTATACAAAGTACTCTAGTTTTCTTAATACATATTAAACATACCCTGAGTTCTATGTATTAAGTTGATGATTATTTACAAGACTATTTTTATCGCCTTTATCTTATAAACAATCAAAACAGTCTACATTGTATATATTATATTTAATATCAAACAATGCATCTTGAATTAGGTGTTTCCCACAATTCAACACTTTTAACCTTAACATTACCATTGTATGTTGGGTGATGTTCTAAGTATGAAAATGAGCGTTGCTTAAACTCGTACTTAAAATATGAGGCTAAGTTTTCACTTGTAGGAATAAAACTACAAATATTAAAACGGTGTTCTGGATAATTTATAACAGAAAGTTCTGAATCTGATACATTATCCAACCATTGCATATCTGAATCAAACTGTTCTTTGATACCATACATATTTACAATATCTAAAACATAAGGGTCATCATAGTAAAGAGTTAAAGAATGGTCAAAATTCTTATCAACAACTTCCATTAACCATTGTTTTAAATCTTTATAATCAAAAACCATTCCTTCACTTGAACCTATTGCATTAGATGTTCCTTCAACAGTCAAACCAATTTTCCAAGTATGTCCGTGAATATTACTACATCTTCCACAATGATTAGGCAAACGATGAGCCATATCAAAAGTAATAAACCTAGTTATTTCATTTAAGTTTGTATTATCCATTTACAACTTTTCCTTTACTTTTAAGATTAAATTTCTTCTGAATCATAATCTATATCGTCTTCATCGTCATCATCCTCATCGTCAGAAATATTTAATTCTCTAATAAGTTCAAAAGCTTTACCAGATTGAATTTGACTAAAACACAACTTTCTTAAATGAGGACATTTTTCAAGTTTAAGTTGTTTACAATACTCTTTAAATACTTTTTTATTTGTATCTCCTAAAATTAGAGCTTTAAATAATTCCCAAGTAAATGTAATATGTTCTAATCCCTTAATAGTCAACTTAAACTTATTTGAAGAACCATTTAATTGACCTGTTTCTTTAAGGTAAATATAAGTATCATAAACAATATCAAAACCACGAGGGTCCCCTTTACCATCTTCAATCCATACTCGTGCATAACCTTTCTTAAACGGTGGTCCTTTTTTACTTTTTGTATTTACAAGTTTTTTGAAAGCATATTTATCTGTTCCATCAACTTCAACACTATCTTCTGATGTAAATTGAGTTGTTCTTGTACCGTCATCATTATAACCTTGACCCCAATTACCAGGTGCAGTTGAAGTAGCAATACTACTCATTTCATTTCTTACATCAGATGCAAACTTAAGAGCATTACCACCAGGTTCGTAAGTAGGTTTACCAAACAAAACCATAGGTTTATCACGAAGTTGATTTACAACGTGAATCAGAACGTGTTTTTTACGAATTAAACCTCTTACTTGTGGTACCCATTCTGCAAATTTACGAGCCTGTAAACCAACACCCTGTTTTCCTTTATCTTCATCATCACCAATATCTTCAGTAACTAAACCTGGAATAGAGTCTAAAATCATAACAGCTTGAAAATCACCATTATCGGCTTCACACCAATAGCGACCTGTTTTTTTCAATAGTTTATCATCAGGTTTTAAACCCATTTCTTTCATTGCAGATTGAGAATCTTTTGTTTTATCAAAAATATAATACCAAAGTCCTGTATCTTTTCTATATCGTTTTTCAGGTAATCGCAATAAAAATCTCTTCATTGTTCTAAAAACAATCTCAAGACCATTTTCATCATAATACCTCGATGTTGGAAGTTTAATCCAATTGCCTTTATTATCACGTTCACCAAATACGTCTGCAAGTGTATTTACACCACATATTTTAGTTGTATATCTGCTATCTACTGCACCTTCAGCATCAAAATACAGTACTTCTGCCGAAGTTTTAATTGCTTGAGATAATAACTGCATAACAAAAGTTGATTTAGCACTAGCTTCCATACCACTAACGGAATACCAACCTGAGGCAAAACCACCATTTAATGCTAAATCCATTGATAAAAGACCTGTACTTAAACGATACGGAATTTCCAAAGAAGAAACTAAACCCTCTTTTTTCTCAATAGAATCAAGTTGTGCAAGTCTCCACATCCTAATTTTATCAAATTTAACCTGCTTTACATCTACTTCTTTTTCAAGTTTTTTAGGAGTACTAACAGGTTTCTTTGATTTACCTTTTGGTGTAGTAATTTGTGCAACTTTTTTATCTACTTTTTTATCTACTTTTTTAGACTTAGTTTCTTTAATTTTTTTAGCCATATTAAAATCCTTATATGATAAAATTAAAGGGTGCATAGAATTTGCATCTATCTCTTATATAATACTAGTGGCTTTTACCACGTTTATACCATATAATCCAAGGTTTATTGAACCTTTGCTCTAACGAGCATACACCCAAACTAAACTATAAATCATCTAAACTAAGTGATTTTTTCTTCTTTTTCTTTTTATCTTTTTTGGATTTTTTATCCTTATTTTTCTTTTTCTTCTTTTTTACAGGCTCATCATCATCATCTTCATCATCGTCTTCGTCGTCGTCATATTCATCATCATCGTCAGATTCATTATCATCTTCATCATCAGTATCAGAATCAAAATCCTCTTCGTCATCTTCTTCGTTTTCATCATCTAAATCTTCTGCATCTTCCTCTTCTTCGTCATCATCGGATTCAGATGAAATTAAAAGACCTTTAGAATCTAACTCATCAAATTCTTCTTTAGCTTCTTTTAAAGAAGGAATTTCGATAGCCTTAAAAATATCTTGAATTAAATATTTTAATTCCTCTTCAGTTAAAGGTGTACGTTTTACACTATCAACTCTAAACATACCTGTACCTGTTTCATCACTATCATATTTAATAGTAACATCCATACCATATTTAGGGTCGCTTAATTCTCTTACTCTATCTTTCTTATCACGATTTTGTTCAGTTAAATCTTTTAACTGTTTAGCCACACTTCCACTAAAAACTAAAGCTCTAATAGGTGTCCAAGAAGTTGAATTTGGATCTTTAACACAAGCCTCATAACCGTCAGCAACCTCTCTCATTTTACTTTCAGACTTTGTACGATTTACTTTTTTTGGTTCTTGATCTTGCAACTCACGAATAATTGCATTTACCATATAACGTCTTTGAGAAGAAGCTGAAATATCACACCAAGGACAACCGTTATCATTCCACTCATCTTCATTAGGATTATAATTGCAACATACTTTAGGAATTGTTGTTTCCTTATTTTTAGTTTTAATATCAACCCAATGAATAACATAAGGAATTACTGGACCTACCAACCTTACTTTCAAACGTTTTTTATCAAAATCTTTCCATTTAATAATTTCAACACCGTTAGGGATAGTTTTCTTTTCAGTACTACCACCAGCTTTAACTGTACTAAAACCTTTTAAACCTTTTACCATTTTTATTTCCTTTTTAAGTTTTGCAAAACATAAACAATTTACAACATTAGGTATTTAACTATTTAAACCTAACACTAAACAAGCTATATCTGTACCAGGAGTATTGTGTATAATACTCATCAATTTTTTAAATCTATCATTATTATAATCTAATTTATCTAAACGATTATTTTCATCTTCTATATCAAAACCCCCTGCAAATACATCATCTAAGTTTACACTAAATGTATTAACAAGATTATCTTTTGACTTAGCCTTATTTACTAAATCTTTCTTTTCATAATAATTCAACACTATAGCTTGCCCATATTCATAACCAGAATCAGGGTCACGAATAAAATGCTGAAACCAAGTTGATATATAACTAGGTAAAGAACCTTTTTCACTATCATACCTATCTAATGCAACTTGAATAGCAATAACTAAATTTTTAAATAAATCATTAAGGTCAATATTTTCATTAACAGATTTTCTTTTTTTAGCTTCTTTATAAGCTAATCTATAAAATTTAGCAATTACTCTATCTCTAAACTTTTTATATAAATTTAGATAATATACTGCATTATCATAAACATATTCTCTACAGCTACTATCTACACTATTTTGTAATTCTTTAGAGTCTAAATACCAATTCAACATTTTAAATTTAATATCTCGTTGTAATTTACACTCTACGAATAAATCAAAAGAATCTTTATTATTAGATAGAAATAATGAATATAATTTTGGCTGTAATTCTGATGTAGGTAAAGAAGAAAATTTACGTCTTTGATTTAACGTTATTTGATAAGATATTTGAGCTAATGGAATTTTCATACAATTTGAAGATAAAAAAATAGGTTGTAGGGCTCTATGCAACAATATATCCAATACTTCTGCCGTTTGAGCCCCAGTTAAAGGTACATCTTGTGGTAAATTAAGTATCTTTTTTATTTGTTCCATTTTCTCTCTTCCGAGTTAACCCTACAACCATATTAGAGTTTAGTTTAAACACATAAACCCTTGGTGTATTATGCCTAATACCAGGTGTATTCTTTTTAATACTTTTTAACCTGTTTTAATGTATTAAGCATTAATTTCATAACTTTCTTCTTTTTCAACTTACCCTTTACACAATACTGACTAAAAGCTTCACACCAAAATTCTTCGGGGTCTTTCATTCCATATTCAGATACAGCCTCTTCCATATCAGTAAGCTCTAAGTATGTTGGAAAATATTGAGTAATATCTTTTTTAGCATCTGACAAAGTATAAAGGTCTTTAAGTCGCAAAGAATGATAAGCTTCAATATAATCAACTACTTCAGAAGCTAAATCAGAATCAATAGATTCATCTTCCATTGCATATATACCATCTTTTAAAGCAAGTTTTTTAAACTTCTCTAACATATGCTTATTAGCTTCTTCAACTTTAACATAGTGAGCATATAATTCAGTCCATAAAGCTTTATCTTTATTTCTAAAACGAGTATTATAAATAAAATGTCCAAATTCGTGAAATATAGTATCTACTGTTTGGTCTAATAATTCTTTAGGCATAAGTGTCATTAAATTTGATTCACTTCCATCAGAATCAACAGTAGTTTTTGCATATCCTACTATTTTACCTCTATTAGGTCTAATTTCTACTTCAATAGGAAAAATTGAATCAAGTTTATTAGCTTTCATATATTTCCAACACGTTTTCAATTTATTGCGAATAAACTTTCTTTCATCTTCAGTAGAATCTCTAAAGTAATAAATGCCTAAATAATTTTCTAACTCATCTTTCTTAAAAAAGGGAATACATTGAACACCATAAACACTACCTTTATCTAAAGTAGAACCTAAATAAGCCATTAAATTAGATCCACCATAATTTAAATATTGCATTGTAGATTTATGAGCAGCAGTTTTATCAGATACTATACAGGTACAATTTTTAGGATTATCAATTATACATAACCTCTTTTTACCTTCATCATCTAAACAAACTACATAATCGCCTTTATTAAATTTCATAACAAACCTTTCCTCAATGTAAAAGAGGGGCTACTAAAACGATATAAAAAAGTATTTAACCTTTCGGACCCCTCTATTTAAGAGTTTAACCCCAAAACTTGTAACAAAATTCTTTTGATACAACGGTTGTATTTTTTCTATAAAAATTTAAATATAAAAACTTAAATATTATAATAAATTTACAACATTAAACCCTTAAATTGTCTAATAAAATTACTAGGTTAATATTACATTAAGAATACATTAATATTAGTTGCACCTTCATTATCCGGTTCAGCTTCAGGAGTATAATCAGATACATAATCCCAAAAATCCCACGAAGGTGTCATACCATCTAAATGCTGTGAATTACATCTATAAATTTTATTATCAATAATCCACTCATCACCTTTATTATAAAAACAACTGTTCATCCAGTATTTTGCAGGTGTTTTCTTTTTCCAAGCTACACCACCAGTAATACGAGCACGCAACCAACCATTTATAGGCGTTATACTTTCAGATACTAAACCTACATTAGTAAGATTTTCAATAGATTCCCAATTTTTCATATCAGGACTTCTTTCAACGGTAACAGTTGCACCAGCTAAATTACCTGTAATACATATAGTACGAGCAGTTAATACATTTGGATATACTCTTACAGGCATACCGCACATATTACTATGTCCATTTGTAAGCAAATTCATTTTCTTAATTCCTCTTTTGTTAAAATTACCAACCTCTCGCCTTTACTAAACGCAAAGCTTTTATAAGGTGTTTACAACACGCAATCTTTGCGTTTGGATTTCTTACATAAGGATATGCACCATTTGAATATATAATATTAGATGCACCCTTTAAATGTAAAGCTACTTCAAAAGTCGACCAGTACCTAGCACAGTTATGTATAATAACCCCTTCTGCTACAAACCTATGTACTGAAGGAACTGTAATGTCATATACATTTTGTCTACCTGCATACCTAATAGATTTTATTTTAGTGGGAGTTATTACCATTCTTCTCTGTGCTTCAAAAGTTGAGTATAAATTACTACAAAGGTTATGACTAATTTGTTTCATACCTTGTGCAGATATATACAACTCATAATGATCCTTAGAAGCTACAAAATCACCGTTTACTTTTTCACCCTTACTTCTAGTTTTATACAGTTTTACTCCTTGCACTTCCATAGATAATAATATGTCTTTAAGTTTACTAAGGTATTCTGTTCCCCAAATAAATACTGCGCCATCGTGTACCCTTCCATCTGTATCTATTAATCCTGACAAAAAGGAATATATGTTTATATTATCAGGTATTATATGTCGCCTTTCTGAACATATTCCTTTAGAAAGTAAGTATTCTTTTGCTCGTCTTCCTAAAAGCCATCTTCCTTTACAGTCAGTTTCAGTAAACTTAAATTTAGATTTTTTTAGTGTATCTAAATTTTCTAATCTATAAAGTAAAGTAAAACTCCAAGGTCTACAAGTTCCATCTCCATAAAAAAATCCAGTAAAATAATCTCTCCAATAATTAATATCCCTCTTTACATAAGGAATATTAACATTTACAGAAGGAACTAACTTATCTCCTACTTTTAAATCTTTTACCTTTACCCAATCATAACAAAGGCAATTTCTTCCATTTCCAGTAACAATATCACTGTTATAACTCCTAGTTCCTGTATAAACTAAAACCTTATGTTCTTTAGTAATACTTAAATAATTACCATTATCTAATTCTAATTCCCATACAGGTTTTTTACCCTTAAAAAAGGGTTTCGTAGAAGGATATACTTCACCATTTACTACATAATTTATCTCTTTATCTTTTGAATATAAAAGCTCATAAATAGTTTTATAACCCTTGTCTGTAAGAACTTTAGTTTCTCCAGTTATACAATCACACCCAAGTTTTACAGCAGGACATTTCGATAATGGTCCTACATAATTTTTATCAGCCGCAAATACATAACATTTATGTTTATGTGTACCCTGTTTTGGAAGACGTGTAATAGTAGTAAAAGCAATAGCAGGTGAACCACTTTTTGTTTTAACTTTTCTAGCACTTACAACAGCTACTGCTTTACTATTTTGTAAATCAACAGACCATACCCTTTTTAGTATATCATTAATAGATAGTCCCATAATGAAACTCCTTTATTATACCTATTTTTATACCTATTTTTACATTATATAATAAAGTTATTTATCTTTTAATAGCCAACTAATATCTCTTGTTTTTTGTTCAAAATTACGACAAACCAACATTTCACCCTTTTTAGTTACATAAGTAGGTTGAATAGGCATTTTACCCATACCACCAATACCATCTATTACAAATGTAGGAATAGCTACACCTGAAATCCAACCACGAAGACCTTCAATAATATTTAAAGTTTTATCATAAGATACTTGCCATTTATAATTACCTTTTGCAGGATCCATAGTATAAACATAGTAGGGACGAATACTACAACTTGATAATTTCATACACAAATCACGCATAATTTCTATTGAATCATTTACACCTCTTAATAATACACTTTGATTTCCTACTAAACATCCAGATAATTTTATAAAATTTTTAATATATTGTTTAAATATAGGTGTTATTTCTTTAGGGTGATTAACCTGTATATTAAGATGAGTAATATTATACTTTTCAAATAATAACCCTAATTCTTTTGTTAAACGATAAGGCATAACCACAGGCATACGACTACCTACACGAAGTATTTTTAAATCAGGTCGTACTTCTCGTATGGACTTAAATATAAACTCAAGTTGATTATCATCTAACATAAGTGGGTCACCGCCAGAAACTAATACATCTTGAATTTGTTTATTGTTTTTTATATATTCTACACCCCTTAAAATTTCCTCTTTATCAATAGTATAATTCACAAAAATATTATGCTTACGAGTACAATGCCTACAATATGCACCACAAATAGGAGAAACTAAAAATAAAACACGATTAGGATAACGATGTATTATAGAAGTTTTTTCTATCCTACAAGATTCTTCACTTAGTTCATCTTCAATTTCGTGGGGTGCAACATCATATTCCTCATCTGTAGGAATGAACTGTTTACGAATAGGACAATTAATATCATCTTTATCCATTAAACTCAAAATATAAGGATTAATCATAAATTTAATAGGTTTTTTAGTAAGTTCAGGAAGATTATTTAATACTTTTTTTAATTCCTCATAATTCGTTATACTTTTAGATAACAATTCTTTCCAATTTTCCATAGTAAAATCCTAAATATTTATTTTATTTTTAGTAATATACCTAACAAAAGTATTCATATTTTTAAAATCTGTACGATATAAAGGATAAGGAACATTTAATGATTCTAATATAGAAAAATTATGAGACTTTAACTTACTCCAACTATCTGATGACCAGCAAATACAAAACAATCTGCATAAACCTGTTGCATAGTATTTATTATCTTTTATTCTTCCTGAAATAGGTAATATAGTTGTACCATCTTTAAAGTTTGGTAAATCTGATTCAAATTTAAGATAATCAGATAAAATTAAATTTGTAAACATACAGTTACCCATAGTAAATTTTGCTTTATACTTTAGTTCATTAGGTTTTAAATCTCTCTTTCTTAAAGTTTCAATGAGATTTATATAACTCATATCTAAACCTTGAAGTACACCATAAGAATCTGTTATTGCAAATCTTCCCAATAACAATTCCATAAACCACCATTTACCTTTAGAATCTATTAAAAAATCTAATTCAAAATGACCATTTATCCCATATTTTTTACAAATTTTTCCAATATTTTTAAATCTTTTATACAAATAATCCCTATCTATATCCCAATAAATTAAATGACAACTATCTCCTACTTTAGGCCCACTATCTGTTATAGTAGGATAATTAGTAGAACACCCTAAAATACAAAAGTGCCCATTAAAAACCATAAATTGAATCGTAGACTCAAACTTAGCTTTAATATCTTTTTGTAATAGTATAGGATATTCAACGTTAGAAAACTGACCAATACAACTTTCAGAATATAAACAAGTAGATATGTCTGTTACATTACTTTTTATCCACCATTTATAACCCTTTGTATCAAATTTCTTAAGATTATTATATGAAGTTATTTCAACACTATCTATAATATTTAAACCTAATTCTGAGGCAATTTTATTATACTTAAATCTATCTACTATAGGTTCATTCGTATAAAAATCATTATCTCTTTTAATAACATCTTTATATAAAGGAAATTCTACTTGAAAAATATCATCATTCTTTAAATTTTTTATAAAAGAATTTAATTTGTTTTGAGTAAGAGTATCAGAACCTTTATCTGAATACCTATTTAATATTTTATAAGGAATTGAAGGCGTATAATTATGTATGTTATCATTTAATGCTATAGCACCACCAAATACTTCTTGAAAGTAATACATAATTAAATTCCTTTCATAAGTTGTTCTTTATTTTTAAATTCTTTATAGGATAAAACAGGATAATGAACACAATTAATAGAATTTTTATAATTACCGATAGAATCTTCAACTATTCCAAAATCTATAGTATTTATATTTTCAAATTTTATTGCATATTCTGGGGAATAAAATAAATTTTTTACAACAGCTAACTGATTAGCTAAAATTAAACTATAAGGTTTATACTGAATATCAGTAGATGTAGTTATAAAAGAACAAGTTGCAGAATAATTTCCTAATGTTACATACATACAACTTACTGCGTTCCCCGTATCACAATCAATTCCAACTTGAATATAAGATGACTCAGATGTATAACCTAAAAAATTTAATGAAGAATCTAATTGAGGTACTTTTAAATTTACTTGTGTAAATCTATCTACATAATTTAAGGCTAATTCTAATATGTATCTACGACCCAGTTCAGAATTAGATTTTATTAAAGGTAAATATGAAATTTTTTTACTTTTATCCCCGAAAAAATGACTTATTAGATTTATCTTACAAGTTTTTAAGTATGACCTAAAATCAGGATATTTATTAAGGTCTTTATGTAATATAGGATAATAAATATCCTGAATTTTATCCAATTTAAATAAAATATTATCTTGATAAAATTTTTCTAATTCATAAACATCATTGATAAAGGGTTTTAACTTATACTTTCTATTTTCATATACAAGAATAAAGGGCAAATTATGATTTTTACCTTTTACTTCAACTAAACATTCTGTTATATCTTTAACAGGTTTAGTCCAATTTCTATGTACATCAGCAAAATCTAAAGAAGTTAAAATAGAGTCATACAAATAATCTTTATTTATATTTGTAACAGATAATAACTCATAAACTCTTTTCAAATCAATGTTTTTCATATTAACCCTCTAATTAGATTTACAACTTATATTTTGAAACATCTACAAATTTAGTTTTTTCACCAATAGATTTTTCATAATATTTAATATCATCTAATAATCTAACGGTATCATATAAATTTGAACCTACATCATCTCTATAAGTATGACCCCAACATTTAAGCATTTTCATTGCACTATTAACATCTCTTATAATATTTGAAGGATGTTTCAAAAATGATTTTAAGGGTTGATATTTAACACAATACAATGCCCTATCCCAATTTGCTATTTTATACTGTACTTTTTTAGATAATTTATTCCTATATTCATAAGAATCTTGCAATATCACAGAACAGTATGATTTAGCCTCCTCAATACCTGTTATAAGGGGTTTATATACAGGATCTCTTGAACTGATACCCAATGATTGACTAAACAATGCACAACCTATACCTACTGTATTAAAATAAGGACTTAAATCAAAATACTTTTCAATACCACTTAAATATGCTACCCATTTAGTATAATTTGACCCAAAATAACTACATATTTCAAATTCTGTAGGAATACCAGGACGTGTAGTAAACTCCAAAAAGTTTATTGTATATCCACCCTTTTTATTTGGAACTATAATAGTGTTTATATCAATAAAACCTTTATACCCACAAGATTTAGCTAAATCAGCTGCAGCTCTTAAAGTTGTTTTTACACTAGTCGGATAATCTTCAAAATGTTTCCAAATTAAAGATGTACCTACTTCACCTGTTAAAACAAAAGACCTATCTTCATTTTGTGCACCTTTATATTCACAAGTAATTAAAGATAAATCTAAAATTTTATCTCCATTAAAGAAACAACCAAACGCAACTTCATAACCACCCTCAATGAATCCTTCGATATATAAGTAAGAATCAGTTTTCTTAAACCACTTATAAATATCTTGTTCAATAAAATTAATAGCATCTTCTCTAGATGGTGCAATAAAAGTATTACTATGACCTTTTAAAACATATTTACCATCTTTAGCTTTAGATAAAAATTTAATAGCGTCTTCTTTAACTGTAAAAGTATGTCCTGAAGGAGGAATAGTTAAGCCACACTCTTCTGCTAATTTTTTACCAAATTCTCTATCATCTTCCAACTTAGAAAATCTTTTATTTGGACATACAACATACGGATGTTTTTTATATAAATCATTTTGAATAGGACTAAAAGGATTATCTGAAATTATAAAATCACAAGATTTAATAAACTTTTCTTTAGTGTGTTTATTAAAAAATTTTACATTCTTTGAATTTTTACCTAATTTTTCCTCTTTCATATCAAGAAGATTGTCAGGTAAATTATGCAAATAAATATTAATTTTATTTCCATTATCCAACAGATTTTGTTGAATACCACTCATAAACTGCCAATTAACATATCCGATATTATAAGACTTAACCATTTAAAAGTCCTTTCAATTCATTAAAATTAGAGAATATATCTATGTTTAGCCAAGGATGCTTAATTGGTCTCATAGAATCTTTATAATTCATACAATCATCCATATTACAACCTAAGTCAATAATATCTATATCAAACTTAGGGTCAAAAAATAATGTACGAATTGCAGCATAATGTGCTGCTAAAACTAAACCATAAGGTTTATATTTTTCATCTTTACTGCACGCAATATTATGAAGATATGCACGTTTACCCACAATATAAACATACATAGCTCCTACATATTTATCTATTTCTATATCTTTACCTGCAATTAACCAACAAAAATCAGGATTATAACCACACCAAGGACTAACATTTATTAAATTATGAATAAACTCTGAACCTTTAGCATATCTATCCATATAAGATTCATTATGTTGAATATGACAACTGTGTGTATCTGCCATAATTTTATAAGAAACATCACTACCCCAGTGATTTAATGTCCAACTTATTTTATGAGATTTTTCACCGAAAAAATGACTATAATATTTTTGCTTACAAGTACTCAACCAACTTCTAAAATCAGGACATTCTTCTTTACTAGGTTTTTTCAATAAAGGAAAGTAAGCAGACTCACTAATAGGTTGTAAATTTAATCCTGATTTTATCATATAATCATTATAAATATCGTGTACTTCTGAAAATTCAACGAAAGGACAACTTATAGCCAACATAGAAGGATTAAAATAATCTGTTACTATAATAAAAGGTAATGTAATTGACCCTAAATTTATACCTATTAATAAATCTTCTGCTTTTACATCTTCACCTTTTTGAGCTAAAATAAACTTATTAATCTTTAAATTTTGAACTAATCCATTATAAAAAAATAAATCATCATTAAAAGTAAATACTTTCTTAAAATCTTCATAAGCTTCTTCTATAGATTTATACTTAAATACTTTTTTTGTTTTATCAAAATCTAAATCAAAATCTCTAAACATTATAAATCTTCCCAAACAACATTAGATAAATAAGGAGCTGGGTCTTTAATACCAAGTTCTTTAAACGCTTTTACACGTTCTTGACAATTCACACATACACCACAATGGCTATAACGACCATCTTCTAATCTACCTTTACCCGCTTGACAACTATATGTCCAATCAAGTGGTACACCTAATTTATAAGCCAATTTAATAACTTTGGCTTTAGTATCATATTCAGGTTTATAAAATGGATGTTCAATAACAGGAATATTTACACGAGAACCATAAATACTTACCCATAAATTACGAAGTTTTTGAATATTCTCTGGAAGTTCATCCTCATAATGGTCATTAAAAGGTTGATGACCTGTTGCTAAAATTTTATAACCGTGTGCAGCTCCAAAACTTAACATAGAAGCCAACATTAAAAATTTATAACCTACAAAAAAAGTACATCCACCAGTTGTTTCTGCAGCTACAGTTGATTCATTATTTGATTTTCTTAATACTCCAGGTAACGCAGTTAAAGCACCAACGTGAGGATATCTTAACTTAATATGTTTAAATCCATAATTTTTTGCATAATAATCTGCGTAAAAATGAAGTTCCTCATTATAAGGTGTTTTATCAATTTCTTTATTAGGATTATAATAAGGTTCACCTAAATCAGGGTCATTATAAGCCCCATCATCTAAAGTAACAAGTGTAACATCATAACCTAAATTTTTATAATAAAAAGCTAGTGTAGTAGAATCTGTACCTGCACTATAACTAACTAACACTTTTTCCTTTTCCATATCGTTTTCCTTTTCCATAATTTATTTTATATATTTTATATCTATTAATTTATGATTATAATTTACACTATTAGATTTTATACATCTACATATAAGAATCTTTAATACAAAATTGATTTATTTCCTCAAAAGAATTAAATGTATCAAAACCTTTAAATTTTTCAGTATGTCTTGCCCATTCGTCTTTATAATTACCACAAGGTATATAATTTAAACCTAAGTTAATAATATCAACTCCTAATTCTGGTTTATCAAAGAAAAAATATTTTATACAAGCTAAATGTGCATTAGGAACTAAACTATATTTATAATGCTCTTCTTCATTAGACGCACTAATTAAAATACATTCAGCTACATTATCTACTACAAGTACTTTCATACAAGCAACATACTGTTTAGATAATTTATCATACGCACAAAACATATAATAATCTTTTGTATTACGCCAATCAAACGTCAAACATTCAATTAAATCTATAACATTACCATCTGGATAATAAGTATGATAAATATAAGAATCGTGGTCAGCCATATATCCCATTGTATCTCTTATTATATCATATCTTTCTTGATTTTCAATTACTTGCCATTCAACCTCTTCACTTTTTTTACCGAAAAAATAAGGAGTTCTATGTGAGTGAATTTCATTTTTCAAATAATCTTTAAAAGTAGTAGACTTAATATCACTTCTTTTTACTAAAGGATATCCACTAAATAAATCTAAATCTTTATAACCAATATCACCTAATTTTTCTTTATACAATTCAGACATTGAATATAAATCAGTAAAAAAAGGAACCAAACAAAATTTATTCCTATTTTCTGAAGCCTCAAACTGAAAACAAGGATATTCAATACCATCTTTATATAAAAAAGTTATATGGTCTGTAGGATTTTCTAACTTATGTATAGAACCAAAATGAATCTTATGTATAATAAAATTAACAGTTTCTATCATATAATTATAGGGTATAATACCCCTTTTAAAAATATGACGAGCATTGTAATCATATCTATCTAAGGCTAATTTAAATTTATTCATTTTATATCCTTTTATATACCTCTATTATTTAAATGATAAATTTTTCTTCTTTAAGTTGAGAAATAACCAATTCTTTTTGTTGTTTTTTTAATTTACAATGTTTGCATTCCCCACACTCTTTACCATTTTTAGGAGTCCAACAAGTCATAGAAATATCAAACAACTCATTATCTAATTTATATGCTTCTTTAAATACATCAGTTCTTAAAGTATTTATATAAGGAGCAATTACACTGCCTTCACCTCTAAATACTCTTTTAATCATCTCATCTGCTAATGCAACAAACTCTTCATCAGCATCAGGAAATGGTTTATATCCAGGATTTGTAAAACCTAACATAATATCTTTATCATATTTTAAGGCTAACATAATTAAAGCTAAATTACGACCATTAACATAAGCATCATCTTCAATATTTCCTGTAAACAAACTTACATCACGACCTCTATTATATTCTGATATTATAGAAGTATATTCAATTATATGATTAAGTCCATACTTTTTACATATATTCTTAGTAGCTTCTACTTCTTCACTAAAACCTACTTGACCATAATCTACAGACATAACTGTATCTATATTTTTATGCTCCAATATTATATATGCAACTGAATCTAAACCACCACCCGATAAAAATAACATAACAAACCCTTTCTTTATATAGATTTTATATAGATTAATACCATTCAGGAGCTTTTTTAATCTTAAATGTTTCTTTTGATTTTTTATCAGTAAACATCTTCAATACTTCTTCAACTCTATCCTTAAAATACTGCAAATCAAAATCTACAGTTTCACCATTACTATCTGTTAAAGTAAATTGAGTATAGGTATTAAACAAACCATTATATTTCTGAGTAGGTACAGCTTTTTCAGCTTTTTCAACACTACCTGTTTCTAAATAAATATCCATAAAACGACAAGCACGTTTAATTGTATCTTTATTTCTATGATTTTTAGTCAATTTCAACAATAAATCTTTATAAAATTCCCAATCATATTGTTGAGCAATTTTACCAAGACCCATAACAGCCCTATCAATTTCAAACATATTATGAGCATTTAATAATCTGGTTGTCTTATTTGTAACCAAAAAACTAAAAACGTCCATATATTTAATAGCTCTACAAACAGGACAAGTGCAAGGTAATGTTCTTCTTGAATTAAAATGTTTAAGCCCATTTACACGAGAACCAATTATCATTCTTTGCATTGTATCGTTAAATTCTGATTGATGATGATATAAACGACTTCTCGCACTTTGTAAAGGTGTACTAGCATCAGATGTAATTAAAATATCAGGAAATATTTTTTCAGCTAAATAAATATAAAAAGATAAAGCTGAAATATTATATACACCTAAAATATGAAAATGCTTATAATGATTTCTCCACTTTTCTACAATATGAATAAACTCACTAAGACCACTCAACATATCTTTTAAATAAAGACCCGCAATACACAATCTATCAATTTCAGGAATAGTAACAGTATCTAAATAAAACGAATAATTATCTACACTATAACCGTGGCATACATTTACAAGTTCTACTGTATCATCTTTATAATTAAGTAATTCTTGAGTATTACGATTTTGTACCTTACATACTTTTTTTAAAGTATCTCTACTAATTGTACGATAAAGAGGTATATCTAAAATTACACCCATATCTGCATTTTTATTATAAAAATTAGCTAAATTTTTAGGTTCAATAAAATCAACCCTACCTCTCATAAGCTGAAAACCGCCGGAATCACAAATTACTTTGGTACGATTAGGAATACAGCCTTTTCTACAATTAAGATTAGCCCTATCAAAATGTCCATAATGTTCTACATAGTTTATCATAACTATATCGCTAAAAGGCATATTGTTTGAAGTTTTATGAAAAGGTGATATAGGTACACATTCATCCCAATCAAATACTTTCATATCTAAACTAGTATCTGAATCAGTTACAATATACAATTCTCTATCAGGTAATCTAAGATGTGAATAGTTAGGTGAATCCTCTATTACCAACATTTCATCTGAAAAACTACCGTATTTTACATAAACTACTATTCCAGCATCGTGGCTGCAATGAAGTGCTGCTGGGATAAAAACGTAACTCATATTAATTTCCTATCATATTTCTACTAAATTTATCAAAGGTTTTAAACTTACTACACCAATTTACAACTTCTTCAATACTCCAAAACTCTATAAAACGTATATTATTCTTCTTAGCAATTTTACGTTTTAAAGGATCCTTTAATGTCCACACCTCAACTTCATAAGAATTTTTATATTTTTTATTTAAATATTTAAGAACTTCTTTATGAAAACTACTTTTAGTATAAGGACCAACCCATTTACTTTTATAGCCAAAATTACCGTGAGTCCAATAACCCTGATATTCTATATACAATTTAAACTTAGGCAAATAAAAATCACAATTAAAAGGATATTCTTTTGATTTATAAAATCGTTCCACTTTAAAATGACGCTTAAATATATTATAAACTTTAAGTTCTTCGCTAGATGTATTACCTTTAAATGAACCCTTTTCTTTTTTAGTATTATATATTTTATCTGTTACAAACTTACATTTACTAGGATTATCTACACCGTATCTTTCAATACAAGTTTTTCTTAAATTATTTTTACAAACTTCAGAATACATAGGATTTTCAACGCCATAATATTCTAACATAGTATTTTTTAATTTATTTTTTATTTTCCTACTTTTCATAGGATTATCTACACCGTAGTTAGATATAAAAGTTTGTTTAGCCTTATCACGATTAGTAAAAGTAGGATTACCATACTTATTTAATTTTGTTTTTCTAGATTTTTTCTTAAATTGTGTAGTTTCAACAAAAGAAGATAAACCATATTTCTTTTTACAGGTCTTTTTATATTCTTGAACTTTTATTTCACTTTTATCCATACACTCTCTACAACAATATTTTAAATAATATCCGTGTCTATCATAAAGAGTACGTTTACCACATTCTACACAATATTGATTTTCAATAAATATTTTATCTTTATAATGTATTAACCAATACCTTAATTCATTAACAGACTTTATAAGAGAAGGAAATTCTTTATTAAACTCAATTAATAATTCCTTATTTATTTTAAGTCTACTATAAGAATTAGAATCTGTAAATATAAATCTAGATTTAATACTTTTTAATAAGTATTTCATCTTACTAGTCAATCTAATTCTTTTCATAACAAAACCTTTTAAAGACAGGTAAAATGGGAAGATTAATTTCTTCCCAATACTATACTATAAACCACAATGTCTAACGTTTTCAATTTGTTTATAAAACTTATCTTCCAATCGTGGATCATCAGCAAAACACCCACGAACTTCTGCACAACTAGTTATACAATCCTCTTGAACACCCCTACATAAAACGCATCCGTGTTGACCCATAACTAAAACGCAAGAACCCGCAGAATTTATACCTTCTAACCAATCATTTCCTTCATACAAAATATCAGCTAAATTTCTTGCATAAGATTCTTGTAACATAGGAAATTTTGAAACTTCTTTTGCAATACGAGGTAATTTACTCAAACCTAATACTTTTGAATTTTCTCCATTTTTAGGAATATAACATAAATATACTGTATATTCAATAGGTAATAAATGATGAGGACAAAGTCCAAAAGTTTTAATTGGGCCCACAGTAATCATACCATTACCTACATTAACAACCCTTAACTTCTTTTCATTAGTTTCTTCATCAATCTCTTCAACAGTATTTACATAAGATTCACCAATAGGAAAAGATTTCATAAATGACTTACAATTTTCTGCAATTTCTTTTTTTGGACGTACCATTTCAGCAAAAGCTTTAGCAGACCTAAGAGCAGTACCGTCAAAATTAGCAGTATCTAATTCGTCAAATTTACCGTCAGAACATACATCCTTAATCCACTTCAACTTGTTTTCAAAAGCTGATTCCAGTAATGAAATATCAAGTTTTTCCCGTTTTACTTGTGCCATTTATTTATCTCCTTTAGATTCTGTATCTTTAGATTTTTTACGATATGCTGATTTTTTCTTATTACTATCAGCTTGCATTTTTGTTGCCTTTACTTTGTAATCTTTAGCATCAATATAACTTGATTCTACTACTTGAGTAAGATTTTTATTAAAAACAGTATTGCCAAAATGACGCTTATTTTTTAATAAATATTGAACAAACTCTTTTGTAACTATACCATCTTGTTCAATCTTTTTATAGTCAGGATTTTTACCGCTCTTTTTATCTTTTGATATTTGTTTACATACTTTTAAAATAGATGTATCATCTAAAGATTCAATAAAAGATTTTAATCTTTTTATAGTTTTACTACTAACTCTATCTTTAACTTTAAGTATTATCTTTTTAATATTAGATTTAAATTTACTAAAATCTTGTTTACCAAACAAAAAAGTAATCATATGCTTAAGAATTAAATGTTCATACTCACCTAGTTTAGATGTTTTACAAATATCTCTAAATTCTTTTAAGTATTTATCTTTAAAATCTAAGTCAACCAAACAAGCTTGATAATTAAGATAATTTAAATTAGATTTTACTTCATAATTTTTATCTTTAATCATATCACTAAAAACATCTATATAAATAGGTAAAGACCTAAACATACCATTATGAACTTCACAATCTATTATCTTACAGTCTACAATTTCACTCAACTTCAAAATATTATCTACTATTAAATAATTTCTTTTATTATTTAGTTTATTACTAGTATATAGATGCATAAATTGGAAGTAGTCTAAAACAACTACTTCCTTGTTTTTTATAAACTTACTTAAAGATGTTTCAACCCAATCTCTAGGTTTTGTACATATACCAAATATTTTCATCTTGTATTTCCTTTATAATTATATTTTTTATTTACAAGATTTATTCTTAAAGGGAATTCTTAATTAATGTATAAAACTCTTCTTTAGAATTATAACCTAAAATTTTACCTTTAATTCCTACTGTTACATCTTTATTAATCTCTTCAATAGAATTTGCAGAATAAATATATGTAGCAGGAACACTTCTTATTTCTAATTTACAAGATTCTTCCATATTTTGTTTTTCATCAATATCTTTGTAAATATACTCTGCCCCTAATTCAGTACAAATATTTGGAAGTACTTCCTTTAATTGTCTACAAGGTGAGCACCATTTTGCACCATATTGAACAACAAATAATTTAGACATTTTATTTTCCTTTCCTTAACTATATTTATAAATTTATCTGTAACTACTTAAATATCTATCTATACTTTTAACTAAATTAGATATACATAAATCCAACACTTGTTGGTCTTCACATTCTAAACAGAATTTATAAGAATCATAAGGATCCCTATTTACATCATCATTACAAACATAAACGCGCCATTTAGTAAATGTGTCAAGACACTCAAACAAAAATGAATGAAAAGATTCCCAGGTTAATGCGTTGAACCAAATTCTACAAGGCTGTTTTCCGTGCCCACAACAAGAACAAGTAGTTTCAATTCCTGACAATTCATTCAATTTAAATACTAATTCTCTAATAGGTTCATCTATTTCATCATAATTTATTTCTAACATTATTTATCCTTTTGTTTTATACCCTTTATTTTATACCTTCTATATTATATATTGTATTCTAATTATGATAAGATTTCATCTAACTTATCTTTATTTTTATCTAATAATTTATTAAGATTATCTTTATTAATAATATAATTAATACAATATTTTTTAATTGGACATTCTGTTTTACCAAAAAACTTAGCTTTCATATAGTTAAGGTATGTTCTTTCATTTATACAAGGACGTAAATCAATAAATTTTTGTTTATATTTTTTAAACTCTGATTCTGAACATTTAACAAGCATACTATGTCCTTTATATGCTCTATCTAATTCTTTTTCAGTTGTTTCAATTATATCATCCGTTATTTCATAAGTACAAGTCTTAAATAAATTTTTTTGTGTTTTATAATCAAAAGGTGCATCTCTAGGAATATAAACAATACACATATAATCTACTTTTATGTTTTCTTGTTTCTTCAACATACAACAATAACTTCTAGCCTGAATTAAGTGTTTACTTTCAGGCAAATACTTAGACTTATATTCATTTGTTATATAATCAATGCCTTTTGTTTTGTATTCATATAGTACCCAACATTTTTTATTTTTTCCACTAATTGGGTTTTTAATTTTCATTCTTACAAGATTATCGCAATATGCGTGCATACCCCAACATTTATCTTTTTGAAATTCAATTTCTTTATATTCAAAATGTTTATAACCACAATCGCAAACTTTAGGTTTAAATCCTTTTATAATAGAACCACAACTGCCACATTTCCAACGACCATACTGTTTTCCACTTTTTTTCATTAAAGAGCCATAATATTGCAACAATTCGTGAACAACTGTACCTGTATTACAATAGAAATCTAGAGTAAAAGTTTGTTCATTTTGAGGTTTTATTTTTTGTTTATAGTCGGATTTACGTTCATAATAGTCAAGTATAGGACAATAAGGTAATGCAGAAGGACTAAAATAATACCAACTATCAGAAGTAATACTTCCACTCATTGTATCATCTATGAATTTATCTACTTCTTTTAATGTTATTTGTTTCATTATTTTAATCCTTTTAATTTCTTTTTACTTAAACTTTACTTAAATCTTTAATTTAAATCTTTAATTTAAATCTTTAATTTAAATCTTTAATTTAAATCTCTACTTAAATTCTTAATAAATGTGTGATGTAAATTTACAAGTTTTATTTATTTTTCTTTCATTTTCTTGAAAAAATCAACAGGAGTGTTTAGTGAAAAAGTATTTCTTTTATTTAAAATCCCCAAAGATTTTTAACCATTTTTAATGGTTTACTGGGTAGAATACCCAAGTCATCTGAGCCGAAAGGCGATAGATGGAATACGCTTGAAAAGCGGATGGACACATCTTCATTTTTCCTTAAAGAGGTACAGGGTATTTAATTTCAACTTTTAACTTTTAAAAAATTAAGTAAAGTATTAACTACGCTTCGCTTCGTAAATACTTCCTTTATTCATTTATCAATATTTACGCTTCGCTTCAACATTGATAAAATTCATAAAGGTATTTTTATTTAAATATAATAGAAAATATAATAAAGAATGTAAAAATTATATAGAACATTATGTTTAATTCGGTTGCTTCGCAACCATATATAAACAACTTTTCTTTAATTTTATTTTCTTATTTAAATGATGATTTAAACAGTGATTTAACTAATTTCCTTTTATTAAATATAATCATATTAGATATATTTTAATCTATTTAGGTTATATTAAAATTCAATTAATAATCAACTAGTTTCATTTTGTTTAGTTGAAGTTGGAGCCTCTTTTTTCAGTGTCCGAAGACAACAAATGTCCCGTACCCTCAAATCTATATGCCACTTATTGCGGTAGTGATAGTAGATGAGTACTACGGGTTAGGCTTTAACTTCTTAAATCCTTATGTATTTTACTATTTTTAATATTTTTAATACAAAAGTATTGATTGAACCTTCTTTTAGTATAAATAAGACTTACTGTAATATATCCGCTTATTTGATACAATGGTACGAATTGGGTTGCTCTATAATGACCATTTGAAGGAAAAGTTGGAGTTTCCATTTTTCTATGCTAAAAGCGGTGAAAAATTTAAACGTTAGCAACGCTCCATTGAACACTTTATAAAATATATTAAAAAGAGTTATACAATCTTTCTCTTTATAATTTTATAAGGTTATCCCTTAACTAAGACTTTCACTTAGGATGATTTCATTTTTATAATATATACCTAATAATTTATTAAATGAAATAGGTGCTAACTTTTTTAAGTTGTTTAGCCCAACTTTACTTTCATTGAAAAAAAACTTAAATAGGAATTTTATCCAATGATTTAATACACCATAAGGTATTTTTTATTTTATCTGTAGTATCTTTTATATATAAAATACTTTTTAATTTTGATAAAATATTTCTTATTCCTAATTTACCTTTCCATAGTTGATATTCTATCATTAGTTTCATATCGTCTTTATTGCGTGTTATAACAATATGTTGACCTTTGTACTTAGGAATTTCTGTAACAGCTTCTTTAATTTTACCTTCACTTGTATATTGGATAATTTTATTATTAGGAGATGTTACAAATTTGTTGCACCAACTATAGAATTTTCCTGCTGTATTTTTTATCAATGTAGCTTGAATATTCTCAGAACGAACAAGTGTTTGTTCTCTGCGTTTTCCAACTCGTTCTTTAATAGCCGGCAAAATAGATTCGTAGAAATACTGAGTATGTACTGCTACGTCTTCTTTTGTTAATTTTTTATTGTATTTTTTACATCTTCTAAGATAAGATTTTAATTCTTTTTGTATTGTTTTTTCAGATAAATTAAAGTTAGCAGTTTTTTCTAAACCTGCAACGCAGTTTACATCATATTTTCTTAATGTATCACAAACAAAGTCTAAATCTTCTTTAAATGCTTTATAAAACATAGGAGATACATTATCTGCGACTATAAATGTTTGATTTTTATTTTTTATTCTTTTTTGAAGTTCTCTTACAAATGTTTCTCTATCTAATTTACGAGAATCAAAATCAAAACAACTTTCATATAGATCTTTTAGATTAAATGAAGAAGTTTTTAATTCCTCTCCATTTTTAAATCTAACTGTTGGTCTATTTTTTGTAAGAGCTAATAATTTTTCTCTTCTAGCTTTTCTTTTTTCTTTTTTAAACTCAATAGCATCATTAAATTTACGAATATATTTTGCTTGTTGTTTTCTTATTGTACATACTAGATTATAAACATAATCTGTATCAACACCTAGTATTTCAGCAATTTCTCTGTTGTATTTTGCAATAAGATTAGCATCAATAACATTTGTATAAGGTTTCCAAAGATTATAATATTCATATATATCTTTATCTACAAAGTTATTTTGTACAATTCTCGGACTATCTAATTCGATAGCTTTAAGTATTAAATCTAAATTTACAGGATTATTATCTAATAAAACGAAACGTCCTTTGATATTCATATTATAGGGTTGAAGTTCTAATTCTTTTCTCTGTCTTTTATCTGGATGTTTAATATTGTTTTTCAACTGTAATTCAGTCATAAAACTATCTATGTCGTTAAATTCTACATATTTTAGACACGTATTAGAGGATAAAGTTATTCCTCTATCCTCTATTATTTCTTCATAAGACATATCATTTTCTGATTCAATATCTAAATCTTCAACTGATATATCTTCAACCTCTACTTTTAATGGAATAATACTGTCGTAGGAAAAAGTTTTAGGTGAAGAAAGATATTTATTAAATTCTTTCTCTACTTTATCAATTTTTTTCTTTTTTATTTCAACAAGCATTTATATTCTCTTTGTTTAAGTTTTTTATACTATTAAATTATCAAATCTTTATATCGTATATTTT